AATAGGTGCTTTTAATTCTTTGCCATCTTTATCCACCCATTCTGTTGTTAATTGTCTAATCAATACACGACTATAATAGATAGTATTTCGTGTACCGTTGTTACCTTGATAATCTGGGTCATGATGTGGTTCTAAAGCATCTGGATATGTTGCAAGTAATGGTGGTAGAACATCTTTTGTAGTTACTGCACCATTTACTATCAACCATTGTCCACTTGCGTTTGATTCAGTAGATAAACTAATAGTATTACCACTTGTTACAACGCCTGTACCACTACCAAACCACATGTTAGGATTACCAATTCTATCCCACTTTGTACTATCCCAACCTTTATAGTTTGTTGGATTGTCTGTATCTTCATCTACTGCATAGATTTCATGGTTGACACTTTCTTTAATTAAAGAACCATTGATAGGAACAAATCTAAAGTTCTGATTGTAAACCTTTTCAACGTATCTATATCCAGATGCTGTTGTACCAGAGTTTAAACTACCTATATTTACTAATGCAGGATGGTTCTCATCAAACTCAATTAAATTACCTTCTTCATCATAGAATTTCATAGTCAAGTTTGTCTGAACAGTGTTATTACCTTCTTTTGTATTATATGTCCATAGACCTAAAGCCGGATTCTTCAATACAAATACTGAATGTGGTTGTGTCTGGTTAGAAGAAATAGTATATTCTATCTTACTAATCTTCTTACCTGCGTAACTACTATTCTGTAAGTTTGTATATGTTGCTGTAATACTATCACCTTGGGATAAAACAACTGGTAAACCTAAGAAGTTATCATTACTTGCTTTCCAAGTTGCATAACCACCAGTCCAAGACTGTTCTAATGTATCTCCACGTTCAGGCTTATAATCTACATTTCCATAGTCATTGCCATATCTATTGTCAGAACGTTTCCAATATCCTTGGAAGTTTCCACTGACTGATACTTCTGCATTAGGTTCATCTTTGAAAATAAGATTCTGTGCTAATGTTTCGGTTAATTGACCTTCTTCTGTTTTCTTACTTTCTAACTCTGCTTTCTTAGCATCCCATTCTTGTTTTGCTTGATTATAGGCTGCTACATCTTGGTTATACTTATTAACCTTAGCATCATATTCATCTTTTGATTGTTTCTTTGTATCTTCATATTGTTTAATAGATTGTTCTAATTGTTGTTTCTGTTGCAATTCTGCTTGTTGTGCCTCTTGTAGAGAATTATAAACAACGTTATGTTCTTCGAACTTAAAATTAGGATATTTCTGTTTTAAGTCTTTAATGTAATCTAAAAACTGCTGACTTGTTACATCCTTGTTCTTTTCTTCTGCATAGGTCTGAATAATACTATTCTGAACCAATGATACTGTACCAATACACTGTGTAAATGCTAATGTACTTAATAATACTGCTTTATGTAATCTGTTTTTTTTGTTCATTTTGTATCTCCTTTTAACATTTATATCAAAAAGAGAGAACTTAATCTCTCTTACTAATTATATCTATTTACTTCTCAATTTTAACTAATTCTTCTATGACAGATTCAATTAAATTGTATTTTTCTTTTAATGATTTTTCACCAACTTTAGCCTCTGCTTCTGGTTTGTAATCAATTCTAAGCATGTGTGTTTCATCTAAATACAACATAGAAATAATTGTATTATCTTCACCGAACTTAGAGCCATAAACCCTTAACCTGTATCCGTTATAAGTTCCCTCTTCAGTTTCTACATTCTGGAGATATTTATTCCATGCCTCGTATTGTGCTTGAAGTGTGCCCTTTTTTAAATCTTTCTTATCCATAGTTATGGTCGATACTTCAAAAATATCGTCACGTACTTGCAAAGGTTTTGACATGTCTGCCATACCAGTCGTGATTTTGGAAATATGAAAGTTGCCTAACTCTTCTAGTGTATGCTTATCAAGAGTAATTTTTCTTTCATTTTCTAATTCAGGATTGGTTACTATGTAATTCACAAATTTCTTATTTTCCACAGTCGTTGCTGTTGTATAGTAAGAGTGTGGAAATTTTACTTCAACAGTATAGTCAAAACTGTCGACACCATTGACTCCATGGACACCATCTTCTGTTGCATTTAACTTAATAGTGTCATATTTGTCTTGTTTTAATAATCGAACATCTGGTAGTGGTTTCTTTTCTGTTTCTTGTGTTTGTTCGTGTGGAATGGTTGTGCCCTGTTCTTTGAAAGCACATCCAGCCAACATTAGTATCGACAATGCAGATAATAGTAATTTTTTCACTTATTATTCACCTACTTCTTAATTGTTACTAATTCGTCAAGTAACTCAACTACTCGCTTGTGAGCATCTTCCTTAGACATGCCCTTTGTGTTTTGGTGCTTGTTGAAGTATGTTAAATATAACTTATTTACGTTATCTAAATATAAGTAGCCTTCAACATAACCACCATCATCCGTATCTACCTTGTTAGTATATAAAGTATAACCCTTATAATCACTCTTAACTAGGTTTTCTTTCTTGTCAAAATCTAGGTAATAAGAGTCTACTTCTTCAGGAGTAGTACCATGTTCTGTATTTTTGAAATGCTTAGGCATGAAACTTGCTGTAAAGGTTAACTTATCATAAGAATAGGTGTCGTGGTCTTTCTCAAAACCTGTTGCAATTACCTTACCAATATAGTCATTATTGAGTTCATCTGTTGACTTCTTGTATTCTTCATCCCAATAGTGGTCTCTCTCTTCTACTTCTTTATTTAAACGGTACTTATCTGAAATATGCCCGTTCTTATCTACTACGATTGCCCTTACAGTATAGTTGGTTGGTAATTTAATTGACACGTCATAGTCAAAATGTTGTACATTCGGTCCAACTGGTTCTCCATCATCACCCATAATACGATTACCATTCTCATCGACCATTCTTCCATCATATTCTGCTCCAGATGCTCTTATCTTAAATTCCTCAAGTTTCTTTTGTGAAAGAATATCGAATCTTGAAGTGTCTTTTTCTTTTTGTTTTGGTGCTTCTGTTGTCTGTTCTGTTGTGGTCTGTTCATTTTCTTGTTTAGGTTCTTTAGGTCCACAGCCTACTAAACCAGATAACATTACTACAGCACATAATCCTGTCAATAATCTCTTGTTCATTTTATCTCCTATTTCTTCTTAATTGTAACCAACTCGTCTAGAACCTTTGTTGCTAACTTAACAAGTTCTTCCTTGTTTAAGTTTTTAATATTCTCTGTTTCTGGTTCATACTTTACCCATAGACAAGTATGGTCGTCTAAATACATAAACATATGAACACCAGTAGGTACTCCATCTGTGGTTTTAACCGGTACTACTTTTAACTTATATCCGTGATAGTCTAACTCTGAAACATCACTCTTCTTAGGGTCAACAAGGAAATTATTTTTAACATCTTTCTCCTCGTAATTCTCTGTTGAGTATGTTAAATGTGTCATGAGTATATCTGCAAGATTGCTGTTGCTATTTTCTGCACGCATACCTACATAAATCTCCCAAACGTGTTCGTTATTTTCAATATCTTCTACCGTTGCTCGGTTTTTTCCTTCTTCTAGTGGGCTGTTCTCCAACACCTTATCCATCACATCATTCCAACGTACAAACTCTTTTGCATCATTCTCTTGGATAGATGTTACGTGCATATAATAGTTTGATGGAACTTTAATAGAAATATCATATTCACCTGAATCGGTACGTGCTTTTGTCGCACCATATCCTTTACCCATACCTCTAAGATGAATAGTATCATACTTATCTTGGTGAAAGATGTAATAATCCTCTGACTTATTACCATAAATTGATTTTTGTTCTGCTGTTTCTTTTGTTGTTTCAGTGGTATTTTCTTTGTTTTCTGGTACTACTTTTTCTTGTTGCTTTGCACATCCTACAATAGGTAATACTAACAAAGATACTAAACCTAATTTAATTAATTTATTCATCACCGAAATCTCCTATCTTGATTACTAAATTTCCTTCAGAATCTATTTCTGTTGATTGAAGTTTGTTAAAACATTTAAACCCATCTTCATCGTAGGCTACATAAAATTCTTCTTCTTTGTCATCATCATAAATAAGTACAATAGATGAAATATCTCTACCATCATACAATCTTTTAAAATTTGTAGTAAACTCACCTACACCAAACTCTTGATAAGGTAAATCCGCATTTTTAGAGAGCGCAAGACGTATATTTTCTGCTACACTCATCTCCAATAATCCAACTCGCTTAGAATATTGATACGTTTTATACACCTTGCACATTACAAGATTAACAACGTTCTCCCATGACACCTTAATCACATCACAATTCTCTAATACAATTTGTAGTTCTTTCATCACTTCAATCTCCTCACATACTCTATATCACGAAAAAGCCACAGAACAGCGTGGCATATCATTAAAACTTCTTGAACCTGCTACTATTATCACTAACATAAGTTCTTTCCTATTTTAATGACTAAACTACCATAAGAATCTATCTCCGTTGACTGGAGTGAACTACCCACCGCATAAAGGCAGTGAGCTTCCATACTGTTGGTAGTTACTACCACACCAACATTTTTTAGATTAGCCAAAAGGCTTACTAGTTTGTTAGTGCTAACAGTATCCGTGTTTAACGAGCGATACGTTCCATACCCGCTCAATAGTACCATCATATTTGCAGAGTGAATATCTCTATCTTGATTCTCATATCCACAGTGATTACAATGGTACTTTCTCTTGTCTAAACTATGTTTTGTTAGACAACCACATTCAGGACAGGTCTGAGTTGTTGGAACTGAACTCTCTAACATCATGTTAGAACTGTTCTTTTTGAGTTTGTCTTTCACCCTACCTAAAATCCCATGTTGGACTTTTCTTCCAAAACTAAATTTGTGCTTAGACTTTGTGCGTTTCCATTGATTTAATAGTTCATCTTGAAAACAGATGATGTAGTTTGTTTTTAAAACTGAATTTAATTTATTGACCACATCGTTCTTTTTGTTACTCTCATATTCATAAATTCTCTTAATTCTTGCTAAAGTTTGCTTGTACTGGTTAGAACCCTTAACTTGATGAGATAATTTTCTCATCAAGCCTTTCAGTTGTTCACTTTCTTCCAAGTAGAAGTTTACCTTAACCCCATTAGAGAATGTCAACTGGTCTTTGATTCCCATATCTAAACCGAGGACCTCTTTAGAAGTTTCTGGTTGAGGTTGTTTTTTTGTATAAACTGTTAGATGAATATAGAAACCTGATGGCTTTTTAAGGAGTTTGGCATTTGCAAACTCCACTTCATCCAGGTTAATCTGTTCAAGTCCGTTCACGACTAAAACACCAATGTTTTGCACACTGATTTTATTGTGAGACTTGATTTTGTAAGTGTTACCGAACTGCTTTAGGTTAATTTCGTTGCACTCATGTTTAAATTTAAGTCTCCCAACTTTCAAGCCTTTCTTTTTAGCCTTAGACAAATTGCAGACATCAGTCTTTACACTATCGACCACAGATTGTTTCATCTGAGAAGAGAGATTTTTAATCTCTCTGACCTCAAAGGTATCTTTGACCTTAACTTGAACACTAGATGTATCTTCAAGGGATAGTGTTTCGGTTGCTACTATAGCATTACGCAACCACTTGGTCTCTAAGAAACAACGATTTAACTTTTCTTCCTTAGCACGAGATAATCTATTTTCTTGAACCTTCACAGAGATAACACAACAATCCATTTGAGAACGTCTTTCTTTTGTAGCACGTAGAGTGTCTTTGATTTTTAAGTTCTTCTCTTCTGACATGTCGTGTTTCTCCTTTCTTCAGTATTATACAACAAAGTGTATTTTATTGCCAATCGCTTCTGTCTAAATTCATCTAACAGCTTAAAAGCGTGTGAGCTTTCTTTAGGATTTCTATGTAAAGTACATGTAGTCTATCCTTCTCGTATGTCATATGAACTAAGTCATTCGTATCAATCTCATATGTGGTGAAATGATATACACTATCTTTAAGTGTGTATTCTTTAATACCAAGCATGGCTAAGATTTCCTCTACTGACTTATTGTTATTTTCATTTGCAAATTCAAAGATATTATTACGTAATTTTTTTCTCTAATGCTAATAGTTCTTCTCTCATGTTAGTTACTCCGTTTCTCTTTCTAATTACACATTAAACTTTTCAACGCACTTCTTTAATGTCATCAATAACTCTTGTGCATTTCTCACATTAAATACAACTTTTAGAAATCCTTTATAGATTTCCCAATCGGTTGCAAATGAGTTTAGAAAATATGAACAACCTTGTGTGAAAGTAAATTTATACGCAAGTGCTACATGAAATTCAGCATTTACTTTATCCTCTGTACAGTTAATATCAACCCAAAAGGAATCATAGTCGAGTGATGTATACTCTCCATCATCCTCAATATCTTCAGGAGTTAATCCATTCTTTGTTAGATATTCAATAATACCATTAATCTCTGTTGTACTCATTTTATTTTCCTCACTGTTTCAAAGCATTACGAAAACTTGTAAGTTTATATACTTCAAATGTTAAGTTCTTTGGTTTAACACGTTTAACCGCTATCACTTTTGAATTGTTTAAAATGTCTAGTGTTTCTTTAATATTTACTTTCATATTACTTTTCTCTCCCTAATTTAGCGTTACCAAGCCCTATATGTGGAACATCTGCATTTTTAGATAGTATCAAATTAACCTTACGAACTATATGAACCTTTACTTGTAAGTTGAGATATTTTACCTAAATCTTCCATTTTTAAAGATAAAAACATTTTTGTAATCAACTATAATATTATCTTCGTTGTCGAAATAAATCTTTAACTCTTTTACCATACAACATCTTTCTATATTTTATATCAAGAAAAGCCATTAGTTAGATGGTTCTATTAATATTATGTAACAAATTGACAAGCGATGCTGATAATACTCTGTTGAAATTAATATTATATAAAATTTCACGTAGTAATGTACCTGCTGTAGGACAACCGAACCGTTGTGGCAGTCCACGACTTCCTAACTCACCAAAATATTCTACGGTTAAATATTCGTTATCATAAGACATCTTAGCAATATCACCAGTTGTAATTTCTTTTAGTTGAAATGAGTAAATGCCATCGCAAAAACTATGCTTAATATTTAATATTTCCAGTAACTCACATGGTTTAATATTCATTTCATCTAACTTTAAACATACTCTATCAATTGCTGATTGAGTCTCTCCATAAGCCCTTGACAACTCATATATTGCTTGTGGCGTTCCCATTCTCTAATTTCCTCTCTTTTCTAATAAATTCTCAATGATACCTTTAACACATAATAGGATTGTGAAAAATGCTACTGCTTTGTCTAGTGGAGAACTACCCCAACTGAATAATTCCCAGACTGATAATCCTAACACAAAAGTATAGAACATAATTGCTAAAATTCTCTTACTAATCATACTTAATTCTCCCACTCCTTATATAAATTATTCAACTCTTCTGTAAGTTTATTTAACTCTTCTTGCTTTTCTTGTATATACTTCTTACTCTTCTTACCTGTCTTTAACTCATCAATAAACTGTTTTAATAGTTTGTTAAGTTCTTTTGAATTTTCACAATCAAACTTACTACCTAAGTTCTTCCACTGCTTAAAACCTTTATTACTTTTAACATGGACAATACATGGATAGTAGTATTGATTATATGGTTTTTCAATATCCACAGGAATAATTGAGACACAATCTTCTACATACTTAGAAGAATAGTAACGCCCATTTTCTAATTTGTACCCATATTCGTTAAATACATTATTCCAATGTTGAAAGATTGGTAATGTTAAATCGAACTTGTCACCAGCCACCTGTGCTACCTCCACCACCAAAGTCAAGTTCAGCTTTTGATAATCCTAATAATTTAAGTGGGAACGAGAATGAAACAAGTTCGTTATCGTTATTAACATAAGTTAGATACAACGTTTCTCCATAAATCTTAAAATTGTCCAGCTCAAAAAACTCCTTCCACACACTTGGATAAGCTATCTCTAAAACTGCTGCAGTTTTTCTCTCTATCTTGTTTCTGACATCCGAGATAAAGCAGTAAACAACATTCAATTGGTCTAGCGTCAATTCCTTTCCTTCCACGATAGAATCATATACATTCACAACCTCTTCCTTCGTATATAGTAGCATTTTTATTTTTCCTCCATATCCCAAGCCTTAGATACCATCTCCTGAAAGGAATCAAAATCCACATTCTTGAAGTACGTATCTAAGAGGTCGTATTGTCTTTTACTTGTTTCCACTTGAACTTGGTAGTTGTGTTCTGCAATTTTTAACAGGTCAATCAATCTATCTTTTGTCATATTTTTAAGTGTTGTATCTGATGGGAAATTCTTTCCAATACAGGAAATTGTCATACCAAAATACCTCTCTTTATCACGTCAACTATATCACACAGGTTAAAGAATGTCAATACTTAATACTGACTAATGAAACACTTAATACCATCTTTTAACACTGGTCTTTGGTACATTCTTATTGGGTTCTTTGATTGTAACAAACCACATTCTTTTAATTTCTGCATTAAATTATAGGTTGCAAAAATCTTTCCAAATTGAACAATAAAATTAACTTTAGAACTGATAGTTGTATTGATGTCAATATTAACGGTATCATTTGGTTCATCAGCAGTTTTATCTTCTCTACTAATAAAGTTATTTGTAAAGTCAAGTAGTGGATTAGTATATGTATGTTCGAAGATATAGTTATCAAAATCATACTTCTCAACGAGTTTTGTTGGGTACTGTTCTATCTCTCTAACCAACACATCTTCCATTAACTTAAAGACTTCTTCAAATGGTATTTCAACTTCTTCACACTCTGGGAAACTGTCTATACCAGCAAGTTTAGCCACTTCATTAAAGAATGTATTATCCCAAAAGTTATTCCCAAATATTTGAGTAGTTAATAACTCTTTATCACCATCTTTAAACGTCAAGTATGTTCTAATAGCCATGTTTATCACCTTTAAACGCACTATCAGTTAGTATGCTTGAAATCTTGTACATCTTGTCATTTTCCAACTGAGCAACAAAGTATTTGTATGGCTCTGTTTGGTATACAAAGTCCTCATAGTACATTAATTTTTTATTCACATACTTCTCTGTGCCATCCTCTTTAAAGTATCTTAAAGTATGGTCATTTCTGTTATATGATAGGAATAAGTATCCAGTTTCAAGTTTATAATAGAGTTCTCTCTTAACCTCAATAGGACAATCGACAACATCTCTTAAAATCTCATAGCCAGTACCCAATGTTTTCTTCTTTAAGCTATCAAATCTATTTTGTCTTGGGAATAATTTATCATGAATACTAATTGATGCCACCATTGATGGAATTGACAACAATGCTAATAGTGCCAAGCACATAGAACTGTCAAATGGTTTATTAAAAGCATACATAGCAAGTAATGTTGCTATTGCTGTGTTTAATGTGGTAATAACTAAGAAAATGCCAACCACAGTAATAAAATATAGAACAAAATTTGTGGAAACACGTTCACGAATAGTTCCATCACTAATAAAGTCATCTAACTCTTTAAGAGATTGTTTTAGTGTTACCCCATTAAACTTTTCAATAACCTTTGCTTTTTCTACATTAGTATCTAGCATTGATTCTTCTTGTGCTAGTTTTTCTTTTCGGCTGTATGAAATAGTATATTTGTCCATAATATTCCTCGATTCTTTGTAGTAGCACCCACGTTGGGAATTGAACCCAAACCTAACAGTTTAGGAAACTATTGCACTATCCATTATGCTACGTGGGCATTTGTTAGGGAAAGTATCCCCATTAAGAGAATACCACAACATCCCTATTTTGTCAATAATTAATTAGGTAACACTTCTCCAGTTTTTAAATCAATTACTCTTTGGTTTCTTGAACCACAATACTTCAATGATAAATCCTTTTCCTCTTCAATAAACGGACCACATACAAGAACATCACAATAAGCAATAATATTCTTTCTCCAATCCTGTAGGATATTCTCTATCTCATCACCAGACCAAATCCAAATATCTTTATCTGGATATTCTTCTTTAAATCTCTGTACTAAATGTAATAAAGGTTTATAGTTCTGAATAGATAAAGGTTCTCCACCTAATAAAGAAAGACCCTTAATATAAGACCTACCACATAATGAGATAATCTTATCTTCTGTTTCCTTAGTATATTCCTTACCACCTCTATAACTCCATGTAGATTTTTGGAAGCACCCCCCACAGTGTATATTGCAGCCTTGAGTGTATAAAGAAACTCTGATACCATTACCATCACTAATATCCATTTCTCTTAACTGAGCATATCTCATAATTAAATCCTCTCTAATTGTATTAATATTTTCCAACTTACATCTTATCATGTACTTTCGAAAATGTCAATAAAAAGACGATACTCACTATATTGCATTACAACATAGTATGTACTACAATCTAGTACGTATTACATTATGGTCTGTATTACAATATATCCCTTGATTTAAGGCTGTTTTTAGGCGTTTTGAGAGCGGTTCAATTTTAACTGAGTTGGTAATCATTTAAAGTATAAACAAGTCTATTTCCTACACAAAACAACGCCATACAGAAAAGAAAAAGAGGACTAACCAAAGTCCTCACAGTTCTTTACAATTCCAACCAAACTACTTGTTAAGTTTTACGGAAATTTCACATAGTTCTGCAAATACTAGTAAGAATACCCCTACCAGCATGACAAAACTGCCGTATTCCACCATTGCCATCAATGTACCAAATACCGTGAGTACAACTGCTAATAGTGCAATTAAACCTCTAAACTTCTCAATAATCTTTAACATATCTTTCTCCTTTAATTTTAATAATCTTTTTATACTTAGAAATTACTTTTCAACTCCTAAAATACTTGCAAGCAATCTAGGAACAAAGAAACAAGCTAAGACTGCCCCAACAATGATACTAACATTTGTTTCTTTTAACCAGAAACAGAAAATAGTTGTTGCAAAACATAATACCACATTCAAGACAAGCCACATCTCCACAGACATTACTTTCACTACATTTGCTACCTTAACAGGTTCAATAAACTTCTTAATACTTTCTACAATACTCATAATTTCCTTACTTTTCTCCCCTATTTAACAATCTTCAATCTCTAAAATTTCATAATCCACAGAACTATCGTCAAGACCATAGATTTTAATACATTCTTCTACTGATGAAACAATACAATGTTGTGTTCGCCACCGCCATCGGAGAATGAATCTCTGTATCTAAAAGTAATCTTTTTCATATTCTCCCCTTAGTCAAATCTAGTGAACTTGCACTCGTAGTAAGTATTGATGGATGCATACTCATTATTCTCTTCATCAAAAGCGAAATCCTGTCCAGAAAAACCCTCTCCAAGTCCATCTGAGTTTTGAGTATCTACCCAATCACTGATAATCTCTAGTTCTTTATCTGATAATTCTACATTTGCTGTTAAGACAATGTATCCTATCCAACTATCTACAAGTCGCCATGAGATATTAACAATCTTATCTTTAAACTGACTAACATCTGTTTCATCTAGTAAGATTTCTGTCATGTCAGCATCTTCTAAGTATTTCTTTGCTTCATCATAGTCATTTATCTTACTAGACAACGTAAAGCCAATGTAATATTTAACCATTCTTAATTCCTTTCTGAGAAAAATAGAGTTAGATAACCTAACTCATCTTTCCATACGTAATGTAGTAAGTCTCATCAATTCCGTACTCAGCCTTTAACCAGTCCTTAATGTACTTATCTACATCAACATTTTCTGGTACAAATAATTCCCACTGATAATTTAGGTTCTTTCCTGCGACATTTATTACATACATAGTTTAACCTCTCATGAATGTTGGGATTTCTACATCCAACTCTTCTACATCGTTATCTTCAAAATCTGTTACAACACATGTTTCCTCATTCTCAAATACTGGAATCTCAAATTCAACAATCTTTTCCTGTGTACCAACTTCAATCATAGAATATCCTCCTGAATGTCACCCTAATGTTATCACATATCAAGAAAGATGTCAATGGTTATTTAACAACTTTCTTCTTACATTTAACAACTTCAACAATCATACTTGCCTGAGCATAAGTGTGGATTTCTCTATCTAACATCTCTTCATAAATATTATCAAGGACAATGTTAGCAATTTCTTTATTGCCAACTTTATTTGCTAATTCTAAGATTTGTGTGTACTCTTCAAAATGTTTTTCCATGGTAGTTATCCTCTACTCAGTATCATAGCATATACCAATCATTTTGTCAAATCTACCCAACAAAGGACATCCATAGGAACTTAACCCAATTCATAAACCAAACCACAATATCTTGAAGTGGTGGAAGTGTAATACCGAAAAGTCCTAAAATAAAGCAGATTAAGAAGTAACATACAATTAATTCTATTACTGCTTTCAATGATTTGCCTAAAATCTTTAATGCAAGGGCAATTACTACAATGATAATTAGATTTGTAGGCACTGCCATTACCCAGTTATATAAATTCTGTAAAATATTTTCCATTATATCCTTACCCTAAAACAACTGTTAATAATATCAAAATGTTACATACAAAAATAAATGGTACTTTTTCCTCACCACTGAATATATACCATAATAACGTACCAGTTAGTAAGTTAGGTATTAAGTGATGAGATGTCATAAGTGCAAATACTGTTAGAAATAAGAAACAATTGTCTATTGGTTTATCTAGAAGTACTGTATAAAGCCATAATAATAGTAGTGCAATCGTAAAGGCAACATTAACACTGAAATATGAACATGTAACAAGAATAAATCCAAGTGAAAGTATAGTACTTACTTTTCTCTCTTTATAATCTTGTAAGGCTAGTATAATTCCACTAACCACTAATAAAATCTTTAATATCATTATTCGTTTCCCCCAATGGTATAAGAATTTCTTCCTCTGTACCAACTATTCCCTTTGCCATGTTATTGACAATCTCTTTTTCTTTGTAGTTATCACACCAACCTATTGACCTTGGATATAGAAGTCTTTCTCTCTTAAATCTCTCATACTTCTTACAAAACTGTTCACACATACTAAATACTACTTCATCAATCTTTTTAGAACGATTTACCTTAACATAGAAGTCCTTTACTTTCTTTGGAATATTTAAATACGTAGCAGCAATTTCCATATCGAACTCATTTTCGATTGCCCAACGGTACATGGTCATTTGAGGTAAATATCCCTTAAAATCATTACACTTTTCAGCAGTTGGTGAACCAGTTTTGTAGTCAATAAGATAAATTTTATCATCTCTATAGTCAAGTCTATCAATGATATACTTCATCTTCATAGGGAGTTTCTTTCCTAATGACTTAACAAATATATCACACTTTCCCTTGTGTTCTGTTAAACATTCCAGTGAGTTATCATCAAGTTCTCCCCCAAGATAATCGAGATGCCTGTTAAAATAGTAATCAACATATTCTAACACCTTTTCATAACTACCATCAGTACACACTTCTTTTGTGAGTTCTACTGCTTTTTCACGAGTACGTTCTCCCTTTGGGAGTTGATAGTACAGTTCCATGACCTTGTGAAAATTAACTCCTCGAATATTCATTTCTCCTGTATTATAAATCTCATGGATAAGACTGCCAAATGGATTTTCATTAAAGGATTTCAAGAATGTTGGAGAGAAGTAATCTGTGTTATACTTTCGGTAGATATGTTCTACGTTTGAACCATATCCAAATTTAACCATTGTATCTGTCTTGTGATATTCTCTTAGAAGTTCTATAAACTCCCACATATCATCAAAAAGTTTAGTTGTATCTGCCCATCTATATTTACCTGTAACCACAGAAGAAACAAGATAATCCTTACCTTCAATCGTTTTTATTTCCATAATTTACTCTCCTTCAGGGATATAGGTGGGGAATATTCCCCACCATGTTACTTACCCTTCTTGTTTAAAACCTTAGTCTCACTCTTGCGAATTTGACCATCAATCTTTTCTACACAATCAATCAAAGCTGTTTCATAGTTTTCATTCTCCGATTCTGCGAACCAATCCAATACTTTAATGTGTACTGTGTGAAGTTTCTTATTGAAGTTGTGTGTGATTAGGATTGGAGTGTTATCTTTGATATAAGACTTATGATTTCCTAACCGATGCAACTTCTTTTCATTGAGTACCTTAATTGTTTCGTTAAAGAACCCCGTTCTACTTGTTCCAAATTCAATTACCATAATTATTTTCTCCCTTATTGAATATGTTTGTTGTATAGACTTAGATGCCCAATTCTTTCTTCATGGCATCCAAGTTTAGACCTAATGTCTTTTCTTCTTTGATTTGTGCCTTAGCAATTTCTGTAAGTATGTCTAATCGGAGTGTATTATCCTTACCAGATACCCACTCATGTAACACAGACCTTAATTCTGCTATATGAATTGGCTTTGTAGTAGAGTGTTCCCACATCTCATCTCTTACGATTGTAATAGGAGTTTTCCCTACAATACACACCATACCGTCAATGCTATCAATCTGAATACCTGCTCGATTAAATACTTTTTCCCAAATAGGTACAGAAGAGTGGACTTCAAGTATTTCTTTACCCTTAGCAGTTTCTATAATAGATTGACCTTCTATTGCTAATTCCTGATTAGGTTTGACCTTTATATTCTTAGCATCTAAAATAAGAACATGCCTACCATACACTAATAATACATCAGTATCAGGTATATAGTCAAGTGTATTATTATCTTGTTCATAAGATAAACTAGCAAATGCTACAATTCCCTCTAATTTATCGTCATATTTTAGAAGAGTTGATAGATAATCACATAACATTGTTTCCCCATCAATTCCAGCTTTTGTTAATGATATTTGAGTGTTTAGTTCTACATCATCAACTAGCCAATCTGTTACATCATGAACTGTTCCATTTTTCTTTTCTTCTAATTGTGCTAATGTCTTTTTTAAACCAAGTGCAGGATTTCCAATGACAAATAAGCCACTTCTTAAATGGTTTCTTACAGCTATCGCTAAATCCTTATCCTCAGCTTTAATACCACTTTGGTCTAACTTCACTCTTCCATTCCCCCTTTAAAGGAAAGGGTAAGAAAACTAGTCTCTTACCCTCTTATTTTTAACTACTGCACCTAAACCAAGTAGCGATAACATTCCCATTAATGAGAACATTCCAGCATTTGTATTTACACCAGTTGGAATATCATCATTCTTTTCAAAGATATGCACAACGTCACCATTTTCCTTAGTTTCAGTTCTTACAAGTTTGTAACCTGTAAATGTTCCAGGGTCTTTTGCACCCTTTTCATTTGGCTTTAATTCAGCACCTGTAGTTGTTTTCCAAGATGTATTCACTTGACGATAAACGTGCTTAATAATACCATTTTCCAAAAGGAGTTCGGTATTCTTAAATGAATAGTCTGGAATAGATTTTGGATTTTGCTGTCCTACATCCTTAGATGATAATTCCTTACCACTTTCATCTACATAGATTGTGTGTAAGAGTTTGTAAATGTGCTTTGTATTACCCTTATCATCAACCTCAGTTGTACGGAAGCTATAATCAACAAAGCCCTTTTCCTTATGTGTACCCTTTTCAGTAGGAGCTAATTCCTTACCTTCTTCTGTTACATAAGAAGTCTTAACCTGACGGAATACATAAGTAACATTGTCCTTATCATCCTTCTTAGTTTCTACATAGTAGTATTCAGGAATTGCATCACCGATTTCTACTGTTTTACTTCCCTTAACAGGTGTCTTTAATTCATTGCCATCTTCATCTACCCACTTAGTTGTGTATTGACGGAAGATATGAGTAACATTGCCATCTTCGTCTGTTGTTGACTTAACGAAAGAATAAGAATCAATATCACCATGTTCCTGAGTTGTATTACCTGTAACTTTATCCTTTAAGACATTACCATCTTCATCAACCCAGTTAGTGTCATATTGAACAATTTGAACACGTCTGAATCTAACTTCGGTATTCTCTACTTCTGCAGGTGCATTTGTAGGGGCTACAGGATTTGCCATATTAGGTTCAACTGGAGCAGTTGGGTCTACAATAGTATTTAATGTAGGTTCTTCTGGTTTAACAGGATTTTCTAATGGAGTTGGTACTTCTTCGTATGTAGGTTCATCAGGGATTTTCTCATACTTAGGAGTAGGAATTAAACTCTCATCCCAAACTGCTGGTGGAGTAGGTTCACTCTTAAACTCGATGTATTGGTTGTTTAGTCCAAATCCACCACCTGCACCACTCCATGAAGCAGTAACAGTATCACCTGTAAAGATACCAATACTGATACCACGTTGTACAGAGTAGTTATTACCTACTGTAGCAGGGTCATTAGGAAGATTACTATGGTTTAGATTTGCCATATGTTCATCACCGAAAGTCCATGCAGTATAATCGTTCATTTGTTGAACCTTTGTATAACCTTCTTGTCCTTCAGTAATACCACGAGCCTTATCTGAAGGTGCGATAGGAACAATAGCCTTTACAATACCATTAGAAGAAACACCTAAGTTTTCTCCTGCTTCTAAGTCACCTAAAACGAACATACGAACCAATTTAATTGGTTTTCCAGTAGCCTCGTCATAGAATTGATAGGTTGCTCTTGCACCATCTTCAAACGCACCGAGTGTACCATCCTTACGGAATGTATAAACTGCACTTGCACGTGATTGATGCCACTTACTTACTGTTACGTGAGCAGAAATAGTCTTACCACTAGCAGTTGTACCAAGATTATGTAAGTCAAACTTTAAGAAGTTATCAACTACTTGACCTTGTGCCGCCAACTTATAGTTATGACCGTATTGGTTATCATACTCTGTTACACGAGAATCCTTATATGTAATATTCATAGTTGTCTGGTTAGTAATACCAATATCACCTAGTGAGTATTCATATCCAAGTTCTGCTAACTTTTCTTTATTATACATTGTATAAACATTATTGAAATACTCAGTTGGACTACCATTACCGTAGTTATGGAAATTCATTTGAGATGCATCAGGTGTACCCATTACAGCAGACTGGTTATTTGCAATCCACCAATTCTTATATACTGTGCTTTCACCCTTATCTACTGACCTAGCATTGTCATTGTATGTACCACGTACTACAATACCTTGGCTTTCACCATCTAATAATACTGGGTTGTTTTCGATAAAACGGTCGTACTCGCTCTTTTCCTGTTCATAACGAGTTACTTCTTGGTCATGAGCGTTCTTAGCATCTTGTAACTGCTTCTCATAATTGGCTTTGATTTGCTTATTGCTTGCAGTAATTCTTGCTACATCATTCTGCCAGTTTGTTTTCTTTGTTTCATTACGATTTGTAACATCTGCAATCTCTTGATTACGTTGATTGTATGCTGCCAAATCAGTGTCATACTGTTGTTTCTTAGCATTGTATTCAGCAGTTAAACGTTCATTTTCTGCCTTTAATTCTTTATTTCTAGCAATGTCAGCATCATACTTTTCCTTTTGTGCAGAATATAAAGTCCATAATTCATCGTATGTAATCTTATCCTGCTTATATTTTTCTAATGCTTCGTCATATGCCTTTTTCTGTGCGGCATACTCTGCTAACTTTTCATTAACTTCCGTCTTTGTTGTTTCCAATGTAACCTTTTGTTCACTCTCACGTTGCTTTGCTTCCTCTTCTGTGTGTACTGTGATTGGTTCATCTTCCACAATCTCTAATTTTGGATTTTCTCTACGTAATTGTTCTACAAACTCTAAGAACTTTGGGTCTGTAATGTCCTTTGTCTTTGTCTCTGCAAAGGCAGTTAATGGACTTAACAATGTAGAAGTAAGTAATCCTACTGTTAGTAACTTTCTTAACTTCATTAAATTCTCTCTTTCTCATTCTGGCTAGTTTAAAGACTTACCTACGGTCTAAAAGAGTTGAACATTTAATGATATTTGCATTAACAAACTGTTCAACTGTCATATCCTGAACATCCTTACAATCTCCAAAGGAATTATAATCTATCTCATAGATACTCTTTCCTTTGATTCTTTGCTTTAATTTTTCTCGTGCATTTTTACCACGTTCATCATTATCTAATGCTAAAATAATCTTTCGTTGAGGTAATTGTTCTATTTCTTTTATCTGTTCCCAAGAACCAAGACCATTCAATGCAATAGCATATTTACCACAAGTCCAGATGAATAATGCATCGAGTATTGACTCACATATATAGACTTCCTTTGCATTTGTCTTTGAGAGTTCATATATCCCATATAAAGGTTTCTCTACACTCTCTGGGTAATGAAAGTACTTTCTATCTACTGCACGTTTGGCAAAGAATAATATATTACCAGAGATGTCTTTCACAGGAAATGTAATACAATTTGTATATTTATCATATCCTACATCAAACATCTCTATAATATCATCAGTTAATTTTCTTTCATACATATATGGGTGCTTTACATTAAAGTATTTAAGAGTTTCTTTATCCACATATTTTGTAGTATTGCTCGGCCTCTCTAATGTTATTCCCCATGTCCTAGTAGAAACATTACTACTATCAAACTTCTCTCGTAACCAGTTAGTACCATCTACGTCAAGACACTTTGTAATAAGTTGTGGAATTGTCTTTACTGCACCACAGGTAAAACAATGGCATATACTTCCATCTTCCTTAATACCCATAGATGGTGTATTCTCTTGACCATCTTTGTGGAAAGGGCATTGTACCATTCTATACTTACCACTCTTTTTAGGTGGTTTCACTAAGTAATTACGATGTTCGAGTGTTATGTCACTTCTTAGTTCATTTAATATGGTGTCAATATTTGCACCAATCTCCATGTTTTCAATTCTCATGACACACCCCTAACTATTGAGCAAGTTCTCAACTTCACCAGTCTCTTCTTTTTCGGCCATGCTATGTAAACTATACATCAAATCTTCATATATACCATTAATTACTGTACCATCAATATTTGTACGGTAGTTTTTACTTGCAAGAAGTTGTTTAGCCTCGGCACATGCCTCTTTCGTGTATAGTGCCACGATTGATAGGGAGTCGCCGTCACAATCTGCTGCAAGAGCTGTAAACACAATAGGGTTTAACTGGAATACATATCTATCCTTATCTTTATCACTAAATTGAGGTATCATACCAATTGTAGAACCAGCACCGATTGTTGGCATACGATTTAACAAGCAGTAGTATTCACCTTCAAGTAATTCACTATTAACTGCATCAATATCTGTAATACCAAGCACTGTATATTTATTATATAAGTTAGGGTATAAATACTTAATAAAGTAACTTCCAATCAATACTACATCTTCATCAAGCGAGAAGTTGTTTGTAATAACTGCCCTACACATACCATCTACAGGATGACCTTTTAACTCTAATTGCACCTTACTACGTTTACCATCCTGCATAAGCGAAATTAATTGGTTATAAATAATCTCTAAGTGGCTAATAATATGATTCTTAACTGCTAACTCAAACCAAATATCTCGTTCTTGTATTTCTGCACAGTAAAAGTCATATCTATTTTTAAGACGGATAATATCAATATATGCTTGATTTATCTTTGATAAATGATATTTTCCTGTTACCTTATCTTTAATTGGTGGTCTATACTTCGGATGAATAACACAAATCTTACTTTGTACATTTAAGTTATACTCTTCCTCAGTCATACCAAAAACTGCAAGACATGCTTCCTTGCCAATTAACATCTTTGAAGTATCATACTTAGTTAAATCACTTGACAGGTCTAATTTAACATATTCACCATCATAGATAAACCCATTATAATGTAATAAATCTCTAAACAATTCAGACTTATTTGTTAGGGAATATCTAGGAATACATAACTCTCCAAAGTCAATATAACCGTAGTCTGTATTAAGTTTATGGTCTACATATCTAGGGAAGATTTTATAACTAAATATACCATTTTCATCAAAGGCAAATTCCCCATTTCTTTGCACAACAGATTTCTCAAACAATCGTGATGAGGTAACTTCTCTTGCAGGATTATCTTCAATCACTAAACGATTTATCTTCATCTTCAACTTCCTCCTCATCTTCATAGTCCAATTCATATCCAAGAACCTTAAAACTATCTTCTATTGCTAAACGTGGTTTACCAATCTTATCAGGTAATTCTCTAGTTCTTTGTAATGTCATTGAACTGTAATCCATTCTATTACTTCTTAGGTCTAATTCTTTCATGATTGCAGTACAACCATTTGCCGCTAAGTGTAATAACTCCATCTCACCAAATCTTAATCCACTTGGAGAAATGTGGGTAAAGGCATGATGGTGTATTCTCATGATATTATTAAGACCTAATGGAATACGCATTTGTTCACCATTATATTCAACAATAGACTTCTCTGCATATTCATTCATTTCTTTTTGGTAACGTTCTACTGCAATAGATGCAAAGTCCTCACCTTGTTTAAATTCAATTCCACTAGCCAGAGACCAAGCCTCAAAGATTTGTCCTAGTGAAACACGTCTAGTGGTACTGAACCCAGAAATGATTATCTCTAACGGACCTGCTTCCATATTGCCAACTTTATTTAGTAGTTTTGGCATTTTATCATCAGGTAAAATTAACCCAACAGTGCCTTTTGCACCATGTAAATTAGTAATCTTATCCCCTAATCTAAATGGAATTTCCCAAGATACAAACACCCTAATAATGTCTTCTATGTATTCTACTCTATCTACATTAAGGTTTTCATAGGCCTCACCAACAATTTCACCCTTTGTAAATAATTCTTCAATACGATTATATACTAATGATTGTTCTTGTTCACCACCCTTTTTGATATAGAAAACCTTACTACCCTTTGTACGTAATCTCTCTGCAAAACTCTCGGAGATAATAATACTATCTGCATAAGAGTAACCACCTAAATCACAGAACCCAACTCTCGCAAGTATTCTATGTGACATACCATCAACTTCTTCCTCTAATGGTACAGATTGAGAAGTTAGTTTAGCGTTCATCATAATTCTCTTTGCCTTGTCGTTATTACAGAATGGGGCAGAAGATAAACATGACAATCTAATCTCCTGTGGTTTCTTATAGTAGTAGAAGAAGTTTTGTTCTTTCTTACCTTCTTCTGTGATATACAACATACCATGTCTTACAAATACATTATCTAGCAATAGTCTTTGTCTACCAGCCTCACCAGATGTAACGGTTCTAAAACTATCAAAGATACCAATAGTATCATCATATGTAAAAGCAGGTTTATATCCTGTATCAGACCTATATATGTTACACACTGTTCTAAAACTCTCTAATGCTTCAATCTTAGAAGTAGTTGCAGTTAATGCACCATCTAATAAGTTTCCACCCTCACTAAACAGTTTCTTAGGACTAACAAACATTCTGTTAATACCTAATAATTGTCCTGTTAATGGTTTTGCGAACTTTGTACCCTTAAAAATAATGTTTTCAAAGTATTCTAGTCGCATATATTTAAAAGCAAATACACTATCATTAGGAATGATTGGCATATTTCTCATAGCCTCTTTAAATGTACTTGCAGTTAATTCCTTATCTAAAAACGCTTGTAATAAGCACTTACTTCTATATGATAACTGTGAATTGAATATAACATCATTATCTGGCTCAAAAACATTCTTAGTTACTAAAACAGTGAACTCATCTTTATCAATAAAGTACTTCCAACCCTCACCAATGATTGTATTTTCATCTACCTTACTAATGATTGTGTATAAATCTCTTAGTGCAGTAATTCTTGGAGTATAGTGTGCATAATTCACTATCCAAGATAAATCATTTGAAGGAGTAGGGAAAGCACCAATCTTACACAATCTATACTTCCCCTTATCATCATATTCAGCATACATATCAATGCACATGTTTCTGACATTTAATTTTAATTGAAAACTATTAGGCTTTCTCTTTGCAACATCTTTATCCAATCTATCAGAGGAATTTAGATGTCTTACAAGTTTACATGGTTTATCACTGTTCCAGTACTTTGCACAACACTCATCTATGATTGCTTGTATATCAGAAAAAGGTAAGGTTTCATCAATAGGTTCTACACCAAACAGTTTTATATTCTGCTTTTTCCAATAACTCAGTTCTTGCTTATACAATTCTGTTATGTTCACTATAAATTTCCCTACCTTTCAAAAATTACTTACTTACTATTTTCACGACTTTCTTCTGCGTTCTTAACCATTTCGATAACGAACTTTGGAAGATATGCCTTAACTACATCATGTGTATATAGGAATAACTTACAGAAATCTTCATAAGTCATGCCTACACTAATCTTGGTATCTGGTTCTCCGTCAGGAAGAATAGCACCAGTTTCTGTTACTTTACCATTTCCAATAGATGTATTGACGTATAACTTATTCTTATAAGATGCTACATACATCTTTCTTGATTCTGGCTTTCCATCTCTATTCTTAGACTTTGGAACACCATTGATTACAATTTGGTATCCCTTATCTTGAACCATCTTAAACAGTCTGCCAGTTGCAATATCATTTGCAACAAGTGAAATAGTAGCAAAGTCTACATAAATATCAATGTTCTTCTTTGTTTCATACTCAAAAGCCTTGAAATGTACCTTTTCAATTCCAAAGCTGTCTAAGTATGCAGAAATAACCTGCTTTGATGTACTTACTTCATAAATCTTATTTAAGTCAAATTCATTTTTTCTTTTCATTAGTTTACACCCATCCTATCTTCTCATAGTATAACATATCAAAAGAAAAAAGTAAATACCTTAGTATCTACTTTTGAAAACTTTTTTCATGTTTTAGAACACATCAGTAAACTCTGATGAATCTTTGAATTTACCTGTTAATTCTCCGCTGATTTCTGCATCATGTTGTTCCAAACCACTTGCCTTATTAGGTTTATATTGGAAGAATCCCTTATCAACATCCCAATCCCACAATAGTTTATTACCTACAACACCATTACGCTGTTTTAGAATAGCTAACTCTAGTGTATTAGATGTCTTTCTCATAGAGAATACTTTAGATGCATTGTGTGCAAATCCATCACTTCCACGCACTGTTTCTAATGTAGGGGCAGTAATAACATCATCACCAGCAGCCTCACGATTTGCTTGTACAACACCAATAATAGGAACACCAATTTCAACTGATAATTCCATAATATCCTCACTAATACTTGTTAGTCTTTCTGTTGTATTTTCTTTACTTCTACCACGCTCATTCTTCAAATAAGTCATTCCGTCAATAACTAGGAAGTCTAACTTATTTTCAAGTACCCAACTTCTAATTGCTGAGACAGTTGTATCTTTACCAAAACTCTTAGGAGTAGTTACCAAGAACTTATTTTTATGTTTTCTTAAATCCTCAATGTACTGTTTATAGACAGCCTCTTCATCTCCAACATCTATGGCATTAACTAACATGCTGTTACTGAAATGCTTGTACATTGTATCAAAACGATACCCAATAGATTCACCAGACATTTCAGGAGAGAAATAGCCTACATTATATCCCTGTTCCCAAACAGAAATAGCAATCTTCTGACTAATCCAAGATTTACCTTGGTTAGTTCTTGCAAAGAGTAATATAAATTCTTCTTTACGTTGAATACCCCCTGTTACCATGTCTAACTCAGTAAGACCGGTTTTAAAGAAGTACTTATCTCGGTTGTTCTTTCTATCAATCAATGTTTCATAACGCTTTTCTGCATCTTGAATAATATCTTCACCAACTACACCAAAGTTTGTAGGTAATTTACTTAACTCTTTAAGGATGTAATTAACACCGATATTACTATCTTCATTAACTAAATCCTCTGCCTTATTTAAAATCTCTCTTGCACGATTATATGTGTAAGATTCTCTAAGGGCACTAATCAAGAAGTCATTAGATTCACCTACTTGGATAAGTTTAAAGTCTGGAAATCTATTTTTGAATGTTGCTACATCAGGAATAGTGTTATATTTATCAAAGTGTGCTTTAATAAACTCATATTCTTTAGGATAGTTAGGGAAATGGTCTACACCAATACCACTAGCAGATAATAAACTGTATTCTTTTGAAACAATTAGTTTACTTAAATACTGTAACTCAATCATAACCTATCCCCCTATAATACTATTCCACGAACATCTTTTCCAGTAAATACAGCAACAATAGATGAATTATATACTCGACTAGTTAATCTAGCTCCCAATACTTTTAATAGTTCATCCTTTGAAACAACATTACTTGTGTAAATGTTTGATTTCTTGTTAATCGTTCGACTATCAATTAAAACTAATAACTGGTTATATTCATAGTCTGTTAGAGGGGTTGTTGCAATATCATCCCAGATTACAACATCACTCTCTTTAATCTTTTCAATATACTCATCCGATACTGGGTTATTAAAGTTCTTTAATTGTCTTAATAAAGTAGGTACATGGACAAATAGTCCAACTGAATCAATCCCAGATGTACTCCACTTCATATCAAAATAACTAAGCATTAACTTAATAGCCCAAGTTGTCTTTCCTGTACCACTTTCAATAGAACTAAGAAAGAAGTTATATCCGTTATCAATATATTTATCAATTTTACGCTGAATATCCTTTAACTTTCCAAAGGTTCTCTTATCTTCTTCTGTTGTAGGAGTTAGTCTATCTGGATACCATTGTGCTTTTGGTAATTCAGACCGCTCTAACATATCTACAATTGTTCTATATCTTACACAATTATGACAATCTAACTTACAGATGTCTTTGTACCAACAGTTATTGTTTCTCTCCATAAATTAGAACGTCTCCTTGTTATCTCGAATACTCATCAATTCTTCTTCTGTAAAAGAAGAACTAACAGTATTATCTCTACTCTTCTTATAGTTATCTTTGTGATATGGGTAGAACATTCCCCACTCTTTATCAATACTTTGAATAATACTTTCAATCTTTGTAGGACAAGAATTAAGAGATTTCAAGATATTCAGAACATGCTGCTTACCAGTTAGTTTATGGTCGTAAAACTTAGAGGTTTCTGGTGGATTTAAACGCAAATTAAAGTATCTCATTAATTGGTTTCTTTCCCCATCATCCGTGGTATATGCGTTAACACATTCTGTTATAATCTCTGGTAATGCTTTCGCCTTTTTCTTCTTTAATTTCTTACTTGGTTCTTGAATAAATGGAATATCAGTTTCTAAAGTACCATTATCCTTATGTTTAACTGGGCTGATTAACAGTACATACTCATTCTTCTTCAACTCGATGTAACCATTTTCAAGTAATTCATTGAAAGCATTGTCATCCTCAACTTCAATACCAGACATCATACAAGCGTAAAATCCCTTAGCACGTAAGGAAAGAGAAGTATCAAGTAATGCTTTCTTAGGTATTGTTGTATATGAAGTTTGTGTTTGTACTCTCATTCCATGTCATTCTCCCATTCTGCCAATTGACTTAGAACATACTTTCTCTCCATTCCTTCAGAATTTTCAGGGGAGATGTGATTGTTCTTCAAGTCTTTAATAATATTTCTGTTATCTGTGATGTAAAAGGTTGAATTTTTAATCTTGTTATTCACTAAATATCTTTTGTAAAAACTTATAAAATTGTTATTTTGGTCAGGATTAAAAATGCTAATTGCCTTTCTAAATAGCAAATAGCGTTCTTCTATATCGGAAACATCTTGGTATCCTAGATATTTCGTTCGTTCCCAGACATATAGGTAATCCTTACGTCTGATTGCTTGTAAAATATCAAATTGATTATTACTCATCAAAACCACTCCTAACCATTATTTTTTAGTCAAGTTTGTTGGAGTTGCACCAACAGTTCAAAATTTGAATGTACTAACAACTTGAAGTTAGGGGTAAATTCTACCCCAATTATAGCATTGAACTTAACATTGTCAATACTTAGTTACACAGAAATTCTAACCAATCTTCTTTAAAGACATCTAACACTTCTGAATCTGATGTGTTTGGTCTATTCTTCTTCCCAATTGGTTTCATGCTAACACCAGTTACTACATGTTTAACCTGTAGTTCTTCTTCGTCTGGAATCTCTAATTCTCTTCTGATTGCTTTACGAATTGATTTATGTTTCTCAACAAACTCTTTCTTCGATTCCAACTTAGTATACTTTGGTAAGTTAGTCTTATCAATCTCGCCTAACTGTTCATTACAGATTAGATACCCAATAACAGCCTCTTGAAGAGTAAACTTATGATTTGGCATGAAAGAAGATTTAGATGCTGTGAAATCATCCAGCGAATCTGTTACTTCTTTTGTATCGAACTCATTTAAGTGGGAATTTCGATATTCATACCACTTTTCATCTGCGTAAATCAATCTATCTACATACGGACCTTTTAATTTTGCACTTGCATCTTCATCAATTTTTTCCTTTACCGATTCTCTTGTGTAGATATGCTCTGTATCTAATTCTATAATTCTCTCTTTGAAAAATGCCTTACCAACTGTGTATAATCTATAATAGAAGAACTGTGTAAATCTTCCATCTCGATAATACTTATCAGGCAATCTTTCTAACTCTACTTCTTGTAACACTCAGAATAAATCCTTACTAATGACCGAATGTACTCGTTAGCACATTTGAACTTAATTACCTCATCTAGCTTGTTTGTACGATTACGAACTTCCTCAGTAAACCCAAGAAAGAATGAATCTGTCATATAACTTAGACCATCAGGTAATACGATTGTGTTTTGAGTACACCAGTCAATCTCATTTCTTATTAAATTCCACACATTTTTCCCATCTTCTTTACCACTAAGATAGGCTCTATTGATTTCTAATTCAATCATCTCATGTAGATTTCGATGACATCGCCACGTAGAACTGGCACATATTCTTTATGGTTTTTCATAAAGAAATACTTATTGTAGCTCATCTTACTCCAATATACTGCCTCTTCTGCATTTTCCTCATTAGCATTAAATACCTTACTATCCTTATGTAATAACTCTGCAACAAGGCATCTACTCTCGTTATCATAGTAGTAGTCCGTATTCTCATCTTTTACGATTATGTATCTCTTTGAGTATCCACAGAACTCTAAAACATGAAGTGCTAACTCATTATCTAACTGATTGAAGTTTAGTGCAATATCCTTTGTAGTAGTACATACCAATTTACTATGAGGTCCTAAAAAGAAATTCAAATAAATATTACGAGGTATCTTAAACTTTTCACTGTCAATCGCAGGAATACTTACTAATGCGTAAGGATTTACATTACCTGCAGGTGTAACACATGTTTGACCTGTTTCTCCATCTTTGTAAAAACTAATTGGAATTTCCCAATATAGATTACAGTTAGGGAAGAAAATACGGTGTCTAGCCATAAATCTTTCAAATCTAATCTGTCTAGCGTTATCTGACTGCTCTAATGCCATCTCTGTGAAACTATTACCTGTTTCATCATACATTAGTTTTGCTTGTGATAGAGAGTTAATCTTAACTCCTGTATTCTTTTCATAATACAATCTATTAACTTGTAAAGCAAAGAATAAATATCTAGCCTCACTAAATAATAGTGGGATTTTAAATGAATCAGATACTGTCAATGCACATACTGCATTACTATAAACACTTGGAGTAATCTCATCATGGAAAATAATTTCTGATAAGGTATTAAAGTCCAGTGTTCTAAATCTACTATGTAATTCTAAATCTGATTCTAGTCTGTTGTAATACTTTTCATTACTAATATGTGAGCTTTTTAATTTATACATCAATATTTTCTTGGAACATCTTTCTTGCTGTTTCTAACTTTTCTAAATCTTCCTTACTTAATTGATTGTTGATTGCTTTTTCATGGAATGAATCCTGTTGAATGTCAACTTTTACTGTCTCTTCTAATGTCATGTTTCGCCTTTCTTCTTTAAAATTCTGCAAAAATAGCCTTTATAATATCATTACCACTAGTCTTAAATTCCTTATTGCTAGTAGAATAAATATCAACCCCAATAGACCATTTTGATGGGGTAAATAGTGTACCAGTATCTTCTAAGCGATTGAATATATAAATATCTTCATCTGCAATTCTACCACTTAGATAATCTGGTTTAATATAAATCAATCTTTGAGCAAATGTGTCAGGTAGATACAATTCCTTTGTTTCCTTAGCAACTTGTAACATCCTTTTCTTTAATTCACCCTTTGAAATAGTTAAATGTGTTGTAGTCATCCCATCTATCTCTAATACATTATATGATTGACCTTTTTCTCTTTCCCCAATAATATATACTCGATAAATCTTATCTACAACGCATAAAAATGTAGGTGATTTAAACCTATCTAAGTAAAACAACTCTAAGTGAGGTACACTCTCCCAATCTCTATTATCAGATAGAATATGGGATAGTTCCAATCCCTGTCTTACTAATTGGTTATTCCCACTTACATAAAGTAGTCCTTCAATCACATCTTTTGTTTTCACTTGCCAATTTTACCGATTACAAACTGCCTATCCTTGAAAAATCCACTCAGTGCCCCTACTCTATCCATATCGCTAAATGATACGATAGCACTAAATAGACCACACTTAAAGATACATTCTCTACTGTGTTTGTATGGGAACGTAAACTCATATAACTCATCAACGTTGTCTGGGTTAAATATTCTAATTGTATCTGTACCATGCTCTTTTGCCAACTCATACAAGTAGATAATATAATCCTTAATTACATAATCTAATTGTCGCTTTGGCATATCTATACAGTCTAACCTTAGCAACCTGTAACCTCTTGTCCCCAAAGATTAATGAGGAACTTTGTTTGTTCTAATTGCTCTTTGATTGTCTTATATTCATTACTATTTTTATTAATTAGTGGTAATGTTGCACGTAGTGTGCTATCCAACTCATAAAGTACCTTATTTATTGGTTTAAACTTACTACTCTGTAGCACAATCTTGTTTACTGTATTCCCACCATTTGTGCAGGTAGCATACTTTTTTTCCTGCAATAAATATTCTTTCACCGTCATAATTATTCTTCTTTCTGATTACGCAAGAACTCAAGGAATAATTTAAAATCATGTTCTTCTAAGATGTAAAAATTGCCATCATCATCTCCAAAATTAAATGAGATTACACTGTGGTCTTTTCTCATGAAATGACATTCATCTCTGTTTTTAGTAATCCATTCTTTTTTGATACTAAATGACTTTTTTGGCTCTACACATGTCTTACATTCAATTAGCATAGAAACATCACTTACATTTACATCACCCTTTTGCCACATGGTAGCACCACTGTTTTTCACAGTAGCACCACCTGTAGCCTTAGCAACATTTTTCTCTTGTTTCTTAGAATAATATCTTGTAGGATGTTTTATTCCTTGTTCGAAAGGTAATTTCACATGTGTTTCCACTAGACTTTACCTTCCTCTCTGTCAAGTTTTTCCATTTCTTTCTTAAACTCAGCCTCTTCGTCTGAATCATAGTTAGAAACCTGTTGCTCCTGTTCTAAGATTACGGACAAGTCCTCGTCAGCCAACAATGAAATGTTACCATTATTTGACATCGCTTGCTCTAAACGTTCCGTATACTTCTCTGCAAATTCTGGATGTTCCTTTAAGAAAGTAATAAGTTTTTGCTTACCATTGAACTTTAATGGTTCTCCACCCTTTGTAGTGAGCACCTCGCCACTCAATGGGTCTGTTAATGTAATCCAAGCACCACCTGCTGTAATATAACCAAAAGTAGTTGCAGTAGCCACTAAATCACCAAGATAGTCCATACCACTATCGTATAAGTATGTGATGTATCCACCACCACGATTTGTTGCACCAACTCTACTCTTTGTAGTACTAAATGAAATTCTGAATCCAACTGCCTCAGTTGCTTTCGAATCGGAGATTTCTTCCCCCTTAGCGTTGATGAACTTACGTGTACCAAATCTCATCTTAAATGATGGATAATAATTAAGCGCATATCCACATGGTTCATTATAACGAATAGCCCCATTATGTAGTTTTTCAATTCTTACTTGGTTGATAACTAATAAGATATTTCCAACTCTTGCTGTTAGGGTTGTCATTTTTCTAATGAATACTCCTAGTGCCTTAGCAATACTAGCCCTCATTCCCTTATCCACAGTACTTGAACTATCTAAAACTTCTTGTGGAATCAACATTGGTGCAGAGTCTAGTACAATCATACCAATCCAAGGCTTTAATTGTAAATCTTCGATAAAATCAAATATCTGTTCTGCTGACATTCCATCAACTTCACCACGTAGGAACTTTCCTTCTTCCGTACTTAGCCCAGTCATTTTACAAAGAAATTCCTCTTGTCCACGTAAGGTGTTTTCAGCATCAACATATACACAAACCTTACCAGGATTTTCATGTTGATATTGTGCCATTAACTGACAAGCACCTAATGTTTTTCCACTATGTTCCACTCCACTAGATACAATAAGTTTCTGATACGGTACTCCACCAAATGTTGCATAGTTTGCTGATACGCTGCCAAAACTCAATCGTCTGACCGTACCAATGATGTTGGATAGTCTATTCTTTCCCCACTTTTTATTAAGTGCCTCAACATCTGCTTTAAATGATTTTAAATCTAATTCTGTTACTTCCTTACTCATCACGAACTCCCATCTTCATTTTCTTCTCGGCACTTCTGCTAATTAAAACACTATTTAAGGTATTAACTAATCTATGTGCCTCATCTAATTTAACACTCATTAAGTCTTTAACCATCTTATATAAAGAACTTACTGCTTGTTTATCCATTGAATTGATTGTTGCAATACTTGTCTTTTCTGCCTGTGTTCCTGTTGCAGTTGAGTATTCCTTTGCGTTCTTCTCTTTTTGTAAGATAGTAGCACAATCACTCATCAGCGAACTTTCTGCTGTGTAGTTGCCAAAGAAATAACATTCAATAGATAATCTCATCATTAACTGTCTGATTTCTTCATCAGTCATTGATTCTAACTTTGACATTTCTTTTACAATCGTGTCAATTGGTTTACTATACTTCTCGACTGCTTCTTTGGCAATTGGTTGAAGTTGTAGATACACATGTCTACACTCTTTTCTTGCTTGCTCAATATCCATTAATTTCCTCTCCTATTCCAATCAAATCATACCATACGTTTTTGGCTTGTCAAGTGGTCGAATCCACCTAGCAACATTTCACCAATCGAACCTATTGTATTTGTTGGTAACCCTACAACTTCGATGTTATCCTCACACAGTATAAAGTTATCTATGTTATCTGTCGGAATAGTGTCGCAGGATATAAAGTAGATGTCATTACTATCCTTAATAATCCACTCAGCCCCATCACGATATGTCTTTTCAATTCCAGTATTCATAAACAATTTACCTGTTTCTCTTTGATGATGTGAGATTGTGATTAGCACTAAAATTGATACACAGATTTCTGTTAGTGTGAGTGCTTTTATAAATGAACCATTGAACGCTACAATAAGTGGTAGAGATACAAGAAATCCCCCAAATAAGTTACCTAGATAATAGGTTAAGAAATACTTAAACTTTTCTCCTACTGGTAGTGCAGAATACTTCTCAAAAAACACTTTCTTTCTTACTCTACCAAGGTATTTTTTGATACCCTTTCTCTGTTTGTTAGTTATCTCAACCATACCTCTCCCTCAATAAATAAATAGCATAACTTACAACCATAAGTCCTTAACAATCTCACTTGCATCTTTACTATCCCAAAGTGTTACAACGTCAAATCGTAGGTCATAAGGAATTTGTAGATGTTCCAACTCACTTGGATGATTCTTCTGTTCTTCTGTAAGTCCATTGTCAAACTCTGTACCATCTAGATTTAACCGATTAATTAGCACAACCTTAAAGTCAATGTCCTTGCAATTCTTAAATAGATTATATTCACATAGGAAACGCATATCAGATAAGAAAAATACCTCATTATCACTATTCAGAATCTGATTTAATACAATAGCACTATAATAGTTATCATTTCCATAAATGCCATAATGTTCTAGGTCCTCTAATGCCTTTTCGTTGTAATAATCCTTTACCGGTCTGGATAATGCTTGTAATAGATTTCTACCCGCAAAATCCTTTTCTCCATCCCAACCCAATGCTTTTGCTTGTTCCTTTAAGTGTTTAGCAAAGCTCACATGTTCACACTTGGCATTACATAGTGCTTTAGTATGAATTACCATAGTATCTTTCCCATGTCTAGCCTTGCCAATAAAAGCAATTACCAATTTTTTGCCTGTTCTCTGGTATTCTTTCTTTTCTTGTTCAAACCGTTCCTTTAGTTCCTTGGTAACTGGCATATAGTAACCAAAAGAACTAAGATAAATCTTGTCAATTTCTTCCATAAATTTCCGTACCTCTAAATATTAAAGTTCTTCATCAAGTGACCTTGTTTCAAATTCAGTGTCTTTGTAGTATTGTAGGTCATCTAGGTCGTCTGTGATGATAATATGTAACCCATCTGATGTTTCGTGAGAGTATTGGTAAACATTACTAAAAGTCATGCCAGAATTGAGGTTGTCTTTGAATGTAACTTCGTACTTAGCCACAACCTTATCACCATCTAACAGTGATATTGTCTTTATGTTATTGTCCTTTAGTTTATCAAACACAGACCGTATATGCCCATTATAAGAAGAATACACTATATTACTGGTGTTTGGAATAAACATCTTAACAAAATGTACTGTTTCCTTATATGCAGTGCTTACTCCACCATAACTTGTATAACTAATATTCTTAGATGTAATAATATTGTCGAGAATTAGACTGCCAATATCACCTATATCAATAGAAAACTTATCATCATGGTCAGAGAACTCGAATTGAAGTGTATCCCATGTTTCATCAGTGTTTTCTTCTACTCCTGTGAATAAATTGCCGTATTTCACAAGAACATCATTCCAATCATCACCGATATACAATTTGTGTAGTGTTGGAGCGGTTTCTAAAAGTTCTTCATAGTCATGATATTTCCAAGATTCCTCAAGTTGTCCAAACAGTAGAAAAGGAACTTTCCTAAACAGAAAATCCTTCTTACAATACGGGGAATTATCATAGCCAAAACAAGGCTCATATACCTGTGTGGATAGTGGGAAAGCAATCTCTACTGTATCAGTATAGAACTTATCATACACTGTGCCAGCATTATGTTCGTAAGGAATATCATTCCAATCATCTCCGTAAATACCATTAACTGTTTCACCAAGATACAGTTTAACGATATTACCAAAACATTCAAAATCTAAAATCTTTGTCATTATATAGTTTCTCCTACCATTATACTACCACATCAAAACGATAGTGTCAATAAGAAAAAGAGAGTATTTTACAACTCTCTTAATTCCTCACTCTTCTTTAGGATATTCTTTCCACAAGAAGTTCTTCCAGATGGTTTATAGTCTTTCACTACAACATCAATAGTTCTCTTGTTAGTTTCCAACTGGATTGTATCTGTATCATCTACAGTATATACCCCATATAACTTATCCCCATCTTGTTTAAAGCCCATTACAACTGCACCAGACTTCTTAGAAATGCCTAATGACTTAGCATATTCGCATTTCTTAACAAGACCTAACTTAGAGACAAACAATACAAAGTCTTTTGGTTGAGTATCAATAAAGATAACCTTATCAGTAATACCAAAACTATCAAATGTCATACCCTGTGCAGTAGATAGACATACATCAATCTTCTTCACTGGTATCTTATACATCATACCTGTTTCAGTTACTACAATAACATTATCTTTCTTAGTAAACTTGCCTACATATAGGTCTGATGGATTCTTCTTATACTTAACAACTTCAGTAGCTTTAATTGTATGTTCAGAAGATAAAGCAACCATATATTCCTTTTGTTTTTTAGGAATACGTTCTTTCATCTCTTTCTTAGCAACAGCCAACTTAACTTCTTCAATATCAGCCAACTTAGTTCTACGTTCCCACCCATACTTATCTACTAGTTTATCAAATCTATCCAAGAAATGCTTATCTCTTGCTTTTTCATCATTCAATAAACCCGTATAATATTTAAGTTCTTTATCTAACTTAGTCTGCTCATCACGAATCTTAATTTGTTCCAAGTTAGCCAATCTACCTAATGGCATATCTACAATGGCTTGCGTTTGAAGTTCAGTAAAGCCTAACTTCATGATAGAGTCCTTGGCATCTTGCTTAGACTTACTCTTCTTAATAAGTGCAATAATCTTATCAATCATATCAAGGGCAGAAATAAGACCATTTAATACTTCCAATCTATCTTTATTCTTACTGATAAAGTAGTTAGATTCCTTAACAACTAACTCTCTATTATTTAAGATAAATTCATCGAGGTATCTTTCCATTGTAACTAACTCTGGGATACCTCTACGTGTAATTGCTACACGATTATTAGAAAGACTTACTTGTAAGTTAGTCTTAGCATACAAGTAATTTAACACAAGATTCGCACTCTCATTGTCAGTGCAAACAATTTCGATTTCAATGCTATTCATATTACTATAATTAGCCACGGATTTAATTGGCAAGTTATCTGCTTTTGAGGTTAAGTTCTTTAAACTTTCCAAGAATGTTTCTGGATACACTTGGTATGGCAGAGAGTGAATAATGATAACATTATCAGTTATAGTAGCATTGCCACGTAACTTAACTGTTCCGTTACCTGTCTTATACATGTCAGCCATTTCTGACTTGTTAATAATAATACCCCCAGTAGGAAAATCAGGGTAAATAAGAGAATAATCTACCTTACCACTCTTCAAATATTTGTGAAGTAGGTTCTTAAACTCAATTAGATTACCACCAACCCATGTATTAGCCTTACCATACCCAATACCTGATAGGTGTGATATATATAATAATGGTACAAGGGAAACCCACTTGTTTAAAATAGGTTGTTCATCTTCCTCTAGGTAGTTCAACCCCATATCAAGCAATTCTTTGTTATAAAGAAGAATGTCATGGGAAAATTCAGACAATCTCATCTCTGTATATCTTTGACTTGCAGCATCATCTCCCCCAACAACAGAGCCAAAACTACCATGTCCGTCAATTAAAGGAACTGGGTATATAAAGTCTTGAGCCATACGTACAAGAGCCTCATATGCATCTGCATGAGGGGAATAGTTCATTAACTCACCAGTAACTTTTTGAGATTTTGAATAAGATTTGTCATAAGTATGTTTATTAGCATACATAGACCATATACCTAACAATCCAATTGGTTTTAACCCACTTGAAAGGTATGGAATGGCACGCTTTAAATTTACCTCATTTGCATAGGTATACATGCTATCCATTATCTCTGAAACAATGTCTATTTTATCTGTCATAACGCTATGTCAACTCCTTTCTTTGCCACATCCTCGTAATAAGAATCTAATATTTCACTTCTTCGAGTTGCATCATCCCCCATGGCAATTTCAAGAGCATTAACAAAATCATCATAGTCTGTTATCTCTAATTGCTTTATGTTTCTAGTGCTTACCTGCATTAACTGTTCGTATGCTTCTTCTTTTGTTAATTCACCAAGACCTTTTGCACGAGATACTTTGTATTTCTTATCAGGATTCTTTTCTTTCCAAGCATCAAAAGACTTATCATCTTGGAATAAAAGATATGTTCCATCTGGGAATGTAACTTTAAATAACGCACCATACACACGATATACATGCCCATTAAGTAATAGCTCAGGACACAACCAATTAAGTGCTGCAATAAATAATAATGTAATGTGATTTCCGTCAGGGGTCTCCGTCACAGTTATGAACTACGACGCCTCCTTCGAGTAAGAAATTATGATATTCAGGAACTTCCATACAATACACAGGTTCATTTTTAACATCAATAAATTCAATGCTTGTTATCTTGTGATTGTAGTGTTTTCCTGCTTCATACGCCTCTTCATAAGAATCAAAAGCTGCTAAGATTGTTTCAAACTTAGGGTCTTTCTCTTCTTTAATTCTAACCGAGTTATAGTTTTCCTCGTTTAACTCTAACCCTCTATCAGTAAGTCGGTTAATAACCCTAGCAACTCTTGACCGTTTCTGAACCTCAACGTTATTGTCTTGTTCTCTCTTGAGTACATAATTAGAAATATTTACATCCTTGCTTAACTCAATAGCTTCTTCTAAACTATTAAATAGTGTGTTTAGATTAGAGAATAGGACAGCACCTTGACACTTATTGTAGTTATAATTCTCTTCATTGACTTCAAAACCATTTTCAATAAGATATTTGAGTGTCTTTAGTGATTTGGTTTGTTTACTATGGAGAATATGCAATGGGTTGGAGTTAGACTTCTTACATGAATCTCTATTAGCCTGTGTCTTATTGTACCCAATAAAGTGAGAACTTCCGTCATAATGCCCTAACTCCCTAGCTCGCTTAACAGCCTCTATATGTTTTTCTGAACCATTATACGTCTCTGCCCAACTCTTTAATTTACCTTCTTTATGTAGTTCTCTAAAGTATTCTTTTCCTTTTTCTGATTTATTGTGCTTAGAATGTTCTATAAAATGTTCTTTCGCAGTTAGCCATTCAAGGTTTTCTGGAGTATTATTTAAACTATTGTTCTGATTAAATACACCTTTATGATGAACACATATACTATTTTGGTTTGGTGCATGTTCTTCATTCTGCAATCTATCTAAAGCATCTTCTTTTTCCTTAGCTAGAATAGTGTTTCCTACTAAATCGTGTGTATATTTATACTTTCCAGAGTTTCTATCAAAATACATTTCATGTTTGTTCTCCATCTTAGTATAAATAGGCATTAGTGATTGACCTACTTTTAGGTTTTGGGCCTCTTCATAACTTAAATCAGGTAACATAAACTTATGGTCTAATGTACATTTAATAACCTTACCATTATCTAATGTAATCTTAACCAATTTATTTGTTTCTTTGATTTTACGGATATTCTTTGCTAAAGATGGGGCAACATTACCATTTTTATCAATAGAGTATACCCACAATGTCTTAACATCATTATCTACAAGTTCCTTAAAGGAGTAGAAATTACCATCTAAAGATTTAACCTTTGTATCCCCTGTGAAACAAGCAATAATAATCTTATGATAACGCAACTTCTTAGTGTTGTATATGAGTTTACCTGTATCTTTATCTACATCTAGTCCAAGTGCCTTTACAATACTGGCAATTTCAGCATTTGCATAAACCTTGTCAATAGATGCCTTTAAACAGTTTAGCCCTTTACCACGAACAGGAAGGCATGCCTGGAATGTACTATCTCTTGTAGATTTGATTGTTCCTCCAGCAGAATCCCCCTCCACGAAATAAATTTCGCACTTACTTCTATCGTTCTTGTTCTTAGGGTATGCATCGGATAGTTTTGTAGGGAAATCGCCAAATAAAGATGTTGTATCCTTTTTAGCAACTTCTCTGATTTTATCTTTAGCCTTTTTAGCTGCTTCTCTAGCACGTCTGGCTACTAAAGCACGTTCAAGAATAATATCAGCCTCATTAGGATTATTCATTAACCAAGTAGCAAAATCTCCACTAATTGTTTGGTTGATAATGTTGGCATCAATACTATCAATTCTACTCTTATTTTGTGCATCATACTTTACAGTTGTGGTAGTTACATTAAAAATAACATAAAGACCTTCCATTAACTCATTAGAAGTTAGATTCTTTTCTTTAGCCTTTAACTTATTTGTTTCTTGTGCATATTTATTTAATGTTCTAGTAAATACACTCTTAAAAGCAGAAATATGTTCACCACCCTCAGTTTTTCCTAAATTAACAAATGAGGTGATGTTATCAGAGTAATCTGATGTATAAGTTAGACACATAGAGATACTATCCGTTCCAATAGTTCTATCAATAATAAAACGATTAGAAAATAATTCCTTATCTCCAACCCTCTCTGTTACCAAGTGGTCTAACCCATCTGGAATATAGTATGTAAACTTCTTCTCCTTACCACCTTTAATATATGTGAAGTTTGTAGTTAAATTTGGAACTAATGCCCCAATCTCTTCAAAATATTCACATAAAAATGAGAAATCTGGCTCATTTGATGCGAAAAACTGTTTATCTGGATACCACTCAACAGTAGTTCCACTGTGTTCTGATGTTTTACCTAATTCTCTTTTTTGGAAAATACCGTCCTTAAACCAAAGTTTCTCATATTCTCCGTCTCGAACAGATGTTGCAATCAATTTACTTGAAAGCCAGTTGGTGAGCTTTGCTCCGATTCCGTTAACTCCCAGTGCAGAACCACCATAAACACCCTCAGCAGATGTCTTTCCTGATGTATTCATAACATCAAAACTTCGTTGCATGACAGTTTCACCATTCTCGTCAATACCTGCGTTGATTAGGAAACCTTGTCCGAAGTCTTGTACTACATACTTATTCTTATCAATATCCACTGATACATTAATAGTGTTCCCATGTTCTAATACAGCCTCATCGACAGAGTTAGCATATACCTCTTTAATAAGATTTGTATTTGTTTTAGAACTTCCTAGATATGTTGATGGAACTCTTCGACAGAACTCCCTAGGTGTTTCTGATACAATACTGGTTTCGGTATACAGTGTTTTATCTTTTTTTACCATTTACTACTTCCTTTCTTTTTAAACTAAAACTCCGTGAACTACCCATCGACTGATGGGCTTCCATACTGTTGGTAGAAACTACCACGCCAAGATTAGATAGATTATCTAAAAGACTAACCACCTTCTCAGTGCTAACAGTATCCGTTTTTAATGAGCGATACGTTCCGTACCCGCTCAACAGTACCATCATATTTGCAGAGTGAATATCTCTGTCAGGATTTTCAAATCCACAATGATTACAATGGTACACTCTTTTATCTAAACTATGTTTTGTTAGACATCCGCATTCAGGACAAGTCTGAGTTGTAGGAACAGAACTCTCTAACATAACATTAGAATCATTCTTCTTCAAGTTACTCTTAACTCGACCTAAAATCCCATGTTGGACTTGTTTCCCAAAACTGAATTTATGTTTAGACTTTTTACGTTTCCACGAGTTTAACAATTCGTCTTGGAAACAGATGATGTAGTTCTGTTTTAAAATATGGTTTAGTTTATTAACTACATCTGATTTTTTGTTGTTTTGATGCTCATAAATTCTCTTAATTCGGTTTAAGGTCTGCTTATACTGGTTAGAACCCTTAATTTGACGAGATAATTTTCTCATCAAACCTTTAAGTTGTTCACTTTCTTCCATGTAAAAGTTTACCTTAATTCCATTAGAGAATGTCAATTGGTCTTTAATACCCATATCTAAACCAAGAACTTCCTTAGAAGTCTCTGGCTGAGATTTTTTTCTTTGTATAAACTGTTAAATGTATATAGAACCCTGACGCTTTCTTGATAAGTTTGGCATTTGCGAACTCTACTTCATTCAAATTAATTTGTTCTAACCCATTAACAATTAAGACACCAATCTTCTGAACACTGATTTTGTTGTGTGCTTTTATTTTATAGGTACAACCAAACTGTTTTAGATTAATCGCATTACACTCGTGCTTGTATTGAAGTCTACCGACTTTCAAGCCTTTCTTTTTAGCCTTAGACAAATTGTAGACATCAGTCTTTACACTATCGACTACAGATTGTTTCATTTGTGAAGATAGGTTAGAGATTTCTCTAGTTTCATACTTGTCATTAACTTTAACTTGAACAGATGAAGTATCTTCAAGAGATAGTGAATCTGTGGCTACCACAGCATTACGCAACCACTTAGCCTCAAGAAAACAGCGATGCAACTTCTCCCCCTTAGCACGAGATAATCTATTCTCTTGAATCTTTACACAGAAAACACGACAATCCATTTGAGAACGTCGTTCTTTTGTGGCACGTAAAGTGTCTTTAATTTTCAAGTTCTTTTCTTCTGACATATCGTATTTCTCTTTCTATATTGTGAGACAACATAGATATATTGTCAACATCTTTTCCTAAGTTCATCTCATAACAAAACATGTGTGTTTTCTTTAGAATTTCTCCGTAATTTACTGTATTTTACGGATAATTGCTTTACTTGTGATTTTATCATTACTTTTCACAATCTATCTTTCTTTGAATCAATATCCTTGAAAATCGTATCTTTGCTTTACCCGTTCTCTCATATAAACATAAGTTTCTCATGGTTGGTGTATAATGCCCTTTACCACCACTTGAAAAGAAATCATTACACCATTGTTCTCCCATTCCTTTAATACCCAATTCAATATTATAGGGTATTCTATCTATTCCCACAATCTTGAATTGATTAGGATTATATTTCTCTATGAAAGTAATAGGTACTCCCATAATACCATAATAATCACATGGTATATCAGATACTTTATCTATGTTTATAGCATCGAAGTTATGGTACTTTATATACTCACTTTCTTCATATTTCTTTGTTAATACCAATTCTTTGTGATTTTCACCTATGTTTGTTATCCATATAGTATTTCTAATTTGATATATACTTCCATCTGGCTTTATATAATTAGCAGGATGTGTTTTACCGGTCCAAACTTTATTCTCTTTAAGTTCCTTAAATACATTCAGATACTTAACAACATTTATTGTTCCTATAAATAAAAACTGTTTCTTATTTTCCACTAATATATCAAAGAAATCACGTATCAAACTAAAAGGTGGATTTGTTATTACTATATCGCACTCCTTTAATATTTCTATACACTCATCACTTCTAAAATCCCCATTACCGATTAACTTTTCTTGTTTAATGGTTGTGCCATCATAAGTAGTCTTGTAAGATTGTTCATTATCAAGATAAGTAGAAACAATACCTTTTAAACCTAAAACATGGAAGTTAGTATAAAAATACTTCCAAAAGTTAGAATATTTAGGACTATCACAATTGCAATAGATAATTTTATCCTTTAAATAATGAGTATAATACTTTAAATTCATTCTCTATCTCATGTAGTTGTGTGTAGAACTCATCGTTCTTAACGACCATTGCTTTTCTTAAATTATCTGTCTTAGCCATTAGTTAATCCACTTCACAACAGTGTCACCTTTGTAACCTTTTTCAAAGACAAACCAAGCATACGCAACAGCACTAGATTGGTACTTATCAAATTCACCATTTTTAGCACAATTCAATCTCCCACTTGCAATATATATATATCTAGGCGGATTCTCTTCAAAGAACTTCTTACGTTCTTTACCCTCTAAGAATAACACTTTTAAGAACATTGCTACTTTATTACCTGTAGGAATAATATCTAAACAATGTTTTAGAATAGGCAGAGCAATCTTATATGGTGGATTAGTAATAATATCACCGTTAAACTCCTTAATATCAAACACATCTTCTTGTTTAATGTCATCAACACCACGAAGAATTAAATCTGTTGCAGTAACATTATACCCATGAGAAGCAAGAACATCTCTAATATACCCCATACATGCACATGGTTCTAGGATATTTTTATTAAATGTTTCCTTCTCTAATAATAATTCAGTTGCTTTTGGTTCAGTAGCATAGAAATCATTTTCTTCTCTGTCATCAACAAGACCCCTAGCACCAATTGTAATAAAAGTATTTGTTCTTTTCATAAACATTGTTCAGGAAAACACTAAGTCTTTAGCTTAGTGTAGGAATGAACCTTACCTCTCCTTCTATTCTTTTGTATATACACAAAATACTTTTTCTTGTGTTTAATCTTTTAATTGACTTATATGACGGATTCTGTTTTCCACCCTTGTCTCTGAAATCAATAGAGTTGTTGTCAATATCCATCAAGACAAATGCTCCACTACTTCTTCTACCTTTGATAAAACAAGTTTCTCCAAGATACTTTACCTTATCAAACTTTTTAAATCCATGAATCTTTCCTGTAGGAAGTTTTTGTTCTCCTCGAATACCTTTTGTTAAAACTCTATCTTGTTTTGAAACACATCTCTTTAGATACAATACATCCGATGGGTTACATTCCAACCCGCCACTTGCAATCACACAAGCATCTAGGTAGTGGTCTTTTTGTAAACCTAAGTTTTCTCGATTCGCTTTTGTTACAAATCCAAATGTTTCTATTGCATCTGGATATTTCTTTAACAACATACTTCTAATAACAGACATCTGAGTTGCGTATCTTAAAGTACCTCTACGTTTACCTTTTAGCTTTAACTCTTTTTCACCTGAATGAACTTCTTTATGACAATCCTCACACAATGTAACATAGTTTTCCAAGTCGTTACTACCATTTTTACTTCTAAAAACAATATGATGTGCTTCTACTCTACAGTTCTTCTTACCACAACATTGACAAGTGTATCTATCTCGAACTAAGGCATGCTCTCGGGCGTTGGCATAACCATAGTTCACACCTTTTTGATAAGCCCATTTATGCTCTTGTAACCAAGGCTTTTTCATAAGTTGTGTATCAAACTGACTCACTTCTAAGATAATGTTCTTATCTGAAATTGGAGGAATCTTCTTACAGAACTCAATTTCTCGTTCATGACCACAATACTTACTAACAATCGTAGGACAATATCTATCATCTCGGATAGAGTTTCTTCTATTTGAAAATCTACACTTTCTATAACGCGTCTTTCTATTCCTACGGTTTCTACGGTACATTCTTCGAGAATCCATTTTCTTTTTAATGTCATCTCGTAATTCAACATGTGCTTGATACAATACTTTATTGTTACCAACGCAGGCTACACCTACGTGTTTAGAACCAGTATCTACTCCAAGTACTACTTCTTGTACGATTTTAGTTTCAGGTTCGTACAGTAACCTAATTGTGAATGGTTCTCTATGAACAACCTTAGCTTTTTTATCTCTCAACATCCTACGAACTTTGCCAAAACGCTGTGTTGGCATAAGTGGTTGTCCATTCTTGTCTAAAACATATACGAACATACGTTCTCGCTCCTTTCGTATTTATTTTAGTGAGTTTTACTTTGTAAGACAGTACTCACAGAACTGTAGTGCCTAACTCATCTCTTTTACCAAGTTAGTGTTGGACTTCTCATCGACAATGATAGTTAGAGTTTTGAAATTACTGACACAGGACTATTTTAGCACTCTCAATCCAACTTAATCAGTAATCACAGAACAACGGTCTTGAGCATTCAACCGATGGTGTGTATGTGTATCATCTAACTATCGTAGTAGGTATTTCTACCTACTGAGTCTTGTAAACAATCGTACCTTAAAGGTACTAGGGTACTCACCTAGTGCATGTTTACTGTACTCTCCTTACTTACTTAAGTCCTCTTGAACATCTTCCCACCTCTTTTTAGGTGTGTATAGCCATAAGGAAAGGAGTAAGAATAGAATTGATGCAATAAGACGGAAATTTTGTGAAGAAACAGAGTTAGTATAGTATACCCCTACCGAATTTAATAATGACATGTTAATACATATATTACTCATTCTTAAACTGTGTTCTTTATTTCTTTCCATCTTGTTAATCATTCGAACACTAATAAATCCAACTAAAATACCAACAGTACCTAACCATCCACCAATAGTAAAAAGAATTGGATAAGTTCCTTTGAATGGGAAAAATACTAACATCACTAAGATGATGCCACATTGAATTAAATCTAATTTCTTAAGCATATATTGTCTCCTTATTTCACATTATATCACACAAAATAAAAAAGTAAATACCTTGGTATCTACTTTCACACATTCACACTAAATAATTTAATGATTAAACTAACTACTTTCTCCCAGACAATTAAAAATAAATTAAACATAATTTCTCCTACTTAATTAAATCGGCTATCTTGTATTTCTTTCCTTTAAGTACATTATAATTCTTAGAAAAGTTTACTATAATGTTAGGATTATTTGGACTGGTGAATACTGCTTTAAGGATATATCCTTTCTTATTCTCTTGAGGTTCACCAAACTCTACATAAACAGAACCATTATGAAAGAACTGCTTAATGATTTCTAATAGTAAAGCACTCTTTTTCTTTTCTTCTGGAAGATGTAACATATACATATATTCTAAATCAACCTTGGCAAACTTTCTCCCCTCAGTGTACAACAGATAAGAGAATATAACCCCAACGCAAAGTAGAAGGACACTATTAGAGGACATGACCACACTAATCAGGATAAAGGAAATAATAATGTATAGATACCCAATATCTCTGTAATGATATAAAGTGTAATGTAAACCAGTTACATCATTCAAATGTGAAATAATCTCATTTTCTAACAAGTTATCATTTTTCACAAAAATGTATGTTAAAAGTTTCAATAGAGTAATACTACCAAAAGATAATATCAAGAAAATAAATAGCTTATACATTGTATATCCATATAGAATGGATAAAATTAGAGATATGTTCAATGAATACTCTATTCTATTTTGTGGCGTATTATTATCTCGACCCCTATGGTCAATAATAACGAAAAGCACTAAAAGAATAAAACTAACACAAACCCCAAATAGTTTGATTACAGGGTAATCCTTTGCAAATCCCATTAAGGAGATTAAAAGAATTACTATAAATCCATTAATGACTTGTAAATAACTACTCTTCTCCACCATACAGTTTATCCCAACATTCACCACAGATACCAGTCATCAAGGATTCTCTTTCCTCATTAGATAAAGTTGGCAAGCAATCTTGGATTCTGCCTCCATTTCTCCACTTGATAAATCCCTCATGAGGAACAGTGATAATATATTGTTTACCACAGATTGGGCAGCGAACTTCAACATTACAAGTATTCATAGAATATTACCTCTCTTACATACTAAGTTTACCATATTTTATACTGAATTGTCAATAAGAAAAAAGAGGTTTTTACGCCTCTTCTCTTGTTAAATATTCTTTAACTAATTGTACTACAAGACTTGCCTTCTTACCGAAAATCTTCTCAAAGAAAGGCTCACCTGTCTTTAAATAATCTTCCTTAACATCCGCAAGATATAAAGGAATAATTTTACTTAAATTCTTTAGGTCTACATCAAACGTTTCCTTACTCATTACACTCTCTAAACGTGCCATGGTGAAGTAACGGTCAATCTCAGAATTAAACTTAGCCTGTTCTGTACTTAGTTCAATCTGTTTCTTTTCTTTCGCAGTATTTTTAATTTCAGTAAATCTTTCTGTCTTATGTTTAACTGCAACATAATTCTGAATAGCACCTGTTTCTTTATCTGATTCAAAGATTTGAGAGTTAATAGGTTTATACACCAAACCTTCTTTCTCTCCACCTAAAGCAGATTCAGTAGTAAGTGGTGTATTCATTAAATTCTTTAGTGTGTCAATACGAACAAAAGGAACAAGAATATCCTCTGGTACAAAGTTCTGTAATTCTTCAAGAGAGAAACTTCTGAATACTTCACTCGTCTTTACAAAAATCTCAAACACTCTAAAATTACGAACCTTATCTAAGTTCTCTTGATATTCCATGTGTTGAATGCCAGAGCCGTATAATTCCCCAAAGATATAAAATTCAATCACATCAGGATTTTCTCTAATATAATCTTGAGCAAGAGAAATCATACGATGAGTGTTCTCACAAGCATCTAATCTACTACCTAGACTATCTTCTGTATTAACTAAATGATTTCGAGAATAATATTCAACAGAATTAGGAGTAACTAAAATCTGCATATTAGAACCATGAATCTTCTCAGTAGCATAAAACACATCATCCATAAAGGAATTTAAATACTTATTCTTAAATACATTGTAATAATTTTCAATGGAAGGATATTTCAACATAACTAATTACCTCTTTTCTACTCCCATATCTTAACACAAATAATAATTCCTGTCAATAATAAATAAAATAAAAAATAAAATAATATTATAAAAATACCTTCATAAATAAAATAATTCAAAAATAAATACTTAAAATAAATTACTAATATATATAATTAAAATAAATAATTAAAAATAATCCTAAATAAACGAAGAGCCCCCCTGAAATCAATAAGTTTTTACGAAAAACACCTAAAATCTAATAAACATATCAGGTTAAAACTTGTGAAATTGAGTAAAACTTTAACAATGAAATAATTTACAAAATAAAGAAAATAAAAAAATAAATTACAAAAAATAAATAAAAGGGGAGAAATTAATCCCCCCTAAACCAATAAATTATGAATATTAATGTTTTCTTTCAAAGCCAATATTCCCTAAGTGTTTCGTAAAACGTTGTTCAAACTTACCAAAGGTTTCATTTATTCTATCCCCACACTCATATAAGTCATTTCGTATAACCTTTAGTTTTTCTATTTCACTATTAAAAAATTTTTGATATTTATCTAGACTTGCCCATATTAATTTTACTGTCGCTAACTCATAAAAATCCTCAGAGTAAATATCAGTAGCGATAAAACAATTATCACAAAGATACCCTGTAAAAGAATCAGCATGGTCTACATAATCTTCAATAAATTGTTTTAAGTCCTCTGTATATGAGGATTGTCTGAAAGGGAATAAATCATCTAAGAATGTATTTTCAGTTTCAGGACAAATGGTAATCTTAAAGGAATCGAAGAAATTAGAATCACTCAAAAATGTTATGTGAGTAAAAACCCCTAGCCAATCACAATAATCACAAAATGCTTCTAAGTCGAACTTCAGGTAGTCATCTAAACAGTCATTTAATTCCTTAGGACTTATATTGTACTGATTAAATAAGTCTAAACACTTTGGTATATTTATTAAATGAGCAGATAATATATCACTTTCAACAATATCATCTAATATTTCTTTAATTTGCTTTCTATTTTCTTCTGTTAGTTCTTTTAGTTCATTATATAACTGTTCTTTTGTTTTGTACATACCATGAATCCTCTCTATTTATTAAACAACTTATTTACATCATACCATAAATTAATACTTAGTGTATTTGTGAAATTATAAAAATCGAATAATAATGAAACTGCATTATTGAATACTTCTTGTGTGTTTGGCTTTTTTAGCCCCCACAGGTTTAATACATACTTATTTGAATCATCATTTAAAGTATCGTACACATATAACGTAACATATCCCTTTTCAATACTTACTTTGATAGAATAATAATCTTTCGTAAATTCTATTTCTGAGTTTGTTACATTACTAATTACCTTTTCTTCTTTTAACTCTAGTGCTTGGAACTTATTAACCACTTCTTCTAAGACAATACTGAAATTACCAATTGTTTCACGAGTAATTTCCTCTAATTCTGCTATAGCTTCATCTGTTATATCTTCTCTTACAATATCGAACTGAACGTCTAAGATATTTAGGTTTTTTAGTGTTCTATTCTCCGTTAATACAAAAGATAAGGGTAACTTATCATGCACATATAACTTATCTTCATTATCGTATGAAGTATATCTAATTGTATAGTTTAATTTATCCATTAAAAATTCCCCTTTACCATAAAATTAAGCGAATAGGTCCTGAACCTTATTTGCCACTTCATGTTCTAACTTACTAATTGTCTTAAAGGTATCCATGACAGCCTTTTCGAGTTTATAGTATATCTTTTCGACATCATATCCACTAAAATCTTCTTTAAAGGCAATATTTTCTCTCGTTTTCAAATTGGTAATATATAGTTTAATTTCACTGTTGGTACTAAATATGTCAAAATTATAGTTACTTGTCGAACCATAGAAAACATCTTCAAATTCATCAGACATTGGTTCACCCTCTTTTTCTACTTGGTTAAAAGTTTCCGACAAAGAGTCAACCAACTTTTTCTCTTTTTCCATAATTCTCTCTACCAAAGGTTCAATTTGAGTTAATAATTCTTGTGTCATTACCATCCCAGAAGTTTGAATAGTTCCATCACAGACATCTAATCTTTTAATGATACCATCTTCTGATAGTTCGATGTATATTGGTAAGTCTTTATGAAAGTATGATGTTATTGTAGGTTCATCAGCATATAAGCAAACAGAATTATAATTCTCTAAAATTATCTCTTGATTTCTCATTAAAAATCTCCTTCAAATGAAAATATTCTCTCACTCCAAGAAACATCTTCCAAAGTGAAGTCATATAGTTCTGTACCATTAACTAAAAATGTAACTGTTTCAATTCCATCGAAAATACTCTTATCTGTAAATTCATATGGTCTTGATGGTCTGTGGTCATAGTCATCTGTTGTGAGAAATGTTAATTTACTCCCTGAAACAATGTATCCCCACACTGTGAAACTTTCATAAATCGTTCCCAATTCAATGGTTGCAGGAACTCCACACTCATTACTTTCGTCTATCTCATCAATAAATTTCTTTCTGAACTCGTCTATTCCCATATTTTAGTTCTCTTTTCCGTAATCTCCCACGTAAAGGTATTCTGACTTTAAGTCTGTGTCTGATACAATTTTACCTGTTCTTGTTTCTGTTATTTTTCTCATATTCTATAATTCCACCTCAAATAAAAATTCTCTGTCACTCCAACTTGTATCAACCAACTTCGCATCTTCGATAATGTCTCCATTGATACGGAATACAACCTTACTAACACTGTCAAAGATTGACTTATCTGTGAATTTATATTCAACATTATGATGATACTCTGTTACATTAAGAACTGCAACACCGTCGGAAATTGTACACTTATCTACAACTCCCCACCAGTGATTACCGAACCAACAACTGTCATGTGCTTGAATAGTTGCAGGTACTCCTAATTCGTTACACTCGTCTATGTAGTCTACGAAATGTTTTCTAAATTCTTCTATTCTCATAGCCCTATCTCCACTTTTATATACCTATCTTAACACACTTTAGATAGTTTGTAAAGAAAAAGACTAAGAATTTAATCTTAGTCCTTAATTTTTAGTGCCTTTGCTTTATTGTAGATGAAATCAATGGTAGAGTACCATCTGCCAACTATCATCTGACTGCTAACATCATAACTAATATATGTATAGTCTGTTGTGTATAGTTTGTTACCATCTTTTTCTGTTACTAAGACAGCGAATGAATTGTCATCTATCTTCTTTACCCCAATAACATTATATTCGAATAATTTTTCAAAAAGAGTTTCTTTGTCGTCTGAGGATACTGAAATAATTCCTTTTGGGACAGGTGTCTTTGGGTAGGAATCTTGCCAAATACCTTTACTAAATGTCTCAACCGTTGCAACAACTCTAATCGTAACCATAAATGAAATCACTACATTTAAAACCGTAAGTAATATGATTGGTAGGTGTGTTTTGACTGCTATCCAATGTATTGGAACATCCAACGTGATAACAAAGAAGATAGTCAAGACAATTGCCAACAAAACCATTCTGTAACCATCCTTTTTGTCATTAAAATATTTCTCTTTTATATAGTTTTTTATCACTTGTTTCTGTTCTTCATACGTCTTTACATCGATACTCTTTAAATCTTTATTAAATGGTTCTCCATTTACTAACTTACAATCATTCTTCATCATATATATCTTCCACCCTTATCCCTTAATTTTCCACTTCTTTCGATGTTTTAGTAACAAATCTTCCACTGATACACCTTCAACTTTATCATCTAACATGTAGGGATACTTTTCTCTAATCATTGAACATTGTTTCTTGGCTTTTCTTCCTAGCTTTGACAATTCTATCACAAATTCCTTAAACTCTGTTAAATCTAGGTTCAATGAGATGTGTAATGCCTCAATCAACCATAACAATAGTTCAGGTCTGCCAATGCTATTGTACATCTTTGCAGAATTTGTGTTTGGCTTATGTCTATATCCCTCAACACCTTCAGTGTTTTGAGAAATCGCCCATTGGGAAAAATGCTCTCTTTGGCATGACCACCATCTATCTTTTAGTTGTCCAAATTCCATATCAAACTCATGGGCGATTGGTGTATCAGGCTCTAAACCAAACAACGATTGAGCAAATTGAATTGTATTTAACTTACCCTCTTCCATCTATCCTACCCACTTTCTTCTAAATAATTCTGGATTTCTTGTCAATTTCTCTAAATTCCAACATTAGAGGAACAATATTCTCTAACTTATTTCTCTTAATCTGTTTATCTGTTAAATCATCCATAACTGCAATATGTTGGTAGATTACTTCCAAGTTATCCAACTTTTCTCGATTTGTTACATCAATCTTTGCTAAATAGTACATAGCAGAAACAAAAGCATGGTTATGATAAGTTGCTCTGTGTTCCGAAACAAATTCTTTACAGATAAACTTTCCTAAATCATGATACTTAGAAATCTCTTTCAATCGTAGTGTAGGAGAGTTTTGAACACACATCATGATATGCTCGTTAATGCTTTCCTTGTGGTTTGGATTGTCATGAGGTAGATTACCCATAAATTCGTGTCTAAACTCATTAAAGTTATTACCAAAGACCTTTTCGATTCTATCACAATCTACCCCAATCCGAGGTACTTGTAATCTCTTATAGTCTTGGATAATTTCAGAGATAGACCTTCCACAGTCTTTATTGTAGTTATGAATTAAAGTTGATAGTGGTTTTAAGAAACATATTGCGATTACTTCAATACCTTTATGCTTACAGTAGTTGTATAGACCTGCTCTTGTACTTCTTTTTAGATTATCGTTGTCAATATATAAAACATCTGTGTCATTCTCAAACACTTTAATTGCTTGAATATCAGGAACAACCATTGATTCTGTACCATCTTTTAACTGTGATTGTACATAAGAAGTAACCCCAGAACCATTAACTCCGATGCAAATATACAGTTTCCTCACAAAACTCACCTCACTTTAACTTATACACCAATTTTACCACATTAAGGTGATTAAAGCAAGAGGAAAAAGAGAGTTATTTTACTCTCTCCTTATATTTTTCCCTAAACCAGATAATAGACTTCGTATTTAACAGCTCTTCTTTTTCTTCTGTTGTCTTATCCTTTAGGAAATCCTGTAAAAAGTTAATAAAGTCTTGTTCTGCAGTCTGTGCTTTCTCAGAGTTTAATCTGTTTGAACCCTTAACTTCCTTATCTTTTAGCAATCTACCCAATTGGTTACGTTCTGTTTTCCAGAAAGAGTAGAAATTAGTCTTGTACTTCCACATAAACCCATTAGAATCTGTGATTACTGCGCCTTCTAGTTCTTCTTCCTCTGTCATGGCTAGAAAGTTGTCTAATTCTTCCTTAGTATTGATTACCTTATTCTTAGCAATAACAATAGACTTAATGTTTAACTTGTTCTTTAGTGTTTCAGACAGTTCCACATCCTTATCAATACCATTAATATCTAATGTATTAGGAATGAAGTCTAGTAATGCCAATGGATTTTCCTCATATACAATATGCTGGTCATTAACCATATCCATTACTTCAAATGTAGCAGTACAGTGATGTTCTTTTAAAATATTGAATAGTTCATTCTTATCTTCTTCGTTTGCGAAAAGTGTATTGTTTAAGATTTCTTTAAAGTATTCGCAATATTCACCCTCGTTAGTGGACTTTGTTGCAATAAAGAACTCAGCATTATACACAGATATAATACCCAAGAACCCATTAAACTTCTTAGAGATATACAATGGATACACTAAATGATTATCAACATATTCTTTTGTTTCTGGTTTTTCATCATACTGGAAAAACTTATTATAGGAACGTGCTACAATATCCCCATCCACTTTATTGATAAATAGTCCACGAGCCTTAATCGTCTCATCATTCCAGATTCCATCTTGGAAAGCATTGCGAGTGAAGTTTAAGGAAACAATGTCATTACCTAATTCCTTAACTCTAATGTATTCAGAGTTTAACATGTTTTGTAATCGTTTATCCATAGTATATACCTCTCTTTACATTAGATATATTAGCATATTTTAAAGAAAAAGTCAAGAAAAAGGAGTGATTTTCCTCACTCCCAATTAAATCTTTCGTAATTCCTCGTCAAAGATATTGTAGATACCAATATAACCATCATGTGAATAGTCTATTCTGATTGAGTGTTCTGTTGATGTTGTTTCTCGATGACCATGAATCTGTGTAATTCTTGCCATATTCTTCTCCCACAACATATCAACTTCTGTTTCATAATTACCTGTACCATATTCACAGTTCTGACCTGCTAAATATAACATATTCTTTGGTAGTTCACTTACACCAGCATGACAGATAAAATATGTTCCCCATCTAAACTCTAGTAAAATAAACTCTTCTAGTCTATCAACCAGATTAGATAATACACTTGTATCTTGTGTTCTTTCTAAAATCTTATCTAATGTAGTATTCTTAAATTGGTTAGAGTAGTTGTTAGTGCCATAGACATAGTTTCGTACATGTCTTTCGTGATTACCTTGGATAAATCTTACGTTATCCAATTCTAACAATTTGCCAACTAACTGCATTGTCTCATAAGGTTTTTCACCTCTATCGAAAATATCTCCTGTAAAAACGTACAAGGAGTTTTGTTCCTTCTCGATTTCATTATAAACAATCTCTAACTTATCTGCATTATTATGAATATCACCTACACAATAGATTCTATCCCACCTATCTAACTTCTCTTTCTTTGGTAATAGTTCATCTACTGAATTAATTACTGTTACGTAGTCTGGTAATACTTGATTTGTGAAAATCTCGTATTTCTTAACAATTACATCTGTTGGAATTTGCTTATATGATTCTCTTTGCTCATTTCTCTGTAATAACTCATCAAGAGATACATCAAAACGCTTTACATAGATTTTATATCCACATAAGTCAGCAAGTTCCTTATATTTCTTAAAATCTCTTGTATGTAAGTGCATGGCATCTACAACTGTAAATAACCCCATGTTCATACGAGATTCTAGGATTGTATATAACATAGACCAAACTTGTCTATCTTGCTTTGAAGAAATAACTAATCCATTTTCAGACATGTCAAAACCTGCCATCTTGATTCTTAATTCATCAGATGACACCGTAAAATCCTCTAGTTTGTTTTCTTTGATGAAGGAGGATTTTCCTGCACCCATAATTCCGTTTAAGATTAATAGTTTCTTCATGCCCTTCGTTACCCCTCTATAAGGTATTATACCACAATGTCAGTGCATTTGTCAAATATTAACTATTATCACCACAAATATTTATCTTCTGGATGGATGAAATACTTAATATCTAAGTCTTTCCCATCCTTTATCATTAGAAATTCGTCACAATCTACTAGTCGGTAATATGTTATTGTTTCCAAATCTTCTTTTAATTCTTTTGCTGTGATATATTGATTTGTTCCATCAAACTCACAAATAACTTCCTGTTCGTATGGGTCAAAGTAAGTTCGAGAAGGAGAGAGAACCCTTAAATTAGGAACTCTCTCCACTAACCCGTTAAATACTGCTTTGTCCATTATAAATAATCCTTTTCAAAACAATCAATCTTAAGTGAGCTATCTGTATAATAAATTGCATGAGCATAATATCCATTGTGGATGTTATATACAGAGGCATATATAGGTGATTCATCTTTTATATTAATTTTAACTGTGAATGAATCATCTCTATCAATATCAAACTCAATGGATTCCACAAACTTTTCTTCTTCAAACCATTCACCTAGAGTACACTCAGCACCAAACCCCTCACAACACTGTTGGTAGTTGTCAATACCTAACACAAAGTTTTCAAATTTCTTATTCTTTTTCACTGGAATAATATTGATTGCAATATCCATACACTTACTTGGTGTAGGATTTTCTTGGTTTAATATACACAATGTATTTACGATATACTTTGTCATATTACTCAATTCTTCCTGCAGACTGTATATTGTCTAGTTGCGTACGTATTTTCTTTTCAACATCCTGATTCTCTTCTACTTGTTGTTCTAATATTTTTTCATGTACAGTTGAAACAGGGATTTGTTTTAGGAGCGCCCAAATATTAACCACGTATCTATCATCGAACTTGTAAAACTCGTTCGGATGTTCATATAGTTTAATCTCATCACTACTACTCCTATTATAGTAAACCCTATAAGTCTTATAATTATCAGTAGAATATATTGAAATACACCCACTACCGAAGTTCAAATGATTAAAGTCATACTTAACAGGTTTATATGATTTTCCACACACTTTTGAGAAATGCTCATTAGTTTCATCTAGTGTATCATCAAAATTATTCTCTTCTTCCACTAAATTTGCTAAGGTTACCAACCAATTCTCAATCCACTTTGAATACTCAGCAGTACTAATATCCTTATAATCATTTTTTAAATCAGCAAACATATTTTTCTCCTATTATTTATATAAAATAAAAGGGGAGTATGAACTCCCCTTCAAACTACTTACTCTCTTTCTTCTTTAATGCTAGTGTTAATAGTCCAATACCACTAACAACCGTCATAGCAAGATTTGTAAATACATTAGTTCTAATCCCAGTTTCGATAACTCTATCATCTTTCTTGATAGATGTAGTTGAACTATTTGTATTATTTACCACTGTGGTCTCTTCAACCTTATTACTTACAGTGTTTTCTACTGGTTTTTCCTCTACTACAGGTTTTTCTTCGACTGCAGGTGGAACTACTGTATTATCTGTAGGGTTGTTAGGAACTACAGGTGTTTCATCAGTAGGATTCGCTGGTTGAACTGGTGTTTCATCTGTTGGAACATTTGGTTCTGGTGTAGGGTTTGGCGTAGGATTGTTTGGAACTTCTGGGGTAGGATTCTCAGGTGTTACATTATCCGTTGGATTTTCAGGCGTTGTTTCTCCACCATTATCTCCATTTATATTACCCCCTGTTGGATTAGATGGCTCTACTGGAGTATTACCATTATTGCCAGGTGTTTCAGGCTCAGGTGTAGGATTTGGCACAGTAGGTGTCTCTTCTACTGGATTTGTCGGTGTTTCTGGCTGTGTAGGTGTTTCATCAGTAGGGTTAGTTGGTGTCACTGGTTGCTCTGGTTCTGGTGTTGGAGTAGTAACTTTCTTATACACATGAACTGTATCACCATTTTCTGCTGTACGAGTTTCTACAAATTCATATCCGTCAAATGTTTCTTTCTCGTGTACACCATATTCTTTAGTCTTTAATTCTGTACCATCTTCTGTAACATATTGAGTGTAATCAATACCAACATGTAATACTCTTGTCTTAGGGTCAACTGAACCACCTTCAACATATGTTACTAAACCATAATCACGAACGAAGAATGCATCTTTTTGGATGGAAGAAGTACTAAATAAGTCCTTTAAGTCATTATAAATCACATCAGCATCATAATCTAAGTATCTACTACCTAAATCGTCAGCAATTGTGAAATTAAATGTACCAATCTTATTACCAACTTCTCCCTGTGTAACTTCTACAATTTCACCCTGTTTTAAGTTCTCGTCAATTTCAGCGATTGTATCGTAAGGAATTTCCTCATTCACAGTTGCAAATAATTGCCAGTAACCATTCGCCCCAGAAATAGCCATGTCGCTTGTAGGGCCAATGTCAGAAGTAAAACGTGAGTCTGCTTCTTCGATTGGATAGTCAAAAGCGTATCGGTTAGGATATGCAGTTATGTCATATCTTTCTATTCCATCAACCTCTACAGGAAGAGCAACGTTACGTTCTGTAAACTCTGTACCATCATTAGTTACAAAAGTAACTTCTTTCGCAAAGTAAAACTTACCCATAGATGGGTCAGGATGATTTTCAGCAGTAGAAAGGTCAAAACATTCTAAGTCTTGCCAGTTCTTTACCTGTACTGTTTCTCCTGCATGGTCTCCATCCTCAAGTGTAAATTCATAGTCTTTATCCAACTTAGTCTTTGTTGAACGACTTTCAAACACAGAGGTAAAGTTGTTTCTATTAAACTTGTAAGTGCTATGGTTCACATTATTTGTAAGTCCTAAACTTGTTCTTGTACCGTTTGTTGGTTGTGTTGCTAAAAAGTCTGCTAATTTCTGACTTTCTTCTGAGGTTAAATCAGCCTGTGCATGTGCCTTCACTGTATTACCACATAACAATACAGTTGACATCAGTAATGATGCCCCAATTGTCGCTTTCTTTAAACTTTTCTTATTTTTCTTCATCAAATCTCTCCTTTTTCTAAAACACTTGAAAAATGCCAGTATGATTTATTACCCCATACTTGGCATTAAACTTCTCTATAAAATTGTAATAGGAAAATTATTTTCCCTCAATCACGATTACGTTAACTTTCTTTGTTAGTGTAGTACAAGCATCTATGGCAATAATTCCTAAATCTCTAAATGGTTCAAAGCAAGCATCTTCTCCAAACTCAGAACCCTTACCATGATACCTAGAGTTGCCAAAAGAACAATGCCAATGACCACAAATAATCGTCTTGTCCTTAAAGCCATGACCATTTTTCCAATAAGCCATCCCGTTTATCCAACTATATTCTTCAAATTCTTTACAGTCTTTATCTTTATAGTTCTCTGGCAACCAACCATGACAACAAACAATAGTATTCCCATTTTTGTCTTTAAACTCAAAATAATCTACAAGACTGCTCATGTATTGAGTTAGTTCTAACCACTGATTAGCATACATAAAGATTTCACTATCATAGGCATTTAACATCTTTCTACCAGATACATACCTTGCAATCTCTAAAATAGTATCAACTGTTCCATTGTGTCTATCAGCATAATCAAATCTATGAGAAAATAAACACTTCTCTAAGTTATATTCATGATTACCCTTAATTAAAACTGTATTAGGTAAGGAATTAACAAATTGAATACACTTAACAATCTCTTTACCACGGTCTAATAAATCCCCACACATAACTAAAGTATCCAACTGCTCGTTAAATCCTTGCTTTTCTAACTCTTGCTTCAATTCTGTATAATGCCCGTGAATATCTGATGTAATAAAATATCTCATACCATCATCCCTCACTGACTAAACTGAGAGGAACAGTTTCAACAGCTACAACCTTTACGAGTACATCATCAGTTGCTTTAATTCGGTACTCCACAGTTAAACCATCGTCTTGTTTAGTGCCATTTAAGTATTCTCCGTCATAGTACCATGTGTCAGGCAAACAGAATCCACCTTCCACAACCCCAACAGTTCCGACATTTAACTTTGTTACAGGAATGAACTTACCAAGATAAAGTTCTCTAATGTCCTTATCTGTTTTTCTATCAACATTCTTATACAATTCTGGGAATTTAATCTTTAACTCTAATAAGAAGAGTGGTATATATTTTTCTTGATAATCTGCTATAACACCGCCTTCAAAATTACGTGGTTTATATTTCACTATTTCATTAATCAATTCAACAGACCAACATTCCTTTTTAATGTAGGCTGTATCATTTTCTAGGAATACATCCTCATGTTTAGAATAAAAGCCATATCCCCAACCAGTATAAAGCCATGGGAGGTTCATATACACATAAGAACCACAATCCTTTAAAATCCCCTCAAACACTTTAAGTCTATTTTCTAGTTCTGGATACTTATTTTTCATAGCAAAGTAAATATCCTTATGCTTTTTAGAGTTTCTCGTATAGCCAGTACGTACAACTTTCTTAAAATGTGTTCTACAGAAATGGTTATACAGGTTATCTGTTCTTGTGATTGTGCCATCCTCAATTTCCTTTTCGCCATCTTCGTCAAGGATATAATACTCTGTTAGTTCTTCTGCACTATTCTTTTGGGAGAAAAGACTTGTACCATCCCAGTAACTCCAGCTAATTAATCGTGGGTATTTATTTTCCATATAAATTCCTCTACTTTCTCGTACTATTATATCACAAAAAAGGAGCACTTGTCAATTAAGTACTCTCTCATAAAATAAATAGAATAACTCTATTACTTGAAATTGTTAATGTCTAAATTCTTATCCAACTCTGGAATATCTTTCTTAAGTCTAATCTCTAATTCTTGAATATCAGAATTTAGTTCCCCAATCTTTTGGAAATACTGCTCTTTGTGTTCTTGGTCAAGCTTTAATTCATCAGCATAATCTCTCATGCTCTGTAATTTCTTGGTTAATTGATTTAATCTGCTAACATCTTCTAGTTGATGTTCTTGCAGTTCCTTGACTTGTCTACGAATATTCTCCACAATATCCATCTTATCACGAACTAAGGCATAATCATTAGATACTGCCAAGTCCTCAACTTTACACCTTCTTACAATGCAAGTACACAATACTCCATCTTGGATAGATGGATTAATGTCAGAACACACCTCAAGGAAATATCCCTTAAATAGTAATTCAAACTTCTTTTGAACGTCTACCAAGGCAGTCATATTCTCAGCAACTTCACTGTTAGGGGTAACATACTCTGTTACAAATACAATTCTAGAACCCTCATGGAAATTGATAAAGTGATTAGAATTACATGTTTTAGTAATTTCACCATATCTGTCCGTATGAATTGAAATTATCGCAGGAATTTGACCTTTTCCTGCAAGACTTTCCCAACTATACTCTTCCATCACAATACATCTCCTTCATAGATGTCATAATCGTAGTAATCTCCACCACTTAATACTTCCCAAGTGGTTTCTTCACTCAAATCAATAATAGATGGATGAACTAGTAACCAACGTGTTGAATGTTCATGGCAACTTATATCAGCAGAATGTACTCTAACCATCGGATTCGAATAATTAACTTCCAGATACTGTAATACACTCTTTAAACTTCCATTAAATTTCATAATATATACCTCTCTGCAATAACTAGTTTACCATAATTCAGCTCATTTGTAAATACAAAAAGAGATAAACTTAATTACCTCTTTTTCTCAACTGTGCAGATAGTGTCATTGTGCCAACCACCATGAGCAACAAGCAAGATTTCTTCAATATTGAATCTAAGTGTCTTACCAATTCCCCCAGAGTTCCAAGCAAAAGTGATTACATATCCACCACTCTTTACAATTCTACCAATCTCTTTCTTTAAGTTAGACCAGTAAGAACTCTGGGTTGTCTTATGGTCTACAGTCTTACCCAACTTTTTATAGCACTCGGACACCTGTCGAGGACTATATGGGCTATCAAAAAGTACCATATCCACCGAATTATCATCAAACATCTTCAAGAAGTCTAATGCATCTAAATGATAATCAGTATCAAATGTTTCATCTAAGTCATTAGTAACATTAGCCAACTTATTCTTATTAGCAAATGGGTCAATAATAACTGCATTAGGATTATCTACCTTAACCAACTCAATGTACTTAGAAATCAAGTTATGAATAGGTTTAATGTCAAAAGTATTACTATTTGGCATAGACCATTCTCGATTGATTGATATTCTATTACTTGACAAGTCCATTATCAATTTCCTCTTCAAAATCACTTAACTCTTTATCTAAGTCTAACTCTTTACCGTACCAATTAAATGTTACAGTAACGTCGGTAGAAATATCTAAGTGTAGTTTATCTGTTGCAGCAGTTTCCATATCATACGCAAATCTCTTTTCTACTTCTCTTGCATATCTAAAAGGAGAACTTAAAATAACTTCATCATGAATAGGTATAATAGGTTTACCGTGTAATGCCCTTAATCTCTCATCATTATTTAACTTAATTAGGGCTTTCTTAGACATGTCGGCTGCTGAATTATGTGTAACAAACCCATTAGCCACATAATACCCACGTTCAGTATTACAAACATCATACATATCAACCCACTCATCTGTAATTTCAACAGAGTCTACTAAGTCACATTTACCGAAAATATGTTCATCACGATAAGTGTCTTGTGCTTTAGATAGTTTCTCCTTCTTATCCCGACTAATAAATCCAATATATTTTTCAAACGATTTATTATCGTATCTGGAGATATTTAATGTGTAACTATCATCACACTTATTCTGTCTCCAAGTACTTCTAATACCAAAGAATGAAAGTGCTAACTGTATTTTGCTCAATAAAGTAGAGTAATCGTGGTTTTTGCCAAATCTAAGCGATATACTTCCATTAACTACTGTACCATCCCCATCGAACATCCCACATAGGTATCCACGTAACATCTCAGTATCTTGGAACATTACATCAGGAATATCAAATCTTGTATTTAACGCTCTAATTTCGTTAGCAAGAGTCTTACTGCCAACACTATGCCAATACAGTTTCTGTGTTCTACCCTCTCGAACCCCAATAATTCTATCATGGGTTACCCAACACTCCGTAATATCCCTTAATACATCAAGGACTTCTATTTCATGTTCAGCAACAACCAACCCAACATAACTGCGTTCCGCGGTATAAGATAAATGCCCATCAGATGCAAGTCTACCGAGGAAAATACCCATCTTATAAGAATCGCCAATATCATCTAGGTAGTATTCGTGAGCATTCCCTGCTAACTTCTTTGTGGTTCTCTCACTCCTATAAATATAATCAGACTTCACATAACTTTCATTACATCTAATTCTACGTTTCATCTTTGTGTTCGTTAAATCACGAGTTTCTATGAATTTCTCTCTACCTCTAGTATTAATTTCTAATAATCTGTGATTAGGGCTGCAATTGAACTCAATTCCTCGATTGTACTTAACATGGCAAAGTTGTTTCTTACCAGTATACACAATATCCGCTCGTGTCCAATCTTTCCCATCCCAAACATGTAAACTTTCACCTACAACATCTTGGATTTTAACAATGCCATATTCTTTGGTGTGCAACAGTGTATTACCCAATTGACAGCCTTGAATGATTGAGTTCACTACTTGTCTACGTGCCTGTGCTATCTTACCACCATTGCTTACTACATAATACCCCTTTTTCTTTAATTCCTCTACTAATGTTCTTCTCTGGTTGAAGAAAGCTTTACGCACTTTGTTGATGATAGGGGTAGCATAAATGTCATCCACCTTGTCTCCCCTTACATATTCTCCATCCTTAGTAGGAATAGCTTCAAATACCTCATACTCAGGAAGATTTATGTCCGGTAATCTTCTCTTTCTTCCCCACAATGTTGACACCCAGTTATAATCTTTGGCATGTTTAATACTCTCCTGTTCAAACTTTTCGATTGCAGGAAAACCTCGATAAACAGATTGTTTAATTTCTTTAGCTTCCTCAAGGCTACAATGTAACTGGTCTGCAATAGAAGCATCCCCTCGACCGTAGAGTATCCCAAGGAGTACTGATTTTGCCTTTGTTCGATAGGATTTCCCTTCCGTATTTGTATCTGTTTTGTGACCTGCAAACTTTTGTGCTTGTTCAGGGGTACAACGTAGCCACTCTCCCTTATAGTTGTAAATTGGTGTTCCTTCTGGGTAGAACTCTAAACAATCCTCATAATCTCTGTGGAAAGATAGGCTGGCAATCATAGCATAAAAGTCTTTTCCCTGTTCAAAGGTTTCAAACATCATTTTATCTCCACAAGCCTGTGCCATTACTTTTATCTCTTGCTGGCTATAATCGGCTGACATTAACACATTACGTGTTCTTGCCTTGACTTTAACTGACTTTGACATAATTCTACCACCATCTTCCTTATTGTACAATTCTACTAATCTTATCTGCACCCTTTTCGATAATCATGACACCATCTGTAGGAATTGTAAAGTCCTTACGATGGGATATGATATATACCGAGGATACATCATTTAATTTTGACATAAATAAGTTATATACATTCGTTGCAGATTGCTCGTCTAAGAAGTCTGTAACTTCATCAATAACTAATATGTTAGAACTAAAATTAGCATATCTACATAACATATCTCTAATAGATAACTGAATAATAATATCTACCCTAGTCTTTTCTCCTCCAGACAAACTTTCATATTCTTTACCATCTAACTTAATAGATACATTATTGCCGCTTAATTCCATTGACAACTTATCAGTGTTGAATACTTCTAATGAAAACTCTTTCATTTTTGAGTTTAAATATGAGATACAGTTTGATAGTAACACACCTCTGAAATCTCTCTTTGTTAATGTATTCATCTTATTTTGAATATCAATTCTTTGAGAAACAGTGGTTAATTCAGATTTTAATGTATCCAACTCATTAGCATACTTATCATTCTCACTTATTGCTTTTTCAATACCAGATAAATATGTATTTCTCTTGTTATTATAACTATCAATCTCGACTTGAATCTTAGAAATATTTTCTAATAGATTCTTCATTTGAGATTCTACTACTTGTTTCTCTCGTTGATTTTTTTGTTGCAACTGTTCTAACTTTTCAATGGAAGTTTGTATAGATGCAACATCTTCTTGATACTTTTTATTACACTCTGCGATAATAACATTGTTTTCTTGTTCAATCTTATCTCGCTGATTTTTTAACTGAACACCATCACTCTTTAATTGGTTGATTTCCTTAACTAAATCAGAAGTATCTGGCTTACGTACTCCAATCAACTTCTGACCACATGTAGGACAAATATCAGTAACAGAAGATAACTCCTTATACTTGTCTATCTTTCCTTTTAATGATGTTCTCATTTCTGCTAATCTAACATCAATAGAAGATAAGTCTGTAATATTAGGCTCATTTTTAATCTTCGCCTTTTCATTATACAGTTTCTTCAATTCTTCATCATAGTTATCAAAAACTCTAGCAGATAATTCACTATACTGTTTCTTATCATTTACTAAGTCAGATTCTAAAACATCACAAGGAGAAAGATGATTCAATTCATACTGATAATCAGTAATTAATCTCTTATTATTCTCTATGCTGGTGGATAATTGAAGAATATTATCCTCTAACTCACGCTTTTTATCATTTAATGCTGCTAATCTCTTAGAAAGTCTATCCTTAATATCCTCAATCATGAAATCAGAATTAGATAGTTGTTCTAGGATTTCTTTTCTGCCACTAGGGGTATGATTTGTTAATTTATTAGGTAATCCTTGTCCTAAAATGATAACAGAACTTAGTAACTTCTCAGTGATATTAGGAAGATATTGAGATAAAATGTTTTCCGCATCTCTAATACCTTTGTTCTCTATCTCTCTACCATCTACTGTAAATTCCATACCTGCTGGCTTATAGAATCTCTTAACAGTGTATTCTTTTCCATCAACAGCGAAAGATAAATATACCCATGTTTCTTCTTCTTTTACATATCTATTATGAACATCTTTTACCCCTGTTGGAGTAGAACCTGTTAGACACCAAATTATTGAAGAGCTGAAACCTGACTTGCCAACTCCATTAGAGTTGGCATTATCTTCTTTATTGTGATTATAACCCTTTACAGCAATAAATCCATTCTTATTAAATTCATACTCTGAGTGTGCATAAGAGAGGAAATTATGCATAATTAACTTACTAAATACTACTTGCATACACTTTCCACCTCTTCCTTCACCAACTTATCATCCCCAAGTTTGTCAATCATAAATGTCTGGAATAGCTCAATATGATTTACTTGATTTAACTTCTCTTCTACTTCTTCTTGTTTCTTTTTCTTTGTTTCATTACTTAATAAAACCTTAAAGTATTTAATATTCTTATCACTACTTAACTTCTTTGTAACATTATCTACTTCATCTCTACCACACTTAAAACTAACTACTGCATTTTTCTTCAACTTCTTTAAATCTGCTAGTTTTGATAAATGATAGAAATTTAAAGTATAAGGATTTTCAATTAACTCTACTTTACCATCATGAATATGTGCAACATTATGATTATAGATATTAGCATCTTCACTAAAATTAAGACCTACAAAGTTACCAATATTTAACACATTATCTGCTAAATAAGAACCATTATGGATATGCCCATTAATGAATAACTTTGCACGTTTTAACTTTTCTAAATCAAGCCCATTTACAGTTTTGAACTTACCAACTTGAATACCTGCAATGTCATTATGACTAATTGCAATATCAGCAGTATCTAAAAGAGAATAATCAAACTTATCAGGGTTATAGAGATATGGCACATATAATATACCATCAATGTTCTCAATTTCACTAATAACCTTAAATCCTAAGAATTGTAGTAATAGAACAGAGTTACTTTCTTTACTTAACTCATGGTTTCCTACAATAACAATATGTTCACAGTTAGACCACTGTACCTTTGCTAAAGCACTAATCTCTTCTGCATTTACATCTGAACGGTCAAAGAAATCACCTACATAGATAATTTTCTTAACTCCAAGTCTTGTAGCCTCTTGTTCTACCCAATTTAAACTATCTACACAATAGTCTAATCTGTCCTTAATGTAAGATGTATTAACAAAATGTACATCACCAACAACTAAAATATCATTATTTACCATAGGTTCTCCTTTCGATATTCCCTTTAACCTTTACTTCTGCCAAATCTAATGTTGGATTATCAATTCCAACACTCTTTAAGTACTCTAACATCTTCTGATACTGTTGTCTAGTTACGTGCATAATTACCTTAATTCTCTCACTATGTAAGAATGTTTCTTCCACCCTAGAGAATGAAATGTTTTGAGCAAATAAAAATGATTCTAACCCACTTGCTTCATAACTGTTTAGGTACACATTACACTTATATACTGTTTTATTCGTTCTGGACAACAAGATATTTGATAATTCAACTGCTAAACACTTACCTAACACAAACACTAATACAGAGTATATATCATCTCCTCGTGTTAGGTTTTTAAATAAGTAAGCATAAACAGTGGCATCAATCGCTGTGATTACCATTGTTTGTACCTTATCACCCTTTACAAGTAGGACACTTCTTAAATTAGCAGTTGTAGATGATACAAGTGTTAATACAAACAGTAAAAATAGTCCTGCATAATTTTCCAAAGTATCACTCCTTTCTTACTTAATACTTCTTGTACAAATTATCCCCAACGTACCACTTAACTTGTTCAGGCTTAGCGTATTCTAAGTCTGGATTGTTGTCTAAAAATTCCTTCATGTTTTCCACTTCAACTCTCAACATCATATTTAACATTTCTCTAGTGGTCAGACATTCTGTTTGATTCATTACATGCCAAATAGATGCAAGACTTTCATAAACTGGTAATAGCACTGTACGGTCTTTTCGCATAACTGCTACACTTAACAATGTTCTAAATGGCAGATTTTCTGCTTCAATGAGGTAAAATACCTTACCAAAAAACAATACTGAAAAACGATGGTCATTTCTAGCTAACATACGCATCTTTCCATCTTTAATTAACTGAGTTCTTTCTAACTTATTCATATTTTTCTCCCAATAATTGATTTTACACAAGGATATACTAATTCCTGTGTCATAATTATATCAAAAATAGGAAAAACTGTCAATAGCCAAAAATAAAAAAGGTGTAGTTAAACACCTTAATACTTTTCAGCCTCACCTAAGAGTATAATCTGATGAGCAGTCTTAGCAGTTTCCTCACTCAATAACTCCTCTACCATCTCTAACTCATACATTAACTGAGTGTGAACCTTTTGTAAGTCTCTCATACGCTTGTTATGTAACTTAATCTGGTTCTTAACAGATGCAATTCGCATACCCTTATGCTCATCGAACACATCTTCTTCGTGGCACTTAGCAACTGATGTGAACTTAGTAACATCACAGCCACACTCATCATCTCGTACCAATGCTAATGCACTTAATGGTAAATTGTACTTGTCAAACAACCAAGCATGTGTCTTTAATGCAACTGTATGACACTTTACAACCTTCTTACCAAACACTTCGTACTTTTCCATTTTTAATTTCCTCTCCTATGACTTTTAAAGTCTTTCTTAAATTTCTACTCCACCCTGCTTTAAGCGAAGTTTTAATGCCTCAAGATATACGTCATCTGTTTGTGAAACGTACTTTGTTGTTTTCTTCCAACGTTCTACAGCCTGTTTTGCACCGCTGATATGGTCATCTGGGCACAACCATGACCCAATACCTTGATTAATGAATAATTGTTCCAACTGTTCTTCTAACTGCTCAATCATTTATTTCTCCTTACAGTAATAATATTAGCACAATTCACACTATCTTGTCAATAGGTAATATTACTATTTCCAACCACTATCAGTTAGGAACTTACTAAATTCTGCTAGAGATGGATAAGGTGATTTAATGCCAAACTCTGAAAGGTTTCTAATCTTACTAAAATCTAACGTGCTAATGACCTTAATACGACTACCAGTAATCTCTGTACTGACATCTACTACTGCACCTGATGAGAAAAGTTTTGTTAGTACCTCTGTATAGGATTCTTTAACTTCCATTTCCTTATCTACCTTCGAAGAATAATCTCCAACTGGGTAATTGTCTGTGAAGGTTACTGTGGTAATTGTATCTGCATCATGATGTACAATAATTACACTATCTTCTTTCTTGAAAACTTTTTCATTCTTTGCACATCCAGTTAAGGATAACAGAGAAAACAAAACACAAATAATTGCCTTAATCACAATATTCCCCCAATCAATATTAGTGCAAACATAATAACATAGCCGATAATTAACTTCATGTTTTTAAATTTAAACACAGAAATACCAATAGCAAAATCCCAACATAATATAATTACAACTGTTACAATATATGGAATGACCGTAACTGTGTTTGTAACCCATAATATAATAAAGTTGATTGTTAATATAACATACATCGGAATAGCCACAATACCTAGTAAGATTAAATCATACTTATTTACTAGATGTAATACAAGACCAATAAATACAAAGCAGGAGAGTGTTATAATCATCATATTTAATGGTTCTAACACCTCTTATCCCCCTTTGATAAATATAGCAATGATAGTACTAATGCGATAATTGCACCCCACATCACAGGATTATCTACAACACCCGTACCAATCTGGTCTGTACCTTTCTTTATCTCTTTCTTAGGTTCTTCTGTATTAGGTTTTTCAATCTTACTTTCTGACTTTTTAAAGGTAATCTCATCTACCTTTGTTTTACTATCAGTAGTCAACACACTCTCTGTATATAGTGAACCATCTTCTTTTGTTCCTACAAATACATTCAACGAGTACTTGTTTTCATAACCATTTGCATAGATAGAGTACTCATAATTACCCACCTTATCATATTCTAAATGAAGTTCTTTTCCTGTAACTTCCCTTTTTACTCCATTTTCCTCAACTGTAATTGAATTAGAATCTGAGATAATTGGAATACTAATTGAAACAGTATTTGTAGCATAAACACTAATACTTGAAAATAATACCACAAGAAGTGCTATAATAATTCCTTTTATTTTTCTCATTATAAACAACTCTCCTCTAATGACTTAATCTGCTTAATCATTTCAACTGGCTCAGATACTTGTACTGAAATCTTTCTTGTTCTATCTTGTCGTTGGTGTATGTAAGCTGTTGCTTCGTATTCACTCTCTCGATAGGAAATATATAGGTTAATGAGTTTATCATTGAAAACCTTTACACCAACTAATCTTGTAAGGTCATTTTCTAGCACTCTAACCACATAGTTATTTTCAATTAAATAGTTCTTAATTTCTTCCATCGTATTCACCTCTATACTGTTCTTTTGATATTTCCTCTAACTCACCTATTAGCACAATTCTATTTGTATCTGTAGTTGTTTTACATGTGGTTAGAGCAACCACCTTTTTATCATTATAGAACTTTCTCTCTGAATTGTCAATATCTAATGAAAAGACTTCCTTATCATAAGCACTTGTTTCAAAACATTGTGTGAAAGTAATTTTATATATCTTCTCTTTCGTTAGTAAATACCCTGTTAAATGCTTGGAAAAGAACTTATTATCAATAAACTTCTCTAAATCCCCAAACATTTTACCACCAACCATGTGATGACCGTATAAGATGTTATAATCATTAATAAATGAACTATCATTCTTAAAATCTAAGAAAATACTCCCTGCGAGAGAGTATTTACCAAAACAATCTTTATTAATATACTCTAAATTATCTTTCCCTTGCATAATAGGATAATCTATATGAGTGTCAGGTATCTGCAACCAAGCAATCGCATTAGGTACATCCTCAAAAGTTATTCCATCTTCTGTTACAGTAGGCTTGTACCCAAGTGTCTGTGTAACATCTGCTTTATTATACACGTTATAATTATCCACTAGACAATAACCACCAAGAAACATACAAATCAACCCTGCGACAACAATTACATTATCAATAAAGTTGTTTGTATGTTTAAATGGATAAGACTTGTCTAGTTCTCTAACCTTCTTGGCGATATTCACAGATTAATTCTCTTCTTTTTTCTTACTGGCAGATAACATTATCATTGCACCACCAACTAATACAACCACAAAGTATGGCATTGTTGTTAATAAGATACCAGTAGGAATTACTCCTGTCTTACTATTTGTAAAACCTGTCTTGACATCAAGGTTATTCATTGTACCAGCTTGTGCCCCTGTGTAGGATTCTTCCTCTGTTTCACCAGTAATACCATTTGTAGATACGTAATCTTCTGCATCTTCTGTTAATTCATACTTAACACCCTTAGCAAGACCCTTAACAGTAACAAAAGTATTATTAGTCATCTTAAATGTTCTAGTAGCATTTCCTTGTTCATCCGTTACTAAAACTGTCTTTGTGCCTGTTTCTGGTTCATCCTGTGCTTCACTACGGTTTCCATTATACTCGATTGTATATTTACTATTTGGAGTAGCATTAGTAATCTTTAATGTAAAAGTAAATTCCTTATACTTGTTTCCTTGATTACCTGTAATCTTCTTACCAAATGTTAAATCAGCAGATTCAAATGTATTTACAAAACCTGTTACCTTATCTGCTAAAGTGTATTGTCCATCACCCTCTACCTGTGGATTTAACTCAATATCTGTTGCGTTTGAGTGCAATACATAGCCACTAACTGCTAATGTACCATCGTTATCTGTAACAAATACATCCATTATCTTGTCTGTGTCATTTGTAACACCCGTATTTGTACCTGTTTCTGAAATAATGTATCTATAAATTCCAGGTTCTGTAAAGTTACAGCCTGAAAAGTCAATCTTACCTGTTTTCTTAACAAACTGTTTTCCAGCAGGAACTTCCCCAGTTGACCCGATTTCTCCTGTTGTGACTACATTCTCTGTATCGTTAGCATTGAATGTAATATCTTCGATTGTAGGAGTACCTACACCTGCCATAATCTTAGCATGTGTCTTATCTCCTGCTTTAGCAACACCTGCTTTTACAGTAAATGAAAATGTTGCATTAGGTACTTGAATACCTTCATCCATAACAAAGTACTTTTCAAACTGTGATTCAGTACCATCAATTCCTGTATAGTTTGTGTTTGTACTGACATCTCCAATTGCGTGTGTCTGTGTAATTGCCCCAGATAATACTAAAGCTGTGATAGCAAAACTACCAATTAAATTCTTAACTTTCATTCTTTCTCCTTTTTATTACTAAAATACCTAATACTGAAATTCCTATAATGATAAATATTCCACTATTATTTAAGATAATCCCAGTAGGTATTAATCCACTTTTCTCATTTGTGAACACTACTGACATCATCTGGTCAGGTGCCCTAAATAACCAATTTGTCTTTCCTGTTACACTGGATACATAATCTTCTGCATCCTCTGAAACTGTATAGGAACAACCAATTGGCAAGTCTGTAATTCTTAATGTTTGTTTATGCCCTAACGGTACTGTAATTGTACCATTACCAGCATCATCTGTAAATAGAGTGTACCCATGACCTAGATTATACTTCATGTTAGGAATTGCTCTTTTTACAGATATTGTAATGTTAAATCGTTGAAATGTACTTGCTTGATTACCTTTTATCAGTTTAGTGACTTCTAAGGTATTTGTGGCAAGTTTCCCGTAGTATTCAAATGTCTTATTTCCTTCATCCCCAATAACATAATTAGCAATCTCTAATTTACCATTATTATCTACTACACGGCACTATACTTGTCTAAAAGCCAAGCAGATTCTTGGGAACGTTCAGATTACTCTTATTCTCTTGCGAGAACTACCATCTCTGAACTAATTTACCACGGTTGTGCCTTTCCGAAGTGTTTTAAGCCACACTCAAGGCTTTAATTAAAATGTTTTTGGCGGCGTTCACATCTCTATCGTGATGTGTACCACAATCAGGACAAGTCCACTTTCTTACGCTTAAGGAGTTTACGATGTCTTTATGATACGTTCCACAGCAAGAGCAAGTCTTACTACTTGCATAGAATCTGTCTACCTGTCTAAACTCTTTTCCATACCATTGACATTTGTATTGAATGAAGTTTAGAAGTTGCGACCATCTTACGTCTGAAATAGAATACGCTAGGTGACGATTCTTTTTCATTCCTTCAACACTCAGATTTTCAAACGCCAAGAAATCATATTCCTCAACTAATTTTCGACTTAACTTATGATTGAAGTCTTTCGCACAGTTTGAAATATGTTCATACAACTTCGCCACTTTACGTTTCTGCTTTTGATAATTCTTGCACTCATCAAGGTTCAACTTAGCTCTCTCTAATTTGGTTCTCATCTTCGAGAGTTTCTTTTGTTCCTGTGCAAGTTTATCCTTATAAGCATAAGCGAATTTAGGTCTTTCATATCTAGTTCCATCACTACCAATCAGTAAATCTTTCAGTCCTAAATCAAAGCCAGCTTGCTTGCCAGTTCTTGGTAAAGGCTGTACTTCCATTTCAATGCAGATAGATGCATAATATTTCCCTGTTGGAGTCTTTTCCACCGTAATGTTGAAAATCTTGTACTCATCTGGCGTATCAAAACGCTTGGTTTTAACTTTTCCTAACTTGGGGAGTTTGATGTGTTTGTTATCAACTATGCGAGAATTGCGTTGATTGTATGGAGTTCTATAAGACTGCTTAGAACTGTGTTTTGACTTGAACTTAGGAAAACCAAAATGACTTCTGTTTTTAAAGAAGTTGTCTATGCCAGAGTTTAAATCTCTAACCGATTGTTGAAGTGCTTTAGAGTCTACCTCTTTCAAGAACTCAAACTCATCCTTTAGCGGAACTAGGTTTGTAATACGTTCATTCTTAGAAGGAAAGTGTTGTGTTTGTTCGTATGACTGTTTACAATCTGCAAGTGTTTGGTTATGCACAAAACGACAACAACCAATTGTCTTGTCAATTAAAATTTCCTGTTCCCTAGTTGGGTATAGTCTTATCCTAATCCCCTTTTTAACTTTCAACATACAATCCCACTCCTTTCTATACCATTAAAATTAAATTGTCGATAGGTCTGTAGCTCTGCCCAAACTAAGCAGGTTTACAAGTTGCTCTATAAAATAATTTCCAACTCCTGTGTCAAACTCAGAAACCTCTTCACCTTGTACATCAAGTACAAAGTGGGAACTATCAAAGATACTTCTCTCATGCTTATCAGTATCTACAAGATGTAATTTTATGTTAATTACCCCACCAGTTATTTCCTCATAGCCACTAGCAAATGCTTTGATAGGAAACAGACAAAGAAAGATAACAAATAAGATAATCTTCTTCATCAGAAACCTCTACGTCTAATTAAAAAGAATATTTTACCTGCAATATCTTTCTCTTGTATTGTATTAAACTCTCTACTGTCGGATATTTCTTCTCTATAATCATTTAACACAAATAATTCACCTTGTTTTAGTTTTATTGGATAAGTTATCTCTCCACGTTGTAATAACGAATTAGTAACACTTAAAACTTGTTGCCCATCAACTGTAAGTATCCCCTTTTCAGTAATATTTACTTCTTGATTCTCTCTTGCTATAACTCTATATAAAGTATTGTTATACAAGATAATATCGTCTATATGTGTATGCTTATCATACTTCTCAATAAAACATAAATCACCATCACGTATTGACGGAAACATATTATTGTTGTAGTATATAAACATACTTCCGATATAGGTGTGTATTAGAAATAAGGTGATTACAATGAGTACTAGCTTTTTTATCAGTCTTATCATAAATTCCCTCCTAAAAATGAAAGGGAAAAAGCACTACTTTTACATAGCACTGATTCCCTATAAAATTTTTATAACTTTGTTGCAAAAATCTATTGACACATCACTAAACATAGTCTATACTAAGGGTACAAGTTGAGTGATGAGTTAATTACTCACATGTAGTATATGCTGGTGTATCAACAACTGTTTCAGTCCAAGCCTGAGATACTACTTGATTCTCATAGTGACCAACTTCGTCATAGTGAGTAGTATTTGGTTGATTTTCAGCACGGACACTGTAAGATAAACCATTACTTGCAGTATAATCAGCAACCCTGTTTGCAAAATCTGCACTGCCGTCTTGATACCACTTCTCACCATTAGAGAACTGAACATAGTAAACTAATGTATAAGTTGTTTCATCGTGAGCAGGAGTATCTACTACCCAAACCTGTTGAGTTACTGCTTCGTGATAAACGTTGTGAGTAACTGCCTCGTGATAAACTGTCTTACAACCATTATCAGATACAGTATTCTTATTAGAAGAAGTATTATTAGAAACGTTAGTAGAAGTGTTTGTATCTGTAACCTCAGTAGTCTTTGTTTCCTCTACCTTAGTATCAGACTTCTTATCTTCCTTAACTTCCTGCTTATTATCTTTCTTATCTTCTTTCTTAGTATCAGACTTTACAGTATTCTTCTTATCAGACTTATCTTCCTTAGTTGTAACTTCAGAAGTTTTTTCTGTATTAGTCTTGACATCGGACTTCTTATTTGCTAACATATATGCAGATACAGCGATTAAGATTGCTACGATTACTGCGATTACTACATTCTTCTTATTGATAAACTTTTTCATAGTTATTTTCTCCTTGGGCTAAATTTAGCCTTTTTATTTTGCTAAGTGGATATGCAAAAACTCAGTTTTGTCAATCCCCTAACTACACATATATCATAGCATATTTTTATAATATCTGTCAATAGGAAAATAACAAATTTTTTAATTTTTTTGAAATAATTTTTAGAAAGATAAAAAAGGGAGATTTCTCTCCCTTAATTAACTTAATTCTTCTTCTTTGCTAAGAGGATTACTCCTAATGTAGCAAGAGCAACTACACCAATACCTACGAATAGTAATGGATTTGTTTCCACGCCTGTTGGAGGGATAACAATAGCATTATCAAGAACGTTAATCTTGATTAGGTCTACACCTAACTTATCCTTACCAGTACGTGTAATTGGATACTTCTCTGTTGAGATTTCATATCCTTCTGGTGCTTTTGTTTCCATAACATACATTTGGTTATCTTGGTCATAAGCTAACTTGAATGATACTTGTCCATTCTTATCAGTTACACCAACTGCATCCTTACCATCTTTATCCTTGGCGATTGTACCGTCTTGGTTATAAACAGTAATTTCTGCACCTTGTAAGTAATGGTCCACCTTTTCGGCATCTGCCTTAGCGATACGAACATCTAAGTCCATTGATACTGTTACAGTCTGTGCTTCATCTAAGATATTTGCGTGATGACCTACTAATAAGCCTTCCTTAAACATATCTTCGAACGCAACTAACTTATGACCAGCATACTTAGATGGATTGAACTTAGTCTTAACAGTGATAAAGCCATCTGATGTTTCAGGAATGAATGTTGTTGTAGTCTTAATTACATCACCATTTTCATTCTTTAAACGTTCAAATTCTGCAGTATTCATTGTACGTAAAACATCTTCACTAACTCCTGCTGGCTTGATTACCCACTCATTTACAAGTGTGTATTCCTTACCAACAATTAAGTCGTGGTATTCAACTGTATCTGTTAATGTTTGTTCTGTCTTTGAACCATCTGCTACATTAGTATTTGTTTCTTCAACACTTGCTTTTGTACGCATCTTAGATTCAAGAACGGTAATTTCTGTTGCAATAGTATTTACTTCTGCATCATTAGAGATTTCAAAATCAGTAACTTCATTGATTAAGTATCCTTCTGGTGCTTTAGTTTCGATTAACTTATAGCTACCTGCTTGTAAAGCATCTGATGAAGATGTATAGTTACCTTGTGCATCTGTAACGATTGTTTCCTCTGACATCTTGCCAGCCTCAATAATCTCAGATGTACCATCTTTATGCATATACTTCACATCATAGTTGTTAGGGTTTAAAATCTTAAATTCTGCAACACCTACTGGTTCATTTGTTTCTCTATCAATCTTCTTGATATGGAATCCTGAACGCTTTACACCCTCACTAATTGTGTATTCATTACCACCAACTAATTTTGTGACAGAGTTTTCATCTACAATATTAAATAACGCAACCCCATCCTTAACAGAGATTTCCTCATTAGATGCGTTTAATGTCTTGTGGTCAAGAGTATACCCATTTGGGGCTTTAGTTTCTTCTACAGTAATAGTGCCTAGTGGAAGTGTTGGAACACCACCAGTTACGTAAAACTCGTCCCCAGATACTTTGTAATTCTCTCCTAATGTAGTAACATACTTACCACCAACATTTAGAGTTTTTAACACCCAAGTTCTTGTTGCTTGTTCTGGTAATGTATCAAAAGTATATTGACCATCGTAGTACTTAACTGTGAACTCAGCACCCTCTAATGGAGCAGGATTTTCAATACCTTCAGCGGACTTCTTCACTAACTCAATAGCGGCAGGGTCATTTAATGGCATATCAACTGAATTAACAGTCCATGTTGAAGGATTAGAAGCAGATACAGTATAAACTGTTGGGTCTAATGCAAATCCCTTTGGTGCTTTTACTTCCTTAACATAAATAAATGGATTACTAGGTTCAACTGTAATCTTTTCTGGTGCAGAAGCATTACCATTAGCATCTGTCACTAATGTATATAATGGTGCATCAGATAAATCAGCCTTCTTATGTACTTCGTACTCTGCCCCACTTAAATCCTGTGCATAGCACTTGTTTCCAAGTGTAAGAGATGGAATACCATTTGACTTCTTTATAGTTAAATTAATTTCTCTTGGTAATGGTTCACCTTCAGCAACTGCCCAAACAATCATTGTTAGGTTAGTATCAGGTGCTTTAGCAACACCATACTGTTGTAACCAATCTCTCCAGTTAGCACCAGTAGCCCCATCACCATTGTTATAGGTTGTTGACCAACCTGTATTATCAGGTAATTCTTCTGCTGTACCTGAACGAGTTCCTGCTAGACGTAATACATTTGACTTTGAGTCATACGCAGCCTGCATATTGTTACCACCATCCCAATAGATACTTGAAACACCGACAATTCTTGCACGACCTGTTTGAGAACGAGCCTGTGCATCAGCCAATGCCTCACGTGCTGCCTGTTGGTAAATCTCCAAGTAAGGGCGAGTTCCCCCATATGCATTAGGATTCATCGTCTTTCCAAGCATACCCTCAATACGAGCCTGCATGTTATTCATGGAATCCTCATTCCAACCTTGGATTGGTTGTCCATCAGCTCCCCACTGGTCAAACCAGACTGTGTAACCTGGATTGTCGCCAGTTACCTGACCACCACCAGAACCACCTGCACCAGCGCCACCGTTAGCATAAACTGGTTGGAATAAACCTGTTACCATAGATAATACTGTCATAATAGACAACATAGCTACAGTAAATTTCTTTAGTAAATTCTTCATTTTTCACCTTTCGTTTGACCTTGGGTACTATGATGTACATAATTAAGAAAAGGTCTATCTTTCTTCTTATTTTTAGACAGTGTTCTTACCCACTGATGTTGCATTTTATAAGTTCCATACATTTTCACTACATATTATATCACACAATTTGCGATTGTCAATATCTAGTTCATTCGTTTAAGTGATTTACCACTTGCGATTTCGTTTAAACAAACTACTTTACAAGTGTCAATATCTTGTTGACGAAGGGCAAAACCATATTCCTTAGCCAATAATAACCAAGTATAACAATAATCACCTTGATTTTCCTTTGGTAACCACTCAGACGGCCCTTTTGCACCCTTACGTCTATTTTCCTTATTTAAGACTGAAACACCCACATTCTCATCTTGTGCAAACTTATTCTTTTGTTCCTTTGACCAAGTAGTGTCTGAAAACTTATGTAGATATAGTAACGGAACTAGGTGGTCGAAGTCTAAAATTTTAATATCTGTAATCTCTTTACCAGAGTACGGACATTTATAAACAAACGGTTCTTTACTAATAAGGTATTGAGAAGTATAAGTATCATATTTAACTCTACTTACCTTTTCTCCATCTAATATAAACTTCTTAGCAGGCTTTTCCCAGTCATCACGATTATACTTTTCTTTATTTTCGTGTGTAGATACTTTAATGCTGTCTACTAAACTTAATATATCTTCCTTTGTTACTTTAGGTGTATTATCTTGTTCAGTAGATTGCTTAGTATCTTCTTCTTTTTGTTCTTCCTGCTTTGGTTCTTCTTGTTTTTGTTGTTCTTGCGTTGTAGTATCTGTTTCGCTTGGAACAGTTGGCGGTTGTTCTTCTGGAACAAGTCCTAATTTATTAAATAACGGGTCGAACACTTCTACAGGATTCTTGGTATCGACCTCATTACCAAAGGAACTAGGGGTATAACCACCAACCTTTAACAAGCCAACAAGTATTAAACAAATAACTAATATTCCTAATAATTTTTTAGCCATTAATCCCCACTCGCTAGTTGGAGTATTACTTTACCAAGTAAAGTTGGTTGTACTTCGATATTAGTAATCTTACGTACACCTTCATCTGTAACTACTTCTTCTCCAACTTTTAGTAGTTCGACAAATTTCCATTCACCATTTGATAACTCTACTTCCTCACACTTTTCAAATGTTAGGTCATCAACTTCTCTATAATCTATACCACCATAGAACATTGGTCTAATCATCTTATCGTGAGAAGGTATATTCTGCAAATTCATTTAGTGGACTATATCATCAATACCTACTTGCACAATAGCACAAGTCAAGTATTGTTCAGCGTTTCGGTTTCCCTACTCTATTTAATCAGATAGTCTCTTCGCATTGCACATTTTTCTTTGAATTTGATGTAACTTCGAGTGTGCCTCGACTGTTAATAGACATAAATTAGAAATATCATTATTTTTTGGGTTGCCATCAATATGATGAACACAGAACCCTTTCGGAATTTCTGTAATACCTAAGTGTTCACACATTACAACACTGTGCAAGAACACATGTTTACTGTTCTTTCTTCCGGTATACCATTCTGGCTTTAAAACAATTAAATAACCTTTACCATCTGAGATAACTCCAATATAGTTGTGATGTTCCTCACCTCGTACACCAAACATAGGGTTTTTATCCCCAAGTTTACTGTTTTGATATAACAAGTGTTTTCGTTGGTCAATCTCAAATTGAGAGAAGTTTTTTTCTATAACATCCAACACGGTTCTGTATCTGATTCCAACTTCTTCCCTAATACCTCGTAAGGTCATTGAGGTTGTCTTGAATAATGTGCAGATTAACTGCTTTTGTTCCTCAGATACCTTTTCAACTGGTAGTTTATCTGGTAAGCATTGCTTTATATTATTCTCTCGAATAACTCTATTTAATGTATCCAATTTAATCGTGAATCTGTTACATGTTTCTCTCTTGGTATGTCCAGATTCTAAATATTTTCTAATTTCTTCTATTCCATCTTTATCAAAAATAATTTTCTTCATAACATGTATCTCCTAATAGATAGATTTATGTGTGCCTTAGTTCAGGATTGTTTGAATTAAAGTTCCCCTGAGTTAACTGAATTTATAGACCCCAATTCACAGTTTTGTAGTCTAGGGTCTGATGAACTGTATCTTCCAGTACTTGTGCCGGTGGCATTAAACGAACAGTGTATCTTATCATCTGCTTGCCTTACACTAGGTAGCTTTTTGATGTACGTGTTTAGTAGCTTTAATGCACCTCGGTACGCTAGTAATGCCTTAGTAAAAGGTATATTTATCTTTTCTAATACCTCTTCCCCAACTTTTCTACCATCAATCGGTTTTATCTTCATAATGTCGTATAAAACAATTGCAACCTGTTTCGGAGAAGATAGGTTAACTGGATTATCCAGTTGTTCATGTGTCAAACACTGTTCTTTATATGGAAGTAGTTCTGTATAACACTCCTCTAACGCTTTTTCTAGTTTTTCCTCATACTTAGGAATAATAGATTCTGTATAAGGCATATCTAAATATACCCCAGTCTCTTCCATATTTATAGTAGCATCTAATACAGCCATTTCAATATTTCTAAATACATAGTACAGATTTCTGAAATCTTCTCTCGGATGGTCTACACGTAGGAATTTTGCTTGAAATTGTTGTAACTCTCTAGTGTCAATAGCATCGTGAGCCGCATACATATAACCGACCTCAATCGGAACATATTGGAAGCCTATCTTATTGAATAAGTCTCCGAATGTTGCCTCATCTTGCTTAGACACGTATTTCCCATGTAAGTCTTTCAATTTATGTGATTCATTCTCATTTAAGATGTATCCACCTATCTGAGTATCCCACCAACACTTCAATCTAACACCGAATGTGCGCAATATCTTTCGAATATCGAAATCTGCATGATGCAGTATGATATTTGCTGTTATCCTAGAAAGTGCTTGTATAATTGATTCCTTAGACAACTGATTTTCTACTAATTCTCCTGTAAAATAATCAATATGTCTATAAGGACAATAACAGGCTTTTTCACCATCTACATACAAACACAAACCAACTACAGTATCAGTAAACTCTAAACCGGTTGTTTCGGTATCAATAGATATATAACCACACTTATTACCACGTTCGATGTATTCTAACAACTCTTTTTCATCTCGTATGATTCTATAATCGTCTGGATTGTATAATCTGGCACTTTCTGTTCTAGCAAATTCGACCTTTTCTAAGAAACTTTTTGCCTTTTTTTCTTCTTTGGTAAGTTTCTTAGGTTTTTTGAGTTCGTCTAACGTTTGTAAAACTAACTCGGTATTATCTCGTCTTTTTAATCCCATCTCATTTCCTTTCTCAGACAAATTATAGCATATCACACAAGTTTTGTAAATATAGAAAGGGAGTTCATTTTTACAAACTCACCAAATCTTTATCCCCTAATATGCCCAGTATGATAAATATACATCATTACCTGTTGCTGTGGTGCAGGTATACATGGCAATCGGACCCGCTGGATTCTGATAATAATACTCACCATTAGATTTCTGTACTGTATAGTAGTTATGAGCATTCCAATCTTCTGATACTTTATATAGTGTAACAACACTTCCATCTGGTTTATACCATGTTGCAGTAGTTGCCCACTCAATCGCAGTAAATCCCATATAATTATGAGCACCAAAAATTAATGGATAACCTTCACCTACCCAACAATCCCCTCTATCTACAATATCTTGGAAACCTCTACTTTCTAAGGCCCAAGAATATCCACCTACATATAATCTACCATAATTACCCATAACCATAGCAGGTGCTTGATAACTTGGCTGAGAATATGTATCATAAGATGTATTACTAGCATAAGATGTTGAATAAGAAGTTGTATTAGATACATAGGCTTTTTGAGATTCTTGTGCTAATCTTTCTTGCTCTAATCTCTCCTGTTCTAATCTTTCTTGTTCAATTCTATCTTCTGCTTCTTTAATTGTTGTAGCCATATCAACTACATTTGAACATAATTGTTCACTACCACTTACCTGTTCAATTGTTGGTACCGCAGTAGAAACACCTAACTCAACTAAGCTAAGTGTTCTATCTAACTGTTGGATGGGTAGGTTAGGCAATAAAGCCAAAATAAAACTTAATAGTACATTCATTGTTGTTTTTAAACATTCCTTTTACTTCAATTATTAAATCTTGAAGGTAACTTTTGGTTTACCTTCTTCCTTACTTACTTCTTTTGTATTAATCGTGAAGATTCTCTTTTCTTCACTAATATCTTCTTTTATATCTGGAACAATTTCTTCCTCTTTATCTATACTAATCTCTTTCTTTGGGATAGAAAAAGTATCTGTAAATTGTTTCTTCTTACGTTGTGGAGTTTTATGTTCTCTTCCATAGCCATAAAAACCAAATTCATCCTCTGGTTCTTCTTCAACCTCTTGGATATACTCATTTGGAATTTGCTCTACAAACCCATCAAAACACTCTTTAGGAACTTCTGCGTTTTCATCTCCGAACTTCTGTTCCTTAAATATTTTGTTGTTGTAGGTATCTAGCCTATCTTCATCAAACATAAAATCTCTTACTTGTTTAAAGAAGTAGAACTGTGTTTCATAAAACTCATTACCAGACATACAGAACCCTCTACCTTTAATTTGAGGTTTACTTCTGTTGCTTATCTATATCGTTTATGTAGGTCGCTACTCTACACCTAAAAGCATATACTTTCATATATGTACAGACTATATCTTCATCTCTTTCGAGAGTCTATCATTTCGATTTAAGGGATTTTCACCCACTTGCTTAAGCCCTACTCCTGTTGCCAAAAATGGCTAATGGATAGTCGTTGAAGTTTTTTCTTTTCAAAACTTACCTGCTGATTGTCAATTATAAAAACACTTAGGTTTACACCATATGTCATCATCTACATTTTTTCTGTTTTCACAACTTTCACACTTGTGCGTATTTAATCACTATGTTGTAGTTGTAGATGCTTTACGAGTTCCCAGCAATTAGATAGAATTTTATTATTGTAGTCGTCACCAACTACCAAGACTTTTGCAAATCTTTATCAAATAATCTAACTGATGCACCATCATCAAAACCACCGACAATAATTCTTTGTTGAATATTGTTCATTTGGTCATTACTAAGAGTGCCAGCATTTACGCTTTGTGCAGCAATACAAACATGTACACCTGCGGCACGACCTAGACGTAATATCTGACCAAGGGCAGTCTTAATATCATCAAGTGCCCTGTAATCATCACTACTCATTAAGGCATTCATTTCGTCTATAAGCAGAATCATTGCCTTAACTTTAAAGTCTCCAGTCGTTTTCTTGATGTCACCCTCTTTAATATAACTATTATATCCACGATATTCAACTAACTTAGGGCTTCTTAACTCATTGTTCTTTAACCCATTATAAATATCTTCAATAGTCATAAATGTTTGGCATCTTCCATCTGGGTGCATCTTTGCCATCTTTTCGTAGTTTCTATCAGTTTTATCTAAATCCTGCCAAACACAGAATATCTCATCAAACTGAAATGTTCTACCAAACAATGTATAGTAGTTTACTGTCAATTTTTTAATGTTGTAGATATTATTTACACCGGCAGTTGCCATAAACTTATATCGTTTATCCATAAGTTGATAAAAGGCAACAAAGGCATCTCTTGCTTCATCTACCTCTAATGCTACACCAACAACACCTTTTACCCCTTGTAGTAAGTTAAATTCCACCTTTTTCATATCAACACCAATCATCATGATATTATCAGAAAAGTGTGAAATATGAGAAACGATGCCATTCTCTGTGACAGACTTACCTCCACCTGTACCACCACAAATAACTAGAGAAGTAGATGGTAGAGTATTTAACAGTTTATCATCTTTAATATTATCGTTTAACTTCCAAGTTAACGGTGCAACTTTTAGAGTAGTATTGTTTACGGAAAGACCTAAATAAATATTATTCCAGTCTTTTCTACTCTCATCAAACTTATAAGGTGCAACAGTTGGCACAGGTTGTTTTGGTGTAACAACTACTTCAATATATCCTAGGTCAATATATGTATTAATGTAGAAATAAGAGAAGTGGTCTGATAAGTCTGACATTGTACTAACAAAATCTCTCTTATCTACCTCTTTACCTGTTCTACTAAACTCAATAAATAGCCTATTGTGTGTATAGAATATAACTTGTGTTCCTAAGTACTTATTAGCAATTTCTAATACCCAATCATCAAACCCACACTTGCGTAAGAATAAAAGATGTAATATTCCCCATAATAAAAAGGCAACTCCACAAATGTAGAGTGCCCCAAGTTCAATATATAAATAGTAGATACTGCTAGATATATCTGGTAGTTTATTAGATATACTGATTCCGAATAGAATAGCAAATATAATCAGGAACGCAATTCCTGTACCAATCATTACCTTAACAAACCTACTAATTGTCAAGTGTTTAGGTAATATACCTGTTAAAACTTGTTCTTCCTTACCATTTTGCATTAAATAAACTCCTTACTTAAAGTTTCTGTGTCATACACTAACCTAACTGCAAAAGATGGGGGTAGTGGAGTACCATCAAAATCATAATTATCCACTTCTACCATAAGAACATCTAAACCTCTGAAATACTTATCAAAGAACTTATCTGTAATAGTAACTTCTGCATTTTTAATTAGGTTTCTTTGTAATACACTACTAACTAAGGTTTCTAACATTTCAACTGTTACAATTTCCTTATTCATATATGCACGTGTATCTTCTTTTATCTTCTTATTTAATCTCTCTAATGTTAATTCTACATCACCAGATATAATTAAATTTAAAAAATCATCTCTCATATCATACCTCACTTTTTGGAACATACATTTTTCCAAACGTACTTGCCGCTCTTGCTACTTCGGCATAAGAGTTTTCATTAAACTCATAAGACCTAACGATGTTGGAACTAACAGATACTCTACTACCATATTTACTTGGCACATCAACTACAAAAATAGTATCGAAGTATTTCTTTACGAATTGATTGTCTATAATAACCTGTGTACCTGTATAACTATAAAAATCTAAGGATTCTAGTACAAAATCTACTACATCATTTGCAGTAACATAGTATTTACTTAAAGAACCCTTTTTATTACCATGGAATCTATCATCGTTCAAAGCATTTAGTAACTCTTCTGAAACATAGAAAAATATCTCACTATCTCGTAGGCCTGCGTTTGGATTTTTGTATTTAACCATTCTTCTAACTCTAATCATCACGCTCTATATCTCCATCAAGAGGGTCAATTGGATAGACTTCAAATTCTTCCCAATTTATATATTTAGCAATATCCACTGATTCTAAAATCTTAGTGAACTTAGCAGTATTTAATTCACCGTTCTCAGAGAACTTTAAATTTCCACTAGATGTAACATTACCAACAAATCTTGCTCTTAAATCAAATACAACTGTAATCTTTTTTCTCTCAATTCTTACTTGTACAGTATCTGCTTCTAAATCACTACAATTTGTAGATTCTATAATTGCCTCAACAACTGCATCCCCAATTGTAAATAACTTATCTTCACTGTACTCTGACAGTGTACCTACAGAAAGAACTACAGAATTGTCACGAGTTACTACCTTTGATACATATTTACCACTTCTACCCTTGGAAAATAACATTAATCTCACCTCTTCTAAACTATATCACAACGAAATTGTCATTTCAACTACTTTATTGTGAAAATAAAAAGAAGGGAGATGTTACTCTCCCTTTTCTTCTTTCTTCTTCTTGAAAATCACGTAGCCAATACCAGCGATTGCAGAAGTTGCAAGAATACCAATAGCAATAGGTGCTACTAGAGAACCCTTAGAAGTTTCTTCCTTAGTTTCTTCTACCTTAGCATTTTCTTCCTTAACTTCATTCTTCTTTTCTTCGTTTGGATTACCGATTTCTTTATCAATCTTAGGCTGTTCTACAGGTTTCTTTTCGTCTTTCTTTTCTTCCTTCTTAGAAGTTGTTTCAGACTTGTTGATTGCAATATTCTTCTTAGAATTATTTACAACAACACCTGTTTCAAGAGCCTTTTGACGAGCGATATACTCATCGTGTGTCTTCTTAGCACTATCTAACTTAGCTAATAGGTCATTTAACTTATTAGTTTCTGTTTCTAAGATTGCCTTTTGAGCATCTAACTCTGCTAATGCCTTATTTGCTACGATATTAGCATTGTTTAATTCTTCTAATGCAGTTGCATATCCTGCCTTAGCATCTTCTAACATTGCCTTAGCTTGTGCTAATGCTGGGCCTGTCTTAGTAGGGTCTAACTTATCAAATGTTTCCTTAGCCTGTGCTAACTCTGCTTTCTTAGCATCTAATACCTTTTGTGCATCTGCTACCTTAGCAAGAGCAGTATCATAAGCAGATTGCTTTGTTGCAGTTAAAGCCTTAGCCTGTTCTAATGCTTGTGCCTTTGTTGCAGTTAAAGCAGTAGCGATATTGTAATCACTTGTAGCAGAATTTAACTTATCTGTAGCCTTAGTTAATTCTTCTCCTGCCTTGTCAGCAACTACTTGTAAGTTAGCAACCTTAGCAGTTAAATCTTCTACCTTCTTAGTAGCCTGTGCAACTGCCTCATCAAAGTTATCTAACTTAGATTGTAAGTCAGACTTATTCTTTTCTAAATCTTCTAACTTCTTAACTTCTGTTGCTAATTCACTCTTAGCTTGTTCTAATGCTTGGTCAGCAGTAGCCTTTTCAGCCTTAGCACTTTCAACCTTAGCATCTTGTGCTTGTGCGTCTGCAATAGCCTTTTCTAACTTAGTCTGAGCATCAGCAGTTGCTTGTAATGCGTTTTGTAAGTCTGTTAAGGCATTGTTTGCTTCTGTTGTCTTTACTTCAACCTGCTTATCTAATTCAGTAGATTGTGTTTCAAGATTTGCTAACTCATTCTTAGCATTTGCTAATTCAGCTCTAGCATTTGTTAATGCACTACCATCACCTTCAAGAGCTACTTCATACTCTGCCTTAGCCTTGTCGTATGTCTTCTGTGCCTCTGCCTTTGCAGTTTCAATCTCGTTCTTATATGCAATTAAGTTATCTAAGTATGTCTGTGCGTCAATTGCATTTTGCGTTGTTTCAAATGTAAAGTTCTGAATTGTTACTAAACCATAACGTGTACCAACAACATCTTGTAATGCACCTGCTACTGTATATCCACGATTTACGATATTCGTGTAGTGACCATATTGACGGTCTAATGGGCTACGACCATTAAATGCTTGCTTATATGCTTCCTTATATTCTGCATCAGATAAATCCTTATGTTCATAAGCAAATTTCTCTGTTGTGTATAACCAGAATAATGAAGCATCTACTCCCTTAGAACCAAATGCTAAGTTTTCAGCAACTGTGTAAAGTTTACTATGTGGATTTGCCTTTGGATTTTCTTTCCAAATAGCCTCTGTAGCCGCACTACGAGCCGCCGCAGTAGCCATTAAGTAGTCATCTACCTTCAAGTCTGCTAAACCTGTAAAGTTGCTATCTGATTGACGTAACTTGTTTGTAGCAATAATGTTCTTAACACCCTCGATAGCATTGTCTAAGTTTGTACGAGAATTTCTATTTGTTGAATCTTCTGTATTCATGAATAGGTCATTCTTATGGTCGTTGATAACCTTAACAGCCTTGTCAGAGTTATTCTTTTCAAACCAACCTAATGTACCCTTCTTGATTGCTTGGTCAGCCTTATCTAATACTTTCTTAGCTTCATTCATTGTCTTTTCTAATTCAGTAGTTAATGAGCCATTTTCTGCATCCTTAACTTTCTGTTCAAGTTCTGCAACCTTAGAAGTTTGTGCTGTAACCTGTTGTTTCTTATCAGAAGCACTCTTCTTCGCTAATTCCAATGCTTCATCAGCACTCTTCTTAGCATTTTCTTTCTCAACCTTGTTAGCTTCTGCATTTGCCTTTTCTGTTTCAGCAGTAGTCTTAGCAGTATCTAGTTCATTCTTCTTAGCAGTTTCTGTTTCTACCTTAGTATTAGCAGTATCTACTTCTCCCTGCTTAGCAGTAACATTCTGTTCTTTTTGAACCTTAACTGGCTTGCCTGCCTCAATCTGAGAAGTAATGTTGTCGATTTCAGATTGTAAGTTCTGCTTTGCATTGGCATCGTTTAACTTAGCCTTTTCTGCCTCTGCACTCTTTAATTCTTCTTTACCACTAGCAAGGTTAGTGTCAGCAGTATTCTTAGCAGTTTCTGCATCTGTCTTTTCTTGTGTAGCAGTATCTACAACTGTCTTCTTAGCATCTTCATCAGCCTTAACTGCATCATAATCAGACTGAGCAGTTGCTTGTTTTCCGATAGCATCATCTAATACTACCTTAACCTCATTTGACTTACTAGTTTCTTCATCAACCTTAGTCTGTAATTCAGTACTTTCTGCTTCCTTAGTTTCAATATCTTTCTTACCTGCTTCACGGTCATAAGCATTTGCTTGCTTATCTAATTCTGTGTGTTCAGCAACAGATGTTTCCATATTGTCAACTGTTGCCTTTGCAGTTTGTTCCTTTTCTTGTGCTACCTGTTGATTAGCCACAGCAGTATTAGCTTCTACTTGTGCCTTATCAACATTTGCTTGTGCAGTTGTAACTACTGGTTTTTGTGCTTCTACAGCCTGTTCAGCTTGCTTTTGAGCATCTTCTGTTTCTTCGGCAAATACTGGTGTAGAAATAACTGATGTCGCAGATACCCCTGCCAATGTTGCTAATGTAACTTTCGTTAATTTATTCATTTACGTTATTTTTCTCGCTTTCTGTTAGTGTATTTTACCTAACCTATGTGTATATCATAACACAATTTCCATACATTTGTCAATACCTAAGTCACTCTTTTGTATTATCAATAATCAAATCATATTGAGTATAAGAAGAATCTAATGTACTCTGTCTAATATTTTCCCCAGTTACACTATAATAGTAGTCATTTATAGTGGAGATAATATCTTCTTCTTTATCTCCTCGGTTAACCTGAATTACCGTAAAATGTTCTTCACCATTGCAATATAAGGAAATCTCAATACAAAATTCACCCTCATATACTGACAAAACAACCACTTTGTCTAATAAGCATAGGTCTTTGTCATAAGAATCGTATAATTGCATTGGTACAATTCTTGTTTCTGTATATGCAGATTGAACCATCATTGAATTATAGGTATCAGGATTGAAGTAGTTTTTAAAACGTGCCACTTTACTAGCATTAAAATATATCATTGTCATCTATGATTACCAAACCTTTCTCCGTTCTCCCAAGATACTCCTTCTTCCTCATCAAAATCGTATTCATCATGAGTACTACCTTTTTCCACGTAAGTATTAACAAACTCAATAAATTGCTCTCTTGAAAACTTATCTGAACCAAGAATGTCATGGAAAGCATCTGCAAATGTATTATCTACATTCTTTAACTTATACTTATTAGAATCTCCAATTTGTTTGCAGTACATGTCTAATAGTTCACACTCTGGTTCTTTTATCACATTGTCCTTAACTATCATAATCTCATCATCAAATGAGTAATTACAAATTAGTCTACCTGACAACTCTAGTTTTGCACCATTTGACAACTTATTTAATTGTTTAATCTGATAAAGTATATTTGTTATTGCTTTTCTACTACTCTCTGCATAGGTTGTATAAGTCTTATTTGTAGCAAAGATAAATCCAAACTTCTTAACTGTACCAATAAAGGTAAATCTAATCTTTAGCATTATTTAACTTGTCCAATGGATTACTAGATAGCACATGTAATGGATAATTTGGAACAACATGTACGAATCCACTATTATTATTCTTATCTATCATAAATACATCACCTGCTACGAATTTTGAAGATACCATTCCTACAATAGCTTCTCTATCAATAGGATTATCCCCTAACTGTGTTGTGTCAAATTTAGATAAGAATAAGCCTGCTTCTTCCATAGAACTCTTAAAGATAAACTTAGTCGCAATGTGGTTAGCAATTCCCTTTGGAAAATGACTTACACCTTGACTGGCAAGGATTGTCGCAAATCCTAAACTTCTTCCAATTACCAAGAATCTATCAATAATAGCCGACATCGCCTTATTGCCGAATAACAAGTGTGCCTCATCACAGCAGAATACTGTTGGAATCTTATTGTTAGAAGATAATATCTCCAATAACTTAGAAGATAATAAGTACACAATAGCACTTGTAAATCTTTGACTAGCAGTATAGTTTTCTACACTAACTGTATGGTCTGGTAGGTCCATACCATGTAAAGAGATTACAAAACTATCAGTTAAACTTAACTCTAATGGCTCTACGTTCTCTTCTCTTGTAAATAGTAGTTTACCATATTTACTATCGGATACTGCCTTTAATCTCGCACCTAAATTAGATGCAAAACTGTTATCACGTGAGAATAAGTACTCTGCTACATCTTGCATATCTACATAGTTTCCATCTCTTTTAAATCTAGTTACAAAGTCTTGAATAATTGGAGTAACCGCTCTTTCCTCATCTGTGGAAAGTTTACCACAAATTAACTCTATAATTGATAAAATAACAGAGGTATCTATATCCTTTAAGAATGTAAATGGATTTAACGCACCATCACGGATATTATTTATATCTACAATCTTAACATTAGGATAAACATTCTGTATTTTTATTAAATCGTTCTTAGGGTCAATTGCTAATACTCGTTGTCTTAGACTTAATGTATTGGCTAAAGTACTTAAAAGGAAGATAGATTTTCCACTTCCACTGCTTCCAACTACGATTGTTCCTGCTGGGTTGTTTGTCCAGATTGAACTCATTGGTTGCCATCTAATTGTTCCCATATACACTTTCCTTTCTCATAAATAAAAAAGATATGCTATTGCATACCATTAATTTACTCGCACAAAATGAATTGTTGAATCATTCTGAACTAACTGTAATTCACCATCAACCATCTTAAAGGAGAATTTACCTGTTTCCAATTGGTATGTACCATCTTCCTTTAACTGATAACCTGTCGTACCAGATGGATTACCGTTTACTGTCATACTAACATCTTTATCGGTAAACTCAAACCCTAATAGAATCTGGTTATACTGTTCTTCACTAAAAATCTTCTTTAAATCTTCTAATGAGTACTTATTCCCCTTTGCAGTAACGTAGGATACTTCCCACTTACCTACAATAGAATTGTTTGTTTCTTCTGCAGTCTTTTCCTCTACAGGTTCACTCTTTGGTTGTTCTACCTTCTTAGGACTACAAGCACTCATTCCTAAAATCATTGCTACACAAAATACTGTTTTTACTAACTTAATCACTTAAATCTTTTCCTCTCTCTGCATAAAACTAGATGCATACTTTCTTTCTGACTTTTCCTAGTTCAACTACACTGTTGTCATTTTGGTCTACAAAGTAAAAAATATCGTCAATTGATATTAAGTCGCCATAACAGATGTCGGTTTTCCACTCATCATCTTTATAACTACTTACTTCGTTAAAAATATCATTAAAACCATATCCTACATCACTAAATACAAACTCTTTAAACTTAGTGGTGTATTTTAACATCCTCGCTAAATCCCAATCAAATCTTCGCATTGTTTCGTAGTAGTCACCAGACCAATATCCGATGATACCATCATAGTCCATCTTTTCATGGTCTGGCTTATATACTACTACGTGCCTACCTATCTCATTAGAGAATAACATTATTTATTTTCTTCTGATTCTGCGTTACTTGTTGCCTTTGAAAGGGAATCTGTTGCCTTAACAACCATCTTGTCAGCCTTACTAAATAAGCCTAACTTTTCAAACCAACGAGAAATAAAATTTCCCAATACACATCCAATTGCTGATGTAATAATTAAACGTAAATATACCATATTTTTCTATATCTCCTCTTTTTCTTCTTCTTTTGGTTCTTCCTGTAAGGATAGTACGAATTTTACAAACTCATCTCTACCCATAACTTTTACTTCATTCAATACTTCTTGTAATTCTTTTTCTTTACTCATGTCGGTATTCCTCATTTACCAATCCATGTTTACGATACCAACGTAAAATCTTCTCATTAATTTCAATCAACTCTTCTAGTTGTCTAACAGAGAACTTTACATCAGGTTCATATTTGGCAGCATAGCTAAGACTGTTGTACACTTTTGAGTTTTGTTCAATCTCATCTAACACTCTCAACAACTCTTTTCTTGATTGAAGTTTTGACTGAGTAATGTTATCTTTAATGAAGTTTACAACTATGAATATTCTATGCACTTCAGGATAGGATTGAGTACAGTCAAATGCAATCTGCTTTAGAATAAGTTCCACTGATTGTTCGAACATGTAGCCAATGCATAGTAACAAATCCTTATCTGACTTTAACCTATCCTTACTATACTTATCATACTGTGCAATCCCCATTTCGTAAAAATAAGTAGACCGTGCTTCCAACATTAACATATATCAGTCACCTATTTTACTGAGTTCTTCTTCTACAACTCTCTTCACAGTAGTATCCCACTTCTTCTTCATCTCAGACAAGAATGATTCTACTCTACCAATATCCTTTGTATAGAACTCCTGTTTTTCAGCATACATTGGATATAGTGTACAGTCGTATCCACCACTATTGTATATAACTTCAACCTCAAACTCTCCGAGAGATACAACCTTCTGATAGTCAAAAATTATATCTCCTTCAACCGTTGAGTTCTCAATATCACTGAGTTCTCCAACTACTTTTTCCATGAAATCCCTACAAACATGAGTTAGTGCTGATGCAACATAGAATTGGTTTTTAACTATATTACATGCCCTTTCGCATGAAATGGTCTCCTCATGAATAACTGTGCTATCACTCGCTCTCCAGTTTACCACTTCAACTCTAGTTTTTACTGTTCCATCTCTCAATACAGTCATATACATCACTATATCTACCATGTAACCACTAAATAACTTTAAGACGTATAGCCCATCTTTAAGACTAGAAAATCTTCCTACCCCAAGTAATTGGTCTAAATAAGCTTCTGTATCCATTTTTGGTATCATTATTTTATCCTCCACAGTTAAACACAATCTCAGATAGTTTCTTCATAAACTTCTCATGTTTTGTAGTTAATACTTTACAAAGTTCTTCTTTATTATAGTTGTCAGCCGTTAATTCTGTTTTTAGTTTATTAGTATAAACTGAAAGATACCAGTTATCTCCATAACTGTTAGCAGAACCAACTTCTACATTATAGACAATTAGATTAAACTCTTCTGTGTCAGTATCTTGTTCTAAATCATTTGAAGGTCTATCCACTCTGAACTCTTCTACAAAATCATTCTTTGTGTTTTCGCATAAAGCAATTACTTTATTTGTGATTGTACCTGCATTTAACACTAACTGTTCAAAGTCTTTATAAACTAATGTTCGCTTATCTAAGGGTGTAACATACCTCCTATAGTTTTTAAAGAATAACTCAGCTCGATAATGATTATTTTCCCACGGAGTAAAATATAAATACAACTCCCCAAAATTACCATCAACGATGTTTAAGGAATAGATTGACCGAACTACATCTAAATCTGAATTTTCTAAAAGTTTTTCAATATTCATTAAGAAAACTACCTTTTTCTATTTTAAAATTTCCTCACCATTTACCATATTGTTGTGAACTACACATTGTCTTTAGACAATTGGCTTTCATACTGTTGGTATTTACTACCCCACCAAGATTAGTGAGATTATCTAAAAGACCAACCATCTTCTCGGTGCTAACAGTATCCGTGTTTAACGAGCGATACGTTCCATACCCGCTCAACAATACCATCATATTAGCAGAGTGAATATCTCTATCTCGATTTTCAAATCCACAGTGACTACAATGGTAAATTCTTTTATCTAAACTGTGTTTCGTTAGACACCCACACACAGGACAAGTCTGAGTTGTTGGAACAGAACTCTCTAACATTACATTAGAATCATTCTTCTTTAAACTACTCTTAACTCTACCCAAAATTCCATGTTGGATTTGTTTACCAAAACTGAATTTCTGTTTAGATTTATTACATTTCCAAGAGTTTAACAACTCATCTTGGAAACAGATGATGTAGTTCTGTTTTAAAATATGGTTTAGTTTATTAACTACATCTGATTTTTTGTTGTTTTGATGCTCATAAATTCTCTTAATTCGGTTTAAGGTCTGCTTATACTGGTTAGAACCCTTAATTTGACGAGATAATTTTCTCATCAAACCTTTAAGTTGTTCACTTTCTTCCATGTAAAAGTTTACCTTAATTCCATTAGAGAATGTCAATTGGTCTTTAATACCCATATCTAACCCAAGAACTTCTTTCTCGGTATTAGATTGAGGTTGTTTCTTTGAATAGACGGTTAGATGAATATAGAAACCTGATGGCTTTTTAAGGAGTTTGGCATTTGCAAACTCCACTTCATCCAGGTTAATCTGTTCAAGTCCGTTCACGACTAAAACACCAATGTTTTGCACACTGATTTTATTGTGAGACTTGATTTTGTAAGTGTTACCGAACTGCTTTAGGTTAATTTCGTTGCACTCGTGCTTGTATTGAAGTCTACCGACTTTCAACCCAGCTTTTTTAGCTTTAGACAGATTAAACACATCCTGCTTAACACTATCCACTACGAATTGTTTCATCTGTGAAGACAAGTTAGAGATTTCTCTGGTTTCAAAAGTGCCATTAACCTTAACCTGAACACTAGATGTATCATCAAGAGATAGGGAATCTGTGGCTACCACAGCATTACGCAACCATTTAGCTTCTAGAAAACAACGATTTAACTTCTCTTCCTTAGCACGAGAGAGTCTATTTTCTTGAACTTTCACGGAGAAAACACGACAATCCATTTGAGACCGTCTCTCTTTTGTGGCACGCAAAGTGTCTTTGATTTTCAAGTTTTTCTCTTCTGACATATCGTGTTCTCCTTTCTACAGTATTTTACATCCGTGATTACTATATAATGTCAATATCTCCTTGCTAAATTACTAATTTCCATATAAGGAGAACAACCATTTTCCTAAGTGGTTCTTAACTATTTTAGGATTTCAACTCCAGTAAGCATATTGTTGTAAAGTTGAGGGTTAAATTCACCGCTCTGTTCATGTGCAAAGAAAATATCTTTATCGGATGATGTGAGTGTTAATAAATAACAATAAGCACGGTTAGAATCAATATCATTTTCATATTGCTTTTTTAATGTAACAAATAAGTCAATATCACTTTCTTCTGTGCAACGGTCTGTAATTGCAGAACCAAACACCTTAATAGAAGTGAAATATTCTCTTACCTTTTCATCATTTGCAATCTTTTCAATTTCTAATCGCTTAATGTCATTTATCATAACTAAATCATACCACAACTTTACATAAAAGTCAATACTAATACTGTTCTAAATCTAGGTCAAATTCTTTTTCTAAGTACTGAACAAAATCAATTAAATCATCTGTTGGTAAATAGTTTTCTAATGCAGTAATAATATCTGCCTCAGTAATACCACAATCACAAACGATTGTATCTAATGCTCGTACTGCTTGTTCATTTGTTGTTATTTTCATTTGTTTTCTCCTAATCTAATTCAAGACTATATTCAATGTTGTCTGTAAATCTAATTTCTAATTCTCGTATAATAGCTTTTTCTAACTTGGAATCATTAATTCCTTCCCCATCTTCGAAGATTTCAACATCCTCTACGTCAAAATCCCCTGCATACTCACACTCTTGGTAATAAGACAATCTTAACTTAGATAAATTTAATTTGTATGTGGCAGTTAGGTATGCATTAAACGTAATATTTCTAACATTTCCATCTGCATTTAATGGACAACTATCATAAGAAGAAAAGTCCTCATCATCAATCTGAACTTCAACTGTTATTGTTAATTCATCCAATCCAGGGTCTACAGAAATATCTTTATAAGTTACATTTTTACCACCAACTAAGTTGTTTGTAATCTCAATGTTTACTGGTAATTCAATCTTCACACTCTTAACTCCTCAATTTTCTTCAAATGTTGATTAATATGGAAACGAGCATCAATCATCTCGTTTAAGAATAAAATAAACTCATTTAAGTTATCTCTTGAAACAATAGAAGAATCAGAGAGAGATAATTCATGATTGAAAAACTCACATCTCCAAATTACTCGCATTTCCTTATCCCCATAATACTCATCTAATGATACCCTAACACCATCATTTACAAATTCAAAGTAGGTTTCAAAATCAGTTTCAACTAACTTGTGTACCCCATTACTTACTTTGTTTGCAAACTCTTTAAAGGTAAATTCACTCATTTACTACACCTCTCTCCAATCTTGTTCTTCTCTGTTATCAATTTCCACACTGTTCTTTTCAAACTCATACTTAGACTTATCTCTATTTACAGTGATTTCAATTTCACCATCTAAATCTTCTAATTGACTATTACCAGAAAATTCAGAATCAATAGGAGAATAGCCTAATTCATCAAGTCCTCTTTGTTGATAATACTCTTCTAAATCCTCAAACTTAGAGAAGTAATATCTAATAAATTCATTCTTACCACCACTCTGTACAATACCCATACCTGGATAAGTAGAATCAATCGTTGTTGCTAAGTTATTATCTAATGCTACTAAACTTGCTCCTGTTTCGGTTGCACGCCCACAGAACGCTCTAACACTTTATACCCTCAGTTTCCTGATATTTAAAAGGGAGTAGACTATACAATGGCAATATTGCCCCAAGATTATAGTCGTTGAACGTCATTCTCAAATTAATAAGAAGTTTCGATGCGTTTGATTATCCAATCATAAACGATGTTACCATACCGAGTCCGTTACTACTCGCCACAAATATATCACTATACTTGCTTGGTTGTTTATGCTCTAAGGAACTTCCCGCAATTTACTTGGTTTTATGTGGTCTTAGAGAAACGTTAAACCACAGTTGTGTGTGTAGATAGAATTTCCACTATCTGTATAAATTAAAAATTGATTATCTGGTGAATTTGTTGTAATACAAACACACTCTGTTTGTTCTACTAAAGAAACATCTAATAACTTAATGTTATCTTCATATCTGCCAAAGTGAATGTCGTTTTCAATAAACCAATCACTATTTCTGAATAAATCTTCTGACTCTGTAACATAAGAATAAGAATTATCTGATGTATGAACAGTCCATTGGTGGGTATCAGAACAAATTACACTACCATTTGTAAAAGAGATAGAATAAACTTTAGTTGGAATATGAACAGGGGTTTTATCAATTACATCATAGTATTGATTATCTGTACCTAATATCTTATCCCCAACTTGTATATCTCGAATACTAACTTTCACATGATTAGCAGTTTCTACTAATGTATCTAATGCTAATGGATTAGAACGTAAAATCGTAGGCACTACTGTACTGTTAGGCTTCTGCGTCGCTGATATAATGTGAATAGCAGAGCTTCTTCCTAACTGTGTAATAGAAGTAACCAAATTAATGATTTCATCTTTTAGTGCATCCTGTTCCTTTGCTTTTTGGTCTTTAATACCTGATTTTTGAGTGGCCTCAGCTAACTCATCAAGTACCGTTACCAACATTTTCATCTCATCCGAATAGATAAAATCAACACAGTTGTAATTAACTTCTATCCAATCTTTATCATTTAAGCATACTTCAATCACATCATGAGTATTTGTATTTACTAACTCAACTAAATCTTTAGCCGGTATAGTAGACTCTACCTTATTTGTTCTTACTTTAATAATATCATCTTCCCTATAATCTCTACCTGTTACATATACTAATCCTGATTTCTTAGTAGGTGTATAGTCCATAATATTCTTTAATTTTAACTCTGCTAATATTTGGTTTCTTTGATACATTGCCAGTTTTGCAATTCTTAGTACTTCTACGGTTTCTTCTGTAGTATTTGCTACACCTACAATACCTTTCATATTCTTATAGGCAGAGAACTCTGTATACTTAGGGTCAATTAGAGATAGCGCAACCTCATTTCTATGTGCAATACCCCCATAGATAATGTTCTGTATTGCTACTGACTTACCTCCACCTGTATTATAGGTAAATACTGCATCATAAGGATATTTCCTTCCACCAAAGAATAATCTCTTTTTATCACAGATTAAGAAAATATGCTCAGGGGATTCTACTGTAATACACCTTACATCTTCTTGTGGGATTTCTTCCTTAGATTCTAATGTGTAAACAGAGTTATTTCCAATAATTACATCCCCCTCTAATAAGAACTCACAATTAATTGGTTCTGTAGTATTACTATTTATATAGGTTGGAAAACGATGAACTTCGTCAGACTTAATCTTAATTTTTTTACCTTTATCACTCACAAAAGTCAATAGGTACATTTTATTTGCTAAATGTATATCTAAAACATTCACAACTTTAGTAGGTGTATTATTTCTATCAAATACATAATCTCCAACTTGAATAGTTCCCATTGTCTTATATCCCTTTGTTGTAGGAATAATAGTATCTAAACTAAGGGGTGCCCCACAGACAAGTCCTTGAGGTGCAGAAGGTAATTCCATATCAGCAGGAAGTGGGTTTCCCATCTCATCCAAGAATTGGCTCTTACCCAATCGCTTCTTGTCTACTTTATCTGGCATCCAAGCAATTTCACCCTTACCTGTAATACCTAATGAGAAGAATCTAGTAGGTCTTAGCCAACTACCCTTCCATCTTGCCACAGTAGGGGGTTTATCGTACCCTACAAAACTTATTTTTCGTTCTTCTAGGTGTAATTCATAGTTCCATGTATATGTAGATAAGAAGTTATTTAACTGATTTAAGTACTCCGGTAAATACTTATCATCAAAAGTAATAGGGTCTACTATTACATCAATCTTATTAATTGTATTATACTTATGCTCCAAAGTAAAAGGTACATTATTGAAATCTACCCCTTTACCCTTTTTATCTACTAGATTATGAAGAATCTCATATATTTGAGTTATCTCTTCTCTAGTTTTCTCAATACGCTGTTTTCTTAATGTTGTTAATGTTAATGTAATAGACACACTTACCAATAAATAAGTAAGCATTACCCAAACTGCATAGTTTATAATTAGGTTATTAACAGCTTGTAGTATAATTGCTACAATAAATAGACCTATTAATAATAAACTATCTTGCCTTGAATAATTAAAATTCTCTTCATTATCTGTTGTTACATCCATAGTAATGTTAGATATATACTGTGAAAGTGATACAGATAAGAAGTAAATTAATACATACATAGTAATTTCCTCACTTTCTAATAATTAGAACCACTTAATTTTAAATATTAAATCTGGATTCCACTCTTTGAATGGTGCTAGATAATCTTCTTTGCTAGAAAAATATTCTTCACTACTGTTTAAGTTGAAGAAGATTCCTTGATATTCAACGCCATAAAAATGGTTGGATACTTCTGATTCTTCCCCACTAAAAGCAACCTTGAATGGCACATCATCCCCATCTTTGTTCACTGCATAAACCTCAAAACCGTGTGCACCAGTTACATAATCAGTTAAATCCTCTAGCCACTGGGAGTGTAGTAAATGGTTTTCCGACTTTTTAACGTCTGATAAATTAAAGCACTCTTTATATCCCTTTTTAAAGAAATCTAATATTTCTCTTAATGTCATAGTATCTCCTTAAATACATACGTAATCTTGTTGTATTACAAACTCATGTGCAGCAGTAATAAATCTAGCATCATTGGACTCGACAGAAAAATCATCGTAAGTATATACATCTGTTGATAACTTAGGTGTAATAACAATATTACCAGCTAAAAGTTCTTTTGTTCCTTTTACCTGATAACCAACTTTAAATATTAATCTTCCTTGTACTGTTGCTGACATATCTAATAGAATAGCATTATTTTCAGCACTACAAAGATTGTATGAAATCTCTAATTTTCTCATTTTCATTACCTCTTCAATAAATAAATAGCACAACTTTACCACTTACTTGAAGCAGTTCCATTATTGCCATACCAAAATTCCAAACGTTCTAAGGAAGTTGTTAGTCCACGTCTTGTCATAGAATATTCTTCAACAACTTCTTCTTGTCCGATTCTACAAACTCCTATGCGAACAGTGTAATCTGACTCTTGCCAGACAAAAATCTCTGCTTTATCGGTATAGAATCTAGCTACTCCACCTTTATCATCTCTCCATTGAAGTTTAAAACTCGTAAGAATGGCTAACATAAGTTCACAATACTCTTTACAAAAGAAATGTACTGTTATTTCACTCTTATTAAACATCAACACTCTCCACATCTTGATAAATAGTTAAATTATTAACAAGGTTAGTTGCCATCTCGACATATTGTTCTTTCATGTAACTAAGAGGTTCAAAAATAAAATCTTCTTTTGTATATTCCTCTTTAAGACTATCAAATCTTGTCTGAATATCAAAATCAAACCATTCCCCACCAGAATCTGTTGCTCTTAATGAGAAGTTTAATGTACTGCCCCTTAATACTACATAGGAAATAGTAACTGACTTAAATCCCTTTGCAAATCCCTTATATACAAACTGTAATGCCTTCATATTATATAAGCCTTTCCACTTTTTACGCTAATTTACTACCTAATATATTCCATTCAAACTCTCTTATATGTCGATTTCTTAAAACGTGAAATCTCCACAGCTGATACTCTAACTAACGTTAGGTTCTTATGTACGTAGACTTCCAAGCATACTCGAAAGCATACAAGACTAATCTATTTCCATAAGACTTTCGCTATCAATCATTCCACTGAATGAATTAACGATAGCATTAGGCTCGTATCAAAACCCTTGTTTTTAACTTTATTGTATTGTTTGTAACTTACGGATACTTTATTTTTTAAATCGCAATGCTACTTAAATTCTTTTGCCCTGTCAATCGTTCAACTTCTAAATTATGAAGTCTGTAGAAATTCTCAAATCTCTCATTGCACTTGTCTATGTCAAAACTCTTTAAATCATATGCTGTATTCATTATTAGAAATGCTGAATATAAATCTCTTTGAACCTTTATTCCGTTAAAATCGTTCCACCTTTGAGATAACCTTTTCTTGTTGTATGTTCCATCGAAGTGATTAAACTGGCTTGCCTTCGCACTCCATGTATCTATCTTAATCAATCGTTTACCATAATATGATAACTTTCGGTCTATTATAGATAACAACATCGAAGGTGCCCTATTTGCAATCGACTTACCAAAACGTTTCTTTCGTTTAAATCTGCCCTTGTCATTCTTTTCAGTCTTAGTAGATTTCTTCGTTAGACCAGAAAAATTCATCTTTTCAACATAGATAGTATCACCAAGTTCTATAATCTGATTAGCTAGACACTCATGTTGATACTTTCTTACATCTGATTGCTTACGATACAACTCTTTCAACTCATCTTGATACTTAATATAGTGGTTTGATTTATTCCACACTATCTTCTTGTTACTATTTCTCTTGATAGTACCATCTTTATTATAGTTATCAGGATTAGTCGCTCTACGACTTCTATCCATTTTTCTTAAAAGCCTTCGTTTTTGATTTTCGATATTCTGTACTTTGTCAGCAAGTTCTAAGATTTTGACATCAGTAGCAGAGGAGTAAGCGATAGTAGATGTACCAATGTCAATTCCTACATCACCTTCTCCTATGTAGTGCTTTACTTCCCCAGTTTCGTTATCAACCTTGATTGGTGGTGTGCCTTTAAAAACGATTTGAACATAATACTTGTACTTATTTCTAACAAATTTTCTAATAATTCTACAGTAAGCAATTTCTGATTTTAGGGCTTGACTTTCATAATAATTGTTGTAGTTGATTACCACAGGCATTTTCAAGCCATTCCAGAGGATTGCATCATTCTTAAATCGGATGCCAGTACTATTAGATTTTCCTTCTAAGGAGTTTAAAGTGCTATATTTTTTGTAATGTATTTTATTGCCATTTCCAAAAAAGAGTTTTTCGTATGCACTCCAAAGAGTTGAAACGATTTTCTGTGCAGTAAAAGAATCAATGTTCTCTGAAAAGTGATGTTGTAATCTCTTTACATCTTTATAGAAGGAATACTCTGACATACCATATTGTTTCCTTATTTCCTTAATCTGCTCCCATATAGACTTATCTTTTGTTTTATCACCAGATAATTGAGATAAGAGATTTCTGTATTTCTTTGTTTTAATCATTTCTTTATAACGTTTTTGAGTTATATTCACCAAAGAGTTATAAATCTGTCCACCAATCTCGAAACGCTTGTCTAAAATATCTTCTTGATATTTTTTCTGTTTTGAGTGGAAATTGAATCGTAAAATTTTCCATTGCAATTACCTCATTCTATCTAATCTTATTGTTTTGCTTCACTTATTAACACCATCACTCACATTTCATGACCTATCGGTAAAATGTTCGCTCAATTTTCCACAATTAACTAACTACTACAACAAAGTTATCCACAATATCAACTGCGGTAACGAATGACAAGGAAAGAGAACTGACACAATAAGCCTATCACAATCAAGTAATATAATTATATCAATTCTCTTAACTTATTAAATTCTGCGTCTAACGGAACGCATAAGTTCTTCAAACTATCATATTAACACTTAGAGAAGTTATCCCTAATACATGCACTCTCAATCCACACCCAGAGAGTTAAAACACATGCAAAATAAAAAGCATTGTTTCCAATGCATAAAGATTACTATTCTTTTTCTGTGGTTACCTATGAGATTTCTTTCAATCTCGCCTAACAGTTTTTGATATGAGTTGGCAGTCTTACTTTTCTGGACTGCACTGACGACGTCCCTCTAATATGATGAATGAGAGTTGCACCGAGTCCTTTCTTTACCAACTGGGGAGACCAACCTACGAGTTCTACTTCCGCACAGTAGAAACCTTGTTACAGGAAATAACACCTATGCCCGCTTGTGTTATTTTTAAGGAAAATTGTTGCAATCTAAATTATATGATACTCAACCCATTTAATTCTTATTGCACACTACATTATAACAAATTTTATAATTTCTGTCAATAGGTAATTTATAATTTTTGCACCAAATGTTATATAGTTTTGGGTGCAAACTATTCATCTAAATAAAAGTTCTCATGTTCAGATGAAAATTCAGCCTCAAAGTCAATCTCATATGAATCTTCAATATATTCATCATCTGTTGCAAGTGGCATATCACTCACAAATCTCTCATCTTTTAACTTTTTAACTAAATCCTCTTTGTCTTTAGCCTCTACAAACACATGACCGAAAACTCTATATGTTACAGGTACTTTATATTCCATTGTTACTCTCCTATTGTATCTTTATCTATTAATTCGAACATCTCAGCAGAATACTTTTTCATTCTTACAATTTCTCCAAGTGTATAATCTCTTGGGTGTTTTCCAATTAAGTTTAACTCATCTCCATCAACTGATTTTGGGATAATAAGATTGACAAAACTGCCATCGTCATCTTGTTCAAATAATCTCTTATATTCCTTATAGGAAATCATAACTACTTTTCCTCTTTAGTTGCTGATTTCTTCTTTGTTGTTTTCTTAACGGGTTCTTTCTTCGCTGTTTCAGATTTATTAACTTCTTCATAACAAATATTTGCTAAGTATGTACCAATAAATCCACCGATTATACTACCAATCATCTTATATTCTCCTTATCTAGTAAAAGAAAGGGAGAACTTAATCTCCCTTAGTCACACACTACATTGTCTAAATGTTTGTATCTATTACCAACATCTTGACTTCTTCCCTTATTTGTCTTTGGATAGGAAGAAATATATCCACAAGTTCTATATGCATAGGACATTTTATCTGTATCTGTATTACCACAACATGTACATGTCGGTTGGAAACTTCCATCTTCTTGTTTTACCATGTGTACCATGTTATGTGCCCCACACACTCCGCATTCCGAACTCTCTACATTAATTTCGGAATACTGTACATTTTCATAGATATAATCTACTATCTGTTCCATAGCACTTAAATTCTTTGACATATCTACAGATTCAATGTAGGTAATTAATCCACCTGGACTTAGTAATTGGAAATCCTTTTCAATCGCCAATTTTTCAAATGGATTGATATGTACCCATACAGGAACATGGCAAGAGTTAGTAACGAAATCTCTATCTTCACCATCTAACTTAATGAATACATCTTCTCCAAACTGCTTCTTAATCTTAGTTGCAGTTCTATATGTACCACTTTCATAAGGTGTACCATAGATGGAGTAATCAATATTCTCTTCTACTTTCCACTTGTTACATAAGTCATTCATGTGTTGTAAGATGTCTTTACCTAATTGTCTTGCTTGTTCGTCCTCATAGAAATTCTTACCTGTTAATGCCTTAACAGTTTCATATAGACCAGAATATCCGATACTGGAGGTCATATATCCACTATGAACCAACTTTTCTAATGTATCTTCTGGCTTTAATCTTGCATAAGCTCCATAAACCCATAAAATAGGCGCTACTTCTGCTTTAGTCTTACATAATCTATCGGCACGGACTTTCTGCATTTTGTGTGCAAGTTCCATATATTTATCTAATAATGTCCAGAACTTATCTAAATCCTTATCTGCTTCTAATGCAGGATAAAGAATATTTACAGTAGTGACCCCTAAATTTGCGCGGCCGTAGTATTGATGACCTTTTGTTTCTTCCCACGTGTTGTTGTTTGAAAGATTTTCATTAAAACGACATGGTGTTAAGAAACTTCTACACGTTTTTATCCTATATCACTATAGGCACTGACCATATCTTCTATATGCTTTTCCATATAGTTGTACGCTTCGATTTTCAGTTATGCTTTGTTTCCTACATAACGGTAGTGCTTATCCCTACCCCTACTCCCATACACTCATCAGGGATGGTCGATTAACTTCCTGAGTATCTTGCTCAGTTTAGCACAGTCTCATCTGTCGCACGAACTTAGTCGTGTCAGACCTAACTGTTAGCCAGTCCAAAAGACTGACACCCTCTAGCGAGGTTCACACAATTTTAAATGAGCTGTAGTTTACACTTACCCATTGGTGGATATACATCCCCCTTATTTTCTAACATAATCTTTTCTGATACATAATCAGGACAAAGTCTTAGGTTAGTACATTTAACACTTAATCTCTTTAAGTAATGATACTTAGAGTTTTCATCCATAATATACTTATCCAAACATACGATTAGTTTAGGAAAAGCAATAGTAATAGGTACGCCAAATTCATTCTTAATACCTTCAATTCTCTGATTTAACACTTCTTCAATTAGTAATGCTAGGTCATCTCTTTCTTGTTTAGTCTTTGCTTCACCTAAGTACATAAATAATGAGATAAATGGACTTTGTCCGTTGGTAGATGACATACTATTTACTTGGTAATTAAAGATTTGAATAGCATCTTTTATTTCTCTCTTTATATCAATCTCTACTAACTTATCTGCTAGTTCTTTTGGAACACCTGCATCTTTGTATTTATTAATAAATCTCTGTCTTGATTCATTTACAAATGGAGCTAAGTGGGATAATGTTACTGAAATTCCTCCGTACTGAGCGGAAGATACAGCAACAATTACCTGTGTAGCGATATTGGTTGCAGTTGTTAAACGATGTGGTTTTTCAATCAACTTACCATTTAATACTGTTCCGTTCTGCAATACATCTTCTAGGTTTAATAATCCACAGTTGTTACGGGTTGCTTCTGCTAGATAATCTTTATCGTGTACATAGATTGCACCTAAGTTCTCTGCTTCTTGAACATCTCTAGGGATAATATATCTACTGGCAATATCCTTACTAACAATTCCTGCAATATAATCTCTTTGAGTGGTAATTAACTTTGCGTTCTTATTTGTATTTTCGGTAGCCCAATCCTCATTGTTTCCCCCAACAAGGTCTAAGATTTCTCTATCAGTATGACTACGTACTAAATCTCTATCATGTCGATACTTAATGTATTCTCTTGCCACATCTTTTCTCTTAGTAGACATTAAACCATTTTCTACCATGTCTTGAATATCTTCTACTGAAATCATTTCTTTGGTATTATTTAATACTTCTGTTTCAATAAAATTTGCAACATTAAGCGCTTTCTCCTTAGCGTATTCAGTTAATTCCCCATCTACGCTGTTAAAAGCACTTTCTACAGCATTTTGAATCTTTGTTTTGTCGAACTTCACTCTTCGACCGTCTCTCTTTTTAATAAACTTCATGTAATTTTTCTCCTGTTATTTGTATAGTTTTGGAAATTGCAAAATTACTTACAATCTTTATAGAAATTGGTCAATATTGTTTACACTCAACTTCTCGACCTTTTCCTCTGGTTGTTCTACCTTATCTACAATCTTATTTGTTTCAACTGGTAGAGGTGTTGAAACTTTTGTTAAATCTACTACATTATTATCTTCTTGTTCTTCTTCTTTATTGTTAATATTGATATTAAAACTATAAGGTATTATTCTAAATACCTCTTGGTTTCTATTCTTTGACAATAATTGGAACTTTGAAATAAATAATGCAGTTGGTGATTTACCGTTTTGGGGCTTTTTCAATGACATAATATCAAAACTCTTATCAAACTTCTGTACCCCTGCCAACATTTCTGCTGTCTTTTGAGTTGCTCCTGCAAAGATAACAAAGTTATTAATTGTTCCTAATATTGATTGTACAAAGTATTCACCACTTGACATGGCAATTTGGTTAATATCTAATAGACTAAATACAATCTGGATACCACCACTTCTACCTTTTTCTAGTAAGTCTTTGATAATAGTACTATTCTCAATTGTACCAAATTCATCAACTGCTAAAAGTAGTTTAGGTGAGTATCTCTGTCTTGTACCTCTGTCCATCAAGTCTTGGAAAATCATTGAACTTAGACTAGTTGCCAACTGTTTATTCGCTGATACGAAAGAAAAGCAAATAACAAACTGTTTATTAGTATTAAAACTAAATTGCTTTTTATCCTGTGCAAATAGATACTTTGCTCTTGATGTCATAAGTATCTCTAGTTGCTTTTGAAGAGTGTATAAACCGTCTCTCTCGTTAGGTTCTGCTTTATAATTTGTTAGGAAGTCAGATAGACCTTCAAGATAGTTTCTTGGGTCTCCTGTCTGTTTTCTCCACTTATCGTACTTTCTAATAGCGTTCTGAATTGCTAATTGAGTAGATGTTCTATAATGTTCATCTGCACCACTAACATCCCAACGTCTAGTATTCATTAAAGCCTCAACCTTACCAGTCTCATTTAAGTTAATAAGAGGGTCATAACAGAAATCGCAAGTGTCAATAGAGAACTCATAGAACTCTACATTTAATGCATTTGCAATACTTCTTAAATGGTCTACAATGTCCTTTTCTCCCTTATAATCGAAGAAAGCAATAGAATAACCATCTTTTATACGTTGGTTCATGACTGACTTAATTAGATATGACTTACCTGAACCACTTGCCCCAGTTACTAGTGTATGACCACTAAGGGTATCATCGTTTAAACCAATCTTTTTGTTATTTAACTTTAACTCTTTGTAGTTCGTAGGCAATATCTCGCCAATGACAACTTCTTTATCTTTTCGTTTTTCTAGTTTATTGATTGCACCAGAAACACTTAATACTTTGTCATTGTAGTCTAAGTAACTTACCTCTTCTTCTACAAATCTTCTCTGGTATCTAATGTATAACAATGCAACAAAGCCAATCACAATTCCAATAAGCAACCATGTATTCAATAACATGGTAAGTATTGTCAGTGATTGAATAAGTATAGCAATTGCCACTGTCATTTTCCTAGACTTTATAATATTGAAAAGGGTTACGATAACGATAAATGCTATCCCAACCCCTAGTTTTATATAAAACATTTCCATAATTTCCACTCCTTTTTATGTCAGGAACTATGGTCTTAAATAAATTCCTGTATCTGTAATTTCAAATCTAATCTTATTAATAAGATTACTCATAAATTGTGCAATAGAGATACCAAGGTTTGAAATTGTTTGAAACAGTTTCACTTGATTTACACCACCTAGTAATATAAATAATACTAGACCGATAAAAAATACTGTACCTACTATTGTAAATATTAGTGTTCCAATTCCAGATGGTAACCCAATTCCACCACCAGAAGAACCACTAGAACTTTCTCGTCTTACACCTTTACTTTTTGGTAACTTCACAAATTTTCTCCCCCACTATCTGTTTTCTTAAAAATCCACCGTATTCACGACTATCTTTACTATTCTCTCTGTTATCACCTAAACAGAAGTACTCGTTATCCTTAAGAGAATACTTAAAATCTTTGGTATAACCCTTGTTGTAATCATCTTGTACTTGTTTCCCATTTATATATAGTTTATTATCTCTATACTCAATAGTTTCGTTTGGTAGTCCAATTACTCTTTTAATGATTTTAACATTATCCACATTAACTACAACCACATCAAATCTATCAATATTGCTGAATCTACTACACAGTGCCAAATCCCCATTGTGCAGTGTAGGGAACATACTATTCCCCACAATTCGTACTGGATAGAACACAAGCACAATACCAAGAACTAAAAGGGAGAATACAATATCTCTTATCTTCATTGTAGCATCTCCCCAGTCTTTAGTAACAACTTGCCTTGTTCTTCTTCATCAGAGATAGAGTAGTTAGATAATTGCATTGCAGGTGGTGTATATGGTAGTAAGTATAACTCGCAACTTCCTAATCCACCAACAACATCAAATGCATCTCTAACCATCTTAGCAATACGGGCAGTACCACAGAAGTATAACAATGTTCCAAACTTAATATTATCCTTATAGTTTCGCATAATCTGTTCATACTTCTGCTTTGTCTTTGGGCTTAACTCAATTTCAATTGCAAATGATTGAGCCTTACCATCTTTTCTAGGTAGTGGGATAATAACATCTGGTGTCTGAACAATAACTTTCTTACCATAAACAGATACAATAGGGAAAGCAGTAAAATCAGAGAACTCCGTAGTGAATTTTGCACCACTCTCAATCTCTGACATAATTTCTCTATCTCTTGATACTAATTCCTTTGTATCGTATCTATTTAATCTAAAATGTGTTTCTCTTAGAGCTAAAGTTCCTACCTCACCACTACAAGTAATACCAAGAGGATGATATACTGGCAATAATTCTTTATCTTTAATAATCTGCCACATCTCAGATTTTTTATTTCCCATATGTAAGTCAAAAATCATCTGTTCTTCTGAAACAGTGTGGTTTAATAATCCGAATGGAACAGAGATATAGTTATCATTTTCTATCTGGAATAAGTCTAATAAGAACTTAGTAGGTCTAACATATACTCCCATTGAAGTAGTTTCCGTCCAAACAAGTCCAACCTCAATCCAATCTAGTATTGATTGAAAGTAATCATTTCTATTATATATGTCAAACCATTGTTGTACTAACCATACTGGTGCAAATTTAAAATCTGCAATAATGTATAAGATAACTTCTTCTAACTTATACAACTCACAAGAGTTATCAATCGTCTTAACTACAATGTGGTCTGAGTACTTTTCAATGTTTGGAGTTACTTTAGGATGTCTATAAAAAGAGTTTCTGACTACTTCTGCATCTTGTAATCTAAGTAAATCAGTAACTCTACTCATTATTTCTTACCAACCTTTTTCAAATGTAAAATGCTATATAAATAGCCGATTGGTGGGATTACCCATAAGATAGTTGACCACTTCTTAGTGTACTTCTTACTAAACTTATACATTAGGCCTAACCATAAAGCAATCATTCCAACAATAAATACTAGTAGCCAATACTTTGTGTATAAAGATAGTGTTGCAACACTCTTTGGCACTAATACTTCTAACTTCGTTGTATCTCCAATTGTAGTGTGTGTGCTATATGTTCGTAAAATAAACATTTCTACACCTAGACAGAATACGTAATATGTATAGAAGATTGGTGTAAGAAGTGCTACGATAAATCCTAATGAACTATCCTCGACTGCCTTACCCAATACAAACTTATTATATAGTGGAATTAATGCTTTCCACCACTTAATACCAATCTCGTTAAATAGGATACCCCTAAGAATGGTATCCCCAATAAAAATTCCTAATAAAACGTTAATCATTATAACTTCCTCTCCAAATTTCTTTTGCAATTACAATTACCTTATCATCTCCACCACCGTGAATACACGTTTGTAAGGTGATGAATTTTTCCCCTTGATGAATAGGGTTTAAACTTGTAACGGATGTATGACTATTTGCAAAGTCTAACCAATCTTGTAACATCTGCTCTGTAAAGTTTAATGTTTGATGGTTAAATGCGTCTAAGTCATTATTTTTGATGATATAACTAATCTGGTATCTTCTAACTTCATTTTCTGTATAGAAGGTTAGATAACTGTTCTTTTTATACTCATCATAGTTTCCCAATAAAGTATTCAAGTTAGAAAACTTTTGTGTTCCAGCATATACACCAGCATGTCCATAAACAACTAAGTTAGTATCATCTAATTTGTTATCTTTATTCATAAATACTGTTCCAAAATCATTATATCCATGATTAATGTCATGGTACAGGTAATATGAATTGTTAGTTGTTTGTACAACAGGCTCACTAATTAACCCACTGTCAAACTCTAAATATCCAATTACATCAGAGTTTACTTCTTTCATTCGTGCCAAATCATCTTTTGTAATTGTCTGTAATGAAAGTTTAGGGATAGTAATATCCCCTGCTGATATAGTTGTTTCTTTTGTATCAATTACATTCTTGATAGAATTAAGTGCCTTTTGTTCATCTGCGTTCTGCTTATGTATTAAAAACAGGTTATATAAAGAAAACATAAGTACACCAACTAATGCAAGAATAATAAAAGGTTTTAGCTTAAATTTAAACTTTTTCATAGCATGTTTCTCCTCACTAAATAAATAGCATAACTCATTTGTATGATGGTCTAGCTGCAAAGGTATTCAATGTCGGCTTGTATACATTCATAAAAAACTGCTCCATATATGTAATTATACCATTAAACTCTGTGGTTTGTAAATACTTTTTAGGTATTGTACATAGTCTTACAAATTTTAAATCTGACAAGTTATACTTCTTAGCCATCTCGTAATACTTATATTCTACCTTATATACCTTTAATCTCTTATTCCATGTTTTTAACCCAATTAAGTGTCTTTGTGCTTTCTTAAAGTTCTCTTTATGTTGTTTTACCCTAGTTGCAACATTAACACTCTGACCTACATATAGACATTTCCCTAATCCAGAACCTTTTTTAACAAAGATACCATATATCCCTGATACATTACCTATACGTTGAATATATCGTTCTTGATATTTTCGTGTCTTATGTTTTAATCTTTTACCGAATATCTCATCTAAACAGGACAATGTTTGTTTGTCCTTTGTGTACTTTGGTTTCTTCAATTCTTGGCACTTTAAACAGTGATAATTTTGAAATTTTGTCTTTCCGTGAATTTTACATACGTCTTGATATACATCGTCTTTGTGAGCATAACAAAAGTTATATATTGTCTTATTTTTGCACCCACGATGTAAACACTTGTGTAATTTACTCACAATCTACTACACTATTATATACACGTTCGACATATTCAAACATTGCGCCACCATTTGTAACGCATTGAATACCAGAAAGTCTAGTTAATTCCTCGCAAAATTCAATAACTCGATATTCTGTATCTTCATCAATGACATTAAAGTTTCTATCAAATAATAGTTCTCGTTCTTTTCTTAAATCCATATTATAGTTCCTTTCCTTAATAAACTGTTACTGTAGTACTTACAGAAGTACCTGCAGTATTTGTAAATGTAACTGTATATGTTCCTGCAACTGTTAAATTTACTGACGCAAAATTGACGGAAACAGAGTATCCAGAGGATACCCCACTTGTAAGTTGGTCTGACAATACAGCAAAACTTGTTCCAATAGGCACAGTTACAGGATGTATCCCTACAATGTCAGTGCCTGGTGAATAACTTGGTTGAGTATATGTAGGTTCTGTATATGTTGGTTGTTCATAAGATGGTTGTACGTATGAAGGCTGAGTAGGCTCTACAGGTGTAGGTTCTACTGGTTTATCCTTAACTGCAATTACCAATGTCTTACTACTTTCGTTACCTGACTTATCCTTTGCAACATACTTACATTCCACACTATCCTTTGAAAAATCTAAGTTAGTTGGATATTCAACTGTAATATCTTCTGGTTTATCATAATTATCTACCACAGATGCCACATAATTCTTAGAATCAAATGTCTGTGTATCCACATCTCTTGTCAATACCAAACTATCTTGTGTTAAATTAATAGTTGGTGCTTCCTTATCTACTACCTTAACCTTTAGGTGTAACTTTGTTTCCCTCACAGAGTTTTTAGATGTATACATTAAATCATATTCACCTAACTTATCTAGTTTTGGTGTGTCTGGATAGGACACACTCACCTTATCATTATCAACAATACAGTACTTTTTAACATCTAACTCTGTACCAACATCAACTGTAATCTCTTTTTCTGTTAGTATGGCACTAGGATTTACTACATAGTCATATATTTGTGTTCTATATTTATATCCTACAAAGCTACTACTGACAAGTCCTACTAACAGACCTACCAACAGGTATCTAGCATAGTGTTTTACTTGCTTTTCCCCAATGGTAATATCTGCTTTTTTATAGTAATACCACTTTTCCAAAATTAATTTCCTCCCCAATAAGTTTAATTATTCTTCGTCATCGGTTTCTTCAAATAAGTGTTTAAATTCTGATACTGAGTTATCTTCCAACATTTCAGCGTATCTTTCAACAATTTCCTCTTGGCTATCCATTAATTCACTCTTATAATCATAACTAGACTTAGAATCTAAATTACCATAGGCATTAACTCTAACATAGTCATCCATGTAATTGTAATGTCCAAAGCAAACTGCTCGTACAGCACTCATCATATCATCATTATATCTAGCTCTGAAAAAATATTCGTCATTCTCATAGTAGTAATATTCTTCTAAACTGTCATCATATGAAGAACATTCATGTACCATTCCTTCTAATTCACTGATACCAACTTCTTCATCAATTAATCTGTATGTCATATACTATTCTCCAATTTCTTTTAATATAATATCAACACAAGGTTCAATACCCTTTTCAAGATATAAACTTACTAAATCTTCTTCGATAACTGCCCCATTAATTGTCACAGCATACCTATAGTCATTTCCGTCTCTAAGGAGAAATGCTTCCACTTCAGGTGTATATTCTAGTTTCTGAATCGTAGAATCTTTAAATACTGCACATTCAAATTCTCCTGCAAGCAGATACTTATAATGGAAAATCAACCTTAATACTGCTTCATCGTCATCTACACCACGTTCACATGGATAAATACAGATACCAATATCAAAGTTCTCATCTTCTAATCCTCTACTCTCACAGAGGTCATGTAGATATTCTAACTTCTTCTCTATGTAATCGGAACAGTCAATATACTCCCTAAAGTTCACCTTTACCATAAATTATCTCCTACCAGTTTGAAATCGTTACAATCATCAGTATGATTACTCCCACACCTGCAACTAGGTCTATAATGGTATTTACTGTACCACCAGTAGTTACTGTAATAGGCAATAATCTAATTTTCTTCCACACTTTTCCTTCCCAAAAGAAGGGGAATGGGAAAAATAAACATACCCCACTATCTGAAAATGCATCTTCAAATAAATGTGCAAAATATCCAAAAGCAAATAATTCACCTAACAATCTTATGTTTATATAAGTTGTAGTAAATATGTAAATTATAACAACAGTTGGTAATATATAACGCAAATACTTTGGAACTTTTACTATCTTATTGATACTAGATAATATCATGGCACTACCAATAAACGCTGACATAAATGCTAGAATAATAAAAAGAGTAAGTACAGAATTATTTAATAAGAACTTATCTAGTTCTCCAATCTCAATGCTTGTCTTTATATTTGCAAATATTGTATAGTTACCTGATGGTAGTCCGAAATGGAATAAGAGGAATAACCCTATTGCCACAAATGCTGTGTGCCATAAGTATCTGTGCTGTGTAGGTTTACCTTCTCTATTAAGTGGTGGTCTATCCTTTTTACCATGATACAGTGTCCAAATTGTCTTACTTGTAGTTTGCATAAACAAAGTGAATATTGTAGATAACGGTCCTAACATATATGCAGAGTTATGAACATCATCTAAATCCACAAATAAAGTACCACCTACAAATATTACAATTCCAACAATAAATTGTAACCAACTACTCTTTAACTGAGTAGCATAGTCCTGTATAATATCTACAGGAAGTAACATCAATCCAAGTAAAAGTAACATGGATAGTAAAAAGTGTGTCCTACCCATGAACCCCTTAGATTTCTTTTCTAATATCTTCTTTATCAAATTAAATTCCCTCCTAAAAGAGAAAGAGGTAGACTTATACAATCTACCCCTATTCATCGTCATCAATATCAATAGGCTGTTGGAACATTTCTCTCGCAGTATCCACCTTATTAGTAGGAGTATTCTCATCTTGAACACTGTCTAAGCCTTTAATTGAGAATACTGGTTTAGAATCCTTATCCAACCCATTTTCTTTCTTCCAAGTTTCCTTTGCACCTGCAAGTAAGTCCTTATACATTTCCCCACTTGTCTTTTGTACAACTTCACCCTTAGTTCTTACTTTATCTACAAGTTTTCCAGACTTAGTTCTATTGTTATGATATTCAATAGAGTTCATCTGTTTTACAACTGCCATATTATCGGCCTCTGTAAGTTCTTGGCTTGATGCAACCCTATGGTTTTCTAATGCCCATAACTTCTTATCTAATAACATTCTGTCCTTAACCTGTGTTCTATCCTTAGTATCAACACTCTTCAATAGACCAGTATAATTCTCTTTGAGTTCATCATACCTTTCTTCTTGTGCCTTTAATTTTCTATTTTCAATCATAGAATCTTGTAAGGTTGTCTTAGCCTTTTGAGTAGCAGTTTTCTTCTCGGATAATTCTTTACTTAGTCTTTGTCTTTCGTTTTCTTCCTCTACACTTAGACCACCTACTCTATCATTATAATATGTAAATGACCTTTGAATAGAATCTTCTAACTTCTGAGCATTTAAGTACTTTTTGTGTAGTGCAATTTCTGTATCATTCATTAATGAATAATCTGCAACACCAGTTTCCATATTAAATGCACCATTAGTTTCTGCAACAGCCTGTGTGGCAATATCGGTTTCCACTGCTCTAATCTTATCTACATAAGCACTTGCATCGGAAGAACGCAAAGCACTATTGACACTTGATTTATTTGCACCAATCTTCTTAAATCCATCTGCAATAATATCAAATGTAGATTTTGTATTGATTGGATTTTCCTGCAACATATTTTCACCAATGCCAGCAAGTGTTGATACCACACCACTGCTCTTAGTAGCAAAGATTGGAGTACCATCTTCTTCATATCCAACAACAACTTTCTTACCCTTAGAGGCATCTTCTTTAACGGAATGCAACTTCTGTCTAGCCCAAATCTTAGCATCACTCTTTAACTTAGCAGATTCTGGAGAGAACTGTCTTTCATATCCACGTAAAATATCATCTATTGAACGTTCAATAAGTGGATTAAATTTCATCATAATAGCAAGGAATATGATTGCAATTACTAAGAATATAATATTGCCCGTAACCATTAGTGATACCACAAATATAATCAGGTCAAAGAAAATACTTAGGATAGTTACCTTAATTGTTGCCACTAGGAATATTCCAAGTAAACCTTTACCAATAGATACTACTTTCTTATTTGTTGTTAGAATTAAAATACCCGCAATAGGCATAGCAAGTACTCCTAACAAAATACTCATCTTAGCAATCGCTACTTTAAATGCGTATTTAGCTAAACAGTATGCCATTAAACCAAATGTAGCCATCAATAGTAGCATTTTAACAATTCCAAATCCGATAGATGGTCTAGCTAAGGATAACATAATATTAGTAATGTTAGACTTTACTTCATCATTTCCATTATTATACAGCACTTGCAAATAAGTAACCATTGAGGATAACTTAGAATCCTGTGTTTCCGAAATTGTTGGAAGTTCATTCTTACTCAACTTCTTAGCACTAGAGTTAGCAAACCAGAAATAGTATCCTAAGTTCTTATCAACTGTAGTTTGGTCTGACTCACTATATCCCTCTAAGTACTTAGTTGCAATCATACCATTTTCATCTCCAAGAGATTTGAATGATAATTCACTAATATCATCAACCCCAAACTGTGTACATATTTGAGAATCAATATATGCTTTATTAACTGATGACATCTCAATTGTAGCATTTGTTCTATTTGTATCTCCACCTGTAATACTCGTATAGAAAATTGTACCATCTTGCATTGTTGGGTTGGCACTTATTAGAACTTTATTTACAAAGGTTGATAATGATGTACCAATTTCCGTTGGTTTTCCTAAAAGTGCTGTGCCAACAATAATAAACCCAATCAATGCAACAACAAACACATCACTGAATATATCCTTTGTCTTTGTATGCCCAAAAATAAAGTTAAATGCTGTTGCAATGACTGAAATGACCAATGCAACTAATGCAAACATCATAGCAGGAGCAAGTCGTAACGTACCATCTGCACCATCTGAAACAACAAACAACTTTACAAGTAACTCATTTACCTTATCCAACTTTAAAGCATCCATAATTACACTGATATTAATATTCTTTAACTGAATAATGATACCCATAACAGATGTAACTATTCTAGTAAATAGAGATAATATAGAGTATACCCATCCAAAAGGAATACCACCTACATTAGCTAAAGCAAATAACCTTAGACTTACCACCTTTTCTCCATTAACTGCTTCTAATGAGTTAATTGTTTGTTCTTTATTTTCTAATCCTGTTTTTCCCCAATAATCTTCATTATCAATAGATGGATTATTCTTCTGATACGGCAAGTTTCTCATGCCTGAATAAGCATTGCCATCTGAATCATGAGTATTACTATAAGGTATCTCACCAACATATCTAACAATATCTTTACTCACACCATATAATAAGTCAAATCCAACTTGATTAATCTGAATATCAGCATCTCCAAAAGGATATGTGTGTTTAGTTGCTAAACTACCACTGTTTGTATTCTCAAAAACTTCTTCTAGGTTCTTGGTAAATAATCCATCTTTTTCCTTAAACCCACTACCTGCACTTACTTGTAGACTGGTGAGTAGTATCACCAAGATAAGCATTAGGTTTGTAAATATCTTCTTTAATCTCATTCTCACCCTCTACCTTTCTCTTTAATATGAAACATTTAACATGTTTACAATTTCTTTATATTCTTCAAAAGATAGTGAGGTTAATTCATAAGTTTTATTACCAATAAACACCTTAATACTATTATCTCTTGAAACAACTGCACATAAATTTACATCATTAATAGAATATACTCTTATTTCATTGAAATCTACATCTGGATATGTACTATAGAAGTAATGTAAGAAATCATTGTATGGTTCACCTGTAACACCTTCTAACTTTGAGTATGTGGTTGCCACATTAGATAGATTTCCTAACTTATTAATTACTTCTTCCTTTGTTATCGTTCCTGCATCTTCAACTTTTGAAGTTGTATATTCTTCCCATACACCATTCTTATAGATGTATTCTTTGTTTCCTAATTCTTTAATTAAATAGTTATTATCGTTTGATAGTCTATAAGTTATACCCTTTATAGTCTTTTGTTCTATAATACCAACACCATCACTTGCGTTAGACCTAGCAATAAACAACTCTCTATACAGATTATTGAGTTCACTATCTGTCAATTCTTCTTGTACAGACGGCTCTGTTGTAGGTTGAACAGGTTTGGGTACTTCTGTTTCATTATCTACTACCTTTTTATGTGGTGCAAGAGTGTATAGTAATATAGCACCAACTAACACTCCTACAACCATAATACCAATAATAATTGGTTTCTTAATCTTTCTCATCCTATTTTATACTCCTAAACGGACTTTGTTCATCTGGTGTGCCAACATATCTATATACTACATCTGCAAGAGTCCATGGATTTCCAATATCACTTAAACTAGCATAGTAGTCAAGATAAGAACCCTGATAGGTATTTGCAGTACTGCCTGGATATTTCTTTTGTACTAAGGAATTATCAGTCCATGTACCATTTTCCCATGTTGCTACGTACATCCAAACGTGTTGATAACCGCCATGATTATTACCCATGGCAATATCCCCTGGCAATATCTTCTCACCTTTTGGAACTTGTTTCCACTTACCATCTCCACCACCATTTACTAGATAGCCAGTAATACTTCCTTTTCCACCACTAAATAGTTCAAAACCACCTAATGTCATTGGAAAATTGTCATCAGCACCACTCCACAATACTGCCATTGAAGTTGTTAAATCACATGATGCATAAAATGGCAATGACCATGTTACTGTGTTTCTCTTGCCATCAGATTTAAGTTCTTGTGCAGTCTGTACAATCTTTGGAACTTTGTCTAAGAATGTCCCTACTGTATAATTGGAGTTTGTAGCATAAGCCTCTACATCACTAAAACCATTAGCTGACCAGTTAATCTTTCTTCCACCAACTGTTTCATCTGTTGTAGCAAGTGAAATTGCAGCCTCTGCTATACTACTATTATTCCCACTAACCGAACCGAATCCTTTACAGTATTGTTGATATTGTTCTGTGGATTTTACTTCATCACTTGCTTTTGCATCACAGTAAAAATGTGGGCTAGAACCAACTGTTTGACCGATTGCAATTAGATAAAAGGAAATATTTAATACAATTAACCCAATTGGTACTAGACCTATTAACATCATAGTGAGTCTGCCTGTACCTTTAGCCCAAGTAACAAAGTGATTTAGTTTTTTATTAACCATTATCTTCCAATGTTTAAAATTCTTTTGGAAGTCTTTCTTACGAGTATTTACAGCGTGTGAGACTCTACCACGTATTCTCTGGGTAAACTTACTCATCTTGGAAATAATCTAGTAGTTCTTTCTTTTCTTTCTTAGTTAGTGTGGTAGATAGTTCTTTAATATAGTCTTGAATTTCCTTGGTTGATGCATTGATTGAGAATGTTGAATCTTCTCCCTCAATTCTACCATCTATATCAATCCAACTCATGTTATCACTCTTTTCAACTACTGTAATATTAGCAGTTTCTAATACATGACGACATCTTCTCTTTCCTACATTTTCCTCACTTGCACTGCACTCAGAACAACCACCATCAATTAGTGGTCGAATATATTTAATCTTTCCCATTCTGTATTCCCTCGCCATCTCTCATTAACACATAGTATGTGTAGGCAATAATAGGTATAAACATTGCAATGTATGTATAAATTTGGTCATGACCATGAATTTCATTATATGATTCATAAATATGTTTTGAAATATTCAATGCATAAATCAATAGCACAAACATAATTGCAAAATATGCTATAATACTGAATAGCACAAGACTTCCATATGTAGGATTATTGTTTGTTACTGCTTTAAATAATACACCACCACAAACAATCAACAATAATACTGTTAGAACTATAACTACGATTGAAACTATTACACTCTTTTTACCCCATTCAGGTGTCTTTGCAATATCTCTTGCAAATATGTATTGACTATAAATAGGAATTAGTCCTTTCCAAAAAGGAACTCCATGTCTTTCAAAAATAACACATTGTAAAATTGTGACTATAATAGCCATGGCATTGACTATAATACGTGTTTCTCCACTCATAAATTATTTACCTCTCTTTTATAGACTTCCCTTAATTACCCATGTCTTATCTGACTTAGCAACAAGTAAATAAGTAGAAGTTGTGTATGTAAAACCATCCTTTGTAATGATTGTATAAGTTACTTTTGCATTGTAGCCTAACTTGTTTGGGGTTTGATACATCTTGAAGTCATTGACACTACTAAACTTTGCACCATAGTTGTTGAAAGTTAAATAGTTTAAGAAATCCTGTGAGGTATCTCTTCCCTCGAATAAATCTTCTAATGTCTTTGTAACTTTAATCTTAGCAGACTCTAGTACTTCCTTACTCTCTAATTCACCACTAAATGCAAGTAATTCATTTTCCTTAACTTCTGGTGTATCAATTCTATTTAATGTGTATAAAGATAACTGTTCTACTGGTCTGTAACCACTTACAGTTCTTTGGTTTTGGTCGTTATAATTACTATAATACTCAATAGGTAAATAGAAAGTATATCTACTCTTTTCACTATGCCCAGCAGTAACTACATTACCTGAACCATCTTTACTATCCTTATGTTTAACTGTAATATCAACAGAGAAGTAAGTTCTAATTACATTCGAATTAATTGGAATTGTAGCATCAATAGATAAGGAATCTAATTCTGGAGTTAAACTCTCTACATCACCTTCTCTTAATGATGTTCCCTTACTAAACCAAGTTTCAAAGTTTTGTCTAATATATCCCTCTAGTCCTGCTGTTGGGAATTGATTAACTGTTTGATTGATAACATCTTGAACATCTTTTGGTGTTAATTGATGTTTAAAGAATGTGTTAAATGTTCCCCATAAAAGGAATATTGCTGTAAATGTACCAAGTAAAATCTTTACAATTAACTTATTCTTCTTCTTTTTTTTCTCTAATGCTAATAATTTACTATTTCTGATTGCTTCTCTCTTTTGTACTTCCTCAGCAATCTCTGTCATTCTTTGACTTTCTTCTTTTGCAAGTTCTTCTGGAGTCTTGCCTAAAACAAATTTCATACATAATCTCCTTATTATTATAAGATGTTGGTTAAAAAGCCTCACAGCCACGTCACGGCCTCTTATTCCCTGTGAGGTACAATAAAAGAGAGGGTTACTAGCCCTCTCTAATATCATCAATTACTTACTATTCTTTTTGAGAAATAGTACCATTCATACACCCGCAAGTGCTACGAAACTTAGTCCTAACCATAAGATTGGATTTGTTTCTACACCTGTTGGTGGGATAATGATAGCCTCATCAAGTACAGTAATCTTAATTAAGTCTACCCCTAATGTATCCTTACCTGTCAACTTAATCAGTGAACTCAGAGCAACGGTCTAAGGCGACAACCGTAGGTGAGTAACCTTATGGTTCTCTAATTCAACGTAGGTTAAATTTCTCTAACCTTAGACTTGTGAAGCAACGACTAATATTTAGCCGAGCATAGCTTCACTCACTTATATATTTTCCTCCTACGATATTAACTCTTTTGATGGGAGAATTTCCAGAACCCATTTCATCTATTTTACCACATATAATGCGATATTGTCAATATGTTTAATAATAAAAAGAGGATATTTCTATCCCCTTAAATTTTCTACAAAAAGTTTTACTTTTGGTATTGACTTTATCCCCAATAGCATCTATACTAAGGGTACAAGTTAATTAACAACCACTTGCAATCGTTTCAGTCCAAGCCTGTTGGTCTATTACCCAAACCTGTTGAGTAACAGCATCATGATGGATAGTGTCTACTTGAACATCTTTAACGGAATAGTTACCATCTTCATCCTGATTATCAAACTCATCTAATGAGTTATAGATACGACCAGTATGACCACCAACAATCTTACGAGCATACACAGGCTCATCCCATGCCTCAGAAATTACTTGTGTTTCGTAATGACCTTGTTCTGGATGGTTTACTGTTGTATATGTTGGTACACATGGAGTGTTTGTTGGCTTAGCAGTATTAGATACTGTATTTGAATTAGTATTAGTTGTTGTATTGTTATTCTCTGTTGGAGTATAAGTAGTATTGTTTTCAACATTAGTAGTCTTTGTTTCTTCTACTGTTGTTTCAACTTTCTTATCTTCCTTCTTATCTTCTTTAACTTCATCTTTCTTTTCATCAGACTTCTTATCAGTCTTAACTTCTGTCTTTTTATCAGACTTATTATCTTCCTTAGTAGTAACTTCGGAAGTTTTGTTAGAAGTTGGCTTGACATCAGCCTTCTTATTTGCTAACATATAAGCAGTAGAAAGAGTGATTGCTAATAGTAATAAAACTAATACAACTAACTTCTTCTAATTGTTTTCTAAAATGTTCTTAATCTTATTCATAGTTTTCTCCTTGGGCTAGTTTTAGCCTTTTCTTTTACCTATAATGTTCGCTGAAAAGCAGATTTGGTCAATCCCTTTTCTACACTAACATCATAGCATAAAATTGCTATATCTGTCAATAGGTAAAATGAAGAAATTTTAAAAATTTTTAAATAAAATAAAAGGGCGAGTTTCCCCACCCATAATCAAACATTCTACCCAACGAGTTCCTTATAAATCTTACATGTGTTAATGTAGTCTTGTTGAACTCTATCAGTCTTATCGTAATAGTTGATAACTACTTCACCCTTTGGTTTATCAAAACTCATTCCGTAAGTCCAATTATCTTCAACTGGGCAGGAACTTGGTAATACTTCAAACTTAGCACCATTTAATAATTTAACATCAACTGTGTGTAAATGACCACTCAATACTTCCACATTTGTTGCAGTTGATAATTCTTGTAACAACTCTGGTTCTACAAACGGTAAGTTCTTAATGTTCTTACCCTCTAAATAACCATGTGTCATACAAATAACATTAGAACCATACTTAACTGTTGCTCTTGGCTTTGGACTATCACTAATAAAGACGTTCTTTATACCTTTAAATCTTGCCCACAACCAACTTGTTAAATAGAAACCAACCATTGTATCGTGATTACCTTGTACAAAGTAATATTCAACTGGTGCAACCTCTGCTAACTTCTTAACTGCATACTCTAACAAACCTGTTGCGAGGTAAAAAGCCTCTTTCCAACATAGGTCATCTTCTTGAGGTGTTCCTCTAGTAGTTGTATGTGTCGAAGTATCTGAGTTTAAGAAATCTCCGCATGTGTTGATAATAATTCTATCAATCTGTCTAGGACTATTCTGAAGGTTAATCACAGTCTTATCAATTATTCGCATAAACACTTCTGATGCAACCTTAGAATCGTAGTTATCTCCAAATCCCTCTTTACCATAAACCAATCGATTTAAATGGAAGTCGGCGATATTTACAACTGCCATTGCTCTACCCAAGGTTCTTACCTTCTTTTCGGACTGTCTAATCTTGTTAGTCTTTCCAACTCTCTTTAGTTTAATTGGTTTAACAGTTTCATTATTAACTGCCCTAATGTCATCTAACGTAAATGAATTGTCATTTACATATACTACCTTAATTGTCTTTGTAGTCTTATTTAACTGTGTAATCACACAGTTATACGGAATTGAAAGATTTTCTCTAATTGCATCTTCCAACCTCTTACCAGTTAGATGTTCATATTCTTCAACTGGTACTGTAACTGCAATACTTTGTTTCTTTGTGTTTAAGTTGTTCCAACTCATTAATAAGTTCCTCACTATTTTCTAATGTTAATTCTTCAACCACTTATCATCAAATATTTCTTCGACTGTCTTACTTGCACAATCGTACTTTGGTAATAATGCGATTTCATCATTCATTGATACGTAGAATCTTCCTTCTCTTATTGTATCACTCGTGATGTTTCTTGCTTTGCTGGCTTGTGCCTTTGTATAGACTTCTAACCATGTTGTTTTCTTGACTTCAGGTGTTCCACTCTTTTTGAAAAGTAACTCTCTCTTTTCAAACTCCGATAACTGCTTATCCTCTTGTTTTGGCACTACTTTTTCTTCTTGCCTTACTTCTTCCTTCTTAGGTTCTTCTTTTTTCTTCTCTGGCACAAGATTAAAATTAAATGTAATCTTTGGCTTTTCTGGGTTAGACACAAACCTAAATGGTTTTACTACTTTGTTTTCTTCTTCTTTTTTAGGTGGAATTACCTTAATTTGGTCTGTCTTTTCATCTTTCTTGATTACTTCGACATGTTCTTTGTTTTTAACTGGTGGTAGAATACGTACTTCATCTTCTGGTTTTTGGCTATAAACTACATCACTTTCGTCTTGTTCTTGTAGTTTCTGCATAAAATCCTTTAGTGACATTACTCCACCCCTTTCTAGTCTTTAACGAGAACCACCTTATCTGAATTTGCAATATCTAACATTGGATATACTAAGTCCATTGCAAGTAAATAGTCGTTCCCATAATCAAGTTGGGGTCTACCATTGATAAAACCATCTGTCAAATCAATGATAGTTTCCCCCTGCTCGTTTAATACTTTATCGTCTGCATAATAAATAACATCTTGAAAAGTACCTACCTCATTGGGGGTACAAGATTCACTGCTCTTATTATACAATATTGTAATGATTCTGTCAAGTAATAGTTCTCCCTTGGCTAAATCCATAATATCTGACATAAACTTCTGTCTCATAAAACATTCTTCCTAAACTACTCTAAAATTAGTTAATAAATTCGTTTGATACGTTCTGGAATACATCAAATCCACGTTGAGTGAACTGTTGTGCAAAATCTAAGAAGTTTCTCCAGTTCATTGCCATCATGATAAAACCTGCAATTAGTAATATAACTGCTAACATACCTAGCGCCTTCCAAACACTAATCTTCTGTTCCCCACGAGTATAACCCCATGCAAACACAATTAAGCCAATAATTACTGCACCTGCGATTACGATAAGTCCTAATGTACCAATCTTGTTTAGAATATTATCTGCGATTGTTACGGCTGTTCCACCATCACCTGCTGGTGCAAAATAAATAAGGTTCTTTACGATATTCATATTTTTCTATTCTCCTAATTTTTTCTTCATGTAATTTAAAATAACTATAGTTTGTTCTTTAGTAAAGTTCATAAACTTATAGTTTTCCCTTGTTAAATCTTCGATAACTGACATACATAGTGCATCCATGATGATAGATACATCGTTATCTTGTTGTGGTGTTGATTGCTCAACTGTTTCCTTTCGTGGTCTACCTCTACCACGTTTTACCTCTTCAACTGGTTCTTCATTATCTTCTTCAATATTTTCTTCTTCCTGTTGAATAGGTAACTCTTGTGTCTTTTCTGTCACTTCTTCTACCTGTGGTTTAGGAGTTACTCTCCCATATAATGCACTCTTGCTTTCGTCTGACATACCATCTAAGAACATGTCATCATCTTCTTCTAGCATTTCATCCACAGTGTAGTCATTTGTCTTTTGCTCACTAGCAAAAAGTCTATCAATTGCGTTCTGTGCTGGCATTTCCTTACTCCTCTACAATCTCAATGTCAAAATCTTCATCATCTTCTGCTTTTGTTATCTTATTCAACTCTCTGAGCATTTTAGAATCTTCTTCCTCAGTTGTTTCTGGGATTGACATTAATGATACGTCAATCTTCATCTTTGCCAACTCTGTATTTACTAAGTGTAAATCTCTTTCTAATTGAGTGTTCTTCTTAGATAACTCAGCATTTGTTGTTTCTAACTTATTAACTTTTTCTAAAAGGTCAGATATAACTGTTTCTACATCTTCTGGATATGCTCCGTATGGTGTAGATACCCTAATATTTAGTTTTTCTAATGTTTCAGGTAGTTTTTCCTTAACAGTCTTTGTTTCCTTTTTCCTGCCCCAAAACATATTAATTAACCTCTTCGTACTCGTTTGTAGCTCGGTTAAACTTCAATGGAACTACCTTTGTAGCAGTTAATACTTTGTTATAAACAATCTTGTCTGACTTAGAAACATATTGTTCAGAATCTAGTTTTCCATACACTCGAACCATGTTTCTAGGTGCTAACATTTCTGCAATATCTTTTGTACCATCCGTAGGATATAGCACACGAATATAAGTGTAACGATTACGCTTTGTATTGTCTACAAACTTATATTCTCCTGTAATGGCACAGATATTAAAAGTAGTCATCTCTGACATTACTTTTGCATCCTTCTGTACCTTACCATCAATTACAATTTCATTTTTCACCATATAATCTCTTCCTCTCCTAATCTAATTCACAAAGTGCAGTTAAGTACTTACACAAACTCTCATTGTTCTTAATGACATTCCAATCATGATACCAAGAAACACGTTCAATCATATCTTCCATAGTACCAAAGATTGCACCAACTTTTACTAATGGTTTGAATAGATTTACAATATACTTCAATAAGTCCTTATTCTTAGTTGCACGTGTAATTACTAATCTTGTCTTTTCTAAGATTCCATCTTCTTTTGAGAATCGTAAGTTTTTACGTGAACCATTTAAGGCTTGCAACTGTTTCATCATAGATTTAACAGATGGCACAGAAGTATTTGTGGTTAAAATTAATCTATCTACAATCTTATAAATCTTAGTGATTGGTTGAATATTCATGTAGTCGATACCTGTATCAAAGAATACTACATCATAGTGCATGATTAATTCTTTAAATACTGTATCCCAAAACTCTGAATCTCGTGTAACTTCCTCGAAAGCCATTGGCATAGCGAGATAAAAGTCTACGTTAGCACCAAAGCCATCAGACTTAACTCTGCAATTATGTAGATAGTTAAAGTCCTTATTTCCTGCCTTATATTGCTTATAAAAGCCTGCAAGTGTCGGTGAAATACTACCAATCAAAGCACCTAACTGCCCATCAATAATGTCAAAGTCAGCAACTGCAATTCTTTCTGTTGGATGTGACATAGCATAATTCTTAACTGCCATCGCACAAGTAGTAGTCTTACCAGAACCACCTTTAGAACTACCAAAAGCAATTGTCTTAGCAGGAGTTTGTTTCTTTTCTCCTACTACATCATCATCAAAACTTAAGATAGAGGTCATAGAAACACTATCAATTCCTTTATTTGTGGCAGAAATATTATCTACAACAAAGTCTAAACTATCGTCAATAGTTAATTGAGGTTCAATCTCTCTCTTGTACTCTTCAACTTCGTGTTCATCTTCTTTTTGTTGCTCAACTGTTCTTGTTGGTTCTGGTTGTAAATCTTTCTCAATAAGTTTCTCAACTGTTGGTTCAACTGGCTTTTCTACTGTTGGTTGTGGTTTATCAACCTTATATAGCACAATCTCATCGTTCATTGGGAAATCTAACGAAACATCGACATCTTCCCACTTGTAGTAGGTAATGTCTAATGAGTCTTTGTAATTACTAAATGCTGTATAGATTTGTTCTGTTAAACAAGCCACATCAACATAGAAATCAGTTTCAACAAACTCTCCCTTGTTCAGAAATTCATCTACTGTATAGGTTTCATACTCAAAATCTACTACATCTTTAGGGATACGTTTGTCATTTGTTAAAATAACATACATCTTTTCTCATCCTTCCTATCTTAATTTAAAGGAGTAGTATTCTTTGTTTCTACTACTCCTCTCATTATCTGACACTCTGTTCATATAGAACAGGTTTCTTGGGAACGTTCAACTCTATTGTTGATTACTATTTTACCATGGTTGTGTCCTTCCAAAGCACAGTTAATGTCAGTACTCATGACATAGTAGTTTTGTTGAAGCTACTAGTCTCTCATTATATAAATAGCACAACTTCATTAATGATTATTCCAATATTTACCTGCAACATATAACTTATTCTTTGTATCTGCTATCATTCTTCTTACATTGTCAGGTGTAATCTGGTAAATTATCAGACCAAGAATAATAAATACAGCAGTACTTAATAAACCCTTTCCAACTAACTTCGTAAATAAGAATGTAAACACGAATAATCTAGTGCTTGCTGTTAAATAACCCATTGCATATTCCTTTAATCTATCCAATCCTCCAGACAATCCTTTATTCTCTGCAACCAACTCATATAGAGAGAAGAAAATAAATTGGAGTCCCAAGAAGATTAGTAACATAAAGTACTTTATCTTCTTAAAAATGATTGGTAAGAAGAAACAACCTAAGATAAGGACGTGTAACATCATTACCATTGACTGTTTCAAGAATTGCGTATTAGGTTGTCTTGAATCTGTATAATTTGCAACTTCTGTTCCATCACTATATATCTGTGGTGAAATATTCATTGTTGCATCTACAATTCTAAATAGGTCTGCACTTAAGTCTGAATTAAAGGCAGTTGTTGTAGCATTAGGGAATACTGGATTCTCAGAAATTGTTCTCTCTCCAGAAACATCTTTATAATCTATGTGATATTTTGATTGCACAGAGTATAAGTATGCTCCCCAGTTCTTTACAAATTTACCATTTCCAACAGGTACAGATACATCACCTGTCTTACTAGCGCTATCAAAAGTAAATTTTCCTTCTTCTAATGCTTTTATTTGTGACTCTGTAGCATGAGATTGATTATACTTTACACCAACATCTGAGAATTGTGTATATAAGTTCTCATAACTTGTACCAAATTGACCCATTATCCATGGTTCGAAGATTACTGTTTTCCAAATTGCAGCCTCAGTAGCCTTAGAAGCTACCGAACTACCGATTACATCATCTTCTTGATACGTTAAGTTGATTGCCTCGTTAAATATCTTATCAACAAAAGTTGTTCCTGCCACAATCACATTACTTAGTGCCGATGGATTATTTCCCAATGTAAAGATAAGACCAATACTAATAAATGATGCAAATACACGTTGAGCTATCGCCCACGCATGAGTTTTACCATGTATGTACTTGGTTACTAACCCAACAATGTTAATAATGGTAAATATTACCCCATAACTTGTGAGTACATATAATAAAGGTACAAATATTTTACCCCAGATTTCTGTGCTTGAAATGGTCTTAAATATCTCCATTATACCAACCATAGGTGCATCACTCATCAACAGTGTAATGAATGAAGTTAATACCTTAGCAACAGATAACCAGAACTCTCCTGCAACAAAGGAATATCCGTCAAATCTATTATTTGATAATGCGAATACTCTTGCATCTGTTTTTCCATCTGTTATCTCTTGTTGTGTCAGTACTCTAGGTCTATCGTCATATACGTTAGCACTTAAATATCTATCGCTCTGATAAAATAATGTATCACCAAGCGAAACATCTGTACTTTCATCTTTTACGGTACTATAGATATGGTCTACCAAGCCAACTGTTTGAGTAACCTCACCTAAATATCTATAATAATGAACATCAGAACCAAACAATTCGTACAAACTGTATTTATTCTTGCTTTCACCACCATTAAGTGATTTATAGATTTCAGTAGATGCAACATTTGCAAATTTATCCCCTAAATGCCCTATGTCAAACATGAACCCACTGTTCTGAGCCATCTTAATAACTGGACTAATTAAGTCTTGAACAATACTTCTATCTTCTGGTTCATTAGTTGGATTAACGGCAGTAGTGTTAGCAAGTTTTAATACCTTCTCGCCATACTTTCTATCACCTGTATCTCCATGGAAACGATTATACCAATCTAATGCTAGTTCTCTTCTCTTTCCTGCATTATGAGTATTACCTTCAACGTTAATCATGAAATCATTTGTTGCATCATCCACATTTGTATAATCTGTCTTAGCATAAGTGTCAATGATATAATCTGCTTTACCATCAATATAACCTTTTGGGTCTGTTTTAGTCAACATATAGGCTAACTGTGCTTTCATGTCATACCACTTTAACCCATGAGATTCTGCCCACAAGACAAGTCTACTTGCTCTAGGCCCTGTAAATTGGATTAATCCTATACCAACAATATATTTTCCATCTACACCCAAATATGCTTTAGAGTTGATTGTATGACCATTAGAACCAGTAACACTTTGAACTGTATTCCCAAAGTTATCACTACTTCCTGATATGCCCCAACCACTCTTGATATATTTCTGTACTAAATCATTTCTGAAATATGCACTTAAATCTTTAAATGCTTGGGATTTCTTCGAACCATTAGCATCACCATATTCACCATAAATACCCTCAATAGAAGTGGGGTCAGCACTTGATTCAGCAAATATGTTACCTAGCATACCTGCGGCAGCATAGTCACTCATACCAAGTGCTTTACACACACTCCAAATTCTGTATGCGTTTGACCCTCTTGTTATTGGTTCATCCTCTATATTTGTAGAGTAATTTGCACTAACAGAAAAAGTAGGTAATAAGAGGAACATTACCATAAAAACACTAAATATTCTAGTCAGTATCTTCTTCACGTACCATCTTACCACCTTTCTTCTTTCTTCTTCCACCAATCTTCTTGTATTCAAGAGGTTCGCCACTATCCTTTTGCATATTCTGAATGTTTGTAATCTTGTTATGTTTCAATGTTTCAAGACTTTGATTAATCTTCTTAGTTTCTGCACTTGATAGTGGAGATTTATTATCTTCATCTTTCTCCGATTGCGCCTGTTCTGTCTCTGTATCTGATAAATTCCATGACGATATAGCATTACTTGCTTGCTTATCTTCAGGAGAAGATTCAAAACCTAATTCCTTGGAACGTTCAACATCTTCTTTCCACTGTTTATACAACTTAGTATATCTCTTATCGTTTGGATATTTAGGTGTGCCATCTGGATAGAATAATATCTCTCTTAGTTTAGTACGGTCCTTCATATCTCCACTTGTTAAGTCTAAGCCAACTCTTTCAGCAGTACGTTCCATTTCTTCATCTTCAAGTCTATCTCTTCTCTCTCTTAGTACAACCTTCATATTTAATAAGGTCTTTAATGGTACAAGTGTCTTAGGGAAGTACTTATTTGTACTCCATGTTAAGATAATTGCTCTTGTAGTCATAAAGATACCAAGTTGTACTAAAATAGCAACCATTCCAGTAACATATCCATTAATATATACAATTAATGCTGAATATGCACCCAATAATATCATTGCCAGTAACGGACTAAGAGTATCAGAAATAATATCTAACCATGACTTATTTCTAGTCTTTTCCATGATTGTAACAAAGACAAAGGTATATATTCTATACCATAGCCAGAAGAATGTTAGTAACTTAATTAACGAAATAAAGAATACATTTAAAATACCCACAAACTTTGAAATAATATCAAAGAATCCATGTTGGAATTTACCATTATAGTTCTCATTTTGTGAAACAGTTACTTTAATATTACCATTAACCAATCTTTCATAATTAACTCTTGGTGCATTAAAGTGGTCTACTACTCTATATGCGTTGTTATTGATAACTCCACCATTAACCAGTTTTCCACTACCATCTGCAACACTATAAATTGAATTACTATCTCCGTGGTAACTAAATGCATCTGCTAGAACCACAGACCAATGTTGTACATCCCTATCTGCTATTCTCGGTCTATACATTCCAACTTCTTCTGTATCGAATTTTTTAATATACTGTTCTTTATCTAAAATACCATACCCTGTATTATAAGTACTCCATAGGTCAAGATACGGAAGATAATAAGTAACTCCACTTGTGTTATCTCCAAACATGTAGGATAACTCATGTTGTTGTTCCATACTAATCTTTTCCCCAAAGTTCATAACAGTATCTAAGGTTTTCTTGGTTGTATCCCATGTCTTTTGAGGATTTATCATAACATTTGCTACAAAACCAACTTCTAATACTGCTACAAGGAATACAGCAATTATCTTAGTAAATCTACCAGTCTTAAAAAACTCAATCGTATATTTAACAATTCTTGTAATCGTTAAAAATAGCACTACCAAATAGAATAAGGTTGCAAATCCATTTGTAAACATATCTACAGGGCTAAGTCCAATTGTATCTAAGAAATCAAAGTTTATTAGTGTTTGGAAGAATACACTTAACTCAGTTATTCTACCACCTAAGTCTACCAAGATTCCCTGTAACTTAATATAATTATTAAAATTAAAGGAAGGAGTAAACTTAGTAATTAAACTTCCAAACATACTATCCTTATATAATTTAACTCTAGGGTCTTTTATAGTAAAGGATTGTCTATCAATATCTGACATCGTGTCAATATCAAAAGGCATTACCCTACTATCTACTGAGTTAGATACTTTAATATCTACCCCAACAGACTTAGCATTTAACTTCATAATTAATGTTAAGTTAGATAATACTTCATTATAATACCCACCACAGTAGTCTTGTAATTTCTGTAAAATCTTAATAGTATCTTCTCTAGTTAGAGTTTTCTTATCCTTTGTAATCTCATACACACCACTTAATACATAAGCATGAGCAACTGAGATAGTCGCAGGAGAATCCTTACCCAATCTAGTAGTCTTACAAGCACCTACTTCATCACTATTGATTAAACACTGTCTATATGAATCATCTTTATTGAACTTTTCAATAAAAGCATCATACTGTTCTTTACTCTTGGTTGCATCTTCGTACTTCTGTACAATCTGTGCAAATAACCCGTCAGATTTCTTAGTAACTTTTAAATCAGAATAATCTGGCAGGGAACTATCGTTATCTTTCAATGCTCTATTTAACGTTTCCTCGTCAGACCACTGTTTAGGATACTTGTTAGAATACTTATCTCTCCACTTCGCAAACATTTGAATATATGTTTGACTTGGTTCTACAAGTTCCCCATCTCCAAACAATGCAGTATTAGCCGATGTATATGTAGTACCATCTAACTTATCTACAACTGATTTAGCGTACTTATAAGCCTCTTCGCCCTCTAAATGAGTATTAGCATCTACATCTAATGATAAGTTCTCTATGATACTCTTAGCATTTGTAACAGTTTCATTTGAAACATATTCTTTTCTAAACTCATCTGGTGAACTAAACTGACTTGTAGAGATAAAATCTTGAAAATATGGAATCCAATTATCCTTAAAGAAGTTGATTACATTTTCGGAATTTGTTCCATATCCATGATTATAATAGTTAATAGTGTTAAATTGTTCACTACTTGGTACATCAATAAAACTTCCACCAAATAATGCTGTAATACCTTTCATAACTACTGGAATAATACCATCTGGTACAAGTCCATCTGAACTCATATAAGCCTTTGGATATTCTCCTAAATATGTATAGTTAGGTATCTTAAAACCATATCTACTGATAATATTGTCTGAGATACCAACTGGAACTAACCACTGAGTATCCTCTACTTTATATGTTTGATTTGTATAACCATCACCAATATTTGATATTACTTTATTAAGTGCTAATGCTTGTAAGTTTGGAACATTATAATACCCTTTTATATAAGTATTACCATCTTCTCCTACATACTCTTTTAACACTGTAAACGTACTTGTTTTAGATAACCACTCTAATGCATTTGCTACATTAGAGAGTTTGAAAGTAAATAACTCTTTTAAGTTCTCACTACTTGCAATATAGTACTCTCCACTACTATCAGTTTGTGAGTATTCTGGCTTTCTTTCTTCTCTCTCGGAAGTGTCTAAAGTTCCGGTTGAATCACCAGAACTAATAGTATCATCTGCTAATACCCTTTTTGGTAATAAAGTTATTAATACTAGAAAACAGAAGATACTCAATAGTATCTTACTGAATTTATTATTTCTCATTTTGAGTATCCCCCTATCTCTTTTTATTCACAAAGTTCTTCTATTTCATCGTTTATTGATTTAATATAGTCATTCTGTTCTTTGTTTAATTCCATAATTTCTCTTACATTATCCTCAGTTAGAATAACTGTTTTGAATGTATCTGTTCTGAAATCAGATATGAAACCAATAAGTTCTCCATTATAGCTACCTAATGATATGGTTGTATACCCAATGGATAGTCTTAAAGGAGTTTCTATATATTTATCTAGTGAATCAACATCAATCTCATTAGTTAAAGAATTAACTAAATTGATATTTGAATCATATATCTTTTTCAACTGTACAAACCACTTATCTATAACAGGTTTCATTTCCTTGAACTCAGTCAAGAACCTTTCACTTGTACTACAATGTACTACACTCTTTGTTTCAAGAACATTAGGTATTTCGCAATAAAACTTAATGTCATAACCTGTGTCTGTATGTTCAAATATAACACATACATCACCAAGTGCATTGTAGCAAGCAGGAACATGACTATTCTCTGCTACGTACTCTTCAGCAGTCATTAACATATTTCTTTTCTCCTTACAAATATGCTTCTATTACTTCACTTTCACTATATCCATTTGTACTTTGCCAATCATGTTTCCAACCCATTTCCCTATCTGCTAACTTAAAGCCTAATAGATTAAAATACTTGGACACATAATTTGCTTGTCGTTTATGTTCCTTGTAATAAATAAAACGGACTTTATTACCTGCAAAGTAATGAATACAGAAAGACAATAGTTTAATTAAATCTTTCTTACTGGTTACATAGATATAATCAATCATAACAGTATTAATACCATTTACCTGCACAAAATGAAATGTAATAAAACTATCTTTTCTATATACAGTATATCCAGTTAAGTTAATATTCTTATGGTAGTTTTTACCATTTTCTCTATTAATTAACTTCTGTAATTCTCGTCTTTTTAAATCCACAATTACACATCCTCTCTCATATAAAAGAAAGAACAGGTAGTTACTCCTGTTCTTCTTCCTCTTCTTCTGCACGATACTTAAATGGTGAAACATCATTAGGGTAATTTACATAATCTTCTACCATTGAATCAATATGTTTCATTACTCGCTCACCATCTAAACCCTCATTGCCATTTGAGTATAACTTATACTGGTCTGACTTAAAGAAATCTACACACTCATCAAGTAATTTTTGGCAATTACTAACACCAGTAGCAGTATTCTTTCCTTTTGCTAACTTTCTCTTGCACACAAAATAATCTTCACATGCCTTTAAGATGACAGCACTTGCTAATTCACCACAAGCTTCTACTTCTGAAATAAATCTCATTATTTATTATCCTCTCTTACAATTCTTCTAAGAACTTTCTTAGTTCTTTAGGGCTAGTGTAGTTGTCCATATAATGTCTACCTGCACTGTTTGTTAAGAAATAAGTATTTACTCTTTCTTTCATATCAGGGTTTTCGTCTAAGAACTCACAGATTACCTTATCTGTTTCTAAAGTTCTTTCCTCATGCCCTAGATAACCAAAAACAATTCCACCATCAAGATATTTAAGTGTTTCCTTAGTTAGATACTTTTCTAATAATCCATAATAATCTTCTGGTTTCATCTTATCGTAATCCTTTACACCGTTGATGTAACCTTTATCCTTACGAGTACTTTGTTCTTGTGCTAATGTTGCCTTATAGTGCTTACTGAACATTGATTCTAGGTATTCTTGTGTTGTATCGTCTGTCTTTTTAACATCCCTAGCATAACTAATTGCATAGTGTTTAAAGTCAAGTAAACAACGTACTAACTTGCCATCAATGTTCTGCACATTTTGTAGTTCTTCTTCTGTTGCAATTTCATTAAATGCATCATCGTCTAACTCAAAGTATAACCACTTATCGTTTGACGAATAATAGTGTTCTCCACTACCATATCTAATACATTGAATATTTAACATCTTTACCTCGCTTATTCTCTATATAAATTATTTAACAAATCACTTAATTTGTTATGTTCTTCTAACACCTCTTTGATTTTATCCAATAATTCTCTTTCTGCGTCTACTGTGCATCTAACATCACCAATAGTACATACACCCCCAGCCACTACAAAGCGACAACTGTGTGTTAAAAGGTAGCAATTAACTTCTGGTGCTTTCTCAACTTCTAACAATACGTGGAAATACGGAGGAAACTTAATTTTGAACAAAGAGGAGAATAGGTTGTAGTGGTCAGAAGTAATAAGTTCTGCCCCAAACTGTTCTTGTATTTTATTTTCTAATGTATTCGTCATTCGTATACCTTCACATCTTCAATATCTATTAAGCAGGAATATAGAGGAGTCTTAACTTCCCCTAAGTCAATATGTAGAACTAGGTAGAATGTAACTTGTACCTTATTTCCCAAACTGAACCCACTTGTGCTAAGAATAGGTAAAGAATTGTGGTTAATTGCTTTTAGGATTTCATTCCCACAATAAGCATTATTTCCACCAATGAAGTTAGGTGCAATATTAAACAACTCTAAACCATATTTATCTCCAACCTCGTTGATTAGTTCTTCCATCTTCTTTACATTTTTAACTTCAAATCTTTCCATGAAACACCCTTTCTAATGGTGTAAATATTTTAACTCTTCTACAATTCCATCCACGTCATAGAATCTATATCTAAACCCATTATAAATATTTTCTACAATGTCTAGCACTTCTTTATAATTAGTTTCACTAACAATACCGTGGAGTAGTGTCTTTTCATCATTGAAGAACAATCCTTTTGACAATACAGCCTTAATTAAGTTAGTTTCTTCTTCAAATGCAATAATCAATTTAATGCCACTGGCTAGAATTACTGTTCTTGGACTACCAAATAGGTCTTTCAACTCTCCAATAAATTCTTCCTTCCATGCCTTTGTACTACGAGGAATTGAATGTTCTTCAAAATCTTTAAACCCATTTTCAAGGTCAGTATCAAGTCCAACTAATCTTGAAATTATATTTGATATATCCCTCATAATTTCCGTAACAGTCGCATTGGTATATTTATCTTCAAAGACTGGCATGGTCTTATTATTATATACCAACTTCTCGGAAACAATAACTATCTGTTCATCGTCAACTGTATCCCCGTTTATTTCAAACCTTAGACACACTCCTGTTTTTGTAACAGCAGTATTAAAGTTAAGTTCAAAACCATTACAATATATGTCTAATACTTCAATACCAAAATCTGTGTTCTGAATTAACTTCTGTATCTCTCTTATTTGATACATATAATATCCTACAACTTTCTATCTTCTCATTATATAAATAGCACAACTTCCTATCTTCTCCACACAATCATATTAGAAAACATCTCTAAGTCACAGAATCTACTTTTAACATATTCAAAGGTGTTTCTGATATTTGATAAAACTTCATTATAATTATTATCACATACCACACCTACTAATAGAGTCTTGCTATTGTCTGGATGTGAAGTTTGTACTACATCGACAGAGAAAGCATGAGTATCGTCATTAAACTTTACAATAAAATCTATTCCAATTAAATGAATCGTTAAATCATTATTTCTATCTACCTCAAAATCTTTAAAAATATTAACTAATCCATTCTTAAAGACATCCACCCAGTCTATACTAGGTGCAAGCATAATATGTGTTTCTAGTTTAGAAATTCCACTACCAATTTCATTACTAACAGTGTAAGTATCATTTATAATCCTAGTTAAAAATCTAATGACACTATCCACACTTGTAAGAGGGAACTTCCCCACCATTGGTTGAAATTTATCTCCACAACACAGGTCTACTGTCATATAAATGTCTATTTCTTGTTCCAGTTTTACTTCTAAGTATAATCCACTTTTACACTTTGCAGTAGAAAATTTAAGCAGTAAGTCTTGGCAATTATACATATCAACTATATCCAAGTCGAATGTTGTATTTTCAATTAATTTCTGTAATTCAGTTATTTTTCCCATATACTTACCTTCTTCTACTCCCTAAAATAAATTTCTTACCACATTTTATGCACTTACCAATAAAAGAACCACTTCTACTTTGTACAAGTTCTGAACCACAAGTACACTTGACCTCTTTTAACCTCTTAACCATAAACTCATTTATTTTCTCGGAATTACTATTTCGTTTAACTGGTTCTAAAAGACCTAGAGCCTTTAAAGTTTTCTTGTACTCTTTCTCTATCCATTTTCCTTCAGGTTCAAGATGTAGCCCATCTCCCATCATATCCCCAAGACGAACCAATCTATCTTCCAACATGTTCTCATCCATACAACAGACCTCTCTAACTTCAATAGATAAATAGGATAACTTTAATAAATTAATATCCAAAATTCTTTAGTTGTTCAGCTATCCCATTAATGTCATAGAAGTCATGTTTAAAATCACTATGAATCCTATCAAGGATACCTAGAACTTCCTTATAGTTACTTCCGTCTACAGTTTCTCGTAGAAGTATCTTATTTCTAGGTGATACTTCCCCTCTTTTTAATATAACACTAAACAAGTCTGTATGCTCATCAAAGCATATCACTAATTTAATGTTCATGGACTTAAGGATAATGTCAGTATCTCCAAATCTGTTAGTTAATTCATCAATAAATACTTGTCTCCACCCAATAGTATCGCTGGGGATTGAATACTCCTCAAAATCACTAAATCTCTTATCAGAGAAATTAGAAAATTCTATCAATCTTGAAAGTAGGTCAGATAAATTAGCAATAATCTCATCTCTAACTCTAATACCATATTCAACCTTGGATAGAGGAACAGTTACATCATCATATCCTATATAATAATACACGATATAATAATTATTGTCAAATAATATTTTTCCACTTAAATATGTTCCACAAGGGGTACGCCTTGTTTTAAAACCAATCTCTGCCTCTGAAAATGATATTTCCCACAATTTATGTCTAAAATCAGATTTATTAATTAAATTATATAATTCTACTAGTTCTTTTGCGTCTCTCATTAACGTTCTCCAATAATATGTTTCATCCAGTATGAATAGAAAATAGTACCATTGTTAAGATAGGAAAGAAGAATAGAAATGTACTTCTCTTTATTCTTCTCTATCTTCTCTAAAATATAATCTTCATCCCCAGACACAATGTTCTTTGTATTACGGTTAATTAGTACATACTCATCGTTAATATCGTAGTGAGATGATTTTTGAACTGCCTTAATTGCTTTAATAAAATCACCACAATAACACCAACTGAAAGTGTTAGATTCATTTAAATCTATGATATATGTAGCTTCTCCAACTTGTCGAAGTTCCTCTAAGATTTGCTTCCAAGTTTCTATGTTAATTGAACTCATTGGTACTTTTAATTCATATCTACTCATATTCCTCAAACACCTCTTCTAATATCATAGACAATCTAATATCATCAGTTTCTAAGAGTGCTAAATATAGTTCTATTGCTTTTTTCATATGTAATGATAACACACTTAAAATTAATCTCTCATCCCCAGATAAAATAAGATTGTGGTCTATATCATATAACACATATCTATCAATTACACTGTAATTAGGAGACATAGAAACTAAATATGCTAAATGCATTAGATTATCTTCAAACCACTCTGCCAAAGATTCCTCTCGATTACACATAATCACATATCTGCAATCATCATATTCTTTTAGGATGTTAAATATCTCTTTCCATTGTTGGAAATTAATATTCTCAACTGGTATCTTCAATCTATACTTACTCATTATTATTCTCTCTCATCTTCTTCAAATACATTCTCTAACATGCGAGGTAAATAAAAGACCCCAATATCTAAGTAAGCTATGTAGCGAGCCATTGCATCTTTAAAATGTGGGGATAGTACCTCTAAGATTGATTTCTCATTTCCAGATATGAGAACCTTATTGAACCCATCCTCTAACACGTATTCGTCATCTATATTATAATGTGGAGAAGTGGTAATTAAATATATTAAATGTAGTATACTAACTCCGTACCAATCTTCAAGTGGTTCTTCATCATTTTTTAAAATCTTATAACCAAAATCTCCATACGCTCTTAGAGTTTCGAATATTTCTAGCCATTGCTGAAAGGTTATTTTCTCTACAGGAATTTTTAATTTATACATTTTATTCTCCCTATCTCCAACGAGTAAGACTTGGAAAATCTGCCAGATACAGACATACTGCTGGTTTAAAGTCTGCATCTTCGATTGCCACATCTCTTAAATTAATTCGATAATTTGCAAATTTAGAGGTTGCTAATGCACGAGTACTTCTAAACACCCTAATCGTTCCATCAGAATATGTGTTAATTGCAAAACGTCTAACATCATACTTATCTGCCTCTTGTTCAACAAATTCTCTAACAGTCATGTACTTATCTACTTTATCACTCATTTTATTCTCCTTTTAATTCTTTTTTAATTTATTTTATTTAATTTTAATTTACTTTTTATTTTCTGTAAATTATTTCATTGTTAAACATTTGCCCAATTTCACAAGTTTTAACCTGATATGTTTACTCCATTTTGCTTGTTTTTTGAAAATACTTGTTCAGATTGAGGGGGGTCATCATTTTATTTATATTTATTTTTATTTTATTTAATATATATATAATATTTAATGTAATATTATTTTAATTTAAATAATTTTTTTATTTATTTTCCCTCTTTCTATTAAATAAATATGATAACTTTACTTTTCTGCTAACCAACTGTTTGATGATTCAACAGTATAAAATGTATCCGAAAATTCCTTGCAAATATCCCCAATGGTTTCAATAACACTGTACATATTAGTTTCAGTAACAACTCCATGTAATAAAACTTTTTCGTCATTTGACATCTTAAGTCTAACAGTGATTTCATTTGTTTCCTCATTAAAGAAACCAACTAGTGAAACACCACAATAATCCACGGATAAATTATCAGTATCAGATTTACCAAAAGCAGATGATAGTTCCATCTTAAATGCAGATTTCCAATCTGATACCAAAGGTGGCATATTAAACATTTCAAAGTTTTTAAACCATTTACTAGTTAAAGATTCCATAATTTCTAACTTCTGGACTAAAGTAAAAACTTGGTGTTCAATTTTTTTACCAACATCCTCACTATCAGAAAGACTAAAAACAGTATGAGATAAATTGTATGACTCTTGATTATATTCACTAACACAATCTAAAATAATAGAATCATACTCCCTAGTAAGAAACATTGCAACTCTTACCCCACAAGCATTTTTCTTAGTATAACAGAAAAACCCATTAGGTGTATCATCTATAGTTTCTACCCATCCATACGCTTCAAATATTTGTTTTAATTCCCTTAATTCCTTAATCATATCCTTCTCTCCTACGTTCCTAGTTTGTTTTAGTTCTGAGTCACAAGTACAACTAACTTCCTTAAGTCTATTTACCATAAACTCAACTATCTTGCTAGTATTCTTTTTAATCTAGCATATAATATATCTTCTTCCATACCAATTTCTTCGTTTAATAATTCTTCGTTTGAGTTAATATAATCCGATAATTCTTTTACCTTTTATCCTCTGCTAAGTATTCAACTCATACTCTAATTGCTAGTCTTTTATTGTCTAAAAGTAGTATCGAATTTTTTCTTTAAAGTTTGGTTGAGTTCTCCTTTTGTCTCTTCAATATCTTCGATTCCTAATTTATTAAGTGTCTTTATATACTGTATTAACTCTTCTTTACTTTCAATCTCTTTCCCAACTTCATATAATACATCACCTGTGATTTTTACTGAGGAGAATACTTGAAATATCTTTCCAACAGAGTTAATCTCAATCGAAAATCCTTCTCCTTTAATATTCTTATTTAACGCAACTACAAAAGATAGATGAGAGATTACCTCATAATTAGACATTGTTTCTTTTACCAGTTTACAAAGTTCTTTTAATTCCACAATTATTCATTTACCTCTTTTTCTAATGTACAAACTGTAACAATTAATCTATTTGCCACTGAAATTGATTTATCTATCAGAGTAATTACCTCTTCTTCGGATTTCGTAAATTTACGTATCGCAAGTATATCTGTTGGGTTAGCATCATATCCTTGATAGGAAATAGTTCCATCACATTCATATATTCCATCACCCATAAACTCGATAGTTAAGTCTATATCAGTTAGTGTCCCTACTTTTCCAAAAACAGTAATTGAATCCATATAAGTGTCTGTGATAGTTAGAGATGTATTCTTAATTACATGTTCTTCTATCTCTTTGAATGGTGTATTTGTTTCCATGTTATTAATCTCCATATTTACTCCTCTAGTTCTTTTCCTAATTGGTGAACTGTATTCATTAGTTTAGTAGAGATAGAGATAGATTTATCTATTAGGTTGATTACTTCCTCTTCTGTCTTTACTATCTTTACTGGTTGGAATACAGTTGTGAACTCATCATCGTATCCATTATAGGAAATATCTATGATACATTGATATTCTCCCGTTTCTACTACTTGGATACTTACTTGATTGAGAATGGATTCTCCTATTCTTCCCACAATTAATATTGAATTAGAATGTGGGTCAAGAATAATTTAAGCTAGTATGATTATTTACATGGTCTATTATTTTCTTAAAATGTGTATCTGTTATCATATTTCAGTCTCCGTATATCTTTTTCCCTATCATATATCTCTGCATACCTGATAAATTGTCAATTAATTCTTCTAAGGTCTTAATTATTTCTTTTTCACTATTCACTATTCTCCATATAGTTGATTCTATTACTTCGTCTTTGCAGTAGTCTTTTACGTGGATTTTACCAGAACATCTGTACTTACATGTATTCTTTTCATATATACTTAGGTAAAATCCTGCACCATTCTTTTCCCATTTTAGAGTTAGTAAATTATGTGTTTTATCAGAAATGATTATATCTTTGTTGGATTCAATATATTTAATTAATTCTTCCATACATTCTCACCTCAATTATCCAATCTCTCTACTAATGATTCAATTACTTCTTCACGACCTGCCATTATATTCAGTAGTGACAAACCATAGTCCAAAACTACACTAAATGATGAATTGTCATAATCCCCAACAAACGTTACTGAGGAGATTTTTCTTCCCTCTGTGAACTTCTTGAACTCAGCATAACCGTTGACAAACTTTAGCATATGAGGCATCATTTCTTCTGGTTCAAATTTAATGACGGTAGTGTTAGAGGAAAAAATAGAATCATGGAATAATTTTTTGCAATAGTGTTCTACTTCACCTGAAACATCATATCTACTTCTAACCTTATTACCAATATTTTCTTTCTTAAACAATTTCACTTTTTATACTCCTAGTTATTTACCTCTTTCTCTATGTAGTCGATTGTATTAATTAACTTAGCTACCGAATGAATACAAGTATCTATTAACTCAATTACCTCTTCACCTGTTTTTACTCTTTTGGCTATGTGGATTATATCTGACTCATCATTACAATATCCCATGTATGACATATGACCTGTACACCAATACTCCCCTGTTTCTAGTACTTCAATTGTTAAACTAAGGTAAACCTTTTGATATATTGTACCAGAAAAACTCATACTACTAATATAGGTATGATGTATTGTTAATGATGTACTATTTATATATTCTTCTATTTTACTAAATCTCTTATCTACCAACTCTTTTATCTTCTCAATCATTTATTACTCCTCACTAACTATCCTTTAATTCTGATTCAATCTTGTAAAATGATGTTTCTTCTATCATCTTATCTCCTTATTGTAGCATATTAGCCAATTCTTCAAGCCCAATTGTAAAACCTTCTTTTGGACATTTTCTCTCAAATATCTCTAAAATACCATTGGCTTTTTTCACCTCTGATAGAAGCATATCAGTATCCTGTTCCATTTCCTTTTGAATGAGACAAATACTCGCAGTATTGTCAAAACTTAAATGTTTCGATAACATCAATTTCACTGTGACACCACCCACATCATCACCAACCCCAAAAATCGTTATTACTAATTCGTAATCACCAATAACTTTACTAGCGTATATCATAGATGTTGTGTCATTATCTGCTGGTATCCAACAATCATCAACCTTATCCCAAGTTTTGCACTCTAGCCAATCTACTGCTTGCCATATTGTGAATAAATCATTCTTATTTCTCATAATTAGTCTCCTAATCTACAGATTTAAAAATTCTCGTTGCTTTCTAAGATATTCAATAATTCTTATACATGAGCTAGTCATAGACTGTATCAGATAAATTATCTCTTCTTCATTCTTTAAAGTCTTTGATACTTCGACCAACCCTACACTAGTGGCATCCTCTATCATAGAAATTCCACCCTTACAAGTATATGTACTATTATCTGACCACGTATTAATGAACAAATCGGTACGAAATTTCCCAAATGTTCCTGACACCACAAGTCCGTAATCTAAAGGTTCAATCTCTAACCCAGTATTTTCTTTTACATATTTCTGTAGTTTTTCCAATTTTAACATCTCTTCTCCAACCTATTTTAATACCCTATGAACATAGTTTTCAAAAGCAGTATCTAGTTCTAAATTCACAGCATCTAAACTTAAATTATTTGCTTTCTTCACCCATGACACTAGTTCCTCTATATTCCCAAATGTCCTTAATTCATGATGGTAAAAATCAGAATAATCAAATGTGATATATACATCTATTTTCTCGCTAGAGTTTTTAAATACTTCTATACTGATATAATCATCATCCAATAAATCATGATACAATGAGAAATATGCTGGGCCTGAACCACTTAATTTCCATTCACCGTTCAATACCCCCAGCACCAAGTAAAGTAATTCTTGAATTGTAATATCCCTTATTTCCATATTACTTGCTCCTTTACAGTGTAACTTCTTCTATTGACTTATTTAACTCGTCTGCACCAATTTTAACATAATTAGCACATACAACGATTACCTTTAAAAACTCGATTGCTTCATCTTCATTTTTAAATAAAATGTTAAATTCATTAAACACTACTAAATTATCTCTGCGACCAAGATTTACCCTTCCCACACATTTAACAAGAGGTTGTGGTAGGTTTGGTTTAGGTTGAACATAGGAAAATTTAAAACTGCCAAAAACAGGTTCGCATAACACTAGACTAACTTGCAAATTAACTTGCAAACCCCATGTGGAATCTTCTGTGCAGTTAAAATGTTTATTGTTATTAATAAACTCTTTTATCTTTTCAAAATTATTCATCCGAGATAATCTCCCTCTATAATAACTGTTCTTGTTGAAATCTAATGAAAGCACTCATAACTGTAGCTGAAGTAACCATCTTATCCAATATATCAACTACTTCTTTTTGGTTTCTCACTACTTTATCTACCTTAACAATCGTTGAACGGCCACCATCCAAATGAATATCTCCCATACACCTATAAGTATTGGTATCCATTAGGACATATAGATAAATCCAAACCATATCAATCGTACCATTAACAGTGATAGTATTATTGGTAGTTCTTAAAAACTTCAATGTATCACTATCTGATACATAATTATCTATCTCTTCCCACATTTTCTCTTCTCCTTAAATATTTTTTAGCACACATTGAACATATAATTGAGAAATCAAGAACCCATTATCTCTATCCCCATTATCTTTTAGCCACTTATTTACAGCGAAATCAAAGTCATAATCAAAGCAGTTCTCGTAGTAACAATCAATACAGAACCCTTCGGTTGTATATTCTTTTTCATGCGCTTCTTTTACACAATTAAAAATCTCTTCTGGAATCTTCATTGTGCAAAACTCATCAAGAAATGCTGTAGCAAACGCTGTCTCATCAGGATAACTGTAGTTATTTGCAAGATATTGAAGTTCTTCGTCATTGAAAACACCAGATTCCTCTATAACTTCAAAGTCACCATCACCCAGATGATATACTAACTCCGGTAAGGAATTTCCACACTTAACCCACATTTTTACAATTTTATTTATTGTTGTCATTTTTTCCTCTATTTCAATAATTTATCAAAACTATTTTTAAATGTTTTAATCATTTCATCAGAAATACTATCAACTTTATCCGGACCAAGTTTAAAGATTTTCTTTACAAGTCTAATTAAGCTCTCAAAACTCTCAACGGTGTAAAATTTTTTGAACACAATTCCCTCTTCATGATTATATACACAAGCAAACTCTATCTCAGCTCCAAGACTTATTTTGGAAATGTGTGCATACATATACCAAGCTCTATGATTTTCTCCCTTACATTCCATGGAAACATGTGTGCGATATTGACGTACATCCCAATCCTCTGGTGCAAATTTTGATACTTCTCTCCAGATGTTATAGTACTCCATATCTTTCAATTCTATAATATCTCTCATCTACCAATATCCTCTATACACCATATTGGAATAAATCTCTGAAATGTGAATCTAAAGCATCGTGCATTTCTTGTCTTGCACTGTCTAAATCATCTTCACCTAAGTCATTTAGTTTACCAAGATAATTTTCTAAATCCTCAAGACTATGAAATTCCATATTAGCTGAATAGGAGAAAACCCCATCAATTAATACATAAGTTGTTAACTCTACTACCTCTTTGGATACTTCTATTTCTACTGAAAAGTTGGTATTTGAGGGATAACCATACATTGCCTCTACTAAACCAGAACTATAAGTTGGTTCTACTTCCCAATTCGTCATTGTTTCTTTCGTTAAATTATATACTTCTTCAATTGTTATCATTTTTCTACCTTACCATTTCTAATACATTCTTCTCAAATGTATCTACTAATTCAATCTCTATCTTTGCTAAGGACAATATATCTAAATTATCTAATCGTCTTAGAAATAATTGAAATTCCTCAATATCACTAAAGATTTTTTCCTTAGAACACTTAAATCCTTTATACATTAATCCAACTGTTGTTCTTACCAGCACCTCACCACTTGGTAGTAATGAGATAGTGGAAAATAGTTCTCCAACTTCTTCTGGAATACCAGTATTTTTGATTATAATTACCTTATTACCAACTTCCTTTGTCCATTCACGGATACAAAAATCTACAATATTATTTAATTCGGAAAATGTTAAACACATAAATTCATTAACCTCTCATAGTAGAACTTAATCTATTTAATTTCCGTAAATACTGTCTTAAACACTCTGCACTTTCCAACATTATTTCCTCATTTTTAGTACGAGAATCACCCATTAGATTAACAATTGTTTTTTCGCCTACGAGTGGTTCAATGTATAGACTTAAAAATCCACGCTTATATGGTTCACCATATAAAGCAGATAGTGATACAGAGTGTGGATATACTCTCCACTCTTTTGACAACTCTTCTCTTACTATTTCAACTAATTTTTCAACTGTTACCGTACTCATATAATTACTTCCAAAATAAATGTCCTACATTGTCATGAAGATACTCTTTCAGTGAGGCATTTAGTTTCTCTTCTAAACCATCAAATAAATGGTTTGATACAACATCTCTGAGGTTTCCTAATATTCCTTCTAATTCCTCATCTGTATGAGCAATTCTACTACAAGATGCAGAAAGTCTATTTGCAAATCTACAAGTAAGTTTCACGGTATAATCATTATTCGTACCTTGTGAAATATATACAGTAGCATGATATGCAGGACATAGACCCTCGCTAAATGTAGCAACTACTTCATTACAACCAATTTCTACTTCCCAGTCTGTTAAAATAGATTTTGCTATTTCATATTCCTTATCTAACAACATAAATTCATTAACTCCTTCCGACAACACTAATATTTGTCAACCTACATAGTACAACACTTGCCAAATTCATAATACTTAAAAATAGTGTATCCTTTATTTGCTTATAGTGCATAGACATGTTTTAGCACTTGCTACCTTCTTTACAAGTGAAACTTTTATCTCTGCTTTAGACACATACTTTTCTCCAGTGGTTCGCTTTATTCTATCAACTTGAACCCTATTGTTATCTATATCAATTAGATAAACCTTCCCAATAGACCTCCTCCCAGCAATAAAGTATTCTTTATTGTTGTAGAGAACTTTATCATATCTTCTAAATCCTGCAATCTTCCCTTTGGGTATAATTACATGTTTTCCATTTGTTGTATTGGTTCTAACATAATTACCTTTAGGAACACACTTTTTCTTATATTTATTAGAGGTTTCGTTTTTAAATAGAACACCGCTACTAGCGATACAACAAGCATCTATCATGTGAGATTTCTCTAAACCAAACACTCTACGCATTTCTTTCGTATGGAAACCATAAGTTAGTTCGGCTTCAGGATACTCTCGTTGTAGCATGTGTCTTAGTACATTCATCTGAGTTGCATATCTTAACGTACTCTTAGCTTTTTTCCCAAATTTCTTTTGAAATGCTAATAACTGTTCCTCTGAACTATGGGCAAGGCTATGACAATCTGTACAAAGAGTTAGTAGATTCGCTAATTTATCCGAACCACCCCTGCTTCTGGGTAAAAGGTGATGTACCTCTAATCTACAATTTTTCTTACCACAACATTGACATTTATGACCATCTCTTGCTTTTGCAGCTTGCTTAAAATTCTCTTGTTGATACAATTCTCCCTTAGCATACCCCCACTTACGATATGCTAACGTAGGGTCTTGAAGTAATTGAGGGTCAAACTCTCCCACCTCTAAAATTACATCTTTAATAGGAAGTATCGACTTTATAAACTCTATTTCTCGTTTATGACCTTGAAATTTTGAAATCAAAGTAGGTGTATAACGATTCTTTCTCTTAGAAGCCCTACGATTGTTAAATTTTACAGGTCTATAACGCAACTTATTTCTTCTTACTCTACGGAACTGTCTACGTCTATCCATTCTAGACTTAACATCATCTCTTAACTCTGTCTGTGACTCATAAATACTTTCTGATGTTACATCGTTAATAACTGCACTACCAACATACTTAGAGCCTGTATCTACCCCTAAAGTAAGTGACTGTGTGAAATTTGTACTTTCGTACAATAACTTTATTGTAAACGGACACTTGGATATTACCTTTGCTCTCTTTTGTTTAAGTAAAACTCTAACTTTAGCGCCATTATGTGTTGGCATAAGTGGTTGTCCGTTCATATCTAATACATATACCATCATAACGGTACTCCTTTCTTTAAAAATAAGATTAACCAACTCACCTTTACAGGTGGTAATGCGTATCCCAATGCTGTCACCACAAAGGAAATCCGACCTCCTCTCGACAATGTTATAAAGGCTTTTTGCACTATATACACAGGACTCTTACATACCCAATCCAACTTAATACATAGCGACAGTTGCTCCCGACTGAGGTGGCATCTGGAGGTGTCATGACCTTAATAACGTAGTTCAGATTTCTCCGAACTTAGTCTGTATTGAGTGTACTATTTAAAATAGTGTCTTTTGACTGGTATCACTCAACTCACTTACTTCACAACTCTTTTTGAATTGTGCAATTAACTCGTCTACTTCTTCAAACACTTCTTTATAGTTTGTTTCAGTTAAAAACTTGCTGAATACTAATTTGTTCATATTATCACTCTCTACACAAACTCTTAAATCTAAACTTTCGTTTAGACATATAGATAGTGAATATATTAGTCCATTGTAATATTTTGTCTTTCCATAATTAGCCTTGAAGTGACTAGAATATTCATCTATCAAAGTTATATAACTATTTTCATTGCCAACAGACGGTAATGAGTCTACAAATGCATTTGACACCTTTACGATATTGTTTGTTTCATCTATTACAGTTTTTAAGATTGCTAATACTTCATCGGTTTCTTTATAACTGAATGTTTTATGGTCAAGAATAAATAAATTCTTATTACCAGCAGTTAATTTAAGAGTACATTGAAATGTATTATTATATAAATTAGTGAAGATTCCATACAAGTTATTATGAGGATTCCCTATTGCTAAAACATCCTCATCAATATGCACAGTCTTATACCCATATTCTGTTAATGCTGTTACAACATTTTCTAAGAATGTTTCTCTACATACTTTAGTCATGGTATTTTCTCCCATCTACCCTATCGCACGTTCAAATACAGAAAGATATTCTCTCAACGCATTAGATAGGATTTCATTCAAACCGTCATTGAAGTAACAAGGAACTAAATCGTTAATATTCTCTAACATATTTTCTAGTATTTCAACTGTTTGAGCAGATTTTGTATAGGATACCGAAATAGATTTTGTTAATCTACAGATAAAACGTAGTACATAATTATACTGAGTGTCATATTCAATAGTTAAAGCAACAAAATCTCTGGCAGAAAGAATATCCCCACTATACGTTGCATACACTGTATTACACAATTTTTCTATTTTCCATCCCTTTAAAGTGGTTTTTGCCAGCCCATAAACTGTTTCCATATCTTTTTCTTTATTAAGTTGTTCTGCCATCTTGTTTACCTCTCGCTCTTCTTAATTTAATTTTATCAAATTGTTTACTCGTTGTCAACAAAAAAGAGGGGAATTACTCCCTCTCTTATCTAATTGCTTTCTTTAGTACATCTACCAACTCTGAAATACCTAATTGATAGCAACCTGTTTCATTACAATTTTCACTAAATGCCTCTAACCCAGCATTTAACTTCTTTATCGCTGAGTTAATTGTTCTGTTATTACAAACAACAGTTTTCTCGTATATGCACATAGTACCAATACTGTATCGACTAAGCAATATAATTTTAAGTTCCTGACGTTTACTATGTTCTGTGATAGAGAAAGAAAACCTAACTTTATAGTTACCAATAGACTTTAAACCTGTGATAATCCACTCAACATCTGGACCTGAAATAGCCATCTTATACTTAGATAGTTCATCCCATTTCTGTTCAGACAATCTATTCCCAGCATCATTAATCTTTTCCAGTATTCTCATACACACCTACCTTAACAATGTACTTCTACTTTTACAGCCCATTTGATTTTGAACTTTTTCTTACGTCTCTTTAACTCTAATTCATCAATATCGGAGTTAATCTTGACTAATTTATCTTTTAATATCTGTATCTTTGCTTTCTTTGTTTTTGGGGTTATATCTTCACGACATGTAGGACAAAAATATCGCCATGTTGTTTCAACACGTTTTCCACAATGAGGACATGTCATAGTCTTTTGCACAGGTCTTTCAAGTGTTGTTATCTCTTTATTGATTTCCCTTACCTTATTTTCAAGAATTAATTGTTTCTTAGTCTTAGACTTTAATTCCCAGTCCTTAAATTTAACTGCTTTATCTTCGTAGTTGCCAACATAATAATCTAAATACTTCTCTGTTTCCTCAAAAGAATCAAATTCAATATCCTTAATTTGAAGGTTACCATGGTATCTACCACCACACTCTTCGTGGTCTGCATTTCGCCATGCAAACTCTTGTGCCTCTACCATAATTTCTGACTTCTTATCAACAATTAAGATTTCTGAACAATGACTCATATCTAATTACCTGCCTTACACAGATAGTATAACACATTTAAACTAAAAGGTCAAGAACTGTTTAATTAACATTTTGATTTTCAAAACTATAAATGCTTAATAGCATAATCACTTACAGAGGAAATAATCTCATCCATAGATAGAAATGTCTTAGGCAGTTCCTTTAAATAGGAATCAAACTTATCTATCAATTCCTTACTATTTTCCTCCGTGAACTCTGCATAATATACATCCTTTTTTGTGAGGTAGTGTAGTAAACATATACGCATCGTTAAGTCTGTAATAGTGGGTGGGAATACCACAACAGTGACTACACCTACTTCTTTAGAGTAGTATTCTCCATTATCATTGGCAACAAACCAATTGTCAACTAAAATCTCTGTAATCTTTGATACTACATTCTTTTCCCACTCTTTTGGTTCAGTCTTGGTAATTGTAACTGGGTATTCTCTACAACGATAATACTGCTTTGAAAAAATATTTTTAATGTGATTATCCACTCTTTCAGCAAATCTTAGGAAGTTGCTCATTGATAAGTCATTATCGTCAATACGTGCTGTCCCACTAACTAGATTAGTACCTTCCCAGTTACTATTATATAGTGCAAGTTTCATATTGTAGGTAGAATCATCTATTAAATTAATTTCTCCATCAAGACTAATTGCCAAATTACATCCATTCAAAAAATTATGGTTGAACTTGATTGAGGTTGCTTCCTCTTCGTAAATATAAAAATCTGCCTCATGTAGTTTATCAATAATTTCGTTCACTTTCATAATATATTCCTACCTTCTAACTCTTGTTTTCCACACCCTTATTATATCAATAAAATATTGCTTTGTCTAGTGGTACTCATCACTTTCTTCTAAATTTGTTTCTACTTCTTCGTAGAACGTATCAATGATAGTCCAATACATCTTAGTATCCTTAAAATCATCTAAACACTGACTATCTTCTCCATGGAATATTGTGATACATTCTGGATGAATATCCTTTAAATACACCACTGAATCTATGTCTCTTTCATATTCGCACCGATTGTTCCAACCATACTCAAAACTATTCTGTGAAAGTTTATCAAAGTCAACTCTCAACACTACACAATCGGAACTTTCCTTACCAGAAAACTCAAAATACTCTCTTGCAGCATCTGTGCTAAATGCAAGATATATCTTGTTCTCACAGTACATGTCTGAAAAATTGTGGTGAGGGGGATTTAAAACTAACCCCTCTCGTAATGTGTTATCTAAATACTTCTTGCTCGTTGCGTGATATAAAGACATTATTATCTCCTCAATTATGATTGCTATAAAGTGTTATTCTGCACTATCTTAATTAACCCTCTATAGCTACCACAATTCACTCTAAAATCCTCTATTAAACCATCAACAGTGTCAAATATTTCTTCACATGTTTCATCTGTTACACGGCTGTTATATATTACACATTCACAATTACCATCACGTAATGTTACAACTAAGTCCAATGTATCTCCCAAACGTACATTTAATATAGAGAAAATTCCAGAATATTCAAAAGTGTACCCTAGTTTAGAATCATACGCAGTATTCTTAAAGTGGTCTAAGTACTTATCAACTACATCTTTATCAATCGCTGTCGCTCCCATAGATTGCACTAAAGCACAAAAATCAATGGAAGATTTCTTTAGTTCCTTAAGATATTCTACTACTGCACTGTGTAAAAACACTATCTCTTCAACCTTAGAACAACTAAAACTATGTAATTGTAGTAAAGGTAGATACCCACCTACCACATCAAGGTTAAGTGAACAAGTAATCTCATCAGAGAACACACTTATACGCCCGTATAAGCCAATATCCCCGTGTTCATAGCCAACCTGACCATAACCATGTTTCGTCTTGAACCCTAATTCTTCTAACTTAGTTACTAACTCTTTTTCTATCTTATCAATATCTTCCATCTTATTCAACCTCGTTCTGTAATCTTCTAAAATACTCTAAATCACTCGGTACATTTTTAATAACATCTACAAGTAATTCATCTACTTCCTTAAACAATTCGATATAATTTGTTTGATTAACTGGTTTACAGAATATTATCTTTTCAGTACCTTCAAGTATAGATACCTCTAAATTACTACCATCTCGGATACAAATAGTTCCGATATATCTTCCGATAAGCACTCTACCGAATTGAACAAGACCGTAATTACTAAAATGCTCATTGAACTGTTCCGAAATAGTACTTTCTTCAATATCATCAACTTTTAAATTTGGCAATGAATCAATATAGTTATAGATATTTTTAGCAAGTCTATTACCCTTATCACAAAAATCAGCAAAACAATTTAAGAAATAATCCAATCTATCATAAGATACAGCTTTCATACGTAAGAGATAACGATAAATAAAACTAACCTTATCATAAAAATAAATTGAAATGTCAAATAAATCTTCATGTAGCAAAATACGACAACTTAAATCCTTTTCTACTTCATGGTTTACGACTATCTTATCCTTAAAGGAGAATGTTGAATAACTATCTCCAAGTTTATCAACCCTATCTATGATTTCTTTTTTGATTACTTCAATATCAAAACTTTCCATTTAATTCATCCCTCAAAGTATTATTAAAAGTGATTTTTAATTCTGTATTCAACTTATCTGTTAAATCCTCATTGATTGTATTAGTTAGTTTCTTTAAGTACTTCTCTAACTCCTCAACATCAGAGAACTTAGTCTCAAAGGCCGAATAAACATAAGGTCCTAAAAAGCCACCCACACTAACGTGTATAGTATCCTTAGTCCATGGGGTAATCATGATATTAAATTGATACTCATTTAGATTGTAAGAGAAGATTATAATATTCTCTACTTCACTTGATACACTCCAATCAGATAAAATACTCTTTATCTTTGGAAAAATTTCTTTCAATTCCATCTAATACTCCCTAGGCAACTCATAAAGTTCCCATTTACCATCTTTGTAGAGATACGCATATTCAATATCCTTAGCAAACTGTTTTAATGTAGTAGTATGACTTTCACAACCACTCTCACCTCTATCTCTGTGGTAAGCGATTGTGATACCCTCATGTGGTTTCTCAAAAGAGTGTTCTACCCCTTTTGGAATGTCTACTTCCTCATCAAGAACAGAAATATCTCCTAGTGCAATTAGTTTTTCAACTTTTTCACGGTCCTTATAATGTTCTTTTAACATTTCTAATGCATAAGATGGGTAACCATCCCAATGTAGATAAATAAATTCTACTTTATTTTTTCCTCTACTAATTCCAATATGTGCATTTTTAATTACTGGAAATTCAATCTTTTTTCAACTTCATAGGTTTTACCATTATCATCAATAATAGTTTCTCTAATAGTTGCCTCACTAACTTCAATTTCTGGTAGTTCCACTCCATTAGGTAGTGATATTCCATCAGGTAACTTTAGTCTTACTTTCTTTTTATTAGGTTCACCCTTCATAGTTAAGCACCCCTTTAAGATAATTACAAGCAACACTGGATAGTTCAGATTCTAAATCACCGACCATATCAGCGTTTATACTATCCTTAACCTTTGTTAAACAAGTTACCAATTCATTATATTCATAAACTGGTATTAGAGTTACTCCCCTAATATAATTTGCTAGGTCACAGATAACCTTCACATAAAAGGTATTACTATTATCTTTTGAAATTTCAACGGTAACTGGGTAATCCTCATTAAAAAGATTCATATAATGGAGTCTTAAACAACATCTTGTTTCTTCTAATTTCCAACCAGTTAAAAAGATATTTCTTACTACTTCCCTAACTTCATCCATTGTTTTATCTATCATAATCTTACCCCCCTAACACTTCTTTAAGTTCCTCTACAAGTACTTCACAACCAGAAGTATAGTATCTTTCAAATGTTCTTAAAGCTCTTTCTGCTTTTACTAATTCTAAATTAAATAATTCATCATTCAGTCCAACATACTTCCTATAAAGCCTAAAAGTATTATCAACACCCAGTTCTCTGAATAATGTCATACTAAGTTGGACACCCTCAACAGTGTTGTAGATTACAAATATAAATAACTTATATACACCAAGTTCTTTTGTGGCTGACATGGTCATATATTCCCATGTCGCTATGTCATCCCAACCCTGTTTAGTTAGTATCTCTTTTAATTCACTCTTTGAAAATTCACTTAATTTCATTATTTTTACCCCTAAATTTTTATAGACTTATATGTATTGCCAGTTATCTTCTCATCTAAAGCCATTAATTCCTCAAAGTTATAATCAATCGCTGGTTTAGCACTGTTCCCACAATACTTCTTAAAGTTATCTGTTATAGACTTTAAATAAGGCATGGATTTCTTAATAGGATAAAATCCAATGTGTATCAACCATTCTGATGTAATGTCATCTGATTGCTTTTCCTGCATATATAGATTAATCTCAATCTCAGGTCTCAACTCATTACAGTATCGAAAAATCCCACGTAATTCAAACCCGTTCAATGCATCTGACTCAAAAGTTATTTCTGTACCATCCTCATTCTTAATTGTCTTGTAACCCAAACCAATTAAATCTTGTTCAATACGTTTATTTCTTCGAAGCAGTAAAATCCCTAACAGCTTTCTGAATATCATATACTTTCCTTTAATGACGCCCCCACTTTAATTAGTTAATTCTTTGCTTAATTGTTTGATACTTGTAAGTTGTTCATTCACTACATTAAGTTTATTTGCCACAGTGGTAGATACTTCTATTAACTTAATTATCTCTTCCTCTGTTCTTATTGCTTTAGGTATTTCAAATTCATACTTCTTACCTTTATCATATTTTGCATAATGAATATATCCTGCAAACCATGTTTCTGTAGAATTTTTTGGTTGAACAAATAAATTAATGTGTACATCTCCCACTTCATAGTTCATTTTAAGCCCACTGTTAGGCGCTTCTGAAACTACTAAAGATTTGCTGTTTGCATACTCGATTATTTTATCATATCTCATGACATTATACTCCCTTCATCATATGTTTTAATAATTGGTTACTAATACTTCAACTGTCTTTTTCTTATCTCGTTCCTTTAACTGATAGTTACATGTAGAGTAGTTCTTATCCAAGTAATGTACGTTATACTTCTTAGACCATTCAATTAAAAGTGTATTCTCTAACCCTTTATGGTACATCACATTAGATAATGCAAACTTTACTCCCATTGAATTTAATCTATCTAACAAGTTTAATAGTTCAGTTTCTTCCTGTTCTCCGTAACCATTACCTAGTCGATTTTTCTCATTATAAACGGCATTGGAAATTAGATATGGTGGGTCACAATACACAAAATCATTTTCTCCTAGTAAACTGATGTCAAAAGACCTAAAATCATTATTCGTATATGTAATATTAGTGTTTTTAATCTTGTCAATAAACTTCCCTAAATTCCCTGCTAATACACTGGTATATGATGACCTACTCTTACCACTTGGCATATTAAACTCACCACGTTTATTAAATCTAATCTGAAAGTTAAAAGAGAAACAACTTAAAACATATAAGTCTAATGGTTGTTTATTCTGATTATATCTATCTCTTAGTAGATAGTATCCGTTATTTTCATAATTATACAAGTCAAACTCGTCAATAATCTTACTTATCTCTTTCAACACTTTTTCTTTACTACTTGATTGAAGATACTTAAGCACCCCTATCAATGGTTCGTTGGCATCGTTACAGACTATCTTATTTGCGTTTACATTCAATGAAACAGTGCTACTACCACAGAACAAGTCAACAAAAGTATTTATATTATCTGGGAATAGTGGGATAATTTGTGATAGTAATTTAAACTTGTTACCTGTGTAGTTCATTGGTGCTTTTAAAAAGTTATTTTCCATAGACTATTTAAGTACCTCACAATCTGTAATAGCATTAAAGTACCACTTCTCTCTGCCTAAACCACTCAACTCATCACAGATAGTTAAATATTCCATAAGTGTTTTAGCAAATACAACATGAACTTCAACATCTGGTAAATGAGCATCATAGATAACAGCATCTACTTTGCCATCATTTTTCTTTACTAAACTCTCTAACTGTGTAGCACTATTACTATCTGCACAAGTTATTGCCAACTTAAAATCATGAACATCAGAAGAATTGTCTAACTCCTCGGAAATGCTTTTAGATAGCTTACCAACTTTAATTTTACTCATCTCTCAAATAGCAACTCCACACAGTTCTAGTATTTTTCTTAATTCATCTAAACTTGGCATTTTATTGTTTCTAAGTGTAATGAAGAGCTTAAAATTTCTAAGGTCTACCCCAACAACAATCGGACAATCTTTAAAAGTTGCATTGATTGAGATAATATCTGTTTCACCATCAGTACATTTTTTCAAAAGTTCTTTTTCCGAAATATCACTATCAATTGTGATACTACTATTCCCTTCGTCATTACTTCTGGTTATATCATCTAACGATATGTTCCCTACCAACAATTCTGGGGACTTGATAACCTTAATAAGCCATGCTATCGCACTCTTTTTATTGCAAATTGTAGGAATCTCATAAGTTAAACTTGTGTTCCTTGTTGTTTTTATGTCTATCACTATAAAATCCTTTCTAAGTTCGATGCCAATTCTCAACTTCACTAATCATTAAATCATTAGGATACAATTTCTTTTATCCTTTGCAGTATTGAGAAAATCTTATCATCATCACTAAATAATGCACTTTCTTTTAAGAGAACAACTGACTTACCCTCTCTAAAGAATCTCCAACCTGCATATTGTTCTTCTACATTCTGGGATATTTCCTTACTAACAGGATTTTCCCATACGAGGAACTCAAAATGGTCTATCATTTCTCTTACCTCACATACAACAGTTCCATGTCTTTCAAGTTTTAATAAAATTGGTCTGTCATATATTGGTGTACCATAAAAACCAAATCCCTCTAATGTTTCACCTATTGTTAATCTATCCACAACTTATTCACCTGTTCTAAATATCATTAAAGACTGTTTCAATAGCTTCATCTTCTGTTAAGAAGTTTTGATTAAATTTATCTGTGATACCCTTAATTTCTTCACACATCTCTTTAATGTATCTTACATCAATCTCTCTTCTATAAATTGAAAAATAACTGTCTCCATCATAGATGGTTATTTCAACAACTTTTGACTCTTCGTTTATTTCAACTTCCAACTCGCCACCAACACGCTCAATACGGAAAAGATGACCACCTATAAATCTACCACCACAATTTCTAAGAGTCTCTTTTATGGATTTTAAAGCATTTTCTATTCCAACTCCAACAGGGTACATAATAGTATCAAAGGAATCTAAACAACGATGTACTTTTTCATCAATTTTCTTAATATTTTCTAATGTATTTGTTAAAATAAGAATAGCATTAGAAACAGTAATATTTGGATATGTCTTAGTTTTAATATTAACATCATCCCAAATTAATTCAATTATTAATGATACAGAATCTCCTAAATCTTCAACATCTGCAACTATTCCTACACAATAATCATTATTTAGTTCTAAACTCACATCTGTATCATCCGTATAAATATAATCATACCCAACTTGTTCTAATTTACTTGTCAACTCATATAAGTTTTTACTCTCTGCCATATTTATATTTTCTCCGTTCTAATTACTTGTTCTGCACTAAATTTAACCAATCTTCTAATCGCATGGTTACCTTCCATTCTTCCTTATTTTTTCTATGAAATACAGTAGGAATAGTGTTTTCCTTTTCACTATCTCTAATAGACTGCTGTAATGCCTTTTCTATATTCAGATGTTCGTCTCTCTTCACCTCTATGTGAAAGTTATTTAATTCTTCACAAAGTACATCAGAAGTACCATCTGCTTTTCCACTAAACTGCTGAGTACGTCTAGCAGTTAAACCTCTCTCCTTTAACAGATTAACTACCTCTAATTCCCCAACTTTACCCTTCCTCTTTGAATTTATCACAAAATATCCCCTTACTAACAACTATTATATCACATTTACTATATAAAGCAACCCCTTTATACATGTATAAGATTTTCCACTTTTCAGCATTCACTAGCACACTCTGTTCACTTATTCGCTCTAGCTCACGTTCACATCGTAGTGGAATTTTAGACATTATACTCATTTGTATAAGATTTACAGCTTTAGATACTTCAAATATCAGATTCCTTAACTACATCTTTTCTAATGTTAAAATTCCACTATATTATTTTATTATTAACTACTTTATTGGATTAAATCCCTAAAACCACCCACTCGTGTTTCAGAACTTGACAGTAAAACACTCGTTAAACTACTCTATGTGGAAAAGTTATCCACAATCGCAACTAAAAACGGAGAGGTGAATAGGTATGGAAGCAGAGAAAGAAATATAAAATGCCTATCTGAAAGCACATAATATATCTCTTATAGAATCACACACTAAAAACGTGTGAGTACGAACAGTTTATGTCCTTCAAAAGAATCGTATTAATATCTGGCTAACTAATTCCAGTGTATCTCCTATAACCCATGCCCAATAGGTAGTTTTAACATAAAATGATATGTAGATACAAAAAAGACATAGAGATTACTCCCTATGCGAAGATTGTTATTCTCTCTTATCCATGGTTTCCGTGAGGTCTTATCCTCGCCTAGCAGTTTTTTGAATAGGTTGGTAGTCTTATTTTTACGGACTACTCTGACGATGAGAAAGTAAAATACAATTAAACTCTCCTACACCGAGCCTGTTCTTAACCAACTAGGGGGGCTAACCTCTGTATTCACTCCGAGTTATACTGTCGGTGAAAAATGCCATACTCATATGGGTAACATAATGTTCACAGATACTTATGTTGACAGTTCTATTTAATTTTAAATGATTAATAACCACCTAAGATATTAGTCACACTAATTATAGCAAAATTTACACTTTTTGTCAAGTGAGTTATGTTAAAATTTTATAATTTTACGGACTTAAATTCACCACTACTTAATGTAAATGCAGATAGTGCTTTTGGTTCTCCATAATCCCCCAAATCTAAATATACTTTGACATATAAAGAACCTTCTCCAACTGGCATACCCTCTGTAAATAAACTTGGGAAATTAGTCAGTGTCTTTAATAGTTTATTTCTTAGATACACATTATTGATACCAATATACTTACCGATTTCATCTGCACATTCAAGACCGTACTCTTGGCATACTTCCAGTATTTCTGCGTTAAACTTTTCTGTATTTACTACTTCAAAATATTGTTTTCTCACAATTGTTTCTCCTCTGTACTCATTATATAAATAGCATAACTTCTCATACTACAGAATACAAACTCTTCAATGTCTTGACAGTTTCCTTAGCCAAGTAACAAAAATAGTTAAATGTGTCTAGTGCAACTTCTTTATCTTCACACTCGATTGTATCCCACTTATCAGTCTTAAAGTCTGTATTGTCTTTGTAATAAATCTTTACAATATTATCCTTGATAGACAGAGTTAATTGCCCAAATATAAAGTCAAATACTTCCTGCTTCTTTTTTGTTACAACTGTATCAACTCTCATTCTGCGAGTAACAAATATATCATATAAAGAATCTCTGATAACCCTACCTGCTACCTTATCAGCGTTCATGATTGCAAATGCTAATCTATGTATAGCACCATCAACCGTGTGGGGGTTGCAAGAAAAAGTCATTGTTGTTTCTTCCCCTAGTACGTTCATTTTCTTCTTAATATGATACAGATTATCTTCTTCCTGTATTGTTAGTTCAAATGTATATCCATCTCTAATATCCTTGATAATAAGAGTTGAACCAACAATCTCTGCATCACCAATCCAAAAATACTCTGAATTTACTAATTTTTCGAGTTCTAATAGTTCCATAATTTCTCTCCCTTAATATAAAACAGTATCGTCAATCGAAACACCAAGAATATCTAAAAGACTATCCTGACCGGTTTCTATACACTCTTTCATTGCTTGTTTAATCTGTTCTTCTGTTATCCTAGATGGCAAACACTCTGTAGGAACATTCTTCCCAAACATTTTACGATACTTACTTAATAGGTCTAAGTACTCTTTATCAACCTCTGTACTCTTCTTGTTGATTAGATATTTCATAAAACTCTTAACTTTATTTCGCATAATCACTGTCAATTAACTTTTTAGCAAATTCCCCAACTCTATTCCAAGTGCAGTACTGGTTCATACCACCACTCCAGTCTTTCGCATGTTTCATCGTTCGTACTAAAATTCTTGTATCACTATCCCAACCATTGAATCTGACATCACTGACACTAACATAAACAAACTTCATACCATCACTAAGAACTGCACTGAAACAAAAATGGTTCTTATTAAAGTCATATAATTCTAATCCATTTTCACTTGCCATCTTTTTTAAGTCTGACTTACAATCTCTCTGGAATTTCTCGTATTCCTCAGTTGTAGTGCAACCCCCATCAAACTCATAATCAAACCACTTCTCCGCCTTTAACATAATCTTTTCTCCTCATTTATTTTGACTAATATTAAAAATCTTTTCCATACAAAAATAAAAAGGACTTATTATGAAAGTCCTAATAAAAACGCATTAACAATGAACATTAAGAATAACCCAACATTCACAAGTAACATAATAGCATTTACAATCATTGGCTTAAATCTACTACAGTATAGGTTAGCTGTCATCAAAGCACTATTCAAGAATAGACTTATGATAGTAACAGTAGATACTACAAATACATCTGTAGCACTAAATGTTCTATCAAATACACTAATTCCCATCAGGATATAAGAAATAATTTGTGCAGCAATAGTAAATAATAGACCATTATTCTTGCTCTTATACCATAAGAAGAACATATTCCAAATTGATAAACAAGACACAATGTACAATATCTGTGCAATGTGATACAACATATTTGCTGGTAGCATATATTAACCTCTCCCAAAATTAAAAATGGAGTTTTTATCAGTTATTGCCCACAGGATTTTCATAACTGATAGGACTATCTCTAACCCATTCTTTCTCATTTACCTTAAGGGTATTCCACCCTAAAAATACAGGACTTGCTTTTCATAGGACTTAAATCAGTGTTGTTGCGTGGAAAGTCATTGTCCAGTACTCGGCAATCCACATACAACCCCAAAGGCCTCTTATAGACATGTTCAAACTGGAATTTATAAAATGTTTGGCTAATCATGTCAGCAGAGCCAGAAACCAATATTGGTTATGGCACTTTTTGATATAGCGCTCACGGTTTGTGCGATTACATGTTCACCACGGAAGTGTCAATCCGAAGTACAGTTACCGTCAGTACTCATGACAATGTTATTATACCACCACTATATTAGATTGTCAATAGTTTCTACTTAAAAATCTTTTTTAATACTGGAGTTAGCATAATTACAATTAATACCATAGACCATATTGCCAGTTCTAATGGTGTCTTAGATTCGACACTCTTAATAAATGCATTTCTAAAGATAATAAATGTTTCTTCTGCTAAATCCCTATACATCAACAAAATCAAAGTTAAAAACATTCCTAGCATACTCACAAAGACACCAAGAATTGTACGAGTTCTGCCAGAAATAAACATATACATACTACGTAGCATCATAAAGCCAAAAAACAATGAAATACAAATCAAAACTGCACTAAACATATCTATAATTTCCTCTCTTTTACTTAATTAACTAGAAATTTCTTAATTCCTTTAATAATTCTTGACTATCAATGAAATTCTCTTTAAATGTCTCTACACACTTTTCAATGTTCTTAATTTCTCCCTCTACATTGGTTGCATCAATATATCGCTTATACTTCAATGCTCCAGCATAGAAGATTTTAACAACTGCACTAGCATTACTAGTGGATTCAATTGTTACATAAAGATTAACCATGCCTAGTCTATCGAGATACCCTTCATTACAATCAAAGACAATTCCAATGGTCGAGAACATATCAAATAATTTTGATACTACATCAACTTTAACCTCATTAACTTCCTCAACGTCATAAGGAAGAATGTCTAAAGTATTTTTCTCTTTATTAAACCTTTCCTTTACATAACAAATAATGTGTTCAATTCTTTTAAATACTCTGTCAATGTCTGTTTTTTGTACATCTAGCTCTAACAGTTTTTCTTCCCTTGATACCCATGCACAGAACTCAACTGAAACTGTGATTAGGTATGACTCTTCATGTTCTTGCACTTCACCGGACAGAAATCCACCACCAAACCCTAGATAGAACGAAACTTCTCCAAGTCCATCCCAAAGAAAAGAATGGCAACCGAGATTTTCCAACTCTTTCTCAATATCAACTAATTTCATGCTAAGCACCTCTTTCTACTATAAATACTTAATCAAATCTACTGTTAAATCATCTAGATGAATGTACTTTATCAAATTATTATCATCATAACACTCTCCACTATTCTCAAAATGGATAGGAGAATACCATGAATATGAAAATAAATCCCCTTTATAACCTTCAAATTCTTCCCCACTTGCCAACTTATCCAAATATGGCAGTAAATCTTTAAGTGTTATATATCCATCCCCATTAAAGAATAGTGCTGGTTCATTATAACTTCCTCTCCAACTACCATAGCCAGAGTTATAGTTTTCATCTAACTGTTCGTCACCTATCGCCATAACTCTCACATCAGGAAATTGAGTACAGATACCTACAAGTTTATCAATGTTCATAAAAACCCCTAATTCAAAAAACAATTTTCAATATTGCCAACACATTTACCCATTTTCGTTAAATTGGTTGCAACTTTTTTGAATGTATCTTCCATTTCCTGCTTATGAGGGAATCGCTTATCATATTTCAACCCATAATTTTCCTCAAGCACGACACCAAATTCCTCTTTATCGGTATCATAATACCCAGATAAAAGGTAGTGCGTGTAATCTAACTTGCAATCTAAAAAGTTCCCCCCTATACGAAGTGCCTCACTCTTTAGTAATACTAAATCTTCTTGATTATCTAACCACATTTCTCATTTACCTCACCTAAATTACTATACTTAAAACTTTCCGTACTGGGATTCATCCCAAATCTCAATTTCTAATACCTTATTAGTATATAATGAATACATTTCCCCATCCATGTTCTCATCATAATCATCATAAGTTCTAAAATTAATTGTTTTGATTTCTCTATCTAAATACTTCTTAATATAGTCGTAGTTCTCGTCATCAAGAGTGAAAGAACCTAAACTTTCATTATTAGAGGTTAATTCTATATAGTCTAAATCTGAATCTAGCTTTTCTATTAAATCTCTTACAAACATAATTATTCTACCTCAATCGTACAATCCCAATACCACCTAGAGTTTATTACCATGTGAAGGTCAAAATTATAGTTCAATACACTCATAAATAACAATTTTCGTTCTTCCTCATATAAATCATCAATACTTCCAGAGAAAATTATTTCACCATCTCTTATGATTTTAATTTTTGAGTAATTATCTTCTCTCGCTAAAAGTTCTTTTACTAACATAGCTATCTCACCTCAATCCACAGAGTCGTTGTTATAATTGGCAGCATACCATCATCAATACATTCCAGACAATCTTCTGTAAAATCAGTGAAAAAACTGAAACATTGTACTTCTTTATTAAGATAGTCCGGCATCTTGATAAGATTTTGCCCCCTAAAAGTGTTTCCATCAAAACACGTATCCTCACCATCACAACAGATAACAATATAATCAAGTTCTGCGTGTGAACAATCTAATTTCCCCAATAGCTCATTAACTAACATAGTTTATTCCTTTCCTAATATTATTGCAAGAATATCTAATTCTGCAACAATGAAATCTCTACCTTCATAATCTTCTGAGGTACATACCTCATAGTAGTTATGATATTCTTCAACTTCCTTAGCTAATATGTCTTTATCAATATTTTCTAAGTTATCTGTTTCTAAAATACACTCTCCAAGATGATTTATCACTATCCAGTAGTTGCAATCCTTATGCTTGTTAAGAACCTCTAACACTGTCATATCTATTCTACTTCCTTAACAAACTTATATAATGGGTAGGTAACTCCAAACGATGTATAATCTTCCCCAACCACTAATATTCCTTCTTTTATCCACTTTTCTGCATACTTTTTAGGTACAGTTGGGCAACCTTGTGAAAAGCCACACCACACATTCTGAGTGATTAAAATATATAATGACCCATTAAATAAAATTCTATCGTTTTCTGTTAGTGTATATTCTTTACGATTCATTTTGACTGTGAATTTCATAGATAATTTCCTCAACTTTATGTGTCTATCATATCATAGTTTACAACATTTGTAAAGAGAAAAAGTGAGATATTTAAAAATACCTCACTAAATTGATACAGTTCCAAAACTACCACATATGTCTATGAGAAATTTATCCTTTACGAAGGAGACTTCCTTATCAAACATACGATATTGTGCAACTTTATCTCCATCAAACATGATTCTCACTGGGATATTTACCATGATGTTACTTGGCATGTTCTCATAAGCTAAATTTCTTGAAGAAAATATTAAACTTTGCCAACAACTTCTTCCTAATCTACCTACCCACAACAAACTGTTCCAGTACTCATGTTTAAAGTTCTCTGAATACTCATTAATATCAAGACAATCAATAATTACACATGTTCTTGTTGGGTAATACTTAATTTCTTTTGTCTTTACAGTATTCCCAGTTGTATCACTATAGTCTTTTGCTAATACAAATTTCTCTTCCTTATCTGCAAAATAAGACACAATTTCATCAGGCATATACTTCTTATTGTTTATATGATAACATTTTACCTGAGAATCAATGTCTGATAGTCTACAACAACCAGTATCTTGTAAAAAATTAACTCTAAACTCATTCTGTCTATAAACTGCTTGCAGTAAAGAAGTTAAACTACCCTCATTCATCTTATGTGTCTTATTAATTAAAGAACCATCACAAAGATATTCAATTTTCTTAAAATCCTTTGAGTCATCAGACAAATATACTACTCTTGCATTTTTATCTGTATCACATATCTGAGCCACAATATTCGATATTGTATAAGACTTACCAGCACCAACAGAACCTGTCATTAAGATATGTGGGAAACACTTAAGGTCTATATATGCTTCTTTCTTCCCTAATTCTATCTCCATGCCATTCTCCTTAATTCATCTAAAATGTTAAATCACCGTTAAGCATATCGGCATACCATTCTTTGCACTCATAATAACTATGTGTGATTTCGCTATTAGACCACTCTTTTAATGCATCTGTAATATGTTCAATGTAGTAGTTAATGTCCTCAATCTTTTCACCAAGAACTTTATAGTTCGTGCCATTGATTTTCTTATCAATCTTTTTCTTTTCTTTCTTGAGGTATGCGATTAACTTATCACACTGTTCCTTGAACTCATCGTACATTGTACCCTCAAATTTAACCCCACAGTTAGGACAGTAGTTTCCATATAATAGTTTATACTGACCAATTTGCTTACCACACTTAGAACACTTAAATGCTTTGATGGTTACGTCAATGTAACCTGCCCCATAATACCACTGTGGGTCTGCATCTCTCCACTTCTTAACAGTTCCAGTTGTTACAATTACATGGGCTAAATTTTCCATAGTTAATTACCTCTCTTACAAGAGTATTATAGCATAGACAACCAGAGGATGTAAATAGAAAAAGTGGAATAATTTTACTATCCCACTTACTTTAAAATATAGGCGCTGTTAGCAGGGTTCGAACCTGCACTCCACTTTTAGATGGACTAACCGTTTAGCAAACGGTCCTCTTCACCAAATTTGAGTATAACAGCAGTTTCTACTCACTATCTAGTCTCTAAAACAGTGAGTATGATTTTCTACTTTGTGAAATTTTCAATAGAATTAACAAGTACTTTTGCCTTGTGTGTAATATCATTAAGGCTAAGAAATACGTCGTGATACTTCGAACGTGCAAATGTATTGCAACGGAATGTGTTCTCCTTACCAATCAACTTTGAATCAATATCAACATATTCTGTATCGGTCTGACTTAAAATAATCTCTAACTTAAACTTATTAATTTGTTTTATGCCATGAAAGGTATCATCAACATCTTGTACAAAATCAATGCCTAAAAGACTTGATAATTGCTTTACGATTGTTTCAATATTTTCCATAAATGAATAATCTCCCTAGGTAAGTCCATTAATAATGTTTAAGATGTTCTCAAACAACACAGGCTTATTAACAGAACCATTTTCTAAAACATGACGTTCAAATGTTTCGAATACATTCTTCATTTTCTCAACAATCTTATACAACTGTTTCTCATCAGAACGTGGAACATCATGCTCCCAAACCTCTGTTAAATCCCCAGCACAATCTTCTGAGAATATTCTAACTAAGAAAGTATCATTGAATTTTAAAATATCGAAAACCAATGCATCTTTTCCAATATCTTTATGCGCATATACCATGCCATCATTATGTCTTACAGATACACCATAAGACTCCAAAATCTCAACCAACTTTTCAAACATTTAATAGCTTCTCCTTGATAATATATATAAAATACTTAGAAGTTTAATATAAATTCCATCACACAACTATTTAACATCTATCTTCAAGTGTGAAGTGAACCCTATGAACCGTTCACCAGTACCATCGTCATCCCATCCATCGTAGATAACAACCTCGGCACTACATACGTCACTATCTAAAATGGGTAAATCTTTATCTAAATCTTCTTTAGAAATATACTGAATAAATTCATCATTCTTGTAAACCATAAGATAGTCAACACCGGAAATTTTACTTACTAAATCTTTTAAAGTCATGATAGTCTTATTCTCTATAACAACTTTTCCTTTCTACATTAACCAGAATTTCATAACTAGAATCATCATAGTGTTCAAACACATTAGTGATAAAAGCACCCTCATTATTGATTACAATAGCATTAAAAACTGTTTCTTCTGGGTCAACTGCCCCATGACAAGCAACTAATGTTCCTTCTTTCTTATTTGCTAAAAGTTCCTGAATCTTAGTAATCTTCTTAACTGTATCCTTATTTAATATGTTTTTCTCCTCAACCATTTATATAGTTCCTTAATTACATATACATCATATCACAGAGTATAGACAGTTGTCAAGTGTTTTAAATCAAAAATAAAAAGCATCCACGGAAAGATTTGAACTCTCATTAATCGGGTTGGAGCCGATGGTTCTGCCATTGAACTACGTGGGTATTTTAAAGTGAGCTGTTTTGGAATCGGACCAAATTCTACCGGGCTTCAACCGGTCGCAATGACCACACTTGCTCACAGCCCATAATGGAGGCTCTGGTTAGACTTGCACTAACGAATCGTGTGGTTGCGGCACACAGCCTTTCTACTTGGCTACAGAGTCATATAAGGGATTTTTGATACCTGAGAATATCCCTGAAACTCACTTACTCAACTTATCTGCAATTGTTGAAGATGCATAGGATTCTGGCTTGATTTTGTATTTGAAACTATAAGCGGTTACCCATCCTTCTAATTCTGAAATAAATTCAGCGGTAGCCCCTTTTGTACCAATATCCATGTGCACTTGGAAATCAATATTACTATCCTTATCCAGTACATCAATACCATATTTCTTCAACTCTTCTGCGATAAATACTGCTGTGTCGATAGACATTGATGTTTCCCTCACTAACTTCTCGTGTAACATGTTCTTACTGAACTTTGAATGAGTGAAAGTGCGAGAGAAGAAAATTGCACCATTCGTATTTCTGTGAACTACAATCGCAAGCGCAAATTTTGTCTGACTTCTTGTCATGGAGTCTGTACCAATCGCAATTTCATATTTTGCTTTCTTATCTACTGAAAGATAGTCTACAATGTACTTGGCTGCTTCTTCTAAACTCACTTTTCCATGAGTGATACTATTCAATTTTAGGTCTTTTGTTACTTCAAAATCTTTTGTACTCATAAACTATTCCTTTCTATTTTTAAACTAGGCTTCCTCGAAGAGAGTCGAACTCTTACCACAAATTTCGTAAATTTGCATACTATCCGTTATAATACGAGGAAATATAAAGTACCCTTAGTCGGATTCGAACCGACACGCAATTAAGCATCTGCTTCTAAGGCAGGTATGTCTACCAATTCCACCATAAGGGTATATGGGGTGAAATACGAGAATCGAACTCATATCGCAAGAGCCACAATCTTGCATGTTACCATTACACCAATTCCACCAAAGTAAACTCCGTCTGTTATCTCTATAAACTTGACAAACTCCTTGTCATATTAGGTAAATAGAGTTTTAGAAGTTCATTATGAATTTTGTGAACGAGATTTCAAACTCGTAGTGCTCCCAACTGGACTCGAACCAGCACGCCATTTCTAGCAGAGGATTTTAAGTCCACTATGTCTACCATTTCCATCATGAGAGCATGGCTGTCCGGGCAAGGGTCGAACTTGCGATGTGTGAGTCAAAGTCACATGTGTTACCATTACACCACCAGACAATATTAAGTACCTACGGAGAGATTCGAACTCTCAATTAAAACTGATTTTGAATCAGTCGTGTATGCCAATTCCACCACGTAGGCATAAGTAGAATCATACTTTTATAAGGAGAAACATATTAACTTGGCAGGATAATTTTCTACTGGAAAACACATGAATGTGGGAATACCATTTTCTTTTAAATCATCTTTAATGTTGAACAGAATCTCCATAATTAAGTCTCCCTCATATTCAAACTTATCGCAAGATTTCCCATAGTTGAACCACTTAGTAAATCTCATTTCATTACAACTAATTACCAAGTTAAATCCTACATCAGTCTTAGACTCTAATGTTACAATAACTGGGCTTTCTTCTGAGATAGTATCGTATAAACAATTTATGACAGATTGTAAGTCATATAGTCCTGATTTGTTTTTGAAGAATATATTACCTTTTATCATAAGTTCTCCTGCAATCTATCCATGATTGCTTTCTTTAAAATAAGTTTAATCTGTTCAGAAGAGTTTACTATCTGCACTTTCTTAAAGAAGTTATGAAGCCCTAACTTAGCACAATTCTTACCAACTATTTCGTCAGCGAAAGAACTAGTTACCATCTTAACATCTTGAAAGTCTATTGACGCTCTACCTATCACGGAGTAGTTTTCTTGGGAACGTTCAGGTTACTCTCATGGTTCTAACGCCACTACCATCCCCGAACTAATTTACCACGGTTGCGCCTTTCCGAAGTGTATTTTTAAACGCCTACACTCAAGGCTTGATTTAATATATTTATTGCGGCGTTCACATCTCTATCGTGATGTGTACCGCAATCATGACATATCCACTCTCTTACGCTTAGAGAGTTTACAATGTCTTTATGATACGCTCCGCACTCAGAACATATTTTACTACTGGCATAGAATCTGTCTACTTGTCTAAACTCTTTTCCATACCACTCGCTTTTATACTTAATAAAGTTTAGAAGTTGTGACCATCTAACATCTGTGACTGAATATGCAAGTCTATGGTTCTTCAATAACCCACTAATATTCAAATCTTCCATCGCAATGAAGTCGTACTCTTCGACCAACTTTCGACTCAACTTATGGTTGAAGTCCTTTGCACAGTTAGCGACATGTTCATGGAGTTTCGCTACTTTATGTTTTTGCTTCTGATAATTCCTACACTCGTCAAGGTTTGCGTTTACTCTTTCCAACTTGGTTCTCATCTTCGAGAGTTTACGTTGTTCCTTGGCGAGTTTATCTTTAAAAGCATACGCATATTTAGGTCGTTCATATCTAGTCCCATCACTACCAATCAGTAAATCTTTAAGACCTAAATCAAAACCAACTTGCTTACCTGTCTTTGGCAGAGGTTGTACTTCTGTTCCGATACAAATAGATGCATAGTATTTCCCTGTTGGTGTCTTTTCAACTGTAATGCTAAAAATCTTATACACTTTCGGCATATCAAATCGTTTTGTCTTAACTCTTCCTAACTTCGGTAGTTTGATATGCTTGCTATCCAATACATCGGCAATTCCATTGTTGTATGGAGTTCTATAAGACTGTTTACTTTTATGTTTAGATTTGAACTTGGGAAAACCAAAATGACTTCGGTTCTTAAAGAAGTTACTTAACGCAGAATCGAAATCTCTAATAGATTGTTGAAGTGCTACTGCACTAACCTCTTTCAAGAACTCATTTGTTTCCTTAAGCGGAACTAAGTTCTTAATGCGTTCGTTCTTCGAAGGAAAGTGCTGTGTTTGTTCATAGGACTGTTTACAATCAGCAAGCGTTTGGTTGTGGACAAAACGACAACAACCAAGAGTCTTGTTAATTAAAACTTCTTGTCCTTCCGTAGGATATAGTCTTACCCTAATTCCCTTTTTAACTATAGACATACAACCCCCTCCTTTCTACAATATCATAATACAACTAAAGTAAGTTGTCAATAGACTCTTATTCATCTTCTTTTTCAAAGTCAATCATATTACTTACTTCTTTTCCTAAGACTCTACTACCTAAACTTGTTCCAAACTCTTTTAACTGTACATTCATATTAACACTTCCTTTATAGTTTAAATAGTCGCCATGGAGAGATTTGAGTACCTATGAAATACACTTTCTACCATTGAAATACATGGCGATTTAAAGGTACTCCTGACTAGACTTGCACTAGCAACCTTCGGCTTAAGAGGCCGCTACTCTTCTATTGAGTTACAGGAGTATGGCGGAGATAGTAGGAATCGAACCTACATAGAGTTTCCTCATCGGTTAACAGCCGATTGTATAGCCATTATACTATATCCCCATATGGTCTGCATAAGGTGATTTGAACACCTAATCTCTTCATCCCAGGTGAAGCGGATTACCAAGTTTTCCTATATGCAGAGGTAATTGAATTTTTAATGAGGTTTCAAACTCAATAACTTAGGTTTTAAGTATTTCTTTGTACTTCGAAATGTGGAATATCATATTTACGTAATAGAAATAAAATCGTTCTCTTATCAAGCTCTGGAAACATTCTACACAATTTAATGTTATGACCAAACTTCATCAAGTCTACACCAGAATTAAGAATTAAATCTAGTTTTTGTCTGCAACGGACTTCATCTCTATGCCAATATAACTCTTCTGCGGTGTGTTTTGGTTTACGTTTCTCCCGAATTTTCTCGGTCTCTTGAAAAACAATTGTTTTTCTTTTCTCCTTCACCTGTTGCTTTGTTTCAATTCGTTTGAGGTTATATTCAGCTTTTTCCTCTTTCAACCGTTTACGTAATAGTCTATATTCCTTCACGTTGTTCTTGTGTATATCCTTTACATTGTTCCTGCCCTGTACAGATAATTTTAGATATAATGTTCGACATTGGACACTACATAACATGCGTCTAATATCATGGGATTCTCCAAAACTGTTACCACAGATAGGGCACTTCAAATTCCTCATAAAGTCGGAAACAACTTCTCTTTGTTCTCTATCAAAACTACATAAGTTACCAACTGTTGGTATGTCATACCCAAAATTAATCAAAATCTTTTTTACTGTTTGTGGAGATAAACCAATCAATTCACCAATTTCACGCAAAGACCTTCCTTCGTCAAACAATTCCTTAACAATGCTCTTATCATCTTCTGTTACTTTGTTGTTTACGAGAATAGTTTTATGAAAGTTAGAAGTTCCTTTTAAATATTTGTTGTATAACTGTACACCTTCCTGTTTCATCTTGTGCATCCAAAATGTTTCTCGTTCATTAAGTAGTCTATTATCAACCGTCTCCAATACTAAACTCTCAAAACTATCCCACCCATACTCAATAATATCAGAACTAAATTCCTTATTATTCTGATATGACAACTATGGGTTTGGGCCTATTCTTTCTTCTAACGACTTACGTGTTTGTCCAACATAGCACTTTCCGTTAATTTTACTTTTATGACAATAAATAATTCCCATCATATCTCCCTCTTATAGATATTTACGAGTTGTAATAAACTTTAGTACCAGTATTGGGTACTGCCCCCAATTCTTTGCCTTATCAAGACAACCCTCTACTTTTGAGCATATACTGGTATATGTAGTGCTTCTGGAGTGTGCCGCCCACTCGACCTATCAGTTAAAAGCTGATTACTCTACTGTTGAGTTACAGAAGCATATGGTGCTGACGGTAGGACTCGGACCTACAAGCAGAGTTCTTCACTCAGCTAACGGTTTTCAGGACCGCCTCGATACCAATTTCGGTTTACATCAGCATAATGGTACTCCCAACGAGATTCAAACTCGTGATGCACGGATGAAAACCGTGTGGCTTATCCTCTTGCCTATGGGAGCATGGGCGCTAAGGTGAGAATCGAACTCACGTATATAGTCGTAAGCGGACTAATTTCTACCACTGAATTACTTAGCAATATGGTGGGGTAAGAAAGACTTGAACTTCCAACATCCGAGGACACCTGATTTACAGTCAGGGACGCTTCCAATTACGCTGTACTACCCCATTTAATTCTTAGGAATGTATTAAACCTCTTTTAACAAGATTGCTGCAAAATGGGCACTTCTCCACTTCCTTAGACACAAATTTTACTCTGTGCCCACACGAAGGACACTTAAATACCGTTTCATAAGTATTGCCCCAGCCCGCAACAATTTCTTGTCTTGCGGCGGGTATAAAAGTAAAATCATTCATCTTGCTCATACACATTCCTCTCTATGCCGCCTAATAAATATTGAGAAAACCTTGGCGGCTATACTAATAAGACTTTCTCAAAGTGCCGACTACAGGACTTGAACCCGTAACCTTTTCATTACAAGTGAACTGCACTACCAATTGTGCTAAGCCGGCATATATGGTACTCTGACGTAGAGTTGAACTACGGACCTTACTTTGTAAGAGTAATGTTTTCCCGTTAAACTATCAGAGTATGGCGGTTACGATGAGACTTGAACTCACACTCTCTTGGGCGACAACCAAGCGGATTAACCTTTCTCCTACGTAACCATGATTGAATTTTGATAATGAGATTTCAAACTCATAGCACCCTCATTCAGAATCGAACTGAAATTATAGAGGTAGAAACTCTATGCACTATCCATTGTACTATAAGGGTATTTTAGGTGGAAGATATGGGCATCGAACCCATCTGATATTCTGTTTGCAAAACAGATAGTCACTCCTAGCAACTCCATCCCCCAGTTTAAAAGAAAAAGGACAACCAACTTAAATGGATTGTCCTGTATCAAAAATCTAATATTCCTATTTTTAGTCTAGTTATATCGTTAATTTTTAATACAGTCTACCCCTATCTTTAAGTTCATACCAAAATGGTACGTTAAAAACATCATGATTAATGGCATATAAGTTTTTTGAGTTTGTTCTTGTTAATGTCATAATGTTTTCTCCTTCTTTTCTTGAACTATGAGTACTAGGTTGAAGATTTATTTAGAAGTAGTCTCTTCCTACATCGAAATTGATGTACCTAACTTGCGAAAATTGGCATTTTTCCTTTTGAGTTTGCTGTTCTCAACCTAAGTTTATGGAGCAGGTAGAGGAACTCGAATCCTCATCCCATGGGTGGAAACCATGTATATTAGCCCTTATACGATACCCGCATTTAATATGACTAGATGGTTTTTCATTCTTTACCTGATAGAATTTTTATTTGCTGATACCACCTATACTTGGCAATGCCTCCATCACCAAATTGGCAACTACTCAGGGAACATTTATGGTATCCTACCCACCATAAACTCTATTACCACGACTGTGCCGCTCCGAAGTACAGTTAACGTCAGTACTCATGACGATTTTGTATTTACATATACAATTATATCATACCTAACTACAAAAGCCAATACCTTTTGTTAATAAAGTATAAATATTTAACGGTTTTGTTGGTGATTAGGATTGAACTAACCAATTACACAACCAGTTCCAACATATATATTAAACTCTCCTGTCTGCGTTCTACCAACTAAACTATATGGCTCATCTGTGTCCATAGCCGGCATCGAACCGGCGCCTGCGTCTAATCGAGTTCTTATATATCTGCATTGAAACCATTACTCAATACAGGAGACTAGGTTAATTACCCCTAATCTTATTTTTAAAATGTTTCGAACCATTTATGGAAAATATCATCGGTTTCAATGATGATATTTCAGTAGAGAACAACCGCTTTCCACTCGGGGTACACGAGTATTCTCTATTGAAACACCACCAAGGTGTTTCTTCTAATGAAAAATAATCTCTGCTCTATTTTACTAGCATAGTTGGAACAGAATAGCAACCTGAGTTCTTTTTTAAAGTAGTGTCTTTAACTACTATCTATATTTTAGCATAACAGGATTAACCTGTCAATACCTTTTGAGAACTATTTTTAAAGAAATTAATATTCTGGATATGATTTCTTAACAATCTCACAGATTCCGTCAAATTGTTCTGCCAGCTTAAGTACTTCATCAAGTTTCTTTTTTGTAATCTTATTTGGGCATTTGTCTAGCAAATACACAATATTACCTTTATACACAATATCCACACGTACATTGTGGAAATCATAACTACTTAGGGAAATCTTAATAGATAAATCATCATTAGGTTTAAATTCAAAGTATCTAGGATAATTAATTCTAAACTTATCATTTCCTAAAAACTCTATTGATGTTTCATTTCTAAATTGTGACTTAATCGTAGGAGAAAGTAGTTCTAAAAGTTTACCAGTGTTTACACTTTCAAGTGCAAGACAGTATCTACCAAATAGACCACCACCGTACAACTGGATTAATCTCTTCTCACGAAGATTTTCTCCATTCTTATTTTCTTTATACTCGTGCGGCATACTATCCAACTTTTTAACATTATACTTAATCTTAAATGTATAAAGTGTTTCTGTTACTGGGTTAAATGTGTGTACCGTTGTTTCATATGTACCTTCTCCAACACTTTTATATACCTTAGATGAATCATTAATTAAATTTAATGTGTCAGTAAGCACGTTCTTTGAAAACTCAAGATTCTTAATAAGGAATTTTCTTAGGTAACGCATAACCTCATTCTTATCTCCATGAAATGCATTATATGGGTGATTATACGAACTATCTTCTGCTAAAACATTTGTCTTTCGTACATATAAATTTATAGTACATTCCTTAATCATTTTCTTCATATCTAAATTTCCTTCCTTATCTAAAATCTAGTTACAACATATTCTGGGTACTTAAATTCGGTATCCAAGCAATTCACATTGGCTATAATACTGTCTAAGTTAGTTGTCTCACATTGAAAGAAATTACTATCTTTTAGTTTTCTCAACAACCAGTTTAAATGCTTTACCAAATTGTAATCACCGTGGAAAATTCTATTTCCATCAACTTTGGTATACCCAAAGACAAAACTATCCTCTTCGGTCACTGACAATGCAAGGATTTCATCATCAACCTCACCATTGCTAACATACTTAACAAGGAATCTCTCTCCACAAAAACCACCATAGATGGCAGTATCGAATAAAATGAAACGTTTATCAGTTGCAGGAAGTTTTACATTTTTCATACACTCAAACATGTCAACATCCTTATTAGTGAAAGTTACTACCAAGTCATAATCGTTTAAGAAAGGGAAACAATTAATTAAATAATCTAGTGTCTCCTGTTTCTTAAATTCATCAACGATATTTTTAACATCTTCTTTAACTTGTTCGATATTATCATCGGTAATAGTGTTAGAATATAAAGAACCTACAAGAAATTTAAACATTCTGCCAGGGCTGAATCTGTTGTTATTGCCCATACATAAGTCAATTTCAATATAATTGTTTATTACCTTTAGAGATAAGGAGTTTTTCTCTCCACTATATCTCCAAAAACCCCAATCATGTTCAAAACCTAATTGTTTCAAGAAATCAACTAGTAAATCTTCCTTTCTTAATTCAAAAGTTTTATCCATCATTTTATGTGATAATTTGAGTACATCACTCTTAAACTCTGAAACGGTGTCTTTCATGGCAAGAACTCTCCTTTACAGTTTTAATTATAGCATATTTGCTTAAAATATGTCAATACAAGGCATAAATAAAAAGGATATATTACACATATATCCCAATACTCACCAACCACAACTTATAGGTGAGTTAATTAACGGATTGGACTGTGGAATCCACTCTGGCACATGTGATTGGTGTTGAACCAACTTCTCCCTATTCTCAGAGAAATAGAGTGTTTTACCATGTCTTGAAACTACACATGTATGGGTTGGACTATATTTATACACCCCCAACTTTGGTGTCGTCTTTTTGACTGTCTGCCCACTCGTTAGACTTTGATTTTATGCACAGCCACGGTTTCGCAACCAAAAATTGCTAACAACTGCGATATTCCATCGCTCATACAGGACTTGTTGGACTTGCTAACTGGTTTAACTGCATCTAGGAACGTACTAAATGAGTTACAACTGTTGCAACGATGCGTTCTGACGTTCATCTTCTTTGGCTATCCGCATCGAACCATAGGTGTTCAGATGCAGGACTCGAACCTGCTGATTTACCTATATCCGAACATGAGATGGAGTGCCTTATTTACCCATGCACATCTCCATAAAGCATGCTTTAGATTGTCCTACACACTTGTTGGTGTACTCCTACTATTTACTTCATCCTGCAGAGACTTTTCATAATAGTTTCCTTTTTATTTGCGACAATCAAGGTGTACCTTTCACCTAGTCCAACAACTTCGGTATTCCACCGATAATACATGATTTGTTCTCACTACCACACTGTTCGTAGATACAATAAGAATGTCACACGGTCATAATATTGTGTTTATTGCATTACAAACTACTGAGGGATTACGTGATGTGCGTTCTGACATTCAACTAATTTGGGTACTCGCACGGACCCTGTAAAGAGAGTGTCTAGTTTCCTCAACTAAACATCCTCGCATCTCTTGTCCACAATCGTGGATGAGTCAAGCAAGTTTTACCTTGCAAATAAATTCAGTCAACTCCATTATCGCTTGGTTTTCGCTAGGAGTTGTCCTTTACGGATAGATACTTGTGGTCAGGTGTACCTTAGACCGCTATGACTTCCCACATCATAGAGAACAGCACACGGTTAGCGAATCTCATAACGCTCCGAGTATCATTGGGTTTATGCTTCTTTATTAACTGGATTCCCACCAGCAGACCTTCTACCAAAGCCTATCTCCTCGACTATTGAGCATAATCTATCAACTTTGTTACTTTTATCCTTAACAAATAAGGTTTTAAGTAGTTGACGTGAGTTCCTTTTTTGGGTTCTAAAAGAACTTAAACCTCTTAAATCCATATCCTTGACGAACAAGGCTTTAGGACAGTGGTCCTAGGGGGAGTTGAACCCAATCCACATTCACCCTTATAAGGAGTGCCCATTACCGTTATGACCTATAGGACCAGAGTATGTAATCACCAACCAAGAGGTTAATTTCTTTACTTAACTTGATTTCTATTACTTTCCTAGGACTAATAGTCATCTCATTAAATAATTCCATTAACATTGGAAGGAGTTGGTAGGATTTGAACCTACACAGTCAATCACTTGACCAACCCTTGAAGGGGTTGTGCATTGCCACCTACAATTCAAACTCTAATGCGATTACATATATTATTTTAACATAGTATCCTTAATCTGTCAATACTATTTTTAAAAGTTAAGATATTTCTGAGATTAAGTACTGAATAAACATATCAACATTAAGAATAAATTGATTGTACGTATCTATTCTCCATAATTTCTTTTTGTTAAAACCAGATATGCCAATTTCATATTCAAATCGACAACATTGTTCTAGCATCACAGCACATACAATGTTTGTCTTTAACTCTTCAACATCTTTATTGGTTTTAAACTGTTCGATTGCTCTGCAAGACCATAATAAAGTGTTAAGATTATCAAACACATTATATTCTTCTAGCTCTCCAGTAAAAGAAATTCGATAGGTATTATAGACTAACAAATCGCTGTGCTTCTCAATTAGTTTCCAATCTTTCTTCGTTAAATTTGTCATGTCTAAGCTAAATATTCTGATGTTTGTTCAGAACCTTCTTCATCAAAACTATCTGTAAAAAATTCAAAGAATTGGTTATCTAATGAACGCACTAGTCTCAATAATTCACCAAACGATAGATAATCAAATTTCTCAATGATTTCATCATTAATTAAAACTTCAACGTCAAAGTGATTTTCAATCTTTTTAATATCAATCTCGTGTACTTGACCTTCCCATGGTTCGATTCGTAGATTACAAGTATTACTATCTACTTCAGAATTAATTGTAAAGATAGGCCCTGCCACATTTAATAACACTAATTCATCTGTTGTAAACTTTTCCATAATGTTTTCTCCTCTATGCTTGTGCGAGATTATTTGCCAGTCTATTCATAAGTTCAACAAGTGCTTCTACTGCCTTACCTGCTTGTACTTCAAATCTATTACCATGATGTTCAATGTACATCTCTGTAAGAGTGTGAATGTTATAGCCACCCGTACTTGCTGGGAAATAACCATCTTGTATCTCTACTAGAGTATCTTTAAGTTCTGCAATCGTGGCATCATAAATATTCTTAAATTCATCCTCACTTAATGCACCTAATCTTTCAGAAACTCCATTTCCTGCATATTTTAAAGTCCATAGTTCTTGACAGAACCCGTTGTTAAAATAGAGATAACGTTCGAAAGCATCAACAAGATTTTCAGAAATATCAATCTGATAATCACGATGTTCAGAATCATATTTAAATAAATCCACTAAAATGGATAAATAAGGAAGCACTTGGTTCAAATCATCACTAAATCCCCAATGTGTATCTTCTGAAATATAGTTATCATCGCCCCAATCACCTTTAATATGTAAGATATAAGAATGGTCTAGGTCTAATTGCTTTACAAACTTTGGATTTAACTTTGACATACGCACCTCTTTCTTCTTGTATTCTTATTACGTTATCATTATACAACAGTTTTTAAGAGATTGTCAATATCAAATTAGCCAATACGTTTACAAAATTCTCTAGTTTCAAATAGTTCGCTATCAGACATATTTAACATCTTGGCAGAAATAATATAATCATTTTGTAATTGATGGATGATTACCGATACATTAACATCTTTACCTACAACATGCCATAATACGTGTAGGTCTGCACAGTCACTGAAATCTAACTCTCTAGCAACCTCAATAATGTGTAATAATCTTCTATCGAACATATTATTGAGATAGAGAATCTTATTCTCTAAAATTTGAGATAACATCTTAATGTCAGAAAGTGAGAAATCTTCTAAATTGTGCCCTGCCCAAATATCGTCAATCGCTTCCCAAAGCTTAGAAACTGCCTTGCCATCATTAATAGGTGCAGAATCTGGAGTTGTAAATGTTACATCTCCCCTGCTAACATCTCTAGGTATTCTCTTATTAAATAATGCTTCGTACTCAACTTCATCATCAAAGCCTGAATGGAAATATACCTTTACTGATGCTAGTCTATAAATACCCCCATATTCTCTGTGTTGTTCTAGTCTTTGAGTTGTTAGAATAATATTCTGTTTAGCAACCCTACCAAAACGAATGATACTTAATGCAAGGTCGTGAACTAATCTCTGACCCTCTTCTGACATATCGGATGTGTAGAACTCATCAAAGCATAATAGCAATCTTGTTGGATTATATTTACCACTACTTCGTTTATGGCTGAAATAAAGATTACCTTCCACCATTCTCTTTTCATAATACTTATCTGCTAGTAACCACTTTTGTTGACCATCTTCATAATACCAGACAATGTCATCAGGCATATATTCTCTACCACCAATTACAAATGTAGTTACCTCTTTACCAATTAATTCATCTAATGTTGTTACACCTTCATCACAGATAAACTGGTTACGCAACTTCTGTTGTGCCATGACTGCATCATGTAATGATTTTAGTTCTGGCTCTGTTAGAAGATGTTTTTCATTTAATAAATCTCCTACAATCTCTTTTACATCTTTGTAATCTGCTTCATGATAATCTACATAAAGAATGTCTAAATTAGTGTATTCTTCTCTTGCTTGCCTTAAAATTTCCTTAGTTGTACGAGATTTACCTGTACCACATTTACCCACAAGCATTATACTAGCTATCTTGTTTAAATCCAATTCTAAATCCTTGTTTTTACCTAAATTAATTTTCATATTTTTCTCCTATGACAAAAATTCTTGCTCTGTTTCGACACTTTCTTCACTATCTTCAACTAATACCTGTAATATACTTGTATCCAACTGTCTTAATAGTGTGACGATACTAGCAAGAGATTCCTCATTAATACTAACAGTTTTCTTATTTGAAGGCTGAGTTATATCTACTGAAAAGTAACCATTACCCTTAGCATTTATACTAATTGTAGAAGTGTATTCAGCAACAAACTCCCACTTAATTACACAAGTATCTTCATCAAAAACAACAGTTGCTAATGGAACACTTGCTTCCAATAATGTCATCTCAAACTCTGTAAATCCCATTTTAGAATAACCCCCACTCTGAAAATTTTTCAAATCCACCTAAATTATCAATATAGTCCTTTGCAATAGAAACAATCTCACTGTAAGGTTTTCCATCAATATATTCATCACCAATAGCACAACTTAACTCAACAACCTTACCTGTTTCTTGTGCTTTTAGAAATGCATAGATATTAACAGATACATCTGCTTTGGAACAATCCTTACCATTAATTCCACCACCAGTTACAGAATCTGCCATATCAGAACCTAATTTACGGTTCGTACAACCACTGTCTACACAATATCCACCGGTCCAATCACCTAAAGGATTGACAACTGCGTTTGGATATTCCAACTTTAACTTCTCTGTTTCTGTATTACTCTGACAAATGATTAATCGTTCTCCATCTAATACATACTTACCGTCAAATGGATACTTGGCATAAATCTCTCGTGCAATCTTGGATAACTTCTTTTGTTCTTCTGTTAATGGAACGCCACGGAAGATACCGTTATCCCCACAACGAATTGTATCCTTTTGATTTTCTGCTAAATGAACATCTTGAGGTACAATAATAACTTCTGTTTTTGCTTTTCCTAAAATACGTTTAACAATAGATTTAACTTCTGATGTACTCATCTTAACAGATGTTTCCACAATAACATAACAACTGTTGTGTCCTAATAATACTTCTACTGCAACGGTAGGTCTGTCAGACTTAGAATATGCTAAGTCTACGATTGCACCACTGATTCTATCTGCGATTTTATCAGCATGCATTGGGTTTACTTTCTCAAACATTTTCTAATTTCCTTTCTTATTTTAGTGAAAAAAGGGTAGCTTATGCAACTACCCTGTCGTAACGTTCGTTCTGTAATGTTGTTAACATAACAGTAACTGGGTCAATCTGTTGCTTAACAACCTTTTCACCCTTTTCATTAACTGTTTCTACGTACTCAGTACCTTCGATAACATTCTTAAATAAGACTGGAGAATATCCACTTACCATAGCAACGTTAGTACCGTTCTTATCTTCCTGGAACATACCACACTTACGTGTAGCTACATTCCAATAAACAATAGCAGGCATTTCATAACCATGTTCAGCGAACTTCTTAGCCCAATCTCTGTGTAGAGTGTTACCTGTACCATTTGCCGCATCAAATTGCATATCAGAGATAACATACAACTTATTTGGTAGGTCTGACTGAGGGCAGTTGTTCTTAATAGCAGTATCTAAGATTAACTTTAATACCTTATCGAAGTCAGTGTTATAACCCCAATCAGCATTTTCTATGTTAATAACCTTATCAACAATATCTTCACCTTGAACCTTTACAAGTTCTGGATGTTCAGAGAATGTGATAAACTTATTCTTAAATACACCATTAGCCTTATCAGCACAGTATAATCCTAGTGAAATAGCAACTTCAATAGGTGTACCATACATAGAACCAGATACGTCTACTACACATAGACCTGTTTCTTCCTTACCCTCAAACCAGTTTGGTAGATTCTTCCACATAGCATCGTATAAATAGCGATTTGCTAATGATACGTCATAGTCTCTTAAAACCTTACCAACAATATCAACTGGCAATAAAGCACCAGCATTAATCTTAGCCTTACCTTCACTTAACTGCTTTAAGTACTCTAAATAACGCTCTTCTGCATGTCTCATGAATAGTTCACGATACAACATCTGTGCCTTAGAAGGTAACTTAGAGAAGTCAATATCTTCGTAACGCTTTTCGCATAACTTTGTTTCAACAATATCTAAAGCCTTACGTAACTTAGATAATGTCTTACGATATTCACGTTCAGACATATTAAGACCATTTACAATCTTTAATGCCACCTTACGTGTATTCTTAACACCATTTACAGAAGGTAACCACTTAGCCATAAGGCTTGGTGCTCCACCCTTATTAACACTAATTAAATCTGACTTCAATGTGTCATTGATATAACCAAGAACATTACGTTCAACTGGTGTATCTAATAAACATAATAAGTCATCATAACGACCATAGAAAGCAAAGTTATCTAAGTTCTTGATAACTACTTCTGGCTTATTCTTTGCTAAATAGTTCATGATAACACGGAAAACTCTACGTTCCCCCTGTCCACCACGAATATCACGGATATAGAACAACAACTTCATTGCTAATTCTTTATCCTCTGCAAAAGCAAGATTAAAAGTCTTGATAATCTCTGCTTCATCGTTAGTACGCATTGCACCTAATGTACCAAAAGCGTCTAATAGACCACTCTTAGTTGACTTTAATGCAACTGCACCATTTTCTGTTGTTGTGTAATTTAATTCATCTTCTAATAATTCTGTAAAATTCATAATTAACTCTTACCTCTTTCTTTCTTATTCTGATTGGTTGTCTGATTAGAAAAATAGTTCTTTTATTTTGCTGTATAGTAAGAAAATTTACTCTAAACCTTTACATGTTTTCTTTAGCCTAGAAAGTGTATTTTTTGCTGTTGGTTTAGAAAAGTGAACGTTTAGATAAAGGGTTCAAACACACAAAAACCACTATGAGTGGTTGCTCAGATTTGCACTGAGGATGTTCTAAATGAAAGGAGGTGATTTAAACATCTACTAATACAACCACATTGGTTGCGAGAGGTCAGACTCGAACTGACGACCTTCAGGGTATGAACCTGACGAGCTACCAACTGCTCTACTCCGCGATATTGAGAGGAATTACACCCTCTCGAATTTTTAGACTTACTTAAAATGGTGAACTACCCACAGTCTAAAGGCAGTGAGCTTCCATACTGTTGGTAGAAACTACCACACCGAGATTAGATAGATTAGTTAAAAGACCAATCACTCTCTCAGTGCTAACAGTATCCGTGTTTAACGAGCGATACGTTCCATACCCGCTCGGTAGTATTTCTACTACAAGTAAGGCTACTTTACAACAGATACGTTCTGTTGTTAATAACCTTTCCTAAACTCATATCACAACATAAATACGTGTGAGTCTTATTTAGGACTAGAATGGTAAGTCATCAGATGCTACATTGAAGTCAGCAACGCTTGTCTGAGTAGCCTTAGAAGAAGTACCTTCAGACTTCTTAGAACCTAATAGTTGGATATTACTTGCTACAACCTTAACATTGTAACGTGTTTCTCCTTCCTTAGTTTTCCAAGATTCTTGTACTAACTTACCAGTTACACCAACCTGAGTACCTTTTACAAGGTGCTGTGTTAATGCCTCTGCTTGCTTTCCCCAAACACTTACATTGAAGAAACTTGTTTTAGCCTTTTCGCCAAAACCATCTGATGTTGCAATAGAGAAAGTAGAAACTACTGTTTCTCCTGCTTGGTGCATTTCAGCATCCTGTGCTACACGCCCTACTAATGTTACTACGTTTAAATCCATAAATTTTTCTCCTTGTTGCCAACATTGAACAGTATGGGCAACTTACTGTAGACTTATTTAACGTCAAAGTCTATGACCACTAGAAAGAATTTTCACTTGAGCGGATTCAAAAGTCTGCTTTTTCTTGTTTTTATTTACTGTTTCTTTCTACTTACACTAATAGTATATCATACCTATTTAATATGTCAATAGGTTATTTTAAAATATTTAATCTAAATTTTCAAATCCACGTTTATCTAATCTACAGAACGCTTTAATGTGCTTACCAGTTGTCTGACTCCAATCAAACCATAAACGCTTTAATTCTCCATCTGGACTTCTTGAAATGATAGGTGTTTTGTAACTATACAATGTTTCTGTTCCATCCTCATCAACATGTACAAGTGCTTTACCATAGAAACTTTCCTGCATTTGCTCTGGTAATGGATGTAATTCATAAATTCTTAACATATTTTACCTCACACTAGTTAGTTCTGTAAGCAAATAGGTCATCGGTTAATTCTAACTCTTCCCCATCATATCCAGATAAGAAATGACCATAACCATCTGCATTAACTGCATCTTCACAGAATTGTTCAAAACCACCATCTACACACTTCTCTAATAGTTTATAGACAGCCTCATTCTTATCTACCAATGCCTTAAATACTTCCTTTGGTAATTCTGTTTCTTCTGCTAAAAATTCTGGGACAAAGTAAGAACAAGTTTCTTTAATATTATCCTGTAACTCTTCTTCTCTTTCTTCTTCATCAAGCACTAGATATTCACTACCATCGTCTAACTCGAAATAACGACCAGATATACTAATACTATCTTCTGAAATACCTAAGCACTTTGCTAATAAGTTCTTCTTATCTTCTGTACTGTAACTCATCTTTAGTTCCCCTATTATTTTCTTGTTTTAAAAACAATATCTTCAATATTGCAATCCCACTTTTTTAAGTCATCTGCAAAAATTTGCATTACTCTTACAAACTCAGCTAACTCCCATGGATTCACGTACCCTTGGTCTACTGCAATACCAACATCATCCCCAACATCTAAATATACTCGCCCTCTGATTATCCCGTTACATGACACATATACATCAAAGAATCTACGAGTAGGTTTTCTATAAAAACTTACAAATTCGCAAGTTCTGTTATTTACATAAAAGTCAAACTCTGAGCCATCATATCCATTCATATAGAATACAGTACCATGTTTCAAAAGCATATCATCGACTATCTGTGGGAATTTATCTCTAATGTTTTCTTTAATATAATTAAGTATTTGTTGTTTTACCTTATTTGCTATTGATATTCTATCCACTATATCTGGTCTCCCAAATCATCAGGGATATTCCAGTTTGTGTACTTATCCATAGCATCTGGTTCATCTGGGGCAGGTCTCTTAAAATCTACTTGAATATCCCCAGTCTTAGGATTCCAAGATACCCAAGCATCATAGAACTTATCTTTCTTCTCAGAATACATTCCTGTTAGATAAACCCATTTTCCACTAATTAGTAGTTGCTTTTCTTCTGGGGTTAATATATGCTTACGGAAATCCCTACCAAAGATACTAAGTTTTCTAAAACCATAAAATAAGAATCCTTGATATTCTTGCTTTTGTAGATTTCCAATAAAGGTCATTTCTTCACCCTTAGAAGTAACCATATCAAAATAAATATTGTTACCTGCTAATAGTTCTTCACACTCTTCATCTGAGAAACGATATGAACCGAATACTCTACTAAATTTAATGTTTTTACCATTAAACTTACCTTCATATTGTTCCTTTTCATCTCCCAACTTAGGAAGTTGTAACCACTCGGAAATTACTTTTTCTAAGACTTCTTTATAATTACTATAATCATCTTCAAAAGCAAGTGGAACTCTGAAACAAGAACAACGAGTAGTTAGTACTTGAATTGTATTACCATTACACTTTTCATCGTATCCAAAGTAAATATCCTGTACTCGTTCATCAGGTACTACTTCTTTAGATAGTGCAATATACATTTCATTGAACTTATCTCTATGTTTCTTGTATTCTTCTCTATCTACTAAGAAACTTCCATCCCCATACTCAATTCTTACGATTGCCATATGCTTCTACCACCTTTCTTAAAATACTTAATTTCTTTTCCTTACTAACGTTCTTATCTATAATCACAACTTTCTCGGTTGCTGTCGTGCTATGACAAATAATTGATGGTTCTACCACATCCAACTCTAACTCTGTTGCTCTATGAAGAGCTTCCCCATTAGAAATGTGATACTCTATAAGAGAACCACACTCTGGCCCATCAACCAAAATACTATTTTGTTTTAATTCTATCATTATTATAACCTCTCTTACTTATTATTAAATAACATAACTTAGAGATGATTTCTTCCTTGTTTCTCATTTTCGTCTGCCTTACAAAGAACTGCATAAGGCACTGGAATACTAAGTTCTTGATAGTATCGAACAATCTGACCTACTCTACCAAATAGTACAGTGATTAACTTCTTTGTTCGATAGTTAAATATCTTGATTGTTCCATCATCATAGATGGCATGTATCTCTAACCCATTTTCATGGTGTTTATCAACGATAAAAGCACTCACCAACTTAATATTATAGTTCATGTGTTTAACTCTTTCATTTCTATTGATGTAGTGCTCCGTTACATATTTAACATCATCCAAACCCTCAATAGGGTAAGTATCAAGAACCTTAAAATACTTTTCCATAAGTTACCTCACAAACATAGTTTAACATAGAAAAAAGGGAAAGTCAAACATTATTCTTTACTTTCCCAATTACGTACTTCCTTACTCCTAATAAATTCCTTATTAGACATTATATCATCAATAATAGAGTTAATATTATCCCCATTTTTTAGCCCATTTAAGATTGTTCTCTTAATTGTGGGGGAGAAATATAAATATTCTACATCAACTAAGTATCTATCTGCCTGGGGAATTAAGTGCTGAGATACAATACATCTCATATTGGCAATTAAATCATAGGTCAGGTCAGAAGAATTGTCCAAGTGATACAGTAATCTTCGTAAAGTACCTGCTACATCATCTGCGTGGAAAGTAGTTACGGTTAAGTGACCTGTTCTACTAGCTTCTATTGCAGAAGAAATGGAATACTTATCACGAATTTCCCCCACTAAGATACAGTTAGGGTGTTCACGTAATGCAACCTTAATACCATCAGCAAATTCTCTAAAATCTTCTCCCATCTCCTTTTGAGTAATCTTAAATGAGTCAGTTGATTCAAACTGATATTCAATAGGGTCCTCTAATGTAGACCAGACCGTGTTATCTAGTATATCACCTTTTTGGGAGAAAGTATTGATACACGCTGCCATTGTAGTTGACTTACCTGAACCGGTCCTGGCAGAGAAGATAACAATACCATCTCTATTCTCCAACGCTTTGTGTAACATACCCTTACAATCTGTTGGATATGTAATATTATCAAAGGTAATCTTCTTGGGTTTAATCATTCGGAATGTTGCTATATTCTTTTCCTCTGAAAACCCTAAAGCACAACGATAACGATACTTAGAAGTGTAATCTTTATCTAACTTATCTTCTGGTACATATACTTCTACTGATAAGTCTAATTGTTTATTATGTACATATCCGTCATTTCTTTCATTGGAAACATATAGGTCAGCAAAGGTACTCCAAACATCCTTAGAGGTAGGTGTACATGGAACTCTATAAATATTACCATATCTTGATAGATACGGATATTCAGTAACCTTAATATATAAGTCAGAACAGTCATGTTGAGTTGCAAAGATTAACAACTCTTCAATAGATACTGTTCTCTTATTAAATTCTTTCTTTAACTCTTCCTCAAACGAAAGTGCTATTTTAAAACCCATACTTCACCTCTTTAAAAATATTGTTTTAGTTCTCTTAAAATTGCTTGAAGTACTTGAACAACAATACTATTTCCTGCTTGTCTATGTAGGATACCACACATACATTCTCTTCCATTGATATATCGTTGAGGATATAAAGCCTGTGCCTTTTCAAAGTCAGATTCATCAAATCCCATTAACAACCAAGATTCTTTTTCTGTTATATGTCGATACTTATCTCCTACGACTACAATATTGGAAGTTGGAACTTTTGCATAGTTTGAAACAATTGTTCTTGCATAATCGCCTACAATCATATTTCTACCATTAAAAGGATTGTTAGGTAACTTACCAAACTGAATTGCAAGTGTTCTATCAGCAACTCTATACTTATCCGAATAAAAGTTCCTATCAATAAACTTATTTATATCTACCATTGGGGTTGTTTGTACATTGTCAAAGTTAAATGCACTACCATTAAGAATACTAATCGTAAATACACGATTTCTTGTTTGTGGGATACCAAAATCTAAAGAGTTTAATACTTTATATGTACTAGTATATCCAAATTCATTCAACACCTCAATATACTGATTATACTCTGGATAGTTCAAAGTGTTCTCAACGTTTTCCCAAACAATAATTTTAGGTTTGTTCTTTGCTTCCTTAATGATTCTGACTGTTTCCCACATCAAACTACTTTCTGTGCCAGAACCCTCTACACCACCTGTTCTTAAACCAACTGTACTGAACTGAGTGCAGTTATGTACAATACATCCATTAGCTGTAAATGAGTGGTCATCTTCAACAGTTATATCAAACACTTCCTTCTTCTCATTTAAGATAGTGATTTCTCTAATTGGAAACCAAATATATCCATTCTCATAGAAAGCCTCACCAACCTTTGCAGGTTCTTTTCTGAAACATAGAGTATAACTGTTCTTTTGGTGAACCACTCTACCTTCAATAATAGCTGTCTCAGAATTGATTCTCTTATAAATTGAATATGGTTGGTGGTAAACCTTTGCAACACATTGAGCAATACCATAAATAAGTTCTCTACTTACACTCGATACAGTAACAACATTATTCCTGTCAATATGACCATCACTATCAAAATATCCATCAAGTAATCTCTTTAATAATGGAACAGGTAAACTAAAGATAAATCCTGGCAATTTCTTATTTGATGCACCCTCTCCAAAACAATCTAAAAATGTTGCTAACTCCTTGTTTGAAAACTGTAACTTATACACTGTTCTATCCTCTACTAAACAATAATGTAATAGGTCACCAATTTCATTAATAAACTTATCGAGCTTATGTTTCCCACAACATATAATAACACCAGAAAGGTGATTATTTCGTTCCTTACGTCTACGAACCCATCCGTCACCTAGATACCTACCAACTAAATACCAGAATCTGTCATCCTGAATCGGTAGATTGTTTTTCTTATAAGTATCTTTTCCTCTAGTACATTCAACCCCACCCCAATTTGGCAGCTCTGATTCTTGGTTAATTGCAACTCCAAGAAAACTATCTTTTGTTAGATTTTCACAAGACACCCACTTTGGAAGAGTAAAATATCTTTTTTCGTGTCTATTTTCGGCACTAATGGTAGGATATTTACGTTCTCTAACGTAAAATTGGTGATTTGAGGTTGTTTCTAAACAATCAAACCCCATAGCCTTAATTCTATAAATTTCTTTTTTACCTTGTTCGAGAAAATTTGTTACTCTCTTATACCTATTGTCATGAGTCAATACAAAATCATCGCAGTTAATATCTGTGATATTCTTATACCCACCATCTCTTGTTAATACTAATGTATCTGCCGTAAAACAAGGTGAGCCATGTACGAGCAGGTCAATCTGCTCTTCTGGTAAGTGATAATCACACACACTCATGGGTGAATAGTTTTCATTATACATAGCATTATAAGACTTACAAGCATTCTTGTCTATTTCTACATATCCTACAGATTCAAACTCAATATTTTCTCTCTCTAATGCTTTTCTAACTGCACCTATTCCACCAAATAACTCTACTAATTTAATCACAAAAAATCATTCCTTTCTATTATATACCTCACACTTTAATAACCTGTACAATCTTTAATTAGTTGTTTGAAAGCCGTTTCAGAATTAAGGTAAATGTACAAATCAAAATAATTCATCCAAACTAACTTTGCACCTGCATACCAACTACAGTAATTGTTACCATAACTATATAAAGAAATCTCATGCTCAAACCATTCTAAATCAAAGTCAAAATCATTATGCATAGCATAAACGGAAAACTCACTTAAGAATGCAAACCTAATTTTTGACATAAGAGCTTCAATAATTTTAGGTGTGTCCGTTACCTCGATGTTTGACAACGTTGGATAAGTAACTCCTAAACCTTCTAACTTACCTAACATCCTATCAATATACTGTTCCTCTACTGGGGTGAGATTAAACAACAAACCTAATCTACTCATATCTTTCTCCTAATACAAGTGAACTACCCATCGCCTAAAGGTAATGGGCTTCTAAGAGTCTAAAAACTCTATTTAAGAAGTTTGATTTTTAAGTTTCCACCTAAATAATTAGGCAATCCTTATTCTTATAGGCGTGTCCACTTCGCCTCTACTGTATAGGATATTCATATCCACAACTCTACTTTTACGCATGATATTTAATGCTCCGTTAATATCTGCATTGATTGTTTTACCGCTTGCCGTCTTATATAGACCACGATATGTTCTTCTTCCACTAAACGAATACTCTTTGGTGTTATCGGCACTGTAAACAGGAATATCATCTCTATCCCAAAAAGATGATTTCGATGTATAGGATTCTTCTTGTTTTACAAAAACAATGCCATTTAATCTGCAAAGATATTCCAATTTGTTACGTAACTGTCCATAAGGGATATTTACAAAGTTTTGGTTGTTTTGTTTCCCAATATGACTATTACGTTGAAACATCTCATTATATCCAACAATAAGTGTACCTATGTCATTGTTGATACAATAATCCATCACCATACGAGCAGCTTTATTCATATAATCGTTTACCTTATTATTGCGATTACGAGCAGCTACTTTTTGTTTGTTTGTAGGTTTCTTGCCAAGATGTTGTTTATCTTTTACGGACTGCAAACGACAATTTTCTTTGTTAAACCACTGATTGATTGATTTTAATCTTTTCCCATCAATAATGAATGATTTACCACTATTTGATACAGCTGTTATGAGATTGTTGATACCTAAGTCAAGCGCAAGTGCATTGTTTGTGTTTAGATTTCTTTGAATACATTCAGCTTCATATATATACTGAATTTCAAAGAACCTTGCATTCGCTTTTGGTATAATGCGTATCTCTTTTATCGTCTTACCAAGAAGTATTGGTGGTATCGTGATTTCAACAGACTTATGTGTTTTCTTAAAACTGTTGGAAAACGGTAATATTAACTTGTTACCATTAAGTCTTACAAACCCGATAATCAACGTTGTATATCCATCTTTTGGAAGATAATGTGGCAGTTTACAATCCTTAAAAGCATATTTCCCCTGCTTAGCGAGTTTAAGCAGACCGAAAAATGACTTAAATGAGTAATCAACCTCTTTTAGTATCTGCTGTGCCATATTGGAATTTAATGTTTTATAATTAGGACTATTTTTTAAAAGAACGTAATTCTTCTCGTATTTAAGAAATTCACCTTCTGCAAAATAGTATTGACGCACGTTATATATTGCCTCATTAGCAAGATTCTTAGCAGTATGACAAAGCTCCTTAATAGTGATATAATCTTCCTTAGACAGATGTTTTGTTTGTTGTTTTACAGTAAGATAGATATAATTTCCTCCTTTCCCGGAAAAATATTTTCTGTATATATATATTGTAACTTAACGCCCTTCATCCCACGGTCTAAAGACCATGGGTTTTCTGACTGTTATACAAATAAAAATTCACGAATATATGGTAATGATGTTGCCCAACTAATGAAATTCTCTAATTCATCATTATCTTTTCCTGACCACTCATTTAACTTATGGTTTTTTCTTTGGTGAACCATATTTAAGATGTTCTCGTAGTTCATCGTTACTGTTCTAGTTTGGCAATATCCTGATGGCAACCACCTAATTAATTCTTTCCAATACTTCTTATCTTTTGTCTCTAAATACTTCTGTCTTAGTTGTTCCAAGTAAGAGATAATTGCAGTTACTTCCCCACCTTCAAATTCAATATCTTCAAAGTCATCCAACTCAAAATCTTCTATTTCGATTGGCTTGCTTGTGAGTTTATGCATTGTTGAAGTTGAGTTAGCAGTAGTACCCACCTTGTATGTCTCGTATTCTTTGAACCAGTACAAAGGTGCAGTTATATCAACTGAAACGAATATTTGTCTTAAGAACTTTCTATGTTCTGAACCACCTCTAATTAAAGCAAGACATAATTTTAAATCATTCGCACCTAACTTAACTTCTGGTTCGAAAGTGGAATCCATTCTATCCCAAGAGTTCTTTGGATTTCTCATACCTCTAATGGCATGTTTAAATCCCCAAACCTCTGTATTTCTAAATTTCATACCCTAGAATATCCTCAACTCTTCAATAATTTCTTCCATTACCTTATCAATAGATGTTTCTCCACTTACCCACTCGTTAATGATTCCACCGTTCATCTCATTACCATCATAGCGAATAATAAAGTCTACATCATCAAACATAACTCTTTCTTCGATTTCTAATTCGTCAATATCAAAATCTTCTGGTTCTGTTTCATCGTACCACTGTGTTACCGCTTTTAAGAACTCCTCTTTAATAATTCGTAACATTGGCTTGCAAATCTCTGAGAAAGTACTCTCTAAACCTGTGATTTCAATTTCTGGATACTCTTTTTCTAATTTATCTAAATCATTCATTAATGATTTTATAATTTGTTCTTCTTTCTCTGAGAGCCCAAACAACATACTTAATCTACTACTCATCTTCTACCTCGATTCCAAACTCCTTTAATAAGTCCTTAAAAGCCTTTTCCGAATCACCAGAAACATAAGTATCAATGCATCCATCTGATGCATATTCGTTATTATAGCTAATCTCATACTCACTTGCTAAACAATTCGGGCGAATATCAATCTGGAAATTATCTAAATCAAAATCAATGTTGTTAGTGATGACATACTCTGAGAAATCACTTTCAAAAGCATTTCTTATTTCGTACATTATTGAATAAATAATCTCATTCGTGTCCAAAAATTCAACACCTGACATATCGGGATAGTTAATACCTAATGTATCTAAATCATCAAGTAACCCCTCAATAAAACGTTCATCATCACTACCAATACCTAATAGTTTTCCTAACTTACTCATTTATTTTACCTCTCTAAATAGATGTTTATATTCCCCATCACTATTCAATGATAAATATTCTGCATAACCAGATATTACCTCATTAATGTTTTCCATTAGTTCCTTACGAGCTTCATCTTCTGAATAGGAAACCAGTACATTATCCATAACCTTAACATATCTATCGGCAACCTTATATCTACTATGACAAACATCCAGTAACACATCGTAAGGTTCTTCATAGTTACGATTAAAGAACACTGCATCATTATCATGAAACACTAATAAACAAAGAATGTCTATTTCTCCAATATACCAACAATCACGAACCATTTTTACCAAATCTTCTGTTGGAATATCTTTTAATTCCACAGCTAACTCATATTTCTTTTTACTCATTTTACCTTTCCTCTCGATTTTGTACTTTCTGAATTATGCATATAACTCCCCTTCTTGTATTTAATCTTTTAATTTTCTTGTGAGAGGGGTTTTGACATCCGCCTATAACCCTAAAATCAATAGAGTTATTACCTATATCCATCAACACAAAATCCCCCTTAGTTCTTCTTGCTTTCACAAAACAAACTTTCCCAAGATATTCTACTTTATCATACCTCTTAAATCCATGAACTTTCCCTGTTGGTATCTTCCTTTCACTACGAATACCTCTTGTCAGTACTCTGTTTTGAACTGGTACACATCTCTTTCGATATAGTACATCAGATAGTTCAAACTCTAATCCACCACTTGCAATCACACAAGCATCTATATAATGGTCTTTTTCTAACTTTAAATGATTTCGGTTCTCACTTGTTACGAAACCAAATGTTTCTATAGCATTAGGATATTCCTTCAACAATCTACTTCTAATAATACTCATGTGAGTGGTATGTTTCAATCTCTTTGCCTTTGGCTTCTTGTTTAGTACAATAGTTCCATCATGTACTCCTTTATGACATTCTTTACATAGAGTTATCATGTTATTCTCATCATCACTACCACCACAACTGCGAAAGATAATGTGATGTGTTTGTAGTTGGCAATTCTTTTTACCACAACATTGACAAGTATAGTTGTCTCTATGAAGAACTGCTTTTCTTCTCGAAGAATGCCCATAATTGAACCCTTGCTGATAACCCCAGTGTCTAATTTTCTCATGTATTAGATTAGGAGTTTTCATTAAAGCAGTATCAAATTGGCTTACCTCTAAGATAATATTCTCATCTGAAATTGGAAGTATTTTCTTACAAAATTCAATTTCATCAATGTGTGCTTGTACTTTGTGTTTCACTGAAGGTGGAAGTCTATCTTTCTTAATAGAATTTCTTCTATTTAAGAATCTAGGTTTACGATAACGTGTCTTTCTGTTTCTGCGACTTCTGCGATACACTCTGCGAGAATCCATCTTCTTCTTGATGTCATCTCTTAATTCTACTTGTGCTTGATACAAAACTTTATTGTTTCCTACGCAGGATACACCTACGTACTTAGAACCTGTATCAACTCCAAGTACAATATCGTGTACGATTTTTGTTTCAGGTTCGTACAACAACCTGATTGTGAATGGACAACTCTTAACTACTTTTGCTTTCTTATCTCTCAACATTCTACGAACCTTGCCAAAACGTGATGTTGGCATAAGTGGTTGTCCATTCATATCTAATACATATACGAACATACGTCTAGCTCCTTTCGTATCTGATTTTTAGTGAATTTTACTTTGTAAGACAGTACTCACTGAACTGTAGTGCCTAACCTGTTTCTGTTACCAAAATAGGTGTCGGACTTCTCATCGACAAAGATAATTAGAGTTTTGAAATTACTGACACAGGACTATTTTAGCACTCTCAGTCCAACTTAATCAGTAATCACAGAGCAACGGTCTTGAGCATTCAACCGAGGGTGTGTATGTATCTCTTCTAACTATCGTAGGCATAGTTTCCTAAGCCTGAGTCTTGTAACCAATCGTACCTTTAAGGTACTAGGTTTTTAACCTAGTGCATGTTTACTCCACGAACCTATCCATCTCTTTTGAAAGTTTCTTACATTTGTTGTAAAGTGTTTCATCCAGTTTAGCAATCTCTGAAAAGTTTTCAACCCGTTTAACAAATTCTCTTACAGGAAAACGAGTGTTAGTATATAACTCAATCTTAACTAAATATTTATCCTTAGTTAATTCACTGATTGTAAAGCTATAACTAAAATCTTCCTCATATCCATTCACGAAGGTGTATCCATCTTCACATCCCCCATCGTAAGACATGTTATCCAATGCTTTAACTAGTTTTTTATAATTTATCATAGGCTCACTCCTATTGATGGGCTAAATATCTCATTAGATGTATCTCCTACATTAGCACCACTATTCATTTGAGTACTAAGTACCATTCTAATTCCTGCAAAGTGTGTATAGTTAAGAGGTCTACACTTAACATAACTTTCCCAATAATCAGTTGCTTGATTAAGAGATTTCACAGTGATAATATCCCTATCATTTAATTTATGTATAATTTTACTTACATTCATTTTTAATTCTTCCAAACTAATACCAGTAACAAGAATAGTTACTTCAAACTCCCCCATTACTTCCCCATTCTTAATCTCTCTAAGACCCCTTGTAGTTAATTCTACAGAAGAGAAACTATCTTCATTTGCTTCTATATCAGAACCACTTGTAGTAGAATCCTCTGCTTCATACTTAGCAAAAGAACGTTCTCTCTTTAGTTTAACTGCTGCCTTTTCCTTTTGTAAAGTCTTACATGTAATTACACAGTTTGGGAAATTCATAGGGAAATTACTATTTTCAATTACAGTAGGAAACTCTTTAATTGTTAATATCGTTGCATAAGTGTCTTGAACAGGTAATCCAAACACATCAACTCCATTATTATGTAAGATAAAGTACCCAAATCTATCTTCATAAACATTTGTTAAACTACCTAAGATTGATTCAAAGGAATCTTCATTAAAGATAGATAGTTTATCATAAGATAACTCATAGTTTGGATAAATCTTACTTGCTAAAGTATAGAATACCAATTCCTTAGTAGCACGTAAACACTTATGTCTAATAATATTATAGATATTCTTTTCAATCTCCAATACTTTCTCAGTATCTAATGAGATATTACCTACATTAGCAATCTTATCAATTAACTGAGACCATACTTCTTTAATTGCATCACCTAAAGAGTAGGCTTCAATGTCAGTAAACTCATTTTGTTGAATATCAACACTCAATAGACAGTAGTTCTGTACATCTTCTTTTACAATTGTTGTAAATTCAGGTGGCATTTCTGTATCAGGTAAATACATTCTAATTGTCTCTAAGAGATTAGTTCTAACATCCTTAGCCTTAATAACCTTATCAATTCTCTCAATCGTAAAAGTAATTCCATTTCTCTGATTAGATAAAGAAGATAATAGAGTAGTTAATTCTTCAATATTACTCTCTATAACACCTTTACTAGCAACGGTATAATTTACTACTGGTAATAGATAATACGCAGATATAATACCATTGTTATATAATACATTATCTCCTACTATCTTAATCTTGTTTTCACTTCTGCTTACAATATTACTCATACTTCACTCCTAACGATTGTATCCACTGAAATCTTACTCCTCTTAAAGAAATGCTTTTTAATATTAGGTTCTGTAGTTATACTCTTCTTCTTACTGAGATAAGCCCTTAAGTATTCCCCAAGACTATAATGTTGAACCTTAATATAAGTAAGAGAACACCCTAATATAATACCTATTGAAAGCCAGAACACAGTATAATAGAAGCTTAGATTATCCAATAGATTTAACATGTTAATTTTAAATGGTCTACTGATAATAAAGCCTATCAATAAAGAAGCTATAGGATATAAGAGTATTACTAACTGACTAACAGTAAAACCATTAGGTACTGCTATACCAGCTATGGAGTATAACTTGTGTTCTCGCTTGATACACTTTGTATAATTAATTAACCTCATGATTACTTCCTTTCTTTTTTATAAAACACGTGTTAGTAAAAGACATCTGATGGGAAAATGTCATTCGAGAGTAAAAGCGTTCTCTCATGAATTTTACCCATCGCAAGTCTTGCTAACGCAATCTTGTACTTGGTTATAATAAATTTATTTTTTTGACTTAGGTAACTAAACTTGCAACAGAGATGTAGTTTCTAACTCTCTAAACTATACACTACTCTTCTCCTCAATAAATAAATAGTATAACTTAGACCCTAATCCATAAGTTAAAAGATTATATACTTCTCTCTTAAAAACTATATATTTTAAACTTATAACCTAATATCAAAAACACCAATTATATTATTCTTATATAGACCAATAGTAGTCACATCTTATATATATAAACTTAGATACAAGATTTTAACCTATAAATTTCAAAATTATATACTACCTAAAACTTATAGACTTACATTTAAAAATTCATTCCTTATATTCTCTTATAAGTACCAATAGTAGTCACATGTTATATATAGTTGTATTTATCAAATGTTTCATACATATTTCTGAAAATTGTTTCATAGGGTATCTTCATAAACTAGAATAAATCCTTTACACACTTTGCTCTTTTATTTCTTCTCTTGCAGTAGTTATAACCCTTCTTATACATGTTGTTATCACTTAAATACATTTGTTCTGCAAAATAGAACGGTTGATTATACTCTTCCATAATCTTTTCTATTTCTTTTCTATGTTTCTCTTGTTTTACCAACATTCTATCACATTGTTTTGCAACTTTTTCTGGGGAGTAATCTCTTTGTTGTACATAAGCAATCCACTCATGATACTTTTTCTTTGTCTTTTTAGCACATCTTAACCACACTTCTTCATACAGTTCTTTTCCAATATTGCCAATAATTAACTCTTCATCGTAAATGTTGTATACTTTGTATCCCATATTTGTTAATTCATCAATCATGTAGATATGGTGTACACTTTCCCAAACGAAGATTTCATTTCTGAATAGGTTACTGTGGCAATAATTAATCAAAGTATCTTTATATTTCTGATAGAACTCTAAATAATCGTCATAACTTGGATTACGATTACCAGTTAAACTGATAATAAGTCCAGTAATTACTTTATGGCAGCCTAAATAAGATGACTTAAGGATAATACCATACTTTGCATACATATAGTTATCTAAATGCACGTATTCTTTTTGGATTTTCTCACTTGTATTAAATTCTTGAATTGCACTACAAGTTCTTGCCATATACTGAACACTAAAATCTCTCATAAATACAGGGAGTACAGTTGTCTTAAACTTCTTTCTAAAGACACCGTCAGTAGATAAGTCCTCTACAAAATATGGGTCATTGTTCTTATAAACTTTCTTTACCTTTTCGATAAGAAGCCCGTAAATATCTACATTAAACGCTTCTGGTGTATCATGTGTTAGGAAGTAAGAAGTTCTAATGATACTAGCGTTACTGTCAAATGTACTTAGAGTATTTAGTTTTCTACCTGTTATTCCTTCTAATTCATTAACTCTTTTGTTAAAATCACTTGAAGTATTACAAGCCTTATTCGATATACGCATGCGACCTTCTCTTAGCCAACCATTACACTCTAGTTCTGGGTTATTTTCTGCATATTTATCTAACATTCCGAGAACATCATCAAATATACCACTATCTCCCATTTCTTTACATTTTTCAGCATTCGCTGTTTCATTATCCCTTGGTGCATGCAAACGTAATAAGAGATTTGCTCTTTCACAAATCTCTTTCCCAAAATTAATGTATTCTGCTTTAGGCTGTTTGCCACTCTTAACCATTTTACCCTTATTATATAGGTCAATAACCTCATGGTTATATTCTTCAATTTTGCTTTCAGGTGCAATTCTTTCGTAAACATTGTACCAGTGAACAGATTTCTTACTCTTAACGCTTATCTTAAAACGAATAAGACCCCTGTCAATAAAGTGTTTAATCTCTCTTAACACGTTCGTCTTACTCTTTGCACCACAAGTTTTGGCAATATCGTAAATTGGTAATACGATTTCCTCTTTATTTGAACAGAAAATTCTGCACACAATAAGTGTATTAATATCCATTCTTCTAGCCCCGTATCCAACTGCTTTACCAAAATTTAATTGTGTGTCTAAATCCTTTTTACTCATAATTCATATCTCCCCATTGTGAGGGGAGAATACTCCCCTAATCCATAAACTTATTAAATAAAATTCTGTTTCGTACTGCTTCTACTGCTTGTTCCTCGGTAAGACCCTCATCTTCTTTACACCACTCATATGTTGCATACACAAGTCCTGGGCAAACTCTATCAATTACAGTTATCCCATAAAGTTCTTCTTCTTCATCCAGTGCCCATTGAGGATATTTAAGTGGGTAATCCTCTTCATCTCCCATAAACAATAGTGCAAGTGCCATTGTCATGTCATCTACCTTTGGTAGTGGTTGTTTCGGTATCTTATACATTCCGTTCTCTCCTTTGTGAGTTATATAGTAAACTACTGCTCTCTTCACTAAATAAATAGCATAACTTATACTAGTAAATACTATTTATTGAAAGCCATTCTTAGGCGATTATAATGCCAAAATATTTTCTTCGTAATTCTCTAAGTATTACATCTTTAGATATTCCATCTTTTGTCATTGATTCTAGTAAGAAATTAACCATACGGTCTCCAAGTAAATCTCCTAATGTTTTTCCATAAACATTCTTTTCAAACTTCTTATCTTTCTTTGTGTATATATAATTTCTTCCTCTCTCGTTGTCAGATATTCAAACACTTATCCCACATAATTTTGGCTACTTACTTTTGTAGACACATTGATGGTTAGTAGAAAAAGCAGGAGTTTACTCCCACTAATTCTCACCATCTTTGTGTTTATTATATCATTAAAATATTGAAAGTCAATATGTTATTGTCCGATAACTACATAGTAATCTGGCATCCAGTTACTAATACTTTGTGTCGTTACCCCAACACTCTCATTCATAGCTTGTACTGTACCACCATTACCTGTGGCAATAGACACGTGTGAATCATTATTATAAAAATATAATGCTCCAGCAGGCGCGTTCCATACATCATAACGATGTGTTCCTAAGTTTCTTTGGTCATAGGTTGTTCTAGCACCAATACCATAACAGTATTGTACTAGTCCAGAACAGTCAAATCCACCATTTGCAGGGTTATTACTTCCCCAAATGTATGAATATCCTATATAAGCCATTGCTCTATCTACTGCCTCATTTCCTGTAGCAGCATAACTAATATTTTGAACTGGTGCAGAATATAGACTTCTTTGTAATAAAGATTGCTGTCTTTCTTGTGCAATTCTTTCTTCTTCTAGTCTTGTCTCTTCTGCAATACGTTCCTGTTCTTGCTTTTCTAATACTTCTTGATGTGTTCTTACAGACACCTTTAATGTCTTTTCTGTTATCTTACCCTTTAAGTCTGTGGCTTTATACTCTACCGTATAATCACCATCAACTAAGGTATCTACATTTGATTTAACCTCTAAGGCAGGCAAGATATTTGCATCTGTGTTTATATAAGTGATATAACTACTAGGATTAAATGTATCCCCATTATTAACCACTACGGTTTCACTCTTTAACTTAATGACTGGTGCATCGTTATCAAATCTAACCATGACTTTCTTTGTCATTGTTGGAACTAAGTTCTTTTCTTCTGTTCCACCTTTATAGATTTCTACAATCATAGATTGTAAATCACTATCTTCAGATACTACAGTATATTTAACTGTTATATTCTTCTTTTCTTCTGGTTTCATGTCCTTAGTAAAATATTTCTTTAATTGTTCTGAAATATCTTCCTGTCTGTTTAATCTAATGGTTTCTTCTACCTCTGTTACAGAGTTAGTTTGTTTTGTTTCTTCCTCAGCTAAAACTTTTGTAGTAGTTAAACTACTCATAATAAGCACTGATAAACTAATGTTTCGTATTAACTTACGCAATAATTTTCCCTCTTATTAGTTATATATTTACTTTCTAAAGTTAGTTTATAGACTTACTCACGGTCTAACGATTAAAAGGGGAAGTAGTTTCTTCCCCATATACTACATTTTGTGATATTTTCCAAGAGCTATCTTGGATTTCATGGAAGTTGTTTCAAATTCATCCGCATCTAACAGATTTTCCAATGTATTCTTATTTGGTCGATAAATCCATACCCCAAATAGGTCAGAGTAATCTGTCATAGATGTTTCTAGCGGTCTAAAATACCACTTTTTAGGTGATTTTCTTAGTCTTGAAAGTAAGATAATTTCATAATGTCTACTTTCAATCTCTTCATCCCATCCAATTTCATCAATAACCTTGTTGATTTGAGTAATAGTATCTTCATAAGTAGAACATTTTGGTAACTTCTTCTCTAAGATTAAATTAAATGGGGCTTTTGCACCTTTATTCATACTATCTAATGATGCTTGTGTAGCCTTTTCACACACCATTAAACAAGAGAATAGCCCAATATTCTTAGGTATAAAAGATGTATCATGACTTCTTCTATAAAGCCCTGCACATTTCTTGCAGAAGTGTTGATGGTTCTCTATATCTTCCTCACATGTTAAGTATGTTCTAACATGAATAATAGACATATTCACTGTTTTGTCTAAGAAGTCCTTGTAATCTTCAGTAATTTCATTTAACTCTGTAACAAAGTGGTTTCTAACCTTATATAAAAATGTAACTTCGTCAATAGGTAGTACATATTCAACACCCATTGAACCACAATCCTCTGTCTCCGTAATAGTCATACTATCCGTAGAACTAGTAGCCTTCTTATATAAATAACCACTATCTTTAATGGAAGTAATATTGGCAGAAATAACATCATTCATGAACTTTCTACTTTCTTCCTCAGTATAAAGGTCATCTTTTCTAGTAAGTGATTTATCAATGTCATCTTGCTTGCCAGTAAAGTTAGTTACTTGCTTAATTCTATTCATAGCTTCATCTGATTTATCGTTATGTTCTCCATAAGCATTAGCAAAATCTGCTACATTAGGAATGTAACAGTTAGAGAACATTTTAGAGCCTAGGAACTTATATACTTCAAAGTACTTATCCCTAGGCAATTTTTCTAATTTTTTGCAAATCTCATTATAGTCCATCAAAGCACCTCGTTAATAGAAGAAACATACCATTCCTAGTAAGATGACGATTCCAACACACAATGTAGCAACAATGGTAGGGACAAATACAATCCCATAACTTACTACAAATAGAGTGATAACATATAGGAATAGCCCTGTTAGGGATAATCTAGTTCCTCTAGGCAAATCTTCTAAATCTTCAAATAAGAAGTTCATCAACTTGCCTGATTTACCAACTAACACAGCAGATACCAGAGTTATGATAGAAAGAATAGCAAATACAGATGTTACTTCTGGAAGTGTTCTAACCGTCTTATAGGATAAGATAGTCATTACTATAAAACTTAATACAGATAAAATTTCCTTTACCATAGTATTCACCTTAGAATTTGACCTTTCCACGACACTGATTCTTACTTGACCACTTTTTCTTATCTTTTACAACCTTATGACCGCAAGCACGTAGTTGTTGATTTAATTCAAAGTTTCTCATTTTTGGCATCTTGATGTTCATAGTTCTCTTACCTCGTTTCATGACTATATCTTATCACAAAGTACGGTAATTGTCAATACCTTAAAATAAAAACAACCATAGATGTATTAGACCTATAGTTGTTTAAAACGCTGTGTGACTTAGTTTAATGCACCATACAGGCGTTCTTATATTTAAGTATGTAATTTAGTGGTACATCACTTAAAGTGGTTATTTGTGCACTTTATTCATGTTACGTGGTGCTTTGTCCGTGACTATGTCTGAAATTCGGTAAAAATTATGTGGAATAAGTTGTTTGGCAAAGTAATACATTTGGTAATCAAAACTGTTCTTATCAGTTGATTTTTCTACCCAATAATAAGTTACTTTTCCCTCATTAGTGAAGAACTGTACTTCTTGTTTTTCCGGTACAAATCGAATGTATAATTCCTTGTTATATTTAACATCATTATATAGGTGTATTTTAACCCTAGAAGGGCAATCAACTACATAATTAGCGATTAGGTAATCTTCACCATCCAATTTATTCTGAATGAACCCAACATTACTCACATCCGAGCCCCATGACCAAAAGAATATGGAAGAAAAGATAAAGAGAAATACAATGCTCGCTATCGTGCTTTCAAAAATCCAACCTGAAAGTCCTAATGGATTGAGGCAGGTTACAATAAGGATAACTGCCGAAATAATTATACCAACAACAGGAACTAAGAACTTATCACGTACCCATGCTAAAACATTCTTAGTACCTGCCCACGATAGTATGTCCTTCTTACTTCTGTGAATTGTTGCCTTAATTTTAGGGAGTTCATACAAAAACTCCCTTTTATCAATTCTAACTTCTCTTTCTTCCAAATCTTCTTCAAGTTCTTCGTCTGCTTTTAGGCATCTATTGAATGGTAACGTATCTTCTAAATCAGTTTCTTCTCTATCTACAAACAATGGGCTACTTGTTTGCGGTGCCTCTGACCTACTCATCATCATATAGTTATCTCCATGCCTTATCCATTATAATATCTGAAATCTTATACAGTTTATATTCAGTTAATTGGTCTTTAAAGTAGTCATATTCCTTGTCAAAGGCATTTGGTAAATAGCCAAAATAACCTTTTTCGGAGTGACCTTTTTCCATATAACCAGTTTCTGAGTAATAGTAGAGATGGTGGTTTCCAAAGCCTATTGATAGATACACAAATCCATTATCAAGTCTGTCTAAAAGTTCTTTCTTAACTTCGATAGGACAATCAATAATATCACTATCAAGTGTATAGTCGGTTGATAAGGTCTTTTCTTTTAACTGTTCGTATCTTTTCTTTTGTAATGCTTCTTTATCTTCGTACTCTGCAAACGAAAATATTACGGCAATTCCAATGGCTGAACTTATGATAAAAAGAATTATGGCAATAAGTTTAATAATATTGTTCTCAATGACCATAAAAGTTACAAAACAGATTAACATAAATAGAATAAGTGCTTTGAGTATCTTTGCCCAATCTTTAGTAGGAACAAATAATCCAAGCCATAAATCTATTTCTTTCTGAGACTCTTCCTTTGTTGTGGCAATATCCTTTACTTTTTCTTTAAAGGAGTCAATATCTTTTTGTTTTTTAAGTTCTTTCTTCTTTTCTTCTACAACAGTATCAAGTTCTGCGATTTCTTCTAATGCTTTTTGCTGTCTGCTATATGAAATAAACTGTCCTGCCATGAATTTCCACTCCTATCTGAAATTGTTAATATCCAAACTCTTATCAAGTTCAGGAATATCTTTCTTTAATCTAATCTCTAATTCTTTAATGTCAGAGTTAATACTATCTAACTGTTCTGATACTTTCTTTTCATTTTCTTCTTTCAACTGAAGATTTTTAGCATATTCTCTAACATCCACTAGCTTATTATATAAATCATTAATATATGTTAAAGACTTTTTTTGAATACCTAGTGCTTCTTCTGTCAACTTGTGTACTTCCTTAATTTCTCCCATCTTTTCAGTTACAAGTTTGTAATCATCTGAAATTGTCAAAGACTCAACATCATTCTTCCTAATCACAAAAGTACACATTCCTTGTACAAGCTCATAAATTTCTAAGTGAAAACCTTGATACGCTTCTTCGAACATGTTTTGCAATTTCGCCATTAGACTAAAATGCATATTATCACGACCATACAAAATTAACTTTGAATTAACGTGAAATTGAATAATATTACTCTCATTGTACTCAACATCAAATATATTAGAACGTTTTTCTTCTGTTACAATGTTAAATGTTTTACCCTGTTTCGCTAAATCTTTTAATATTTCTACTGTTAGTTTCATTTTATATCCTCTAACATGGTTCTTAACTTACTTGTCTGAACTTTTACTGAAAAGACTGATAATAAATAAGATAACAAATAAAGTTTGAAATAATGGGAATCCCATGAATGTAGAAATTCCAAACAATCCGAAAAGCCATACCAATGCATAAGTGATTGCTAATACAAGTAACACTTTAATGGCAAGTACTAATACAATAGCACAGATAGCAGAAAGTACGATTAATAAGTTTTTCATCTTCTTGGTCTCCTTTAAGTACTATATCACTATACCACACTTTATAAATTCTGTCAAGAAAAAGAGTTGTTAAATTTGACAACTCAATTCTCCTGACTATAAAAGGAATTATTCCCTAGTTAATTTATATACCCCAGCACCAGATACTAAAGCAAGTCCAACATAAGTTAAGAAATAAGATTCTACTCCAGTAGGGATATTCTCTTTCTTATTAGAATTAACTTCTTTCTTTTCTTCCTTTTTCTCCTCTTGTTTCTTTTCTTCTGGCTTAGTTTCTTCTTTCTTCTCTTCCTGTTTTGGAGTTTCTTCCTCTACAGGTTTTTCTTCATTTGGTTTTTCTGAAGGTTCTTCTTTCTGCACAAACCTCTCTGGGGAAAAACTGTAGTTGACGACATAGGACTTATTCTTAACACTAGCAAGATAGTCTTTCATAATAGCAATCAATTCATTGACTGAATTACTTACCTTGTTCACTCTCTCTTTTTGTTCAGTAAGAGGTGCTTCTAAAGCAGTCTTATCTGTTGCATTATCGTATTCTGATTGCATTGTGGCTAGTTTATCTGTTATTTCCTGTTTAGTCTGTTCCAATGCTCGTAAGATTGCCTTATCATTTAAATAATTCTTAACATCTTCAAGTGCTAATGGTGTATCAGCATTTAATGAGACAAAGTGTGTTCTAATACCACTCAATAGGGTATCTAGTTTTTCTGTAAGAGTTGCATTATCTGTTAAATCTGGCAATGTTGGTGCTTGAAACTCATTTAAACCCTGTTCAATAAGTTCTAAGTTGTTTGTGACTGTAGCACTAACATCAAAGTACTCTTTAATCTTATCATACTTAGCTTGTGCTTCATCTAACATACTTTGTAGTTCTGTTTTATCTTCCACTAAGTCATATTTTTCTTTTGCACTATCGAGTTCTTTCTTTGCTTGAATATAATTTTCTGCAATGTTTTCTCTTTGTTCTTTTAGTGTAGCAATTGTCTGCTTATTTTCGTCAGATAACTCTCCATGAAGCATAACTGCATTAAACACACTATCTTCCTTTTCCCAAGTTTGTTGGATATTTTCGGTATAATCTTCTGCAAAAACTGTCGTTAATTGAGCAACTTGCCCAGTTAAAATTAAACCTGCAACTGTTCCTGTTGATAATATCTTTATTAATTTAGCCATATTTTCTCCTTTAAATTTCCCATAATGTATTCTGTATCTTCTCAGGAAGATTGATAATTGCTTCCAACACTTCCTTTAACTGAGAAATGCTTTTTACTTCCTTTGTTGCAATATAATCTTCACAATCCACTAAGCCATAGAAAGATGAGATATACCTATTTACTTCCCACTTTCCAGTTTGTTCATGGTGATTGACACGTATGTAACACTTATAGCCTTTTCCGTTATTATATTCACCCTCTAAGTTGGGGTCTAACCAAATACCATAATCAGAGAATGTATCTCTTACTTCTTTTTCTGTCATATTACTATTACCTCTTAGTCAGTTGTATTATAGAAATACGATAACTCTTCACCCTTTAGGTTTTCACAGGCATAAGCATCTGCCTTCTCCCATAAATTATTATATAGGATTGCTAATTCTTCATTCTTACCGTAGTGTTGCCAGATTTTCCAGTTGAGAATCATAACAAGTTCGGTTAAATACTTATAATTGTCTTTCCATTCTTTAAATGCCCTGTTATATGTGCCCTTAACAGCATCTACACCAAACTTCTCAGCAATTGTGAAATCCTCAAAGAATGTTGTAAAGCTCTCATACCCTGTCTGTGCTAACATGAGTTGTTTAAAAGTCATATACTAATCTCCTCTACCTTATATTATTTTACTACAAGTACTTCCTTACTGTCAACCCAAAGCAAAAGAGAGGTTTTTACCCCTCTCTTTTCTTCGTAATACTTGCTAATGCCAGTCCAAGAGAACTAATAAGAATCATGAACATACTAATTAAACTATTAGTATGAACCCCTGTAGGAATATCATCTTTCTTCTGTTCTTTCTTTTGCTCAACCTTCTTATAGATATGTACAATGTCTCCATTATCCTTTATCTCAGTTCTAACAAAGGTATAAGACTTGATTTCCCCATGTTCCTTTACAAGTTTATTGTCTTTCTTTAGTTCTTTGTTTGTTCCTTCTTCTATCCAAGTTGTTTCATAAGGTCTGTAGATATGTGTTCTAGTGTTTCCTACTTCTCTTGTTTCAACAAATTGGTAGTTCTCAAATGTCTTACTATCTTTAAATTCGTCAGTCTTTACAGGTTTATCTAAGTCCTCTAAACTTGTGGTTACCCACTTTGTAGTGAACTGTTTAAAGATATGTTTAACATTTCCTTTTTCGTCTGTCTTAGATTCCACAAACTTATAGTCTTTAATGTCATTACCTTTTTCAACTGTGCTAGAACCCTTTACACTGTCTTTTAAGGAATTACCATCTTCATCAACCCATTCAGTTATATACTGTCTAAATACGTGAGTTACATTACCTCTTTCATCAGTATTTGTAGTCACGTAAGCATAATCAGGAATTTCTCCGTGTTCTTTTACGGAATCCCCATTCACTAAAGGCTTTAATTCCCTGTTATCCCCATCTACCCACTTAGTAGTATATTGACGGAAGATATGTGTTACATTGCCATTGTCATCAGTTTCACTATTCACATAAGCATAATCTTGAATAGTTCCATGTTCCTTAGTATCTTTATCCGTAACCATGTCTTTTAACTCTTTACCAGATTCATCTACCCATTTTGTAGTGTATTGTCTGAACACATGAGTAACATTGCCATCATCGTCTGTTCTACTCTCTACAAAGGAATAGTGTTCAATATCACCTGCAGGTTTTGTAGACGTATCAGTAACTGGTGTCTTTAGTTCCTTGCCAGACACATCAATCCATCTTGTATCAACCTGTTTCACAGCAACCCTATTATAAGTGATAGTATTTGCAATTTCACCTACTTGTGGATAATTAACTACAGGTGGTTCAGTAGGTTCATAAACTAATGGTGTAGGTGTAGGAACTACTGGTTCTTCTGGTAATGTTAGGTCTACCTTACCCAACTTAGGAATATTGATAACTGAATATCCACCCCAACGACTATCATTTGTTTCAAAAGATACATTTAAAGTGTTTCCTGCAAATAATGTAAGTCCTTCACCATAAGGAGTTGTCTTTGTATCATCAATACCAAAGTCTGTCTTACCTTTATATGTTACACTTGTACCAGTATTGCTTTCGATTGTTGGATATTTCGTTCCTGTCTCATTTGCTGTACCAACATCAGATGGTAAAGTAGGAATAATTCCCTTAGCACTTTCTGATGATACAGTAGATTTCTCTGTTTCGCCATCTAAGTCGATTGAAAGAATTGTATTTGCCAACTTAATTGGTTGACCAGTAGCATCGTCATAGAATTGGATTTCATAATGACCCCCTTGCTTATCTGCACTGTTATCAGACTTAGGCATCCAGTACATGTGTAATAGCCCATCTTTTACTACATTGATACTTCCCTCTGCATTAGCTACTGGAGTATCATTTGTTGCATAATCAAGAACAAACTTAACATGTGCAGAGATAGTCTTTCCACTATCTGTTTCACCAATGTTTCTTAGGTTCATATTTAGCAGTTCTCCTGCTGGAGTTCCTGCTTTAATTCTCCAAGATTTAATTGTCTTAATTGGATATTGGTCTAATGTCATTCCACCAATATACCCATTTGTATTATCAATTAATGAACTAGAAGCACTAATAACTTCTACGGTAGAATTAGGTGACATCTTAATGGATTTACTTGTGGTTTCATATCCACCAGTTTCTATTAATTCCTTACTTGCATCTATCGCAATATTGTCGAAGTAGTTAATAGAGTTCTTCTTAGATTCATCATAGTTACCACGTAATTTAATACCATTATCTAACTCTGTGATAATTGGGTTGGCTAGTTTCCACTGTTCTACTTCTGCTTTCTTAGCATTATAAGCAGATAGTTTAGCCTGATACTCTTGTTCCTTTTGTAAGTTCTCTTGCTTGATTAACTCATTTCTCTCAGCGACATCACGTTTATCTTGTTCATACTTTGTGTTTCTTTCTTCTACTGCTTGTTTATAATTAGCAATAGCTGTGTTAATTGCTTGTTTCTGTTCAACAAGATTTGCAAGTGCTTGCTCTTCTGATTCAAACACCTTTGTTTCACCTTGGCTAAACTTAAAATCAGGATTCTGTTCCTTTAATTGATTAATATAATCTAAAAATTCTTGACTCGTTACTTCTTTATTCTTTTGCTCTGCATAAACAGATACAATGCTGTTTTGCATTGCTACTACTGTTCCAGCACATTGACCAAAGACCAATGTACTTAATAAAACTGATTTACTTAATTTGTTTCTTCTCATTATTTCTCCTTAAAAAATTTGAGGGGGGGGATAATTAATTATCCCCATTTCCCCTTCTAATAATATAAATTACTCCAATGCCTACTAACAATAACAATATTCCACCTACAGGTAAAGTAATTCCAGTTGGTACATCAAATCCAAGACTATTATTTACTTTAATCTCTTTGATTTCATCACCTGTAATATCTACTGTGATTGTTTTACCCTCAACAACATTATTTCCAGATGTCATAGTGGTGATATATGCGTTATCTTTCTCGGTTAATTCTACGTTCTTAATCTTAGAATTGAAACCTGTGAACTGCATAACATCTCCATGTTGCATCTTAAATTCATATTGTCCATCGGCATTTGGATGTAATACTTCTTTCTTTCCATACTTATCAACCATTGTAACATCACCAGTATAAGCAGAATCATCTTCTGTTGTTAATTTAGCAGTAAAGTCAAATAATTCATCCTTATTACCTTGTGTTCCTGTTACAGTCTTACTTGTTTTAAATGTCTGTACCTTACTATTGTAGAATGTGTAAGAAACATAACTATTATCTCTTGAACCAGAAATATAAGGTGTAGCCATTTCTTTACCTACAGTTGTATTATCTGTCTTATAACCTGACATATCATGGTAATTAGATACAAAACCCTTAGTATTCACATGTTCTATTACAGATACTTGTGCATACATAGGAATATCATAAACATCTACTCCACCATTATTGGCAAGTTTTAGATTAATGTCAGTATATTCCCCAGTTGCTTTAACTGTTTTAGTATCATCGTTACCATATACAAAATATCTTACCTTGTCATTTTCTTTTAGACCTCTAATAGATATAGTAAAGTCAAATGGTTCTGTTGTATCACTGTTCTCTACCATCTTAGATACACTTAGTTGGTATAAGTCTGAAATATCGTTTGTAACAACTGCACGATTAACCTTACCTGTTTTAGCAGTGTAAGTCTTAGATATTAAATCTTCTCCCTTTTTACCACCTACATTATCAATTAAAGAACTATCTTCAAAGACTTGTATAGATGGAGTATATGTATAACCTGTACCAGTTTCTGCTGTCTTTTCTCTGATAGAATATTTAAATTGGTCTAATCCCTCTGCTATAATCTTAACTGGAGTTGTCTTAGAGATATTAAAAGTCAACTTAGCAAGACCATGCTCATCAGAGGTAAAATCCCTTCTTGTCCCATACTGCTCGTATTCGTAATCTGTATTAGGAACAAGTCCAGATAATGTTACTTCAAAGTCAAAGCCATTATCCCCATTATATCCTGTATAACTCTCTGGAACATTCTTTTCAATATTCAATTCAGTAGTATTATCAGACACATTATCAAAAGTATCACGTGTATTAGTAAATACTGCTTCTGTATTTAAGTCTAATGTACCTGTTGTGTTTTCTTGACTTGTTAAAGTCCAATTCTTGACACTTCTTTCAGTAATTGTGTATTGTGTACCTTTAGGTAGTTCTAACTTAATAGATTCATTGCCCATTAGAGTAACTGTACCAACACCATCTTTGAAAAGAATGTTATTAATTTTCTTAATTCCTGAAAGATTTTCATGATGTAATGTAATGTCAAATACAAACTGTGTACTATCTTCAACATCTACGTTCTTACGTATTGTTAAAGTCCTTGTTTCTGTATTAGTTGTGTTTGTGTATTTGTTAATGACAGTTGCTGTTGTGTTTCTATCTCCTACTTCTGCAATTGAAACCTTATTACCATTAATGGTTTGGGTACTATCGGTTCTGATATAGTTAGGATTCTCTTCTTCAACAATGTAGTGTTTCTCTTTTCTATCCATGACCTTCATGTTATATGTCATAGTACCATCTGCATTGATTGTCCACTTACTATCTTCTGTTTCATAAATTCTGCCACCTGATAGATTCGGCTCCATATCTTTGGCAACTGTTTCACGAATCCAATATCCATCTGTATTATTGAAATCTGTACATGTAGTAGCATATTTTCTATCTTCTTCAGGAATTAAAGAACCATCAGAACGATATTTTAACACCCAACGCCCTGTGTAACGTGGTGTAAAACCTGTATCGTACTTATTGAAGATTGTATAGCTACTATAACTAGATGCAAGCCCAAAACCATCTGCAGGTAACTTCGTATTTACTGATGTTTTAATAACTTGTAGGCCTGATTGTCCTTTGAGTATACTAGTATCATTTAAAATATCTGTGGTATAGTCACTTAAGTCTATTGACGTTAGATGTACTTCCCAAGGGTCATGATTTGCTTCTAACATTTCTCTGTAGTTATAGTTTTCTGTTGACGTGGTGGCAGTAGTAACACGTGGTAATTTAGATATATCAAGTGCAACACCAATTCTTGCAAATGCACGTGTATAAATACCTTTTCCATTACTGAGGTCAAACTTAAATGAAGGAACTTGTAATCCCTCAAAGATACTATGGAAGTTCCCACCAGCACTCAAATCAAGTCCACTCACATCAAGTGGCTCATTAGATGTGTATAAAGCAAACATGTATTGAGCATCAAATGGTTTAATATGTTGACGTGAAAATAAATCCTTTACAGGAACGTTTGAACCAGCAAACATACTGTGTGCAGAATTTAATCTGGTTAAGTCCATTTTTGTAATATCAATCTTATCAATAAATGCGTAATTAAAGGCATTTACGGCTGTTGTAGGTTGAATATCCAATTTTTCAAATCCTACAACCTCTTTAACTGACGCCCAATCGAACATACCATCTATGCCCGCAATTTTTAGTTTTGACCAGTTATCACCAAATATGATTTTATCCACACCGACAAAGTTGAATACCCAATTAAACATGATACGTTTATTGTCTGGTGTGCTGTCATTCATCTCCTCTAGTCCATCTTCACTAATAGGAGTAGTCTTAGAAAAGTCAATTTCTTTTAATACACCAGATTCGTATTCTAACTTAGGTGATGATGATTTAACTCTTCTTTTAAATTTACTGATTCTACCAAAACCATCATAACCATTCATCGAAGTTGCAATTAGTCTAGTATCACTATCATAGACAAGGGAAGTAATATCTAAGGTTGGGTTAGTGTCATAGTATGCACTTATTGCATCCATTACCCAGCCATTATTTATCTTTTGCATTTGCTTAATTGTACTATTAGATTTAATAACTGTATGACCATCTTCATAAATCTCTAATGTAGCATCCGTTGTCGAACCCCTTGCATAGTCTGATAAGTTCATCTTCTTTACAACATTACCATGACTGGCAACAGGCAGAATAGGAGAAGAACCACCTTCTGCGTGTACACTATGTGGTAACAGTGTAACAATACACATTATCATAAGTATAAATTGTATTAATTTCTTTCTCATGTCCTTCTCCTTCTTCTATAATCCCTCGTCTGGTTCTGCTATCTCTGGGATTCCTTGATTATTCTCACTTGTGTTATTTTTCGATTGTGGAATATCATTCGGATTAGTGTAAATTCTAATCTTAGGAATATATCCATCTGGGTTACCCCCTACCCACTGTTTTGTAATTGTAATAACATCAGTTGCAAGTTGAGTATTCTTAACTACGTAGTCATCTCCAACCTTTTCCATATCTAGTGTGAAAGTACCATCTTTCTTAACTTCGAGAATATACTCTCTGCTATCTCTTAGATAAGACTTTTTATCTAGGTCTTTAGGGTCAGGGTTTTCTTGTACTGTATAAATACCTACTGGAACATCAACTCTAGCAATGCCCCTATTATCTACCCACACAGTCTTATTGATTATTCTACCTTCTGCATCTTGACCAGATATCGTAAATGAAATACCCTCAGATGCAGTATACCCACTACTAATAGGCTCATTTGTTTCAGCATTTAACTTCTTAAAGGAAACAGAAACTAATCTACGATAGTTATATACAACATCTTCATTCTTGTTCTCTGTTACATTCGTAATTGTTACAATACCATTAGCATCAATCACGACTTTATACTCATCTGATGATTTAACATATTCTTTAGGTGCTTTTGTTTCAAACATCTTATAAGTACCCTTTTCAATGTTCTTAAATTCAACCTTACCATTTTCATCGGAAGTGGATGTTTCTAAGACATCATTTCCGTAATCAGACTTACCTTGTAAAGTGAAACTTGCACCCTCTACTGGAACGCTGATACCCATACTATTAGGATATGATTTCTTTTCAAACTTAACATTTGCACTTACTCTAGGTTTATTTTCAAGTGTAATAGCAGATGTAACCTTACCATCAATTAATACTTCCCCATACTTTGTTACTTCCACAATATGCTTTGTAGTATCAATGAAGTAGTGTTCTGTACTATCATATTCAACTAACATATACTTACCTACTGGAATCTTCTTAAAACTAACAATTCCATTAGAATCAGAGGTTCTAATCATATCAACTTCTTCATTATAAGCAGAAGTACCAAATAGTTCAAATTTAATACCACTAGCACCTTGCTTTGTTTCACTGTTAAGTTTATTAACAAAGACATTGCCAGTAATCTTATATGTATTTGTTGTATAACCTTGATTGATATAAGCATTCATTTCTTCTCCACCAATCTCGATAGATGTAAGATTTGCATATACGTTGTTAAAGTTCTTATAAATTGTTCCATTAACAGGTAAACTGTCTGGTGCTTTCATATTCAATTTAGCAACCACAGCCTTACTCTTGTCTAGTGTAAATGGAGAACCATCTTTAGAAGTACGACAATCAATTGCAATTGTCTTGATTGTAGAATAGTCACTAAATTCTGAAATAGGTCTAAACTTATTTAGCATTTCAGTAGAACTTAATCCACGTAATGTTTCTAAGTTCATTGCAACATCACTGGCATATACAACTGGATTAATTCCCATATTCTCAATCTGTGTTGTGTCGATTGATTGTAAGATTCCTCTCCAGTTAGATACTTCACCAGAAGAAGTAGTATAGTTTTCAATGGAATCAAATAACACAATATCTTTAGAGGAAGCATTACTTGCGTTTGCAAATGTCAGTTTATACTCATATTCTTCATTAGGAGAAACTTGTGTGTACTTACTATAACTAGAATCAGTACTATTCTTTATTGACTTTTGTAACCCAGAAGAGAAATAGACTAGAGTAGCTAGATTATATGACTTATCTGCAAAAATCATTCTATCTCCTAAATTGTCTGATAAGTTACTCATTTCACGCTTGTAGTGTAATAAATTCTTAGCAACACGATAAGAACCATTTGTAATACTACTATTACCTGTTTCAAAAGCAATAGGGTTGTAAATCATATTACCATAATCACGTACACTATCATAATCTAAGATAGTCTTAAAACGTAATATACTCTTATTGAACTTGTCAGGAGAAGTAAATGTATATAGTGTTCTACCTGTATTTCTGTAATTCTGTTTTGAAGTAACTGAAACCGATAGTTTTTGACCTGTTACATCATCAACTAACTCAACACTATCCTCATCTAAGATAAGACCTGCTGGCATTAAGTCAAACCACTTACCACCTTCTTGTGGGATATATTCAAAATCTTCCCCAGTTAACTTAGCAATTTCTTGAACATCAATTTCCCATGTTATCTCATACTGTTTCTTGATTCTGTTATTTCTAACATTTGCTACGTTCTTGTGAATACTACTTGTTGTCTCAGTTCTACGTGCAAAGTCATATTCTTTAGGTGCTTCATAATCAAAAATCTGTTTTCCAGTACTATCATCTAAAGTTGCGTAAAGATTTGATTGAATTGTGATAGAATCCTTATTTTTCACAAACTCATCAATCTTTGTAGAGTGCTTTAACATATACTCTGTACCAGATAAAATCTTTGTATAAGCATATTTATTAGAATTAACTAACTTATATGCAACTACATTATCATCAAGAATTAACTTATTATTAACACTATCTAAACCATCTCTATGGAATGTATAAGAGTTATTCTTAGGAGAATAGTCAGCAATATGAACATAGTCATTATCTTTATTAAGATACTTAGCATATACTTCAATAATATCGTCATCACTTGGGGTAGCATTGTGTTCCACAAACTTATTAGACATAGAACTAAATGTAGCAGTTCTGTATTCGGCATAGATAGATAAGTTTTTAATCTGATAATCATTGAAATCTAAGTCATTATCAACAGTCTTATCTTCTGAAACTAATCCAATTCCATTTACAAATTGTGTATATGTTACATTTTCTTTGAAATAATTTTCAGGTGTTACAGGTAATCCACTAGGAACTGTACGAAAAGAAGGTCTGCCATACATAAATTGCCCAAAGTCTAAACCGTCATACTTTGTTAAAGTACCGTTTTGGAAGTTCTGTAAATCAAATCTTGAATACTTATCAATCTTCACATTCACTAATGACCACTTTTCCATTTCTTTATTATTTACTCTAAAATAGTTATCACCATTCTGGAGTGTAATAAAGTCACCCTTCTCTACTTTCCAAGGTTCTTTTGAGTATTGAATTGTTGTTTCAGATACAGAAGGCTCACTTGCTTGGTCTAACCCGTCTGCACCTTGTGTAGTTACTTCATTTGTTACCTTAAAGTTAATTGTCTCTTTTGTACTATAAGTAGACTTAGGGAAACGATATAATACATAGTCATTTCTACCATTTGTATTATTGAATAATAAACTATTTTCCGCTGTGTTACCAGTTTTCCAACCTGATACACCAATACTGTACATATAAGGAGTAAATTCTTCTCCTGTTTCTTTATCCACTGCTTTTGAGTTGATTGTTAGTGTATATGGTTGACTACCTGAAATAAAAGACGAAACACGTACTTGGGAATATAAGTAGTCATCTGTGTCTGCTGGCTTTGTTCCCCAAATATCTTGCCATTCATCTGTAATTGCTTGGATACTGTCTGCATCTGATTTAGAGCCTAAAAGAGTAACACTTGTGTTGATTGTTACTTCTTCTGCTGTGGCTGTCGTATGTAGTTCTCCACCTGCTGTATCCATTTTAATTTTAGCCTCTAGTGTTTTAGCAGTTTCACCATCTCTGAAACCACTAATAGAGCCAGATAACTCATAACCAAATTCAATGTTATATGTTGTACCAGTCTTTAATGGTTTAATACTGGAAATAACAATGGAATTACCTTTATCTTCGTACATCCACATGGAATCAACTTCCACGCCTTGTGATGTGGCATTTTCATATTCTTCTTTTGTTGGAATTGATACCTTAAATTCATCTCCAACTTCACCACTTCTGTTATTGAACAGTGTCTTAGGTACTTCAATTGTTGTTGTCTTAATACTACCATCATCACCAGAAGTGCTTAAGGCTAATGTGTATTTTACCACATGATTCTTCTCGTTTACATTAGGACTATATGTTTGTTCTGCATTTGTGATTGCGAAACTATCAATAGTTGTAGTACTATTAGATGTTACAGGTTCTTCTGCAGTTACTTTCTTTGGAGTTATACCAAGAAGTAAACATAGAGTAACTAGCATAATTTTGAATATTTTTTGCATACTTTTCCTTTCTTTTTAGTGAAAAACACTCACTATATCAATAAATAAATAGCACAACTTAGAAAAAGAGGATATTTAATCCTCTTAAAACTACTTTTCGATGTGTTCAACCGGAACATCGGTAATTATGTCAGAAATTTTATAGAATCTGTTGTCAATCATTTGGCTTGTCAAGTATTTCTTTTCTTTGTTATCAGCATTACAAAATTTCTTAATATTTTCATGATTTTCAGGGATTATCATGTCATCTCCCCGTTTAATAAGTTTTCCATCTTCGGAATAGGATAATAATTCTCCTTTGACAGCTTTGATATATGTTGCCTCAAATTCACTAAAAAGCCAAATACTTAAAAGTTTTTTATAGGAGATAGGACAATCAATTGCTCCACTCGGAACAAGGTAATCTTCTCGTTTCATCTTTCGCTCAATCAGAATGTATATTTGTTTTTCTAATGATGTGAAGAAGATTAGAGGTATTGTGATAGCCCAAAGAATAGGTAAACCAATTAGCATAGTATTAAAATCCGTAGTATTCCTTTCAAGGTAGAAACGAATTATAACTACGGTTGGCATAACAAGAAGAACAAAAATAAGGATTGGGAGTACTGATAAGATTTTATCTAATTCCACCTTACTAAAATATTTTACAGAACTACCTACCCATTTAGATACTTTCTTCTTAGATTCCCAATTAGTTGTTAAAACATTATTTCGAGATGGGATTTCATTCTTGTTAGTTTCTTCTTCAACTTCCATGTCAATCTCGACACATTTATCATAGGGGAGTTTTGCTTCTTCTACCTTAAAGTTAGTCATACACTTATTTCCTTTCATTCTATAAATTCTTTAGTTTTTGAGCGTATAGTCTGTACCAAAATAAGTGCCAAACAAGTATGTAACTTTTTTAGATACTTCTACCTTATCTCCAACAGACAACTGGTCATACACTTTCTCACTAACGCTAATAGTATCCTTCGCACCTTCATCTTCTATCACGATTTTATAGTGTGTATTATGGAAAAATAGTGGTACATTATTAACTGGGATGTAATAGCTACTAGTTGATGTTTTCTTATCTACAACAACAGTTGTGATTTCTGAGGCCTTAGTCTCCATGAGGTTACCACTTGGATTATTCTTTACCAATCCAAAAATCCACACACATATTACTAAGAGTACAACAACCCCTATGCCAATAAATCCTTTATCAAGTTCTTCTTCTGTGCTGATATGCATTGCTAAGGCTATTGCAAGTATTACTCCAAGTAACATAACAATAAGTACCATAAGTTAATTACCTCTCTTAACATGATTAATCATAGCACAATATGTCAAATTTGTCAACCATCGGACTAGGATAAAATAAAAGAGAACTAATTACTAGTTCTCCTCTTCTTCGAGTTTCTTAAGTTCTTCTTCTCTTTCTGCAATCAATCTCTTAAACGTCTCAATGTCGTCTTGACATTTGTAAATTTTCTCACGTCTATCTGCCTTTTTATAGTTAGTAAAGTACTCTTTCAATTCCAAGAAGTCTGGTTGCAAAAACCACTCAAACTTCACTTTATGGGCATAACCATTTAAATCGTGGAAAGAAACATAACCACTGGCATAGAAAATATCTTCATAGGCTGTATCAACATCCACTAGTCCGTCAGAAACTTCCCTCACAGTGGTTTCAACATAGTTGTCAAGTAATTTTACGTAGTTATTATAGATACAGTTAAGGTTAGAAATATCTTGTGGGGACACAGAGAAATCCCCAAACAGTGAAGTTGTATAATTAACTGCTTGTGCGGCTAACTCAATAGCACGATGATACTTTCTATGGTCATATTCTGCGACCTCATCATCAGTTAAGGTAATATCCATTGTTGCAGTACTATATCCTAAGAGTGTATTTTCGTTAAAGTATTCAATATATAACTTTTTATCTTTAATGTCGATATTTCTTACTTTTTCTAGTTCAATCTTAGTCTTGTGATTATTATTATATACGTTGAATAGCATTTCTTCTGATGGTGTTAAATCTTTTCTTTCCATAATTGGTATTCTCCTACTTATCTCACAAAGATATTATACACTATCTTGTTGGAATTGTAAATAAGTAAAAAATAAAAAGAGTAGTATTCCTACCACCCTTATTTAATCTTTCTTACAAATTCATAGTATGGGAAGTTACATCTTATGAATGGACTAAGTTCTTTCTTTTCAACAATCTCAACTGTATCACCAATTTCCACATTGTTAAAATTATCTTTAAGGATTCTTACAACAACTTTCTCTTTTTTGGTTTGTACAATTAGTTTATATAGAAATCCTGCTAAATCTGGGTTAGAGTCCCAAACAATATTAGAGTTACTCCACTTGTTAGTTACTGTTCCAACCATCTTTCTTGACATTTCCATGTACTATTCCCTTCCAGTACTTCCGAATCCACCAACACCTCGTTCAGTAGCATTTAACTCAGCTTCTACATATTCTGTATCTAAGATAGGCATAATGACTAGTTGAACACATCTTTCTCCTGCTTTAATCGTATGAGGTGCTTGACTAATGTTAGTAATACGAGCCATAACTTCCCCACGATAATCACTATCAATTACGCCAACTGAATTGGTTAAAGTGCAGCCATATTTATACCCTAATGAACCACGAGCGAACAATAGTCCTACATATCCTTCAGGAATTTCAACATAGAAACCAGTAGAGATAATAGCATATTCACCAGGCTTAATTGTAATGTCTTTACCTGTATTATTAAATAGGTCAATACCTGCAGAACCAACTGTCTGTTTCTTTGGTTTTTCATAGTTGCCAATGTATCTATATTTAATTTTCATTACTTGTTATCCTTTGATTCAATCTGTTCTTTCAGTTCTTCGAGGTCATCTACCATACTTAATGTGATAACAGTGTTATATATTACCATAAAATATGTTAAGTAGACATATAAATTTTCCTTAGTGAACAAACTTAAAATAACACCCACAACAACTGCTAAGAACACAACTATCAGGTTCTTTATATATTTCATGTTATTTAACCTTTTCCCCAATTGCAAGCAAAGTTAGAAGGATTAACAATAAAAACATATGTGTAACACCCTGTGGGTTACCTGTAAATGTTCCTACTACCCCGATACCTAGTGCTATTCCTACCACAAAATAATATATAAAATTTTTTAATCTATCATTCATAATTTACTTACCTAACTCTTTCTTTAGTTGTTCTGCTCTGTCTAAAAGTGTTTTTAACTCTTGTTCTTTTGTCTGCTTGGCAGCTTCTTCTTTTTGTTTCTTTAGCGCTAACTGCGTTTGATTCGACTTTTCTAACTCTTCTGCAAAATATTCTCGGCTGCTTCTTAATCCAGTATCAGGTGTATCAAACAAATATTTCTTGATGTATATTGTGTTCCAATATTCATCATCGCACCCATGTTCAGTGGATTCGATAACAATATCTGTTTCACACAAGTCTTTATCATATTGTTCATAAACAGATTCAATATTTTCTAAGATAATACATCCACGAGATTTAACATCTATACCAATAATGGTGTGGATTAATTTAACCTTCTCTCTGATTTTTCACTCTATCTCAGAAACTTCATTTTTTAGTTTTGTATATCTACTAATATCTAGCATACCAACGTTATTTACCGATTTCACTTTCTAATTTTTGCACTTGTGCCATCAATCGTTCGTATTCACGTTTTTTGACTTCAAGTTCTTTTTCTTTTTTAATTTCTTTCAGTTGTCTTAATTGTTCTTCGTTGTATGCATCTAGTTCTGCTTTTAGGGTGTCCTTGTTCTCTAAGATTTTTTCCTCAGACATATCCAGTAATTCTTTTTTAACATAAACTTTATATGTATCTTCCATGCGTATAAAATACTCATAAACTACAACAAACACACCATCTTCCCAAATACCTTCTATGGTTGTATAGTCACTATCAAACCAACTTTCATCAGTCCTATAATCTTTGCCAACATTATCATGAATAAAACGAATCTTATTACGCAACTGTTCGCATAAGTTATCATGTGCTTTTTCGATTTCTATATACTTTTCTACTAGCCCCATATTCATCCTCTCTTCCACAAAAGTTTTTTGGCATATTTTATATCTTTTCCAAGTTTTCTACCACAATAAGGGCAGTAATCTATAGGAATATAAATAGTTCCAATACCTTCTCCATCAAAGTAGTTTTGTTGAGTAATTAACAATAATGGCTGAGAATCTTGGTAATCAAATATTTGAATATTAGCATCTTCGTTTTCTAAAACATTCCCACACACCTTTAAAGGTATATTCGGCATATCTGTTATAAATTTAACATTATCTCTTTCACAGTACTTACACATAATTTACTTTCCCTTAATATCGCCAATCCCATTTATCGAACAATTCTATTTTACCACTTAGTAACTCATCTGTCAACTCTTCGTAACCATTGTTATATTCGTTCTTGATACTATTCAGATAAGTATGAACCTTATGTCTACCTCTTGTCATTAAGTCCATCTTATCATGGCAATTAGATTTATTCCACTCTCTTTCTTGAATGTTTCTGTAATAATCATAGTTCTTAACATGAATTTCTTTACGTTCTTTAATTCTACCGAAAAGTGGTCTATCCCAGTATTTTTGTTTCCTATAACCAATACAAACATATCTCCACTCTGGGTATTCATCCCATGTGTTACGAACATATTTAAAATCAAAATATTCAGGATACCAGAGTTTTAAATATTCGATAGGAAAACGCACTCTGGATTCATGTAATATATCTTTTTCGATTCTTGTAATAATAGGAAATGCATTATAAGTACAAACATACTTCTCTAATCTAAAGTTTTTACGATGGCAACCTTTAATGAAATCAAGTTTTTTATCTCTTTTTCGTCTTGCATAACGATTTAACTTTTTAGACATTTAATTATCACCACCTTACAACACAAAAATTATATCACTTATAAATAAACTTACTTATCAACCTTTATATCTAACATACCACTCTCAAGAACTTCTGGTAAGAAATGAATCTCATAAGCAGAACGTGATACATCTGCACCACCAATATCCTCTACAACATATGTGGTATCATCGTTTAGAAAAATCATATGTTTGTGGTATGTTTCACCATCTTTAACAATGACATTTAATTCCTTAGTGTCACCATCTGTCTTTAAACTCATGACACCAGTCATCTGCATTAACACTTTGTCTGTTCTTGTATTAAACACAGTAATTCGTCTTGTTACGTTAAAACTATCTGCCTCTTGTGTTATATTATAACGTACTGTATCTGCTTGTGTACAACCTGTCATAAGTGTTGCTGATGTTAATGCTACTAATGCTAATTTCAATATTTTCTTTAAAGTCATATAACTATACCCCTTTTTCATTAAATATATTATTATAGTTTCTCTAATTCTTCTAACTGCTTTTTCTTTTCAGTAAGAGATTTTTCATACATTTTAATATCATTTTTTAGATTATTAATGTAGTATTGTTTCTTCTCTTCCTCTACTTTAGCGAGAGTATCAGCATATAATTCTTTAGCTTCATATCCTGTCATAGATAGAAGTTCATTTGGAAAGAAATATTCTACTTGTTCATATGTATCTTCATCCATAGTTATTACTTTGATACCATCTTTTTCAGTGTAATATCTTTCAACAGTGTTTAAGTCCCCAGTTACTTCCTTTGTGAAAGATTCAATTTGTTGGTGTAAGAATTTCTTTATTGAGTCACTTCCGAGACTGTTAAGTTGTAGTAATAAGGAAATGTTTGGAATTTTAAAGTAGTTGTGTTCTTCCCCAGAAAGTAGTCTTACTACGTGATTGATAGAACTGGTGTACACTTCTTTTTCATACTCATTTCGTTTATCATAGTCAATTCCTAAATCTTCAAATTTAATGAAAATGTCTGACTTTTCCAGATAAAAATTAAAGCAAATGCGTACCCCATATACATAACTTGTAATGGAATATATATCCTCTAATTTAATATCTTTTTTGAGAGTATTTTTCACATAATTAAATGCTAGTTCTTTCAAAGGGGTTAATTCTTCTATTTTCATACTACATTTCCTCGCACTTTCTTACAAATAATTCTGTTCCCAACAATCAGTCTTTAATGTGTTATCAGTATAATAAACATTGTGGCAATAGTATCAGTTATGGTAGTTATACACCAATGCATATACAGGGGGTTCATTCTTAATATTGACCTTAACTGTAAATTTATCATCCATATACTTATTACATACTTCTTCAGGAATGTCTACACCAACTTCAATGGATTCAACAAACTTTTCCACCTCGAAATGTTCTAGAGTACAATCAGTACCAAAATCTTCGCAACACTGTGGATAGTCATTAATACCAAGAACAAAGTTTTCAAATTTCTTATTCTTTCTTACTGGCACAATATTAATCGCCACTTCCATAGAATATTTACATGGGGTTGGATTTTTTGTATTAATCTTGCAAATACTATTAATATTATATACTGTACTCATACTGTACCTCTCTTATTTATAGTTCTATATTATCACAAAACAAAAGATTTGTAAATAGAAAAAGTGAAGTATTTTTAATCTACCTCACCTATCTTTAATATTAACTTATCTTTCTTTTTACTTAACTTTATACTCTATCTCATCAGTAAGTGTGGTGTCTTTACTATCATCATCTACATAATGAACATGTACCTCACCAACAATACGAAGTTTATCCCCACGTTTAACTTCAACGTCTAAAGGAACGTCTGTTCGACCAATTATCATGTCATAGTCACCATCTTTTAGATAATAACTAGTATCCTTTGCAGTCACGATTTTATACCCAATCATGACATCGCCCTTATATACTGATAAATGAAGGAAATCTATCGTTGAGAAATCACCTTCTTTTGATAATGTATTTTGGAACTGGTAACTAACATCTAATCTTTTGTTAAACGATGATGGTAGTGTACTAAGATACGGATTACTTAATTCTGCTACATACTGTTTTGGTTTTTCTTTACTACTGCAACCTGCTAGTGTTACTACACATAGTAATGCACAAATTAGTTTTCTCAATATTTTAATCATCATGTCACCTATTCAAGCACAACTTTTCCTTCTTTAAACACATCAGAGTTTTTAATGTTTTCTGCTGTTACAGAACCAGCCTTAACATGAATCTTTAAATCAGGACTACATGACTTTGAAAGACAGAATAGGTTAGATAACTTTTTAACATTCGATGGTAAATAAATGTCCTTTAAATTTTCACCACTGAATACCCAAGCATCAATCTTTTCGAGTGACTCTGGTAATACAACCTTTTCTAAAGATGGTAATGAAAGCATTGAATCTTCACAAAGAACAAATAAAGACTTACCAAACTCAATGTACTTTAACTTTGGATTGTTTGATAGTGCATCTTCTCTAATAGACCCTACAGTATCAGGAAGTACAATAGCCTCTACATTAGGTAGTTCAGATAAAGCGTGTGGATTAATCATTTTTACAGGTCTACCATTAATCTTAGATGGTACATGTACCACTCTTGACTCTGATGTACAACCTGTAATGTTGTAACTGTTACCATATTCATCCCATTCATAAGTAAAATAGTTCTTACTTGTTTCTGGAAAATTTCTAAAATTTTCTTCTGTAATTTCAACACCAGTTAAATCTGGTTCAGGTTTTTTATCTTCTGATTCTTCTTTAGGTTCAATATAGAGTTTAGCACCAGTTTCAGTTGTTCTGTACTCACCTTCTCCATCGTTTTGTATTCCATCTTTTTTGGAACTGTTTTCTGTTTGTTGTGTTGTAGTATTTGATTCTGATTGAGAATCGTTCTTTTTAGAAGAGCAACCAATCGTAAACATCATTAACGACACTAATCCAATCTTGATTAATTTATTCATCTCTTAAACCCTTTCTCTTAGTTAGAACAAATCCTAAGCCTAATACAGATAACGCAAATAACTTCAATGTGTTATTCATATTATCACCAGTAGGTGCTGTGCTTTCAATAACTTTATTTTCTGTTGAGGTATTATTATCTGTAGGCTTAGTTGTATTATCGCTAGGTACTTCTTCGGCAACATGTTTCTTATAAATATGTGTTCTGATACCATTCTCTTCTGTAGTGTTTACGTAGTCGTACTGTTCATTTTCATAAATAATATTACTATCTTTTTCCACAAAGCCCTCTACAATATTCTTTAACTCTACACCGTTTGTGTCAATAAATCTTGTAATCTTTAACTCTGGTACTTCTACAGTTGGACTATCATTAGGAATTTCTGTTTCAACCTTAGTATATACGTGAGTTCTAATATCACTTGTTTCAGTTGTTTCTTTAAACACATAGCCATTAATATCTAACTTTTCTACAAAGTTCTCTTCTAATTCATGAATATCATTACCATTCTCATCTACAAATCGAGTAACCTTTAATTCAGGTAATGTTACTTCTGGCGCATCGTTAGGTACTTCACTATAGAACTCTTCATATACGTAAGTTCTGATACCATCTTGGTCTGGCAACTTTTCCTTAAATACGTACTTAGTTCCATTGAATGTGATTTCATCTTTCTTATCTGTGAAACCGTTTTCAAACTCTGCAATCTGCTCATTATTAGTATTCACAAAAGTTGTAATCTTAAATTCTGGAATCTCTACTGTTGGTGCATCACCAGGCAATTCATGCTGTTCATTCCAAGTGTTTGTGATGTTGAAACCATTATCCATATCACCTGCAACGGAAGTCATATAGAAATTCATTTCATCTTCTTTAATAGAGTACTGAATTTCTTGATTACCATTATACTTACGTAAACCTGTGAAAGTATATTCCCAGTTGTTTGATGTATCTAATGTTACAGACTTTCCTGTATCTACACCATCAGCGTATAAATGCATAACTGCCTGTGTGCCTGTATTGCCTACCCAAGTCTTAGATACCTTAACATCTCTCGTAATAGGTTCATCTTTTACAGTAACAACATTTTCTTTACTTACAGATGTCTGAATTGTATATACAGTGTTATTTAACTTATAACCAAACGGTGCTTCAATCTCTTTTACTTCATAATTAGCCTCAAATACAACGTTAGGTGTTACTGCTGTACCATCTGCACCAGTCACTAATGTCTGTGTTGTGTTATCGTCTAAATCTTTAATCTCAAACTTAGCACCAGCAAGTCCTGCACCTGTTTCAGAGTCTTGTTTAACAATCTTTAACTTACCCTTGGTTGTTACACCTGTATCACCACCAACATCTGCTAATTTATACTGTGCTGTAACATCTTTGTTTACTTCATCACTTGAAATTGCAATCTTATTCTTTTGAAGTGTACCACTTGTCATAGCAGTTTTCATGAATAACATATAACCTTGTGTACCAATATCGCCTAAATCTAATGTCCATGACTTATAATCAGAAGAAAATTGAATCTTATCTGTTACATCAATAACCTCACCCCAGTTAGAAATACCTGCATTTTCAGTATATGTTACCTTTTGCAACTTAAATCTTTCTTTAGAAATATCTACTGGATGTAAGAACCAACCATTATCTGTTACAAGACTATCAGATAAGACTACATGATGTAAGTCCATACCACTCTTATTAACACGAATAATCCACTTAACTGTGTTAGGTTCATCTGGTAATCCTTGACCCCACTTAGCAATTACCTCACCATCTGTGCTTGGTCTTGTAATAGTTGTTTCTGCTGACATTTGATAGCCGTTATAGATACCATTACCTTTAATTGTGAATGTAAACACATTCTTCTGGTTCAATGTAATATGGTTCTTATTGAAAGGCACCCATAAATAAACGTTACCACTTAAATTACTTCTATTGTTTGCTTGTTCATTGAATACAACACTAATTTTACCACCTTCAGTGCCATTAGGATGTAATGTTCCTTCACCGATAACATCTCCTACAACTGAATCAATAATAGGGAAAGTCCTATCTAACTTATCTGAACTCATATCAATAGATTCAGGTACAAGAATATCAAAATAATCTCCTGTATGTACTGTTTCAGTTGAGTTCCATGTTAAGTTTAAAAAGAAACTTGAACCGTCATATAGGTTATTCTGATGTACTTGATTACCACTATCTCTTAATGATACTTGCACTAATTGTACGTCAAGTCTGCGTGGTGATGTTTCTTCTGCGTATGCTGGAATTGCCATACACACTGTCATAAATAGCATTGTTATAAATGTTAATAATCTTTTCAATTCTTGTTCCCCCCTTTCTATGTTTAAGTGTTTTATCAGTTACAGAGTTTCTTTAATTCTCTTTAACTCTTCTTCATTCATTCTTAATAGTTCTTCATCCATGTGTCTTAGAACAACATCCAATCCACCATCTATATATAGTATATCAACAATACCATCTCCAACATCGTCAACATCATCAATATCAAGAATTTCAGTTGGAATAAAGTATTCAAAATCTTTGTAAATAAAGTGATTGCCAAGTACTTTTCTAATCAACTCTAACTGTTTTTGCAGTTCTAAACTTGTCTTTTCTCTTAATCTATACACTCTTTTAATTTCTGCTAAATCTACCATATTATCCTTCATCACTATATATCTCTTTAACCTTATTATACACCTCTTCAAACATTTTTACCTGTTCTTCAGCGTATCTAATATTTTCTTCTGAACAATGCATCACAAAAGTGTCTTGAGCAGTGATTCTCTTTCCTTGGTAAGTTACATCTATTCCCATATTTGCACCCCACGCACCTGCTGAACCAACTCTGCGGTCAGTATACAAATTGTGGAAATATACAGTGATTTTAATATCATTAGACGGGTTTAATACAATTTCGTTAGGAACAGCAAATTCAAATCTGTTATGATATGGAATAGAGTATGTATATGAGTATTTACTTAACTCTTTAATTAATGGCTCTTTAATTAGTTCAGCAAGTTTAAAGAGTTCTATTTTCTTAACTAATTGGTTATATCTTCTCTTCAATCTATCCTCACTCTTTTTGTTTTCTATAATACTCATTTTATCCCTTCTTCCTTCCTTAAATGCTTTTAAATGTTCTTCAAAACTAATAGATGAAGTAGCGCATAGTCTTTCCCCTCGATGGTTTATAATTACTGAAAGACCGCCACGAACAGGATTCCAGAAATAATATCCATCAATTTCAGGTACTTCCTTACAATATTTCTGTGTTTCTTCCTCTGACAACTTTAATATATCAGATACGATTTTAATAATATTACTATCCACACTATCTCCTTCATATTGTACAACAAGAAATGCATCCAAAATTATACAGTTTTTGGTGCAATTTTATTTATAGACCATTAAATGTATATCTATATCTTGCAAGCTCTTTCCGAACCTTACTAATTAACTTATTTAGTTTCTTCTTACTCTTTTCCAATTCTATATCGTATTCCTCATCTGTGATTACAAAAACATTAAATGAGGCCCATTCAGTTAGGTTTTTCTCAATATCATTTATTACTTGTTCGATAAAATCTTCTACTGGGATATTAAATGTTTTACATTGTGCTGTGTAGATATTTCCCCATACACAACAACTCTTGCCCGTTACTACTACAAGTTGGTCTCCAACATTTTCACCATCAAACTCAAGTGTGATATGAGTGCTATTAAACGTTAGATACTCATAGAACTCTTTTAAGATGTATGATGCTACATCACCATCTATATACGAAATGGTAACAAAACCTCTTGTATTATTATCCTCTATGGCAAGATGTGACCAACCACCTAAAGGTTTTTCTAATTCAATTATCATGTATTGTACTCCTAATCAGGGATTCTGCTGTAGGCAATATCACCACCAACAGTTTCTTTTTTAATCCAATCTTCAAGGTTTTTATTTGTAACTCTGTACTCAGCATCAAGAAAACCACACCATCTTGTATCAGAACTATCAAATCGTTTGATAAGCCCGTGGCTACACCCTTTAGAGTAATGAACTTCAATAACTTCATCTCCTGAAATTACAGACACCTCAATATAATCAATTGGTCTTTTTCCTGTGTCAACTTTTGTTGGTTTGTTTTGGTAGTCGTAAATATTGAATTTCATAGTTAGCATCCCCTTTTGTCTAATATAAATATACCATACAGCAATAAGGTTGTCAATAAGAAAAGAGAGGGATTTCCTCTCTAATTATCTCTTTTCAAGAAATTCTTTGTAATTATCTAACACATTGTACCACTGGTTACAAACATTTAACTTGTGGAATATATACGAATCCTTAATCAACTTATACATTCCCACTTCTTTACCATATATAGTACAAACATAAATCTCTTTTGGAAAATTCAATAACTTTAATAGCTTGGTATAGTCATATTCTTCTGTTTTAATCTTATACTCCAAGATGTCATCCAAATCAGAGAAATCATAAAACGGGTCAAAATAAGCACTTGCATATGGCAGTCTTTCTTTTTCAATAGGTTTAATAATAGACAGTTTCTCTAATTCCATCATCAAATCACTAAAATACTGTACTGGTATCTCATGTGAGAAATTGATTGAACCTAGGTTTGGGTGATAGTTAGTTCCATAACCCTTTTTAACAAGTGTTGTGTATTTATGATAGTCTCCACCATAAGCGTTATCTTGTATTTCAAGGTCATGTGTTAGTAGCTGCTTATAATCTCTCATTAATTCTCTCTTAAGGCTATCAATATACAGTGGAAAATATTGTAATATTGTGAATGGATTATCTACATCAATATACTTTCTTGCAAAAGCAAGCGAACTATTACCCTTTTGGAAATCTTCTTTATGTTGTGTGAGTCTCTCTAGTCTAGTTGAGATTTTTAAGACTTCCTTAGCATACTTCTCTTCAAGTTTCTTTAGTTGCTCGTTAAGCTTTGTTTCTTCATTAATGACATCAATATATTCCATAGTTATCACCTCTTATTTAACAACCTTCACATTGTACCCAATAAAGCCTTCATTAAACATATTACTGATACCTCTTTTAACTGTTTCTTTTAGGATAGATTTGTTAGATTTGATTTCTAACTCAATAGTACCAATAGGCGAATCATAATCACTGTCGCAATATTTTGTTACTGTCACATTAAATACTTTACCTTTTTCTGTCATATTTGTATCGTCTCTTCCTTTTGTATAGAGATACTATATCACAGTTTTTAGGATTTGTAAATAGAAAAAGAGAAGCTTTTACACTTCTCTTCTCTTAAATACATTTGTCATGAATAGACCAATAGAACTAACTAAAACCATAAATAGATTGATTAGACTATTATTACCAACTCCTGTAGGAATATTATCTGTTTTCTTTTGAGTAGTTTCTGTCTTTTGTTCTGTCTTTTGTTCTACCTTCTTAAATACGTGAACTAAATCCCCATTTTCTTTGGTTTCAGTTCTTACATAAATATAAGAGTCAATATCACCGTGGTCATGTGTACCATCTTGTTTCTTTAATTGAGTGTTTGTCTCATCTTCAATCCACTCTGTTGTCAGTTTATGGTATACATAAGTCTTATTTCTACCTTCTTCATTATTGCCAATGAGTTTATATCCTTCAAATTGCTTTTCTTCTTTAAACTCATCTGACTTAGTAGATTCCGATAGTTCTTTCTTGTTCTCATCAATCCAAGATGTTGTGAACTGTGTAAAGATATGTTTTACATTACCCTTTTCATCTGTCTTAGTTTCTAAGAATTTATAGTTAGGTACTGTTCCACTGTCTTTCACTTCTTTACCAGTAAACTTATCTTTTAATGGTGTATTATCTTCTGTTACCCATTCTGTAGTGTATTGTCTATAATGGTGAATTAAATTACCATCAACTGTCTCAGTATTTACAAAAGCATAATCACTAAAATCGTCTTTATCTTTTGTCTTATCACCTACAAATTCAGGTTTAATATCTTTATTGTTTTCATCTACCCATTTAGTACTAAACTGTCTAAAGATATGTGTTGTAATATCTCCTTCAACCTTTGTTTCCACAAAAGCATAATCATCAATAGTACCTTTATCCTGAATACTACTATCTTTCACAGGTTCTTTTAATGTTTTACCATTTCTATCTTCCCAACGAGTTTCCAACTGTTTATATACGTGTCTAACATTACCTTCATTGTCTGTATCATCGTGGTCAAACACATAATGAGAAATAGTACCGGCTGGTTTAATATCTGTATCTGTAATAGGTGCTTTTAATTCTTTGCCATCTTTATCCACCCATTCTGTTGTTAATTGT